TAGAGTGGCGGCTCAAGCCGCCACTATTTTAATTAAAGGACTCGACCACCACAGTGTTCGCCTTTCTCTAGTTTAGTACGTACATATGGAATACGTTCTTCACTCAGATCTTTCCAGTATTGATCAGTGTTCGGTGTTGTGCTGTGACCGTAACCGTAGTTGTGACCGATTTCGTGCAAGAATACACGAGTGTTGTGGTCATAGTTTGCAAGATCATACATCTTAGATTCAGTCTTGGTGTTTGCAGCCCATGCGAAAATCGCAAAGGTTGTGTGCTCGTCGTATGACGGTGCAACGCCGTAGATTGAAGTTACCCCACCTGTATAACCAGGTGAAGGCAAGTAACCTTCATCACCAGTCATGATCATATTCGCACGACATGACTCAAAGTTGTTATTGAACCCTGCGTATGCTTTCATCGACGCGCTTACTAATGCGTTTTCACGCTGCATCTTCAAGATCTCAATAGCACGCACTGAACTGTATTCATACAGTGGAATACGACCTTCCAAGTGAGGGAAGTTTCTCAGGTCATCAGTCTGCGGTGAGTAAGTCTGATATAGACCAGAACTGTTACCAGTCAGAATCGGTTCAATTAAGCCTAGTTTGTAACCAACTTGTACTGAGTTCGAGTTCACTTGTTTTTGCCATGTTTCCCACCACTTCGGGTCTGCCATGTGGAAGTATGATAGATTACCATCACCACCCATCCCGGGGATTAATGTCGCGTTCACCATCAAGTACGGACGGTCAAACGTCTTATTCGCTTGATCAATCGATGTCTTGATGCTTGATAGATCTTCAGTTGTGTGTAACCAGTTCAACGCTTTAATCCAGAAGCCTGCCAGATCACCGCCGTAGTTCATGTCGTTAACTGTGTAACATACACGTTTACCGAGCTGATAACGACAGCTCTCGCGGCGTAAGTTAGCCCAACCCACATCAAGCGAGCCGTTTACATCAAACTTGCTTGAGTCTGCATTCATGCGAAGCGTGTATTCAAAGCCGTTATCAAAACATGCGCTACCTGATACAGAACATGCCCACTTCAATGGTGCCATAGCAAGTGTACTAAGAGCACGCATATCATCACTTGGTGACATTGTACGCATGTCTGTTGAATCTTTCCAGAACCCGTAACCGTTACTGTCCATCGAAATGTAAGTGCTATTGACGGTCTGACTGATTTCACCGGTTTTCTTATACTCAGCGTCAGCTTCTTGCATCGCGCTGTTTAACCAGGTACGTAACACTGAGTTGTGATAACCGTTCGTCATATGAGGGAACGTGAACTCAGTTGTGAAAGGACTCGGTGTTTCGACACCTTCAGCCGGTAGTCCCGTGAATGTAGCCGCTGTCGTTGACGCAGTAGAACATAACAATGCTAATGAAAGCCAAAGTTTTTTCATTTTATACCTATATTTTTAAGTTTTATTTTTATCTGTACAACCTAACCAGACGTGAATTGCAGTACATCGCTGCAATGTGAAACTAGTATAGCATCATGTCGTTGATATTAAACTAGTTTCACAATCTTTTTAAATTCGTTTACCCCATTCAGAGAAGTCACGACCAGTCCAAATGAACTCGCGGTTGGTCAACTCTTCGATAGCTTTTTGAGTTGGTTCGAATGTAAATACGTCACCGATATATTCATAGCCGTACTTCGCTTTTGCTGCAATTTCTCGCATTTCAGCACCTTTTTTCAGCACTTCAGCTTCGCTTTTCGCGATGATGTAACCATCTGGTCGAGTGCCCCAACCATGCTCAACTTCAGTTACAAGTGCACCGTAACAGACAATCTTTGTTTCAAAACTCATGATAAACCTCTTACTTTGATGTTTTCATACACAGGCGCGACTTTTTCAAACACGACTGATTTAATCGTTGGTTGATTGTTGTCGATGTTAATCGCATTGATGAACGCAACTATACCGTCAATCGTGTTGAATTCCATTGATTCGAACCCAATCACATAACGACATTTCACTAGACGCCATTTGCCTTGCTTTTCAAGTGCAATGTAGTTCGATTGGCATGCTTTAGACAACCCCATACCCGATAGATCATAATCTTCGTCTCTCAACGTAGTATCAGCTACGATTGCAGTGCGTGGGTTTTGATAATCAACATATAATACAATTTGTTGCATTAAATTTCTCTCATTTTAGAAATGTTTTGCCAGAATTTCGTTTGCTCGATTTTACATATGATAAACAGAATAAACATAACAATTGACACTAGTAGTGTACCGATAAACCCATATAACATGATCATAATCATGGGTATATTGTATGTTCGTTCGAATATTATATGCAGACCCGTGAAAATTGCGATAATGTTTGAAATTACAAACGTGATAATGAACATAAGAAATAAAAATTCGCCCATGAGATTAACCCTCGTACTTGTATGTGTAATCTGGTGTTGGTCGAATAAAGTCACGACCTTGACGTTGACCTACTAACCAAATTTCTTGAGCACAAGACTCGCAGTAATACGCTCTCATTGCAGTGTTGTAAGAGCTTGCACCTGGTTTTTGACACTGAGTTACGTTACAGTCGCCGCCTTTCTTACCTTTACGATCATTGCGTTTAGCAAGGTCAATCATTGCTTCATGACGCTCACGAGAACCTAGACGTTCAATGCGCTCACGTTCATGAATGCGATCCATGATTTCTGCTTGCTTCTTGGCAGTTTCTTGCATTCGATTCCACTCTTTATCATAGTCGCGTGGCTTGTTTTTCTTTACTTTACGCAATTTGCCGTTGATTACTTGATATGCCATGATTAAGCTCCGTATGCTTCAATTAGTTGTTGGCGTTTTGCTTGGCGACGTTTCTCTTCTTTCGCTCGCTTCTTAGCAAGAATATCGTTGATTCGAGAACTCACGAGATTTGAAATTGCACTGCAAAGTGCTTTCTCTTCGTTATTGGTAAACACGTTTGCAGGCGTTGCGAGACGCCTCAATTCGCCAGTATAGCGAAAATCTTGATACTTCACAACGAATTTCACATCAGTATCACGATCAATTAGCACAATTGAATCATTATTCTCACTAACACACATTTCATTGTTGACGTACTTTGCAACGTGAAAACGCTTCGGTTTATTCAGCATCTTGTCGATGATTGCAAGGGTCGGCTCTTCAACACCATAGTCGTAATCAAGATACGTCTTAGTCACGTAATTTGCGTATTCAGCTTTGCGCTTTATAATTTCTTTCGCTACGCTCGACCAAGTACCTTCGATTTTGTCACAATCATCACGAACATCATGAGACCAACAAGAACGTCCGTACTCGGATGCATGTCGCTTACTCACGAACATAACAAATCGTAGTTTGCGTAGATGTGTGTCAGTCAGATAACCGAGAAGTGGTTTACCATTTGAACCTTTGATTTTAAATGCGTCTAGATTCACAGACGGCTTTTGAAGCTCATCATGGAAGATGTCGTACACATATTTGCGAGCTGCATTAGTCATAGTGTTCTCTCTTTCGTTTCGATGCGATAGATATTAACCTAAATAAGTAATACAGTCAACCGAATTCGAGAAAAAAGATGATTATTTTTGAAAGCGTTCAATCGCAGCGTGCATTAGAGTACGCATCTAAGTTTATCGTCGATAAGCTTGAAACACAATTAGAAGCTGCTCTGAGTAGCCCACCATTCGACCCGAACAAACTCGCACTTAATACCAAGAATCTGAACATCAAAACTGGTGAAACTGAGTTCGATGCGCTTCTTGCGCGTGGTATCGTTGCTTATCTTAAACTTGATAACCAAAACCCAACCGAAATGGGTGTTTGGCGCGGTGCTTTACACGACCCAGAAGCAGGTGAAGCAGGGAACTTGCAAATCACCGTTGATATAACCGGTGTCACTGCGGTGAGTCAGATTATGGCTAAGTTTAGAGTCGAGAAAGAACAGATGTACAGCACTACATTACATGAACTTCAACATGCTTATGATAACTGGCGTTCTGGTGATATAGAAGACTTCGAGACACGCGACGAAGAGGGTGTATATCAACACTCAGGGCGTAATAGAGCTTATATCGATAAAGAGTTCATTCGACATGCTAAAGCAGGTCACAAAGCGACACACGACGAATATCAGAACTATTCGCACGAGATAAACGCTCGTTATGCACAAGCGATTGCAGATACTAAAGCAGATTTTAAAAATTCACCAGCCACTGCTCAAGCATGGATTAATCGATTTAAACACAACTTTGATGGGTGGGACAATATACCAGAAGAGTCTAAGAAACGATTGATTTCGCGTGCAGGGGCTGAACACAGTGAGTCGAGACAACCGTTTAAAGGTAAAGAAAGCAGCTTGATGTATGCATTGAAAGGGTTTGATGTGAGATACACCAGAGATAAGAAGTTTAGTAAGATTGGTTATTGGTTCAGTCAGTTTAAATACGACGGTCGTAATTCTAGCGAATTGCTAGATAAACTTGAATTACTAGCACATAAAACTGAAGGTGTAGTTGCACTACCACTTGATGATATACGAGCAAACTCAGCATTATTCGCTGAAATGCGTAATCGTATGAATCTAGGTTCATGGGAACGAATGGGTTCTAATCATATGATCTACCGACCATAAAAAGGGGCTTTCGCCCCTTTTTTTATTCTTCATCGCAAATTGTATATGCTTCATCTTCGACGACCATGTGATATGTCCATCTGATTTCTCGTTCAGCGTATAGCAAGTTATCCACAAGAAATCCACAGCCATGTGATGCACGATGCCAGTCGTTGTATGGTTTGTCAGGTCGAACGTCTTCCCAGTAAGATTCTCGCTTGAATACTAACGAGTCATCTCGAAGATCTTCATAACCGAATTTCCAATTGTGGTCGCGAAGCGTATCAAGACCTTCAACTTCCCAATCGCGATGATCCCCGAAGTCCCAACCTTCGCGCTTCACACCGTGTGACTCAACACACTTACAGAGTGGGATGTCCCCAGTCTTTTTGTTGACGATAGCAACAACTACGCCACGTTCAAAGCACGATACTACGTTTTTGATGATCAGAACGTCGTGTTCTTCTTTGTATTTCACATACGCTGGCTCGATTGATACGTATACATCAGCATCACCATACCAGATTTCTTTATTGTACCCGATTTTCAATTTCACATGTTCGTAAATTGAAAGAATATTCGGCTTCATTGCTTCATTTACGATGCGAGTGTAAACCTTGTTGTTAATTTGATTCAACTCTCGCAATGTTTGTTCAACGTTCATGTATTCTCTCTATTAGCTATTGTAAAAGAATAGCCCATCTAGTGTTTTAACTGATTCTTCATTGAAGAACCATGCGATTGCGTCTTCACGACGCTTAAAGCGTTTCATGTATGATGAATTGTCTGTACCGTAAAGCACAATTAACCACTCATAACCTTTATTGATTCGCTTCTGTTCGCGTTCTTCTTCATCTGAGCGTGTCGCTTGTTGCTCAGAGTCGAATAAATGGACAGCGCACCAGCGATGGTCACTCTCAGGTACGTACATTCCCCAAGAATCGCTGGGCGCTGTAATCGGCATGAATCCCAAGAATATCGTACCTTGCACGAATTGAGAACTCATGTAATTAACCATGTTCATAAAACGATTGGTCGAATATTTGTGTAACATAACATGCTTACTCTATTATAAGAAAAACACAGCAAAGATAAACATCATTTGCGAAGTTTTTTAATGATTTTGTCGATTTCGCCGACGTTTTCTTTCCACGACAGAACCCCACGAGCGTAGAATTTTTCTGTGTCAGAAGAATCTTCAGTGAGTTCATAAGGCGTCGCATTGACAATGCAATCTCTGAAGTACTCAAGCTGCTCGATTGTGTCATCGTATTTCGATTTCTCGAAATCATACATCGGGATATAACGACGCGAGCCACCCCATGCATACACCTCAAGTCGTGTTAAATCGGGTTGAATTTTGTATGCTTCGTCAATGTTGCACAGACGTTCGATTGTTCGCTCGTCTTCTGCCATATGAGATTCTAAACGCTTCTTCAACTTTTCTGTTGCTTCGGGGTACTCATCACCGATTTCTTTAATCACACGAGCACACCACCCAAGTCTATAATCTGAAGAGTCTTTCACATGTTGAATAATCTCTTCACGCGATAAACGTGTAGGCTCTTTGACTTGCCGAGTCTCGAAATCCATGATATAACCATCTTTGAGAGTAATCCCATTACCGTTCGTAGCGAAAAGATGATCTAGTACTGAAAATCGAGTCGGGAAAATCGTGTGATATTCTTGCATCACGTGTTTAATGTAGTCAGCTAATAACATCTTAATTCTCTCTAATTTCAAATTCAATTTCACCAATCTCGTCACCAAACTCACTCTGTAGTTTCTCGATGACGAATTCTTGATACTTTTCTAATTCAAGCGTTTCGTCGTCAAACTTCTCGAAAAAGATGCTCACGCCTTGTGTAAAGGGCATAAACACACCGTGTACGTCGTCTCGATCAATAGATGCTTCGATTCGGTCGAGCGTTTCATCAACGTCGTAATTCTCGTCGTGAATGTTGATGAATATTTCTGTCAAGTCATTAATGTTCATATTGTTCTCTCTTTCGATTTGATATACGTATGATACAAAAAAGGGCTGACATCTGTCAACCCTTTTTTAATATTATTCTTCGTCTTCTTCGTCTTTGTATTCAGATACATCAACACCGTTTTCTTCAGCAAGCTCAATAAGTGCTTCATCAAATGACGGACCGAAGTTACCGTTGATAGCGTATTCAAACACTTCTTCTTGGTAAGGTTCAGAGTTCATCATCAAGAACTCAGCCGCTTCTCGACCATCCATACCCATCACTGTGAATACAGCATTAATTGCAGATGAACGTACGTCTTCGTCATGATCTGCTAGAAGTTCATCAACTCGATAACCTTGTTCGGCTACGTATTGGCGTTCTTCGTAATCATCTGTATCATCGATCATTCTATCCCAGATATCTTCTGCCATATCGCGACCGAATTCACTTTCGTAGCGTTTCGCATATGTGATACGTGTGTCTGCATCGTCGTTTGAGAATGACCAATCCCACGCTGTGTCCCGTACATCTTCATCTGAGTCAAGAACAAGATCCCAAATACCAAAACCCATGTCCGCAGCTTGTTTACGGTGTTGCCAATCGCCAGATGAAGCAAGTTTATCGCCCATTTCGTAATCTGACTCAACTACCGCTGCACGAACGTCTTCGTCATCGTGGAAAATCAGCTCTTCGTGCATCAGACCCCAACTAGCAATACGAACTAGAGTTTGCCAATCTGCGTGTTCAATGATTTCATCTTCACGACCTTCATTGATCCATGCTTCGATTTGATATTGATCTGCTTCATCAACAAAATCTTCAAGAGACGGTCCGCCACCGAATGCTGTATCGTAGCTGCTAGAACGCTCGTTCTCGTTGGTAAGAGTGAAAGAGACAGAACCACTCATGCTCATCAACGCTTGGTTAACGTCGCTGTCGCTCATTGAAAGAATACTGCGCGTCACGTTCTTACGAACAGAGCGGAAATCGTTTGCACCACCTGCTAGACGTGCAAGCCAACGGTCGCTAATCTCAGTCGAATAGCCGTATTCTTTACCAAACGTCAACGATAGAGCGTAGTAAAGCATCGGACGAGAAATCAAGTCTTTCAATAGCTTTTTCTTGCTTTCTTCATCTAAACGAGTCGCTTCGCGTCGATTGTTAACAAGTGCGTAGTACTCGTGATTCTTTGGTAGTTCATAAGCTGCGCTGAAGTCATATTCATACGGCTTCATGCCCATTTCTTCTTCATACGTCTCGGTGAATTCACGTAGAGTCGTCAATACACCAGAGAATACCGCAGCCGCAGAGTGTCCTGCTTTACCTGTCTGAGCATAACCACCTGAGTTTTGGAATGTAATAGTGAAATAACCAGGGTTGCTTTCTTCAACACCAACTTCAAATCGCTCACCAGCAGCGTCGAATCGCGCTGAAGTCTCGCCCGTCCCGTTCTCATGACCCCAATCCCAATCAATGTCGATATTCGCACGATCAGAAATCTCATCAAGGCGAACTTCTTGATAAAATTCGTTAAATTGTTTCATTTAATTAACCTTTTAATGTTGTTTCTTCTATTTAGACAAAACAAAAAAATCCCGTCTTAACCGACGGGATTTAACTAGATTTGATTGTCAATTTCGAATTCTAATTCATCATCATCGAAGAACTCTCGCGCTTTTCGCTTGTACCATTCAATAAACTCGTATGTGTGTTGAATGAATGCATCATCAAGCTCGATTGTTAGATTCGCAATGTCTTCTTCAGACATACGCGCTTCGAAGTGGTGACGTTCTTCAGCTACGTTCAATACTAGTAAGTCGCCGTAGAAGTGACCAACATACGGGTGCTCACGTTCTTGTGTTTCAGCTTCAACGATGAAATCAATAAAGTTATCAACGTCGTCGCCAGAAATATTATCACTTACAATTTCAATGACCTGAACACCGAAGTTATGACCAGCGATTTCAGTTGACTTGATGATATTTGGGTTGAGTAGTACTACATCTAAATCAAGCATCTGATACCACCTTAATATTTTCAAATCGACGGTCAAACGCAGCTAGACATGCATCAGCATAGTTTGTTGCAGTTGATGTTTCTTTACAGTCATTTGCGTTCGCAGTATGACACCATGCTTTCAACCACACGTCGCGTCGTTGCATTTCATGTTCAACTTCGTGTGCGTAAAGTAATTTAGCCATTTGTTTTTCCTTTTCCAGAATTTGTGTATAAACCGAATATCGCTGCACCTGCACCGACAATAGTCGATACAAATGCAGATTGTGTTGCTGAAGGGTCAGGCAGTGCCATGAACCATATTGCTGTAGTATAAAGCAAGTAGCAATACATTGCAACTAAAATTCGAGGGACAATGCGCCACGAGTCGAAAGCTTCAGCAAGTTTTTTATTTGTTTCAAAACTCATTTAGGTAATCTCTTTCTAGCTCGTTGCCTTATGATCTTATGACGTAGTTTAACACGTTTTGCCTCACTCTTGTCAAGCATTTTCATAATAAAATATACAAATAATGCAACCAATGACAGGATAAGTAATAAAATCAATGCATTAAACGCAAGTTCTGAAATGAACATAAATCACCAGTCGATTAATGTGTCTTTTTCAAAGTGTACGATGACTACTTCTTTATCACCACTTGCCTTGTCGATGATGTGACGAATGATTTCCCAGTCACCACCCGCTAGACCTGCACCAATAAGAGGTAAGAAGATTTTGTCGTCATTGCCTTCTAGAAACCGCACAACGCCTTTCACTGCTTCTTTGATTGCTGAATATTCAGCATGTCGCTCAGTTGTTCCCATACTGAACTGCGTGTACATGTTGAACACAACAGCTTGAGGGACCGTTCCGTGTTCATCAAACAACGCAACCGAGTATTCACCGAGTTTCAGTGGGTCACCTTCACGACCGAAGTCGATATCAGCTTGGTAAACTTCAGGAAAACGTCGCAACTGACCTGCAATACCAGAACCTTGTCTGATAAAGCAATTACAACCTTGTCCCATGATAAAAGTGCGTTGATGATTAGGGTTTTCAATCGCGTGAGCGAGAGTGGCGACTAAATCGCCACGAATCTCAGATACAATCATTAATCAAAACCCCCGCCTGAACTACTTGAGCTGCTATCACTGCTTGAGTAGCTTGAGCCACTATCGCTCGAACTTGAGTAGCTTGAGCTGCTATCAGAACTACCACCGAATGAGTAACTACCCGGGCTAGACACGCGCTCTGGTTCGCTGTAACTCGGCTCAGGTGCAGAGTAGCTTGGTTCAGGGCGTGAGCGTGTTGGCTCGTCTTCAGAATACAGACCTACAGGGTCAGTAATCGGGTTTAGAGGATGCAGCGGATTTGTCACGATGTCATCATCTTCACGACGCTTACGAGAAGTACGCGACAGTGATTGAGTTTTTGGTACATTATGACGCACTGAATGAGTCACGCGAGATTTTGCATTGCTTGATGTACCATTCAACGAACGAAGTTCTTTTGCATCGCGGTCACGCAGACGGTCGAGAATGTCAGGGTTTGCTTGTTCACGCATCGACTTCGCGTTTTCTGCTTTTTGCTTGTCTGCCGCACGTTTGTACATGTAAATTACAAACAATACAAACAAGATTGCCGCTACTGTTACTGATAATTCAATCATATTTTTACCTTTAAAAGTTACCTGGTTGTACTTGGAACACTTCAACACCTACTTCACGTAGAGTATTGACTACTTGGTCACGATCATCGAACATCACAATAGGACGACGGAAACCGCGTTCTGCTAATTCTAGCAGCAATTCTAGTTTGATTACCCAATCCGGGCGAGAATCGCCTTTCTTGCGCATTACCAAATCAAAACCACTTGAGTGTGTGAATGGCATGTGCTTAGATAACCAACTGCGCGTATGCTCTTCACAAATACCATCACGACCGCTCATGAAGATGATTGGGTAATGAATGCTTAGAAGATCAAGCATTTCGATTACAGTTTCGCGTGGCGAATCTTCTTCGACACGAAGCCATTCAAACGGGCTACGACGACCTTTGATACCTTTATGCATTTCAGCAACCGTACCGTCGATGTCTGACAATACACACAAATCAGTACCTGCTTCCCACAGAGGTTCAAGCAGTGATTTGAAATGCGCGATAATCAAATCGCGATTGTGTTTGTGATAGTTCTGGAACATAGTTGTTAGAACTTTACCACCGACTGACATTTCACGAGCCTTATCGCGTGCAAATGCTTCATCGAAAGAGATATGAAATAACTTCTCTTCGTATTCAGCACCTAGCTCTTGTGCGATGTTTCGCCACACTTCGCGACGTTCAGGCACAAGGTTTGTATCAGAGATAACAACACTCTTACCTTGACGAAGTGCAAGCATAGCTTTGTCTTTGTTGACTTTAGTTACAAGTTCTTCGTTTTGCTTCGTGAATTTGTATTCGCCCCACTTGAAGGGACCGAACAGTTCTTGACGAGTATCGTCGCGATTGACGTTTACTGCTTTCCCGTTCGCACAGAATTTCTCAGCCCACGTAGTTTTGCCGGACGCAGGCACACCGACTGTTACAATCAGTTTCATGTTTGTCCTTATTTCTTGTATCGAGTCACGATAGACTGCGCGATTTCTAGCAATTGTTTCGTGCGTGTATCTGATAGAGCACCAAATGAATTTAGTTCATTACGCGCTTCTTTAACAACTACGTTGCTAGGCACAGACTCTTCTAGTTCTTCAATCAGACTTCCAAGCTGAAATACACTACATACACCGTATTGATTGAATTGAATGTTCGCTTCGTTGTATGCTTTTTCAAGCTGCTTCATATTATAGCCCTTTTGTGTTTAAGTAAACGTCATTTACGTATTCAATTGCTTCTTTCTTCGTTTTGAAGCCTTCTGCAACTACTAACATTGTAGAGTCGTCGTCTTTCGACGTAGCACGGAGAACCCAATTCTTGCCAAAGCGACCGCGACGAATACGCAGCTTTTTATGAGTTTCACCAGTTACGTTGTTATAAAAGTTACGCTCATTTAAGTCGTCGCTTTTAAGCGAGTCAATAGAATCATAAACCCATATGGAATATTGATTGTCAGAGATAATTTTTCTGCCTTTGAATTGAATCATAATTAACTCTCTTTGTTAGTCGATGTCGTTTCGATGTAGCTATAATACGCAAAAAGGGTTGCCGAAGCAACCCTTTTCTTTAATTATTTTCATCTTTTTTCTGAATATTTGCATCTTGCTCTTTGTACAGTCGAATAACCTCAAGTAAATCAAAGTTATATGTCTTGTACGAATGCATCCACTTCGCGAAATCTAACCATTCGTCGTATTCAAAACCCACATAAGCTGTATTAGCTTTGATTGTATCAGTCGTAATGACCAATATTTTGACACCGGGATTTGGCGGTGGTGTTGGAATATTCGGGTGGACGATTTCATTCTTTTGCGGCTCAGGTACTGGCTCTTTTGGTGTACCGATACAACCGACCAGCATGAAGCATAGAGCAATTGCTATGATTTTATTGACCATTTCGCACCTCGTCGAAGAACTTGTCAAGAGCTTTTTGCTCTTTTATTTGAACTAGACCAGGTTTTTGAAATACGATATCTTGACGTGATTTGTATGTGTCAATAGTCGCGGTTAACTTGTCCAATTCTGTTTGAAGAGTTTTGCGATATTGTTCCTGTTCACGGTAAACACTTCGCCATTGATCTATGGTTAAGTTTTTGTTCTTGATAGTTGTTTGCAAACGCTCATTATCACCCGTTAGTCGCTCAACTTCAGCAGTTTGAGTAACTAAATCTTTCTCAAGACTTACATTCTCATACTTCAAGTAACCAATAGAACCAATGAAAACAGCAGCAACCGCCAAGAGCACGTAAATTTTATTTTGTGAAAACACGATAGGTACTCCCGTATTAGTTGTATACGAGAGTATTTATTATTAAGAATAGAAGACTGGAGCGAACGTCTGTGTGAAGGGATTTAGATAAAACGTAGATACGACACCATTCTTGTCTGATATTTGAACGTCAAGACCTTGAATAGTATCTGTTTTTGATGGGCCCACGTAGACGATTTTACCGCCTCGATTTTTTGGGTCTTCTTCGAGTTTCTTCTGCAACGCAGGTAAAAACTCTTCTTGTAACTTTTTAATGAATACATTCGGGTCACCGACTTGCATCGGCTCCCCGTCTTGAAATACAAAATGCATTTACACCCCGTTTAGATATTTCTCTGGGATTGCTAGTTCTGGTCGCTTCAGATATGCAGTAACTAAAGATTCATAGACACCTTCGACTGTCTGCTTCTGATACGCGATCATAGCTACCCCGAATTCCCATGGTTTTAATACTTTCTGACCTGCAATTGCATAGTCTTTACGCGCTAGATGACGATTACGAGCATAGAACTGACGAACTGCATTGAATGAATTCGTAAGAGTCTTCGTCACGTGAGAATCAAATTCACGAATACGCTCAATCGTCGGTTTGTCATCTGCGAATAGCGCATAGAGATCATCGTGATTGCCGTTCAAGATAGTTGTTACCAACTTCTTCGGAACATTCACTGAGTCTTTTTGCGAGTGTAAATCAACATACCATTGAGTTTTGATTTTCACAGATTGACCGTTTGCAAGACGCAAGATCATGCCTTCAATACCTTTCGTATCTCGCAATTTCTCAACGAAATCTGGTTCATGTGCAGTCGCTGGGTCGTACTCGTCAACAAGCCACTGTTTAACACGCATCAACGCAGATTGTGGAATGTCGTCGAAACTTACATAATCACCTGTTTCGTTGTCACGAATATTCAAGATAACCAGTTTAGCTTCTGGGTACTCAAGAACGATGCGGTTGTTAGGCGCACACCATTCCATGTTGACAGTCAAACCCGCTTGAGTACAATCGTCACAGAATTCCCACAAGTCACGATTCTCTGGTTTTTTGATGTAGCGATTAGCCGCAACAGCTTGCTCCGAAAAGATGCTTGTTTTTGACTTCAGCGCGAAGTTCTCACCTGACAAATACGTGCTAATCAATGAACCATCAGCTTTGTCCATTAGTTGTACAGTGGTCGTCAAGTCAAGTTCCATCGTAAAGGGATTCTCGTTTAGATTGAAGAATTTCTCCATCGGACGAGATACGATACGAATCATTTCATCATTGTCATCTAATTGAAACATGATACCACGCGCTTCAAGAGCACCCGGCAAAAGCCAATCAGAATATGAAGCAATATGATAGCTAAACACGCGAAACTTTTCACCAAGCGGTGAAAGATGATCAGCAAAGAAGAACTTGCCTTCAGCGTCATCAGCTAGAGACATCAAATTTTTGTATAATTCTTGTACGTTCATGTTATTTTCCTCTCAAAATAGTCTTTTAACAGTGTACATGAGTTCATGCACACTGTCAACAACTTATTTCAAGATTTCTGTGATGATTTCTTTAACCTTTGATAGGTTAAGTTCGACTCGGGGCGGAATGACGATGCCATGAATCGACGGCTCTTCGTTTTTAAACGTCAACGATAATACATTATTATCATGATCAACATACCAAGATGAAATATCGAGTTGAATGTCACGCTCGTATTTGACGTATCTTATTTCATCAATACCGAGTTCACGAGCAAAATCAGTGCGCATTTCTGCGCTACTGATTTCAATTTTATCTACATTAGCCAAAGAAGCTCTCCAATGTGATGGTTTTCTTGTAGTCAAACTTGATTGCTTCAGAAATCGCAGTCAATGGTTTGATGAACTTATCTTCGTACAAACGATTGTAATCTACGTGGTCAATCAAGTATGAGATTGGTTCAGGTAGTTTACCACCAGATGGGTAAGCAATACGGTCAATGCCGTGTTTGTTTCGAGTCAAGAACACAACAGCGATTTTATCACCTTCGTTGATCTTGTCGAACCCATGTTGTGCAGCTAGTTTGTTGTAGTACAACGCACCTTTTACATGACCTGGACAACCTTTACCTGGGTTACCTTGCTCGTCAGAGTATTTGTTCATGTTGTTCGCGCTAGACACAAACGACACTTCTTGATACGGAGCTACTTTGAACTCTTTCTCATACTCTTTAACGAATTCTTGAAGCTTCTCTTCGCCTTCTTGCAGAATCAAACGAATTGCTTCTTTAAGACCTTTTTGGCAAAGTGGTGGTGTTGAACTACGTTGAGTTTCAATACCCATGATTTTCAGCTTCGGTTTACGAATGCCTTCGTTATCTTGTACGTCAAGCGCGTAACGCTTTTTCGCGATAAAGAAGCCAGTACGTGCTAGAACTTCTCGGTCCATGAACATTTGACGCTCATACGTGTTCATGTACTTGTGCAGTGCTTCGTATGACGGGTTGATAACTTTCGTTTCAACTGTCTCACAGACTTTAGAGAATTTATCTGTGTATTCATCACCTTCAAGTTTGTTAACGCCAGTAAGTTCAAGAAGCGGATCAAAGTTAACGTAGATTGAGTCGGTATCACCGTAAATCACGTAGTCTTTGTCAGTTGTCTTACAAACTTTGTTCAACCAGATGTTAACGTCACGCGCTACCCATTTGATTGCAAGCTGACCGTATGCTGTTACAGCTTCTGCATTACGTAGATCGTAGAAGCGGAAGTATTCGTTACCTAACGCACCATAGAGTGAGTTGATCAAGATCTTACGAGCCATTTGCTGTACGTCGTAGATCTTCGCTTCATGTTTCGCGTGCTCGTATGCTTCACGAAGTTCAGGTGTTTCACCTTCTTCGTCCATCTTTTTCTTGATGTCGATTGCTTGCTGTTCGTATTCGAACGCTTTCTTCTTATTAGCTTTACGCTGGAAGAAGACTTTCTCAATCTCAATCGGGATTACACCACGCACGTCTTTGCGATATTGCATACCGTTCGCGCTGTTTGAAATGTCATCAGCAGGGAACGTAATAGCCATGTCAACAATCTTGTCGATACGATCTTCAAGTGTACCTTCATAGTCAAGCTGACCAACGATTGTTTCTGGTGAAATGTTACACTCACGAATAATCGACGGGTACAGTGATGTTAAGTCGAAAGAGCCAATGCCACGATGATAACCCACTTGTGGTGCTTTTACAAACGCGCCCATGAATCGACCACCTTCGTGGGATGTCATCATAGGTACTACTTTCTTCTCAGCTTTCAAACTGTTGAAGATGATTGCATCCCACGGTTTAATCGTACCAAGTACTGTCTGATAGTTGATACCAGCATAGTACGCTAGAGAAACAGTCAAAAGCATCAACTGAAGTTTCTCATCAAGTCGTTTAACCAAGTTAACGTCTTGAATCTGATAGTCAATGAAGTTCTGATAATCTTGCTCATAGAACTCTAAGTAGTTCGCTTGTGTAAACTCAACTTTTTTCTCATCAAGTTCAACTTCACCGATGTAATCAAGACGATAAGATGGTCGAGTCACGTAAGTGAATTTCTTGTAAAGCTGAAGATAATCGAGTTCAGATACGCCGACGATATTCACTTTACAGATTTCTTGACCGTAATCGTTAGTCATCGTCGAAATGTGAACTTTACCCCACGGTGACAAGCTATTCATCACCTTCTCACCAAACAGATTTTTGTATCGATTGACAATGTATGGCATATCGAACGATTCAATGTTCCAACCTGTTACGATTGCTGGGGTCTTTTCGCGCCAGAATTGCAGATACTTAACAAGTAACTCTTTTTCAGTTGCACAGCGAATATACACTGTTTTTTCTAGAAGTTCTGGCTTAACGATGCTGCTTTCACGCGACCATTCTTCATTTGATGGAATACCGTAAACGTAGAATTTATCGTCGATGTTGTCATAGTGACCGATTGAAGTAATAGGCACTGGAGCGTGCGCTGCTTCAGGGAACTCAACAGACGGGGTTTCGATATCGATATTTGCAATTCGAATACGATTGATGTCGAAGTTACGTTCTTTGTAAGTATCAGAGATATAAGTTACAACGAAGTCGTCCATACCGAGTACTTCATGATGCTGCTTAGTGTCTTTGATGTACTTACTAGCTTCGCCCATTGTGTCAAACATCTTTGGGCGACAGTTGCGACCGTAGATGTCGTTGTAACCAGTTTCTTCGTTACAGTGAATGAACAGAGTCGGTTCATATTTGACTTTGCGCATATGCTCAAACCCGTCATCATCTAAATAACGTTCACAAAGATTAGAGCCGATTCGTTCAATTGATGTATAGATTGCCATGATATTCCTTCACAAGTTGTTACGTGTTGCTATGCTATCAGAGAAAAATGAAGTTCTAAACTACCATTTCCCTAAAAAGTGTTGTTCTTCGATAAGCCAAGCCTTGAACTCGCCTTTCGGGTTCTTATATTCGCGAAACGCATCGATTTTCATATCAATCGGGTTGTCTTTTGAAAAATAAGCCGAGCGTGTTTCTTCGTCGCCAAACACATAGAATATACCATCGAATCCCATGTGGCGAACTGCGTCGCGATACTCTTTAACTTTGTATGAGTCGATTACGCCATATAGTTTACCATCTGAGTGGCGATAAAAGCGTTTCTTGCACTTGATTTCAACACAGAATTGCTTGCCTTTTGTGAAAACAAACACGTCTGGTAGCATGAAGCTTGCGGATGTGTCTTGACAGAACATTAAACGCTGACCACGATTATGTTTCTGATCTGTTTTTGATGTAGCTGTATTGATTAGCATTGCTAGCGGGTCTGCATGACAGAACACACGTGCTATCTTAGGCTCAACGGCAGCTTCGAATTCGCCACCGAATTGTAGTAGTTCTTGAAAACGTTCATCGTTCATATTGTATTCCTCAAAATTAAGAGGCTTGCACCTCTTAATTTTATTAGCAAGTTGAATACCTACTTAACGTATCCCCACTCAAGGAAATATCCCTCGGTGAAGAGTTGTTTAGCAAGTACAACTTGACTGATCACATGATAACGCTCATCGTCGTTTGAAATTTCACTTGAATAGTCGCGAGACTCTTGATGCGATTTTGCATAATTCTCGACAATCGTAACCCAATCGCCTGAGTTGATTACGCTGACGTGCTCGGGACATGCGCGATAGATTTTAACTTTCGCATTCGGGTTTCCGTGACAGCGTTTGATGATTTGATACGCCTCGCGCTCATCGCGATCATTGTGATTGCCGTACCATCGTAGACCGTTCGCTTCGTATACATCTTCAGGGAATGTTCCCGTCAATGAGATATCGTACAGCGGGCTGTCATCAGGAGGTGACGGCGCTCGGTGTTGCATGTGATATTCGCTCAAAAATTCAGTGTAAGTTTTCATTATGCACCTATCTTATACTTGTATCGTAGATTCCAGTTTTTAGAATCGCGGAACGAGATCACGCGAAACTTATTATCGCCAGTAAATTCGTGCGACTCAGGGTGCGCGATTTTACATAGATTCCAGTCTTCAAGTAACTTGGCAATGTTATTACGACGTTCAATATCTTCGTCAGTAATTTCTACACATCGACCGTCAAGTGCTAGAAGCTCTTTAAAGTGAACTAGAAAATACACGCCACGTTTCTGAAGAATATGGCACGATTGATATAGAGTATTTGTTTTGTTATTGGCGATGCCAATTCGCGTTAAAGTCTCGCGAATTTTTAGAAATGCATCGTCGTCTGGTAATTGAATTTCAAGTTTGTTAATGTAATCTGCCATTGCAGCCTCGTAATCATTATGTATGTCTCACTATTTATAAATATCAGAAAATAAAGAGAATTTATTATGTTTCATATCGTATATAAAATAATAAACAACATAAACAATAAAGTTTATATTGGTAAACACTCAACGAATAACATCGACGACGGTTACATGGGTTCTGGAAAGATTATATTTCGCTCAATTGATAAATACGGTGTTTATAATTTCACAAAGATAATTTTAAAAACGTTCGACTGCGAAGAAGACGCATATGAATACGAATCTCTGATAGTGAACGAAAAATTTGTAAGTAGTAAAAACACCTATAATCTCAAAATAGGCGGCGAAGGCGGTAGTGTAAAGGGAACTAAACGTTCCGAAACAACTCGCCGAAATATTTCAGACTCTCTTAAAGGCAAGCCCAAGAGCAATGAACATAAACAAAAGCTCAGTGATGCTAAAGTAGGGAAGCCTAGTAATCGTAAGGGTGTACCGTCTACATTCAAAGGAATTGAGAGAACACGCGATGTAAAGAAAAAGATTAGTGACAGTTGGGATGAGAGACCAATTTCAGTTTGTATTCATTGCGGCAAATCTTCAAAGAATGCCGCAACTATCAAACGTTGGCACAATGACAACTGCAAACATAAACCCGATTCTGTTTAGCGTGTTAAGCCCCCCGTTCGTGAGTCGTACCATTCTTGTAATTGATTCAACTCTTCGGGCGTTAGACGATTTGAAATACTAATTGCATGTGATTTATTGACGTTGTATACATCAACAATTAGATCAACATAGTCATATTTCGGTTCTTTTGCCCATGAATTGAATCGCTTACCTTTACGAACTGCATGATACAAATAATCATATTGCATTTCATTCGGTAACTTACTACCAACCGAATCCATGATATACGCATGAAGAACTGTATCGATGCCGTTGCTCAATGCGCGATTCACCATAAATGGTAGATATTGCTCATCAACAACAGCATCTGGTAAACGTTTCTTCATGTAGATACTGTCAACGAAATCAAACGGTGAATATTTCTCTGCTTTCTTCGCTTTCTTCAGCTCTTCTTCGTATTCTTTTTCTTCTTCAGCGATTCTCGCTTCAGTTTCTTCGCCTTTCGCTAGGAATTCAAAGATGTCCATCAAACCCCCTTATACGAAAGTACACTCAAGCATGATTTGAACAAGCGTGTACGCTAGTAGAATTTCAGTATCGACACAAGTTGTAGCGTTGTTGTTTGCTTCGCCTACAATTTGAATGAATGTCGGGATGCTATTACCGTCTAAGTCAGTATATGCCGCTTTGTAAAGATTATGTAGAAACGACGCAAGATCTCCAGAGTATTTCGGAATTAGACCGCGAATCGTTTTGAAGTCTTTCGATTTCAAAGCCGCAATCATTTCAGAAATATCATCGTTTGCCGTGATCTCTGAAAGAATACCTTCGTCGATAACACCTTTACGAGAATAATTCTGCAACGCAACAACAGTTTTACGATTGTCTGGGTAATTGCGTTTTACAAGCTCTTTCAACACCGCTGCATTAGTCACAGAAATGCCTTCTTGCTTACAAATACTCATCGAACGCAGAATCATTTGCTTGATACACGATAGTCGCTCGTCTTTGTCGTATACAAACTCGAATGTCTGTAGACGTGAACGAATCGGTGTTAAGATTTTCTGAGAATAGTTACATGTCAGAATAAAGCGAACGTTTTTGCTGTATTGCTCAATCAAACCACGTAGTGCTTTCTGAGCATCTGGTGTTAAGTTGTCTGCCTCATCAAGAATGATTGCTTTTGGCTTACCAGAGAATGATACAGTCGAACAGAATGCAGGTAAATCGTTCTGTACAAGCTTGATGCCGCGACTAGATGATGCGTTAATGAAAAGCACTTCATAACCCATATCTGCAAGCACAGCACGCGCAACAGTCGTTTTACCAGTACCAGGTGAAGAACTTGCTAACAGCATATTTGGGATTTCACCCGAATCAATCATCGCTTGAAAGTGTTCACGCACGCGCTCGGGTAATACACAGTCGTTGATTGTTTGTGGACGGTAGCGTTGTTCCCATAGAAGTTCTTTCGGATCAAAATTCATTTAGTCGTTTCCCATAATAAAATTTTCAAAAAAGGGGCTTTGCAGCCCCGATAACTTACAAATAACTTAAAGTGCTTCGGTTGCAATGAAGTACTCAAGTGATAGACCCAAGAAGCGAGAAATACCCGCTGGGTGAATCGAAACTTTGTAGTCTTGGTCAACGATGTTCAAACGCTCTGCTTTGAAGAAGAACTTGAATTCAACGTCTGATTCAACTTCACCAACGTTGATTTCAAACGTGTGTTTGCTTGAACCTTGTGCATCAGTAGCTGATAGCGTGATTGCAGTGCTACCCGCTTCAGTTCGAACACAAATGTCAGAAAGACCTAGTGTCGCAGACGCTTTTTTAACGCGCTGTAGATCTTCACCTTTGAGATCAAACTCAGCACCGCCGTCTAGTTCAGTAGGGAAGTTTACTTTTTCAGGTGCTTCAGTTACAAACTCAGCGTTTGCATATTGGAACGTAAGCTTCGTACCACCATCACCAGTAACGACAACGTATTTTTCTTGGAAATCAAGTTCAGCATTGTCAAGCAAGTTCAACGCGCTTAGAAACTCACCCAGATCGTACACTGCAAACTCTACAGGGAACGAATCTTCGATGTCAGCGTAAGCGATTTGCTTGTTCAAGTTGTCTTGAGTACGTAGTCGAGAACCTTGATGGATAACCATGCCGTTGTTGATGCCTGCAAAGTTTTTCAGTACTTCGATTGTAGATTTAGATAGTTTCATTCTTTTACCTTCAAGATTATGATATTTTATTCAATTAAAGTTTAAAGCCACGTTCAGTATATTCAAAGTTATACTCGTAAGCAGTAAAGTAGTCGTCTAGACCAGATGTGATTTTCAACCAACGCTCTTTACCGAACGCTTCTAGTAGTTGAGCCTCAGGGATGATTTTTTCTTCGCCAGTGAATGCATCAATGATAACCCAATGTTTTATCTCTGGCATAGATTGATAATTGTCTAAGTTCATTTGCATTTCCTCAATAGCTGCGCTTATATTAGCACGGCTATTTACCGGTCTAAACACTATTGAATGAAGAAAAACGCAGTTTTCTTGTTAAACTCACGATGCAAAATATGCATCAATTCATCTACTTTCGTAGATACACCGCGAATGCGTTGTTCAGCAAACGAATATGTGTCAAACAAGATGATGTCTGGCATATTTGCATTGCCACGACCTACGAATGCGTTGTGATAAAACCCATCACGGACGATCTTGTCATAAGTCGTTGCCATGTCATGATTCCAACCACGGCGATTCATCGAACGATTCAATTCGTTGTAATAGACTTCAAGCACATTGAAACCTTCACGACGTAGACGCTCTGCGGCTTTTACCATCGAAGTTGTATGACCAGTCGCACGACCGAGCATAAAGCGCCCGATCTTCGTTTCTGGACATTCTGTGTGTGTGTCGTTAAGTAAAAGATACTTACACATCGTGTAAATATCTTCACTGTAATCGACCGTCATCGGTACGAGTTTCATTTGACCTCTCTTGTGAAATTACCTTTCTTGGCAAATTTAATATGCTTATCGAACATGCTTTGTTCATGCTTCTCGCTGTGTGAGATAATAAACACGTTATCTTGAATACTGCTCAAGATTTGGTTGATAGAATCAACACCATCAGTATCAGCAGCCGAATCAAATACTTCATCGAGTACTAATAGGTTGGTCATTGAGCCTGTACGAGCACTTACTAAGTCACGAAACGCGAATAGCAATGCCAAGTCAATACGACAACGTTCGCCTTGAGAGAATGACGTGTAACTAAAGTCGTCACGACCACGAGATTTAATCGTCTCGTTGAATTCTTCATCAAGAACAAAGTTGTAGTTTGCATTCATGGTCTTCAAGTAGTCATTGATATACTTGTTGATCATCGGAATGTACTGGCGAACGATCATCGACTTCACGCCGTCATCTTTCAATAATGTACCAACGATGGTACGACAGTGCTTAGTCTGCAAATCATTTTGCAAGCCTGCCTTCACTTCACGAACTTCAGCAGTCAGTTTCTTGATCAGCGCCGAGCGGTCTTCCGTTGCAGCTTTCGCTTTTACGTCTTCAATGTCTGCATTGATAGTCGCAATCTTGGACGTCAAGTTCTGCTCGTTAGTTATTGCTTTCGCTAATTCAGCTTTGTCTTTAGCGATGTTATTCGCTAATTCTTCGCGTTCACTCGCACCCTTATCGGTCAATGACGCTTTGATGTCAGCAAACTGCGCAACTGATTCTGCACGAGCTTTAGATTGTTCTTCACGTAACAACGTCAGTGTATCGTTGAAAATACTGGTTTTCTTCGACATTTCTTCACGCTGCGCTTCGATTACTTCAGCACGCTTCTCTGATTGCTTTTTAACAAGCACAGAACGCTCTGTACGCTGTTTCTCATCTAAATCTGAACGTTCACTCGCACGAGTGCTAATATACTCACTACGAGCTTTAGACTGCGCTTGAGCAGCACGAATCTTTTCAGCAAGTGCTTTGCTTTCTTCAGTAAGAGTTGCGATCTGCGAATCAGCCATATCAATGACACTTTGCGCGAAATCAGACGAAATTGTTTGCTTACACGTCGAACATTCACAGTCACCGTTCTTCTCGAAGAATTCTTTATTCTCTTTGAGCTTCGCGATTTCTTTCTTGTTGCTCAACACCGTCGAAGTATCAGCAGCAATAGCATCAGCATCGGGTGCTTCTGGTGTGTTTTTCTCGGTCTCTTTATCGAAATCAATCAATTCTTGTGAGTGTTCTTTGTCGAGGTCGAGAACTTCTTGTTCATTCAGCTCGTCGATTACGTTCTGTTCGCTTGTTTGCTTAGCCTTGAGTTCATCAAGTTCTTCTTTCTGTTTAGATTCGATCTCGTTGATATTGGCACGGTGCTCAGAATCTAACGCAGCAAGTTCAGTTTCGTGCTCTTCTTCTGCCGCTGACAGTTCAAAATCAAGCTTCTGTTTCAGATCACGTAGAATCTTGCTATCGCCGCTGATTTGATTTTCAAGCTCTGCGATTGCAATACCAATAGGTACAAGCTCTGCTTCAGCTTCTTTCTTACGCGCTTCAAGTTGAGCAAGATCACCATCACGGTTATCTTGCTGTTCTTTCTGAAACTGAATGTGGAGTTTAAGCTCACCCATTCGACGTTCGATTTCAGCTTCGGTATCTTTGATCTTCTCATTGAGTTGTTTCAGCGCAACTTTGTTCAACGCTGCCATATCACTGAAGATACCGATATCAAGCAAGTCTTCTACGATTTCACGACGTTTACCCGCAGGTAAAAGCATAAATGGAGTATAACCCGCTGTGCCTAGCACCGCAATCTGTTTAAACGTGCTTAGACTCATTTTCAAGATGTTCTTTTCGAGCATGTCTTGATAATCAGCAACAGCAGCTTCTTGCGGGATTAGTTCATCGTCTTTGTAGATTTCGAACTTGTTTGGTTTAATACCGCGAATGATTTTATAAACATGCTTATTGTCTTGAAATGTAATTTCAACCAATAGCTTTTTCTTATTCACGGCGTTGACTATCTGAGTCTTTTTGATATTACGGAATGGTTTACCGTACAACGCGAAACAAACTGCTTCGATAAACGTCGATTTACCAGCACCGTTTGTACCAGTAATCAATGTCTTATTAAACTCAGATAAATCTACTGTAATAGGCGTGTTGCCTACTGACATGATATTACTATATGTTACGTCTTTAAACTTAATCATTGGCTATTTCATCCCATCGGTCAACTGCTTCTTCTTTAGTAGAACCATAGACGACTAGACTATGCTCAACGAAAGGAGGAGTGCGCTGATCATCATCGTCGTTGTCACATTCAACAATCCACGCTGTGAAACTACACCCATTTGCCATTACTGGCGCCTTATGAATAAACGGAAGTTTGCCGCAGATTTTACAAGGACTTACTAGTTCACGTTCCATTATGCATTCTCCAAAGCTTCAGCACGAAGCGCCGAGAAGATAGATTTAACTTTCGTCTTAACATCAGTCGATTCGTCAAGCGTATCTGCATACTCAGCAACATAGTCGTCAATGTCTTTGATCGATTTGATGTCTTCGGCAACATCTTTCTTGATATCCAATTCATCAAGCGTTTGACACGCATGTGCGATTTGTGCAATACGGTCTTCGACGACATCAAACGAGATTTCTCGCTTGTCGCTTGAACGACGTTCAACGATAATCTTGACGTTACGGTTTTCATAGCTCGGGATTGTTTTCGGGTCAAACGTCTCGGCATCAAAGTAAAGCTTTGTATGCCAACAGTTAGGGTTCTCGATAAACTCCATTTCATGAGTTTCAGTATCGAACAACCAAAAACCACGCTTGTCGTCAGCATCTGCAAGTGTCAATGTATACGGAGTACCAAGATACTTGATGTTGCCTGCTTCAGACTGAGTGTGAAAGTGACCAGACCATACTTGCTTGTACTTCTTCAAGAAGCCAGCATCAAGACAGCCCGTTGCTTTCTGACCGCGATGAAATTCAAAACCATTTAGTTCGAAGTGACCGACACAGTATTCAGATGTCGATTTTTTGATGAATTCATCGATTTCAACCGCATTTTCTTTACAAATCCACGGAATAATGTCGATTTTCACGCCATCAAACTCAACCGTTGTCGGTTTTTCATAGATAGTCACATCAGGGACAATGCTCAGTACTTCATACGGTGTATTAGGTACAATGCATTCACGCAAGTGCATGTCATGGTTACCCACTAGAACGTGAGTGTCATATCCCTTCAGCATGCCATTTAGATACGTTCGCTGAAACATCAATGTTTCTTGAGTCGCACCGCGTCGAACATCAAACCAGTCGCCTAGCTGAATGATCTGTTTTACACCGCGCTCTTCAAGTTCAGCAAACATAAAATCGAAGAATTCTCGTTGGTAGTTTTGAACCCACAAGTCGTCATCTTTAATGCCGATATGTAAGTCACCAACCAGTGCTATTTTGCTCATTTTTTCTCACTCGTAAGGTAAGTCACAACCGAAGCCCAATCAGGGAATTCGTCTGTGCCAAAGTGAATGTGTTCGCCCATAAACTCACCTGCACCGTTTTTAGTGCGGTCGTCGATGAGATAATGACCGAAGTTTAACTGCTTATTGTGTGACAAGATCAGTCGTTTGTAAGCGCCTTTACCTAAGTAACGCTCAACCCACAATCGTTTATCTTGCCATGCACCGGGATTATCCCACGGTGCGGTAGATAGTATATAGCAATCGAAGTGTTTGTTCAACATTTCAAATGCAGAAACTGCACCGTTGAGTGGTTTCATGTGAGCGAAAATACCCGGGCATTCATCGTAGCGACCTTCATATTGATTGCGCTCCCATATTGAAAGAGCATCAATACCGCTTTTGAAGTCAACAAGCACATTGTCCATGTCAATGTAAACAATCGGCTTTGCTTTCTTAGCGCGAGTGATCGCACGAATCATCAATTTAACTACGTTCATAAGCTTCATTCTGCAAATGTTCCCGAATCTCTGTCAATCGGCTACAGAATTCTTGTACAGTTAAAACCGTCTCTGCCTGCTTCTTACGCCCGATTGAATGAGTAAGGGTAGCTTTACCAGTAGCAAGCAGTGCCTTTTGAAATTTGACGTTCTGAGCCAACGCAGCGTACGCATCATCGAGTAACGATTGATAACCAACCGAACCTCTCTGAATCGGCTCACCTTGCCAATAAAGTGTCTGAGTGCGCTGCCAGTTCTTCTTTGCACCGCGTGCTTTAGCAACTTTACCTACAAGCTTGCAGACTTCACGTTGCATATCAGGGTTTTTAAACTTCAGTGACTGAAGAAACCCTTCCATTGAAGCACATTCAACGCCACGCACAGTGAATGCGTGTGGCGCAAAGTTCGACAGCGCACTGGCTGGGTAACCAGCGCCTGATTTGATGTCCATTACTGACCCGCTTTCGCTTCTGCGAAAGAGCGTACGATAGTCAATACTTGTTCGCGACTTGTTTCCCAAAGCGTCTCAAGCACATCGTCACCGACAGTTTGACCAGTAATAGAACGCAGCTTACGAATTGCGTAGATATAACCCGCTTTGTTCTCTTCAATTAAACACTTTTCAGCGTGCTTACGCAGACGTTTAATCTCACGCGAGTTCTTTTTGATGCGTCGTTTAGCTTCTTTCTCAATCAAAGCACGGCGTTGAGCGTTAATCTGTTCGAGATATTCTTGTACCTCTTGATCATCGACTACATCAACAATTTCGTCGTCTTTAAGTAAATCTGGCTTTTCTTGCATTACTGCTCCTTAGTATCGACCTGAATCTTTAAATGGTCGATGATGAATTGAAATTGTGTATGTGTTGAAAATGGAAGAATCTTACCATCTTTCTGAGCGTGAAGCTTCAGTTCATGACGATCTTCAGCAATCAATAGTGTATCGCGAGTATGCTCGACTTCTTGAAAGTCAGTGTACATTACATCAACGTTTAATTGCTTACCGAGCGTATCAAACCAAGCGCGTTGTTGTTCAGCAATAACCGAAACTTTGCTCAAAACGGCAATGAATGAAATCTTTTGATTTAAGAGAAAATCAAGGACAGCAGTTGACGGTAGACGCTCATAAAGCTTGACTTCAATTGCTTTATTGAGTACGTTGTCACGCTCTTTTTTCTCAAGCTGGTCGATTTGAGGCGCACCTGCAATTGCAAACCCAAGAGTGTCATCAGATAGAATGTTGCTCGTTTCAATATAAATCATAATGTTTCCTTCAATGTTTGAGTATTATATCTAACAAATACGAGCAGTTAAACTATTCGTTTTGCTCGTTTTGCTCGTTCTGTAAGTGCATCTGAGAATTCCGCTTCTAATGTTTCTAATGTATCGTCTAATGTTACAGTAACAACACACATAGAGTCAAGAAGAATAAATGTCACTTTTTCTTCGTCTGTCTTGATTGTTAAATCTTCGTCAGGCATAATCATGAATTCTCGCGACCAGAATGCGAAAGACGTAGCAGGGCAGTCTAGCATATCACGTACAGTAGTAAGGCGAATTGATTCAGTAATCATCATAATGTACTCTCTTTGTTTTCGTATCTCGTTTCGATAGAGCTATAATACGCAAAAAGGGTTGCCGAAGCAACCCTTTTATTCAAATAATTTCAAATTATTTTGTCCAAACTACCGAAGCACCTGAACCAGATTTCTTGTAACCGTACTTTGAAAGGTCTGGAATACGTTGAAAGCTGTCTTTCGCTGTAACTACACCGCGAGTAGCAATTTCTTTAGCCACGTCTCTTGTTGCATTACCTGCTTCAATCTGCATAGACAGATCTGGATATTCTTGAGCAATGAATTGCATCATGATATCGTTTTTGCTTTTACCACTGATCACGTTCAACACAGTTTGAGTAATGTCAGTACCGCGAGTGATATGGAAAACTTTACCACGAGCACGAGACTCAACATCACGAATAATCTCTGCTTCGACTTCTTCAGGTACAACGTTCAGTACGTAAGAAGTAAACGCCGTATCGAATGATTCCCCATTTGGGATAGTCAGACTGACATCAGTCCAACCATCAGCAGATGTACCATTGAATTTGTCATATGCATACGTTTTGATGCCTTCAGAGCGTAAAAATTCAGCGTTACGACCGTATTTACCAGCACCATAGTCAAGAGCAGTACCACCCGGTGTAAACATACCTTTCTTGTATAGTTTAACCAGTGCTGCTACTTCTTTACCACGTATCGACGTTGCTGCGGAACTGTACTTTTGTACTTCAGTTAAAAATTCACCAAATTTCTTCATTGTGCACCTACTTAATATCAATATCAATCAGATAGTTCGTTGCGTTAACGCTGAACTCAATCAAAGTACCGTCAACCGAAACGTCAACGCCGTTTTCAACGATGTTTTCCATCATCGAGTAAAGTGTTTCTTGATCAAGCATCGCTTCAGAGAAAGATTGACCAACCTTGAATGAACTGAACTGATCATTTGCAAGAGCACGAATCAGTGAATCAACATCATCAACCATTTCAGTCACTGGACGTAGACTAGACATGATATTCGGGTGGAATACACGATTCGACTCAGCCATTGTTGAAAATGCAGTCACTGTTTGACGCTCAGGGGTAACACAACCATCGAACGATAGCATAGCTTCAGCAAATGCTTTACAGTCAAAACGTTTCACGCCTTTACGTTCCATCATCGCAATCATATCAAGAAGCGGGTAACCTGCTTCAGATAATTCAACGCGATATTCTTCACACACACGACCTGCACGCATAGCATGTTCCGCGTTTGTTAGAACAATACTTGTGTTGTTGTGTTTCAGCTTCCAACCGTTGTCAAAATACGCTTCTTTCACATCAACAAGATTTTGCCATGCAGTCGATGTCAGTGGCGCAGTCGCGATTTCTTTCGTGAAAACGTTCTGAGCATGTTCAATCATGGTGATGTTCTGTTTCAGATCGTATGCTTTGAATCCTTCTAGCATCGGCAAGCCAGTATCGTCTTTACGTTCACGAGCGTATGATACGTCTTTCGCTTCTTTTACAATGAACAAGTCCATGATTTTACGGTTCAGTGCAGCCAATGTAAGTGCATTTTTACCAGACTTGATTTTCATCTCAGTGATGTCAGACAGTTCGGCTTTTGAATCAACCGATTCAACAGTCACATAAACGTCACCAAGCTCGATGTTTTCAGCCATTGACAGTATTTCAGATGCTGAATTGTCATCAATTGATAGCGATTCAATTACAAGCTTATCAGAATCAGCAAGATTAATTTTCATTTCACGCATAGGGAAAACAACGTGAATGTCATTTTTCTTATAACCAAGCTTAGTCGCTTCGGCAACAACCTGATCTAAGTAACCGCCTTTAATCACGATGCTAGGAAGACGAGCTTCAGTACACATGATCATAGACTTAACTTGCTGTAGCTCATGTGCTGGCAATGATAAGAATTCGTTTTCCATAAGCAAGTTGATTGTGCTTACGTTCTCGCTCAGATTAATATCGAAGTTTTTCTCATCGACGTTTTTATCTTCAGCAAGTTTAGTACTCATGATAGATTTAAGCTCATTTGCCTTTTCCATCATGCCGATAGTTGTTTCAACGCCTTTGCCTTTGCTGAACTCAGTAGATGCAGTGCCTAGCTCAACAATAACTTGACCAAACTTAGGGTAGATTTTACCACCCTGAGTTTGACGGCGATTTTCACTCAGAAATGAGTCAAAGTTACCTAACATGTTAATTCCTTAATCGTAAAATTTCTGTAAGTTAAGTGGTTCTTTCTGTTCATCTGGTTGAGCTTTAGCAGTCTTGCCAGATTCGTAAGAATTGACACGTTCTAACATCTGTTGAAGAAAATCGAAATCAGTTTCTTCACCATCAATCGAGTAGTTAGACGAATCACATAAGAATACTTTATATTTAATCGCTGTATCTTTTCTTTCTTTCTTAATACGTTGTACAAACGCATTGAAGCAAATACGAGTGATATAAGCGTGTGGGTTGTTATACTTGTCAGTGTCGAAGTTCTTGATATAGCGCAAGCAATGTTCAATCGCGTCACCAATCATCTCTTCTTTCCATGTTGCAGTATACCCACTAAAATTGTAACGGCGAGATAAATTCTCGCTGATCTTCATGATGCTGATTGCTACCACGTCAGGGACGGGAATTGCAGCATCAGGGTGTTTCTTCATTTCGTTTTTCCATTCGCACAAAGATGCGTACAGAGCTTTATTATCTACATAATGATTTTTCATGTCACACCTTATACCGTTACTGCGTGAGTGTATGACAGCTTAGAACTGTTCGCAAGAACACCAAGATTATCCCAGTCGATTTCAACGGCACCCGTTTGATTGTCTTCTAATGGGGCTACGGTCAATGCGTATCGAGCAATCACACCGTAAATTGGGTGGAATGATTTTGAGTCTTGTGTTTTATATTGATATGCAATACCAGCGTCTGTTGCTTTGTCAAAGTTGTATGGGCTGAATACTAAACTTGAGATTTCATAATCACCAAGTTCTTTCTTAACACCAATTGTTACGTAGTCAGTCGTTGCATACTTGTCATGAACTAGATATAACCCAGAGTCACATTTATACATGCTAGTATCACCAATCTGTGTAGCCATACCAGTGCCCGTCAATAGACCAAATGCTTCACCACCTGCTACGATATATGTACCTGTACAACCCGTCGACTTTTCAATCTCAGCAGCAGATGCATGGACGAGCGAGTATAATTCTCGACCTTTATCAAAACGATTAGTAATCCCAGATAGCGTAATTGCACTACCAACAGTTGAAATACTGTTTAGTGCATCGATGATATTAGTGTTGATGTCATCTGCGATTTGGTCAGCAATAGAATCTGTGATAATCGATTCATTGACACCAAGTGCTTGCATATCTTGAATTGTTTCAAGTGAGATTTCAGTTTTTAGCTTTGATGATTGAACTTGTGCATACCAGCGATCAAGTCTAAAACCATGGGGAAGCCAGCCACTCGCGTCATCAGCTTCAGCTACAGATTTGAAACCGAATGCAGTCGCAACCGGTTGAGTTGTTGGCTGTTCTGAAACGATTTGCGTAAATATTAACGGGTATAGTCGTTTTTGAACAGAAACAATGTCTGGTAAACCGTTACTATTAGATACAGTCATTGTATGATTCCTTTAATTTATTGCCGCATTTCAGCGGAGAGAATGTTATTTTCTTTTATTTATATGTCTGGTTATCAACCCATTGCTTGAGTTCTGGAAGATGACCTATGTATGTATCACCATGCATAGCAAGAGGCACGCGAATGTTGCGCACCCCACCAAGTTTCTCATGCAATTTATCGATATCAGATTGAGACTGTAACTCTATTACAGTGTACGGGACGTTTTTGAACTTACAGAGGGAAATTGCGTGACGACAGCCGTCACAGTTGGGAATTGTGTATATCGTTATCATTTCTTCACCTCGACCTATATTATACGTCTGCCAAGGTGGTTATTAAACAAATCTTACTAATACTTCTAATATTACTAAAAGCACTAATACTACTAAGATGAGACGGAATTTTTCCGCTCAAACCAAAAAAAGCCCCTTTCGGGGCTATAAAGAGAACAACAATGTTATAAACCGTGAGATTTTTTGAAAGTGTCTAGACGCTTTTCGATTGTGTGAGCTTCTAGTTCAATAATGATGTACCAATCTTTGTATTTACCACGCTGTTCAAATGACACTGACTTACAACCTTTGTGAGTAGTATTCATTACGATTTCTGCGATTGCGTCACGAGCAGCTTGACCACGTGCGTTTACTTTCTTAGCAGGCTTAGGCGCTTCAGCTTTCTTTTCAGCTTTCGGTGCAGGTGCTGCTACAGGTTCAACTGCTTTAGTATTTTCAGCTTTCTTAGCTTCGTGATCTGCTTTGATAGCGTTGAATGTTGATGTTGCAACGCAACGAAGTTGACCTTCAGTTTCAGCTTTACGACCTTTCAAGTATAGAGCCTTGATGTGTACTGGTTGAAAACGCTTAGTCAAACGATCCATTTTCTGAACTACTTCAAGTTCACCTTGAGCGTTTTCGAAGAAAACAACGTACTTGCTATCTACAGCATCAGGGTTAGATACAGTTGAGCAACGCTTTGCATCGCCACCTAGTTGACGGTGTACACGCTTCCAGATAGCACCGTGACCACGTTCGTTGTAATCAGTGTAAGCAATCGCATGAGCCATTTCGTGAGTGATTGTGTTGATTTGCTCTTCTTTAGTACGAGCGTTCAAGAATTCTTCAGAAATACGTAGCGTTTTAGTACGGTAGTTACAATCACCTAGTGCAGCTTTACGTTTTGAAAATTCAAATGACCAACCTTCTGCAATCAGATCGCGCTTCATCAAGTTGTTACCAGACATAAGGTCGATTGCGATAGCTTTCATTTCTGCTTTAGTGATTGTCATAATGTTCTCTCTTTAAGTAGTTCGTATCTCGTCTTGATGTGTTTATTATCGGGGATTGACGTGTTATTGTCAATCCCTAAAACTACTTTTTTCGTGAATTATTTCAAATTATTCACTAATTGACTTCACTTTTTCGATAATTTCAACGATTTCTTTCGCTGAACGATTCGAAAATATGATTGTCGATTTTTTGCGTCGCTGTACTTCTTTATGCTTTGCTGGGTTTAGATGTCCAAGTTCGCGATCAAGTTCCTTATTTGATAATACACTAGAACGAATCATTACGCGATGACTATCAGGCAGTCCAGTAGTCACGTATACATTTAGACCGTGCTCTTCAGAGTCCATACCAGGCTGAGATTCTCGAATCTCCCAAAAATCTGAAGACTCGCTTTGTAGTTCTGCAAGTAGTTCTTCAGCAGTTGCTTTAGGCTGTGCTTCAGCGCGTACTTTACGTGCTTTCTTCGTCTTAGCAGATTTCATTGCTTTCTGACGAAGGTCTGTTAAATAATGACGACGACCTTTCTCATCAACAGCTTGAAAACCGTTTGAGTCTACTGTCATGTTGAAGTAAGCAGCAAGTTGTTCGTTAGTCAGTGATTGTACATTCATAATTATTCTCTCTGTTCGTTAATTCGTTTCGATGAAGCTATATTAGGTCTATATTGTTTTTCGTGCAACCTTTTTCTGACAAAAAGTTTAAAATAATTTCAACGGGTGTTATGAGCAATCATAAATACACATATATTTCTAAAGGGTGAGTCTATAAAATGATTGGATTTCAACAATTAAATGAAAACATGAGCGCAACGTACGACTATTATCCGGCTCGCTCGACCAAAGAAAACAAATTCTTTGTGATCGACATGAAAGGCGAAGCCAGAGACATCGTTGTTTCGTTCACAACTAAAACAAAATCAGATATCGGAAATCGCGGTAAACGTTCTTGGTTCTGTACTGTATCAGCAATGCGCGGCAAAAAAGGCGGTGTTACTATTCGTGAAATGGGAGATGAACAAAAGCTTCAACAAACTATTGTTAAAGTGGTTCAAGATTTCATGATCAAACGTCGTGCGAATGTCGTTTCAATGCGTGTGCAGAAACTAGGTACGGGTAAGATGTTCGACTTGCGCGTTAAAACGTTGTTTAAAAAGCTACGTTACGGCTGTGATACAACTAAGATTATTGGCGTGGGTGGTGAAGAAATTTCGCAAGATTACAGCTTCTTTATTGTAACCAAACCAGGGTATAATGCCGATAAGCTATTCGAAGCATCTGAAGAAACAATTAACGATATTGCGTTAAAAATGTCACTCGAAACTGATATTTCAAGCAAGAAAACGATTATCGTAACTGCCGATGCTGCGTATGACGACTATGAAGATGACGTACTAGGTAAATGGGTAGAAGAAAACCCCGCTGCACGTGTTCCAAATGATGTTCTTCAAATGCCTCAATATGAAGCGCGTGTAAGTTCGTCTGTTCGTTCTCAATTGAATGAAAGCAATGAACATGTTCTTGCTAATGCTGCGAAAGGTTTAATTGATATGAGTTTGAATCTTGAAACTGTGGCAGTTTCATTGAATTCATATATCGCCGAATCGAAGAAGCCTCAAAGCGTTCTGAATAGTATCATGGAATCTCGCTCACGTGCTCATGCAAGTCAGTATGAACGTCTTTCTTTGCAACTTATGCAGGAAGATTCATTTGCGGGTCTATCGTCACTTACACAAGCGGCTATTGCTAGATACTCCGCGACTCGTTTTTCATGGAAGGTGAATGAAGAGTTATTACACGGAACTGGTGTTGATAAAGAATCACAGATTGTCTCACGCATCGACCAAGCGTTTTCTGAAGCTGGTATGATTGCTGGTGGAATGACGTTATATCGTGGCTGTGAAATGTCAAGTAAACATGTGCGCTCTATTCTTGAATCTGGCTCGTTTGTTTCGACTGCGTTTATCTCAACGTCAATCGACCCTCTTGTTGCTTGTAAGTTCGTTGAATCAAGCTCTAAGAACATCATTGATTCAACTGCTAAGAATAGTAAATCAGATATGCGTTCTCTGCTTGAGTCAGATAAGAAAATGAATGTTGTGTTCATCATAGAAGCGAGCGGCTTGCCTGTTTTAGCTTCAGGTAAACACGGTATGAAAGACTCAAAAGAGATTATCATCAACCGTAATACGATGTTTGAAGCTGACGTTGTTCAAATGTCTGAATACGACGCTGTAATTCGATTGAAAATCAAAGAAGATACGAAGCAAGGTGTATTGTCTGCTTTCAAAAAGCAAGACCGTTTACACGAGCTTTCAGAAGTAGCTAATTTCATGCGTTCTGTTGATGTAGATGTCGATGCAGATAGACTAACAAAAGAGCGTAGTCCTCTAACACCATGATCGAAAAAGGGAGCAAATTGCTCCCTTTTCTTTTATCGAATATCTTCTAGTTCATAACCCCAGATATTACTAAAATCTTCTTCTGATTCGACGTAATACAATGTATCTTGCTCACATAAAATCATATCACCTGCATCAAGCGCCGCACCTTTTTCACTAATATCAAATGTACGACCTGTTTTAGTGCGAACTGTAATATCACCTAGCATTGACAGCCAAATGTCAGCCGAATCTAAGTTATTGAACTTACCACGCGGAGTTGTTGCTTCAATGTGAATAACATCACTCGATTTTCGCTCTATGTAAACTCGACCGTGTGGCAATCCAAATCGAATGAAATCTCCGTCGTTGTCTAACCAGAATAACTTAGCCCAAGTGAATGCGTTAGTATTTGGGAAAATAACGTACGTTAGTTCTTCTTCTTTGTGAATCCCGTCGTTATGCAGTCTGCGAACTTTCGGTGGGTTATTGTTCTTCAATGTGAAGCTATTTCCCATGACGTGAACCGTATAGTCCATCTTGTTCGCGTATCGCTCAGCCATACGTTTGTACAGTCGGAAACGTTTGTCTGCATCATTGCGATCTTCATCTGAGTACGCACTAAACGCAATCTCATCAGGGTTAATCTCAGACGCTTTTTCAAACGTAGCAGCTAGAATCGTACTTAATACTGTCATGGCATCTTTAGGCGATCCTTTTGCAAGCGTGTGCGTCCAATTGCCTGTTTCACGATCTTTTCGTTGGAAAGCTACATATATGCTTACACCGCGTGGCGTTTCGCGATCTTGAATCGTTGCTAGGTATTGGGTCCCGCCTACTGTGAAACTAGCTTCATTGTGCATAGCATCCCATCTATATGGCACTGGTCGGTCGAACGCTTCAATTAACGTTTCTCCATGTTCAAAAATGATCATTTTCGTTATCTCTCTAAATGAAAGTATTTATACGCAAAAAGGGGCATAAGCCCCCTTTATTAACCTTTGAACCCGCTCATTTCTTCAAGCGCATTCGCAACATCTTTGTCATCACGGAATTGCACGAAAATAGGCAAGAAACAAGACCATGTTTCTTTATTGCGTGCGCGTGTGATTGCGTTGTAGTTGATTTCAACAATCATACCGATTACTTCATCACGACGTTCCCAAATTTCAGCACGCTGTTTATCACTGAAGCCACTACCGACTTTAGTAATCAACATACCGCAAGCTGAACGAAGAAGAAGAGCACCCATTTTGCCTTTGTTCTTCTTGTCACCTTCGATTACTTCAATGATCTCTAAATCACCATCGTGAACTTCTTTGTATTTCACAAGTGATTTGCTTCGCTTGTTTTCCCAGAGTGCATCTGGGTCTTTCAAGATGATACCTTCTAGACCTTGAGCAACGTACTGATTGTAGATTTCAGATGCTTGTTCTTTTGTAGAAACAGTCTGCCACGGAATCGGTTCGATGATACCACGTGCTTTAATAGCAACATCTGCAAGAATCTGTTTACGTTTACTGTACGGCATGTTCAATTCATTCGACTTACCGAAATAAACGTCTTCAGGGATGATATCCCACACTTGAAATACAATGTCAGCCTGTTCTTTCGGTGTGATTGTACCTTTGCTTGCTTTGTTGACAATGCCATTACCAGTCGAACGGTCTTCAACCTCATGTAAACCGTTTGGCGCGTACACAAGCTCACCGTCGATAACAAAGCCGTTTACACCCATTTCAGTCAAACCTTTCTCAACTTTGACTAGACCTTGATAGCGTTTACCGTTACGCGATGTAAGAGTAATGTTACCATCTAAGTCAACATGAGCGAAACAACGAGCACCATCAGCTTTCAATTCAGCGTATGCGATTTTAGTTAGAATCGCGTCGATTAGTTTGTCGTTCTTCGGGCTTGCAAGCATTTGAGGTTGTTCTGGAATCAGTTTCTTCCAAACTTTGTTTGCAGTACCACCCGTACAACCAGTTCGAAGGTCTTTCAATATAACACGACGAATCACTTCCGCGTCGTCTTCAGAAACTGAAGCGAGTATACGAGCAACAAAATCTTGTGCAGAATGACCGCGCACTTGATTCACAACCAACGCACTAAACACTTGCTCTAGTGCATCTTCTAGTTCGGTATATTCATGCACATATGCTTCACCTGCATTCACTTCAGGCAGTTTCTTCATATTAAACTGATACGTAGGTGTGTATGCAAGCTCAAATACACGCTTTAGCAATTCATTGTCTTTTTCAGACTTCAGGATTGCTTCTTTTTCAGTGCGTTTAGTCGTTGCTGCTAGTTTATTCAGGATTGGTAGAATCATCTGGACCCTCTATATAAATTTCAGGACGAACACGTGCAACAAAGCACTGCTCGTGTAAATCATTTTTGTACAACACTTTAAGTGCATCTTGCTCTTTCAGGTACAATGCAGGCATTGTAACATCACCGAGATCAATAATCGCCACTTCTTGGTTGCTTTTCATTAGTATAGCAAACATCATTTTCCTCAAAATATACGTTGCCGTTGTTGATTGTTACTAAGAATGGCTTACCTGCGATATGATCACCGTAAATGTGAACAATATAATCACAAGCTTCTTTGTTCCATTCTTGCCAATCGGTTTGCAATTCAGCTTCCCATTCTTCTCGATTCGAAAAGAACGGCTTGCCTTTTGCCTCTCGCTTATCTAACGCAACAGCACGTTTTGCAAGTGCGCTATCAGCATGAATAATATAAGCTCGTTTAATCATAATTAACCCAAAAAAGCCCCGACAGGAGCTTTATTATATGATGAATGTAAGACGTGTTAAACTTTATTCGTGAATAAAATCTAATAGCTTTGACATATGATGAACGTCTGCTCGTTCGTCATATCGATTGAGGTGTACCACTTTAAGGTCGTGAAAACACTTCTTGATTTGCTCAGTATTTTCTAACTGATCATCAATGAAACCGATCACGTCGTGATCTGATACTAGCTGAGAGACATAACCGACTTTGCTCTCATCACCGCGAATAGTAATCAATTCGCTGAAACAACCCGGGAAGAATGTTTCTAAGTTGAACTTGCGCACAAGCCAGTGATCAGTTGAATCACCGAATTTAGTCAGCGCAACAAGATTGTATTCTTTCGCGATTTTGTGAACGTTCTCTACCGCATCAGGGAACGCAGTCATGTACTTACCGTGCTCAAGATTATACTTCTCAAGTAAGTCAAATGCTATTGAACGCTGCTCGACACCGAATAAATCACGTACGTCAACATGCTCTTTAGCAGTGAAGTGTTTTAATGCAAGAACGGGGTCGATACCACATCGCTTGCAGAATAGCGGTAGCTGGCTTGCCCAATCAATAAGCACACCATCTACGTCGAAAATTAGAGTAGGTTTTTGTTTCTTGTCTGTCATAATATATTTCTCGTTACATATATTCAGCGCCCGTGAAGACAATGAACATAAAAGTAAAACAAAACACAGCAACAGCTACTAACAATGCAGTTACACTAGCTATCATTGAATCGAATTCGTCTTCAATAATCTTATTGACTACATATACTAATGGCGTTGCTGATACGAATACTAGAATAACACCTAGTGTTGCTAATAAAATTTGAATCATATTGTGCTCCTTTATTTGAAGCATCTATGATAATGAAAAGGGCTGCAAATTGCAACCCTTTTGTTTATTTCATCCACTGTTTGCGCTTTTTAGAGCGTTTCCACCCGCGCTGTGGAGATTTGTAAGACGATAGACCATCCCAATCTAGAAGACAGCGAACTGTATGAGCACGTTTTTTGCGAACTACTTTACCGTATTCGGCTTCAATCTCGTCTTCACAGAACTTGTTATGATGCATTTCAGACATCAAACCGTTACCGCGTCGAGCATGAATCCAGTTCTTGTAGCAACCAGTATGTGGCACTGGCGTGTAACGAAACACGTAGTTACCTTTGTAACGTGCTAGACATTCACCATTTCGAATTAGGTCAATCATACGTCTTGCGCTAGTTGACATGTAAAACCCAACACGTTCTGGGCTCCAGAAGCTCTGATAACGAACGTATGTTCTAGCCCACTCAGGTACCCATTCACCATCCCATAATTCGAAAACATGATGAGGTCCCATTTCGCGTGAGTTGTATAGTGGTAGATCTTTTTCTTTTACGCCTTTGTATTTTTTGACTTCAGTCATCGTTGTTTCTCCAAGTTAAATTACTTAGTGAAACAACTCCTTACGATGAAATTTCTTCATTATTCAATTACCTCATACGCTTCGTTAAGGAAGTCATCAACATCATCTACGTTGATTTTGTCTTCATCTATTGCTAGTAAATCACATAGCAATTCTAAAATATCATGTTTACGAATTGTCCCATGACTGAATACAGTCTGACCAATCCATTCGGCTACCGACCAGTAATAGTCTTCAAAATCACCATCGCATTCGTAATTTGCTAGGTTGTACTGCTCTAGAAGCATATTCAAATCGTGCGTCATTGTATTACCTTTTATTGTTTTATTTGACGCACGTATTTAATCATTTAATTTTGAACAATTTCATCACGATTAGAGCAATCATTAGTACTGGCGTGATGACTGTCGATAATAAATTCACCACGGTTTTACTCGCTTGACCACCGTTTTGGCGGTACGTTTCGTGTAATGTATCTTGAATCGCAACTGTCAAAAGTGCACCAATCAATAAGTAAACAAAAATAAAAGTCATATGTCGAAAATCCTAAGCCCATATTCTGGGTTTTCTGAGCCATATGCACGTGGGTTACACAGTACATTACAGCCATTTACGTGATAGTCAAATTCTTGATGAACATGACCGTGAATTGCAAAACTGAACCCTTCAAGTAAATGGTCAAGGTCAGTGCAATAAAAACTATTCGTACTTGAATACGCATAGTAAGATGAAATGCTCTTCAGAGAAGGGGCGTGATGTGTGATTAACACTTTCTTACCTTCAATCTCGCGACATTTCTCAATAAATTTGACTGATTTACAATGAAGTGCATGTACATCTTCACCGTACAAAGGTCGCCATTGCGGACCGCGAATCTTACGACGGTCATTCATGTTGTCTTTCCAACGTTGACCCTCAAACCAGTCATTGACTTCGTGCCACAGCGTTGTTCCGCAGAATGTCACGTCATCAATCTGAACTGTATTTTCAAGCAAAACGTGAACATTGTCAACCGAAGTTTCAAATTTATGTCGCTCGTGAATCGCAAGACCCCACCAATCGTGATTTCCCGGCACTGCGATAACAGCGCGCCAACGGTCGGCTACAGCTTCTAAATCGCGCACTGTGCGCCCTTTGCTGTTAATGTCACCCGCTACTACCAATACAGCGTCTTTGTCGCCTGTAATCGATTCTAGCGCGTTCTCTGCGTGATAGTCGTTGTGAATATCACTACAGTAATAAACTTTTAAATTTGCCATCGAATCTCCAAAATATTATCGACATAAAATGCGTTGTAGTTGTGTAAACGCAGATATTCAATCAATAGGCGTTTCATACTATGACTTTCAATACCTGGCAATTCGTCTTGCATTCTGATATTAATACCAAAGCGCATTTCATCAGTTGCTTGCGCAATGCGCTCATCTAGATGTTCTAGATCATCAACGGGAAACTTCTCTTCCATTACTTTGATGCTGCGTGCGCGTGCTTCTTCTGCTTTCATAATCATGCTCATGACTTTCGTCTCCAATCAATTATAGTCAATATCATGCGTTCAGAACCGTGTTCCATCAACATACGATTCACATAAGCAAGTGCTAAACTGTGAGTCTCGTATTGCAAGTAGCCAATTTCGGACGGCTCGTAAGGGTTGATTCGATTTTTAATATCGAATGTATTCTTCACTGCTCTGATATTATAACCTAATTTCTCGAACTCTGCAACCGCTGATTCATAAAATTCAGCTTTTATACCGACTTTTATCTCAAGCTCTGTATCAGCTATTTTATCAATTGATTTCAAAGTGTTATACAGAAAATCTTGAAATTCTTCGATTTTCTTTAACTGACGGTCGGACGGTTTCTTCGGCTTATAGCGTGACCGCATACTAGCAGCATCAAACATAATATTTTCTCTCAGAAGTAGTCAGCGTACCTATCTAAGATTCGCTTCGGGATTTTTAAGTTTACAAATCTCTTACCTTTCAAACCACCATCATATGCGATTTCTGCAATCAGATCTTCGTACATGTCTGGTTCAAGTTCGTCGATAATGTCCTTGTACTCTTGTGGAAGCTGTCTCTTCAGCTTCTTAACGAGCGCGTGGATCTCATTTATCGTGAGATCACGCAACTCTTGGTATGTCATTTCGTTTAGGGATATTTCAATAAAAGACTTTAGCATAATGCCACCTCCGTCTCTTATTTAATCCCTAGTAGCTTACCAATTACGGTCATTGGTAGATAAAAAATGACATAAAACAAAATGTAAATCGCAATCTGTACGCCGAAACCTAGTGATAGCATAGCGACGTAAAGCTGCACGAGGTAATAATCTACCTCGGCTGTCGCTGCTTCGTTCAGTTCGCCGCGAAACTCGCGACACATATCTTCTAGAATTCGAATGAAATTGCTCATTACCACATCACCTCAAGTTTCTCACCTGTAATGAACGCATCATAGCCGAGACTAATCAAAATACTACGAATAGTATCGCGCTCACTTTCAGTCAATTTTTCTGTTTTGAAGTCAACTCGCGACTTCGTGGGAGAAGCGACTTGAATTGCAAAATCTAGCTCTTCAAGTGACTTCTCAACAGCAGGCGAAAGTTTCTTCCGCTTTGCTCTTGCCTCTTTTGCTGTAATCATTGGGTCATCCAATCCTTACGTTTATCAGTGTCATTACCGAACAATAGTTCAAAACAATTTGGGTCATCGATTACAATATCATCAAAAACTGGCTCGTTAATAACTTTTTTGTATTCTTTTTCAGTCAGTGAACCCAAACCCTTAATGTAACGAATCTTCCACGTTTTACTCAGTTTCGCCTTGCGATACTCTTCAATAGAATAAAACCATTTCGTTTCTTTATTCTTCGATGCAATGACTACTGGTGTACGAACGAACTTGATTCGCTTCTGCTTGTAAAGCTCTGGCCAGTTGTAGAAAAACGCAAGCAACAACGGGAAAATCGAACCTTTACCATCAACGTCCGCATCAACTAAGATACCAATGTCTTTATAGTACATGTCTCGAATGTCGTCATTACCGAGCTGAATGTTCAGCACTGACATGATATCGCATAGCTCTTTGTTTTTCATGATCTCGGCAGGGCGTTTACCCCATGTGCTCAGTACTTTACCGCGCAACGGAATACCACCATGCTTTTTACTGTCACGAACTTTAATCAAGTAACCAATCGCTGACTTACCCTCAGTCAAGAACAGCGTACCACCTGGCTGTGAAGCCTTGATGTGCTCTGCAACTTTCGCTTGTTGAGCTTTCTTCTGCTTGCGTGCTAGTTCTCGCGCTTCGGCTGCTTGTTGTTTAGCAAGTAACGCTTCAATAATCGGCATGATGATATCATCTTCTGCCAGAATCTTCTTAGCGATTTTGTCATATGCTAAGTCTTTCAAGTATGGTGACACTTCACCTTGAGAACTAGTTAGACGTTCTTTTGTCTGACTGTCAAACTTAGGGTCTGTGAAGTTACGAATGAACAACCCGAGTGTCAAACCATTCTTTAATTGTGGTTTTGGTACATTGATTTTATGCTTGCGCTTAATCATCGGGATTAATTCATCTGAAAGTTTATTGATGAAGTAATCTACGTGGGTACCACCATTAGATGTATTTACACCATTGATGAAGCTGTTATGTCTGAATTCATCAGACGGCGCGACAAACAGCGCAACGTTGTCAAATTCAAACGCAACTTCTGTGTTAAACATCTTTGCGTATTGCTTCAGCGTAGGGGCGTGTTTCTTCCCGTTGTACTTGAACGTAATCTCAGGGAATGCGACTGACAACGACGCGAGACGGTCTTTGATGATCTCTTCGTCTTGAGGGGAGATACCAAATACACCAAAGCGGTTAAAATCAGGGATGAATTCAACTGAAGTCCCTTTCGTACCGCCTTTCGAAGTTCTAACGAAAATACGATCTGCATTGTTAGAACAGCTTACTGTTACTGTGTTTTTACCGTCACACGTCTTACCAATGAATTGATGACTGAAGTAGTTGGTCAGTGCAGCGCCAACACCGTTCATACCAACAGTTGTTCGGTCATCTTCGAAGTTACTACCTGCTTTAGTACGTGTCCATGCAGCTTCAGGTCGAAGAAGCTCTTTACCATCTGGGTCTAGAACTTTGTCTTGCGGAATACCGCGACCGTTATCTGAGATAGTGATTCGATTACCTTCGATTTTCACTTCAATAACATTGGCAAATTTGAACTTAGTTCGAATCGCTTCATCAAGAGAGTTATCAATAACTTCGTTGATAATCTTCACAAGACCCGGTACGTACTCGATTTTCTTGAAATCACCTAAGACAAAACGCTCATGTTCTTCTCGATCAACTGACCCGATGTACATACCCGGTCGTTTAAGAACGTGTTGTTTGTCTGATAAAATTTGAAAGTTGTCTTTTTTAGACATCATGTTCCTCACTCAATTTCACATAGCAGTACGTTAACAATGCACCTAGTATAGACGCACAGCCTGCTAAAATATACAACTTATCTAGAATGAGTAAAAAAGCTGCTATGAATGACATAACAGCCCCACTTCCACTAACGATTAACGCTATTCCCTCGATAGTCAAGTAGACCATTAGGAAAATTGCGTGAAATATGCTCTTCAATGTGCTTATCAATTTCATCGAATGCCTCAGTGGCTGGCTTATTGATGAATACGTCACACATACGAATCGCTTCGTTTAGTGCAGAATGCTTTTCAGTGTCAATGCCAGTCGGGTTAATAAGAATGAATTTACAGCCCGTCGCAGACAAATCCCAATGAATCGGGTTAATCTCAAGCGTCGAACCAACAACAATTGCAATGTCAGTCGGCAATAGAGTGTCAATATCACCCCAGAAGTGAGTGTATAATGGTGCGCCTTCATTGAAGAACACAACACCCGGTTTATCACGACGACCTGTACGCAACTCGTATTCATTGTACCCGATGTCAATAACTGTACTGTCTTTTGACGTGTAATCTTGCACGATCTTTGTCAACTCACCGTGAATATGCTTAACGTCTTTACAACCTGCACGCTCAAGTAAATCTGATACGTTCGCAGTGTAGTTGTCAACGTCGTATTTTTCACACAGTTCAGCAATTTTGTAGTGTGCTGAATTCGGGTGAACTTCAGCTAATTGTTTACGACGCTCATTGTAGAAACGATGTGTCACTTCATAATTGTTTGCAAATGTGTTGATGTTACACACTTCCATAATGTCGTGGTTTTCCCACAGACCGTTTGCGTCTCGAAACGTGCTGATACCTGATTCTGCATCAAGACCTGCACCGCTAAAAATAAAAATTCTCAAAATGATTCCTTAATTGTCGCTGAGGGACCTTGTTGCCACTCAGAGTATTGTTGCTTAACTAACTCGTCAGGAATATCATAACGCACGAAAAACGTGTTATAAACTTTTCCGTTTACAGTATTTGATTCACCGAACCACGTTTCAACTTCTTGAACTTTAAACCATTCTTTGGCTTCGGCTAACGTCATGCCAGTATAGCGGCGAATCTCATTATATACACCATACAATGCTTCTTTGATGTATATCGAATCCATTTCGCCGTCTTCATGAACAGGAATGGCAAAAATATCACAGTGTAATTCAGGGTCATACACGTCTGAACTGCGATATTCATCTGCGAGTCGTTCCATTAAATCATCACTCATGAGCATACCTCGATTAAAGTTTCGACTGCTTGTTTCGTTGGGTTTGCAATGGTTGCTAAATGCCACTCTTCACCGTAAAGCTCATAACACGACCATGTCTGGTCTTCTTCGTTGAAGTAAGGACGATCAGTCCATCCCGTGACGTAACCGTTCCCGTCAACAGTCACATACTCAGTTTCGTGGTCTACAACTAACGGTATACCGCTCACGTTTACGACAGTTGAACAACCTTTGTTCATTGATAGTAAATAGCTCATGTTATGCTCCTATTGTTTTCATCATTGCTCGTTTTTGAGCGGGTGTCATGTCCAATTCTTCAATTGAAGTCATGATTTCATCGATTTGACGCGAAGTTACTTGAATGTTGTCACACGTAATAGGCTTAGAATCGTCTATAACGCGCACTACGCGCTGTTTCATGTTCGGCAGTAGTACTTTACTAACCTGACAGCGTTTACGCGATACAGTACGTTTGAAGTCGCCTATCGTGATTTCAAAGTGTTTACCTTGCCGCTGTGCTTCAGTCGCGTACTTCACGTATAGCTTAGTGATCTCAAGATCAGTCATCGGTGTTTCAATAACTTCACCTTTGTAGCGATCAAGATATGACTGAATAATGCTTTTGACTTTCGTCTCATCTGCAAGAAGACGTTGAATCTGCTTCAGTGTATGAGCTTCTTCAGCATTTGCTTTACTCACGGGCTGATTCTGCTCGATGTAGTTACACTTTACGTTGTTTGCAAGCTGAGTCACAAGAACACAGTTCTTTGGTTCATACGGCATAGACTCGTCAATACGCTCAACAGTCGCACGCATTTTCTTGCTGCTTTGATTAAACGGGTGGTTTGTGTATGCACAACGACCACCGTTCTTCATGCTTTGTAATGTTTTCCATTGTTCTTCAGTGAAGTTGAATGCAATACCGCGTTTTTCACACTCTGCTTTCTTTGTGTTGTAGCTGCTCATAATTTATTCCTCAATCATACCTTGGCTTACTAGTGAACCTTTGAAACGTTTAAGAACGCCTTCCCATGCTTCGTCTGTGTAAGCATCAATATTGAACACTGCGCGAATCTTGTCAAAAAGTTCTCGACGCTGTTCGAGTGGCATTTCTTTGCAGAATATCATGATTGCACCTTGATATTCACGTGCTGTCTCATGCAAACCTTTGTACATAAGATGATGTAGATCTAGACCTTTATGGTCAATTTCATGTGAAATCTCGCGTGATAGATGCTCACGCTTCATTTCAGTTTTGAAAATATACTTGCCTTCATCACCAGCAGCAAGTTGACCCATGTCGTAGATTTTCTTGTGCATCTCTTCAAGACGCCCGATTTTCTTTTCCCACATTTGATAAAATTCTGACATGATTAACCCTCAAATGATTCGATAAGACGAAAGTTTTCGTAGTCTGCTTCTGAAGCAGCACGCCAATGTTTAAGTGAAACTTTACCCGCTGCTTTGATTTTGTCAATAAGCTGTGCTGACTCATAACCTGGCCATGCACATTTCTTTTCAACTGTAGTGCTCCACAGTTTGCGACTTTCACAATATGAACCTTTCGAATCCATGAAAAGCACTTCATGCAGCATGATTGTACCATCTTCAAGGCGCATTGCTACTTTTTGGTGTTCTGCACGCATAGAATAAACGACTTTGATTTCAGCAAATTTGATGTCGAATTTAGTTTGGTCAGTCATAATGTTCTCTCTTTGTTTTAGGTCAACATCGTGTTGATGTAGCTATAATACACAAAAGGGCTGACCGCAGTCAACCCTTTTCTTCAAGAATATTCAAATTATATTTCGGCTTCATGTAATGACTCATGTTTGCACAAATGAAATCACATGCCCAATTCTTAGTAAGCCGTGTAATTGTCTTCTTCAACGCATGATTCCACGCATTCAACGGCATCATTCCGTGAACAATGTATCGTTCAATTGCGATTACCGAAATTTCTTCGTGGAATAAATTGATCTTGTCTTCGAACGACAATTGTTCGAACTTCTCTTTACTGACTAAAACATCACAGCCGTCTTTGAGAATTTTCTCATACAACGGGCGGTTAGGTGCTGCGACCATTCGATGAAGCTCATCATGTTCATACACGTATCGAACTTTGTCATTAAAGAAGTCGTCTGCGTCTTTGTTCAAACACAGATAATCTTTATTGCCAAGCTCTTTTCGCCAATGATTTGTCAACGCTGCGTATAGCTCAGGCTTGATTTTGCAGAATCGCGATAGCGCCATAACATCACGCTTGTGCTTGTCCCACAATGTCGAACCACCAAACTGACTGTACCCGACTTTATGCTCATCCCAACCAAGATGACTGCATTTTATCGTGTAGATTTCGTCAGCAGTTGCTATATCACCGTCGAACATCTGCAATATATCGACGGGCATGACAATAAAATCATCCCCGTCGTTAGCCGAGTCGGGCGAGTCTACGAATACATCTAGATCTTTAATGGTCTTACGCAGTCGAATACCATTATGATGTAACGCAGTTGACCCGACAACAATACGCATTACTGAGGAGTGCTCACGTATTGGGTGATTGTAACTTGCTTTGGGTAAACTTCAACGAAGTGGTCCCCGTAGTTGTCGTAACCGTGGTAGCTGTAGTAGCTGTATTCAGTCTTGAAGTAACGACCGTCTTTTTCAAGAATCGTGTAGCAGTACTCAGAACCACCTTCACCACCGCCGTCTTGGTCGATGAACTTCACACCAGGGAAGTCACCATAACCATCTAGTAGAAAGTCAAGATAGTCTTTGTCGTCGTAGTCTTCACCAAGAATTTCTTCAAATGTATAACGATTTGTCATTTATTTTCACCATTTTTTTCAGTTTTTGCTTTGTGTTCGTTTTCCTTTCGCTCCCATTTAGCGAGCTTGTTACGAACAACGTTCATGATTTCAGCTTCAGTGATGTTCGGGTTATCGACGTAAATTAGGTCAATTAGACACAGAATACCATCAACCGATTCACCTAGAATCCCGTCAACGTCAGCGTTTTTGTACGACGTACCGTACTTGACGCGAACTTCAGTTGCTAGTTCGCCTACTTCTTCAACAACGCTCATGTGAACGTCTTTTACTGTTCGACCGTTGTCGATTCGCTTACTTGAAGCTAGAATTTCATTGATCATAGAGTATTCAACACATCAACAATTTGAATTTTTTCAACAGTGTGAAATCCGTATTCACAGTAAGGCATTTGTTCAGAAATGAACTGAATATCATCTTCACTGAACTCAGGGTATACTTCTGAGTTCGGACGCTCTTGACATTCGCCTTCTGTCCAACTCGCCAGAGAATCACCAGAAAGATGTACGAGCGTTTCAAATCGCTCAACTTCTTCACTCGATGCCGGTTTCAAATCGCCAACGTAATCACCATCATTGGTGTCAACTTCTACGTAAATATGTAACGCCATTACAAATTCCTCATTATTGTGCCTATTAAAGCGAAAACAATCGCCGAGATGAACAATACAACCCACCCAGCGACTGTATGACCCGAAATGATGAGCCATGCACCGAAGATAAGCCCGCCAACTGACAATCCGAGAATAACCAACATTGCGACGATACCGAACGCAATCAATGTCAACAACCCCGTTACGAACTCACCTAAGTTCATGTTACTCACCAATTTCAAAGTCAAAAAGATAGTGAATCTTGCCGTCAGTTAGCGAATCGCCGATGAGCGGGTCGTTAGCTGCAACAACTTTGCTGTACGGAAGTTTGATAAGCTCACCGTCGATTGTGTCAATTCGCTCAATTACAATGATCGGCGTACCTGTTTTCAGTTCAAAATAATCTGTTTTACTAATCACGACATTTTACCTTTTAGGGTTGGGTATGGGTCATAGTCATATACGCGAAAATCACTTGCGCGTTTAGTTAACAACTGTGACAACGTTTCAAATTCAGGAAGTTCAATCTGAGGTAGCGCACGCGGCGTACGTCTCATTTGCTTCATTACTTGTATTAGATGATCTTCATAAATGTGAACATCACCACCAGAGAAAATCAATTCACCGACACCTAAGCCAGTCAATTTAGCTAGTATATGCACTAGCAAAGCATACGATGCGATATTGAACGGTAGACCTAAGAATGTGTCAACTGAACGCTGATTCCATTTCAAGCTGATCTTACCATTACGCACGAACACTTGAAAGCCGTAATGACATGGCGGTAGAGCTACGTCAACTGAGTTACTTTCAGTATGGAAGTACGGGTCCCATGCTTCAACAAGCATACGACGTTGCGCACTTTGCGTCGGGTCTTCATTAACCGCTGCAATATCGCACAGCAATTGATGAATCTGGTCAAACTCAACAATTTCTCGCTCTGCATTTACAGATAGACGTTTACGCCACACTTTGCCATAGACATAACCAAGGTCGTCTTCATTGCGAACAATACCTGCTTCTTTCGCACGCTCGTTCAGCTCGTCGAGATTTTGTTGCCAGATACAGAAATCTTCGTCTGATAATTCAGTGTATTTTCTCAGTTCAGAAATCGAACCTGAACCGCTCAAGAACCATAGCAACTCACCGAAAATAGCTCTTGTCGCCATTTTCTTAGTCGTTAGCAACGGGAAACCTTTTTCTAAGTCCCATCGAAGCTCACGCGAAACAACACTAACAGTATTCGTGCCTGTTCTATTCTCAAGAAAATCACCATTTTCTAGAATATCTTTACAAAGTTCCAAGTAGTTTTTCATCAATTACCTTTAAAAATCATCGTCCCATACTGCTTGCACGGGAGTACATTGCATCAACTGACCGTCAATTTCATAAGTCTCTGATTGCGGTTGAGTACTGTAAGATGTAGGTTGTTCAGCCCCAAACAACGTACCAGCAGCTACCGACGCTAGAATCCCTAGAATCGCAATCAAAACAATCAATTCGATCAGAGTAAAACCTTTAGATTTCATAATATTACACTCACAAAGTTAGTTAATAAACAGTTTTTACGGCAGTTTGCTCGTTTTGCGTGCTTGCTTTGCCGTTTCAGGTAGTTTCACTTCAAAGTGCTCTGCTTGTGAAACGTACAATACGCGCTCTGCAAGTAATTCACCGTTCTCGTAAACAGTCGTAATGAATTCAGGACCAAAAGAGCTATTTTTAACATCAACACCTGGTTTTGTCATTAGCTCTTCAAAGCGAGTCGCAGTAGTCAATTTAAGATTTAAGTTATCCATGATGAGAATGAAACCCCTCTAAGTATTTTGCAAGTTCATATGTTCGACCGTATTTGTAGAACATATCTGAATCAAAGTCGCGACGCTTTAGACCTTCGCCGATCTTACGCAGTTCACGCCATTCTTTCATTTCGGCTTGAACTTGCATTAGCGTGTCGTCGCCAATGAATGCTACACCTGTTAGTGAGTGATGTAAACCTTCTTCTTGAAAAAATGTAATGTCTTCAACAACACCCATTTCACGAATTGTCTCTTCGATTTCTTCAAGATGGTCATGACTAGCCGCTGACAGAACACAAATCGTCTCGTGATCATTCAGCCACTTATTGAAAACTGGGTTATCTGCTTTACGCGCAAGACGTAGAAGCGCATGTGCACCTTGAATACCAGCTTGAATACCTTTACAATAGCGATTTACAAATACGTAACCTTTCAAATCTTTTCCTCACAATACATAAAGCCATGAGCGTTTCTAGTTAATTCACTCACAACTGTGCCATTAATCATGTCGATGTTCACAGTGTTCAATTGAACTTCATTACCTGCGTCATCAACAAGTCGTAGAAAATCACCACGTGCCCATAGACACGGTGCAATATCAACCAACTGACCAAAAAAGCTCTCTTGGTCTAGTCTTTCAGTGACCTCGATATAGTCACCAAGTCTAATTTGCTTCATTTTGCTTTCTGCTTATATCAATCAAAAAGAATTTATCATGGTTTTGCTTATTTTCATTACGATATATCGTCGTAATCAAAATACAACCTTTAATTCCCTTCTCAAATATTATGTAAATATCTTCACGCTTGATAGCAAGCTCACGCTTTTCAGCACTGTAATACCAATACAGAACTTCACCTAAGTGCTTGTTTACTGTATGATACAGCATTCTACGCAATGTTGAATGTTCAGCAGCACAGAATCGGTCATATACTCTATGTGTGAAGTGTTTCTTCATCACAAAGTCAACAGTCCCGACTAAGCCACGCTGCTTCTCAATCGCGTAATTGTTGAATTCAAATGAAAATCTTTTCCATTTGTACATGAACGAATGCAAATTCATAACGTTTTTTCAAACTCATTGATTTGCGAATTAAGCTCTTCGCGAGTACGAGCAACTAAAACAGTACCGTCTTTGTATGTCGCGATGAACTGAGCTTTCTTTTCGATTGTCCAATCTAAGCGATTCGTTGTCATAATATTGTTCTCTTTTCGTTGTCGATGTGAGTATATTACACAAGTCACATCGACAACGCAACCACTTTTTACATATTTTCTGTAATTCTGAAAATATTAATCAGTGGGTATTTGTAAACCATACCGTCTTTCATCATCAAGCAGTAAAGACCGTCTTTGGTGTAAGCGTTCTTTACATTATCATGAACAACTGGCTTGGCTTGTGATAGTAAATGTACAGCAATCATCATAGTAGCCCAAGTTCCTCTTTCTCTTCGTCAGTGAAATCAACCGATACTTCATGACATTCCATTTTCTCGGGTAGTTCTTCTAAATCAAGTGCGTAACGCGCTGCCATGATAAGCATCATTGCATCTTTCGCACAGTCGTGTACGCCGTTGTGGTGAATGAAACCTGGCATTGCGTCACGACGAATTGGCACTTTACACATGTCACGTTGTAACATCAATGCTTCAATACGAGTACGAACATCACGGAATTTCCAGAATCGTTCGATGACTGCATGACGCAAGCCGCTGTACTTGAAGCAATCTGCCATTAACGGGATATCGTAGTTATTACCGCGACAGTACAAGTGTGAACGACCGTCGTAGCGAGTGTTTTCTTCGATCCACTCAATGAACAACTTGTGACCTTCTTCAACCGACACGTCTTCTGCGCTAGGTATTAGAATTTCTTTCGCTTCTTTTGATTGCTCAGACCACCATTGCACAGTAGCTTTGTTAATGCTTCGCTTACCTTTCTGAGTTTTGATCTCAAACTTGCAACGAAAAGAGTTTTTCACAAGCTCTTGGTAGTCAGGGACTTTCGTAAAATCGTGCTCGAATTCAACTGCACCTAGTTCAATAACCGCAGCGTCAGGGGTCACGTCGAACCCCTCATAGTCAATCAGTATGTCGTAAATGGGTTTATCATTCATGATATTTCTCTCTTCACATTTAGTAAATCATGCAGCAATTCAAGCTTGCTTTCGATTTTGTGTTGTTGATCTTGAATCTGACCAAGAGTCGATTTACGACTATTAATCATTTTCTGCTTTTCTTCTTGGTCGCGGGCAACATCAAGACGAAGCGCGACTTCAATGCGCTCGTCCATGAGCACTGAACGCATTGAACCTAGAATCTCACCAGTTTTAGAAATAGGCGTGTGCATTATTTCACCCCGCTACCGCCAAACCCACGAGCACCGCGGTCAGTTTTTTTGTCAAAAGTATCAACTTCTTCAAACTGCACGTTTTTCACGTAAGTATGGAAAATCAATTGACAGATACGATCACCGCGCTCAATATGCAGCACATCGTCGCCTTCGTTGCGAATCTTGATCATGATTTCGCCTTGATAGTTCGCGTCGATAATCCCGATTGTGTTTGCTAGACGCAAGAAGTGCTTGAACCCAAGACCACTGCGCGGTGCAATCGCGCCGTATACACCAATCTCATCAGCATAATGAGGAAATCCAAACGAGTTTTTATGTGCGAAATAACGCATAATACGTCGAAATGCTTCAAATGTATTGCTCAAATTCACATTATTTTGATGAATCGAGTGAGAACCAATATGAATCTTGACACCAGACGGGATAACGACTGAATCACCCGGTTGTAGCTCGATTGACTCTTCAATTGCAGCACGCAGATCAATACCCGCGTCATCTGGGTCTTTCACACCAATTGGCTCAATTGCTTTTAGACCAAGTTCTTTGTTTTCTTTGTAGTGAGGCAGGTAAATAATCTTCATTAAATTTTCTTCCATCTGTTAAGTCGATTTGTAGCCATTAAACCGCTAACGGCATTTTCATAAATGTATTGCTGAATGAACTCAGCAGATACACCAGCTTTGACAAAATCATTGATGTCTTTCTTATCAATAATTTGAGGTGGGAGCTTATCCCAAATAACAACACGCTCACCCGCTCTGATTAGAACTTGAAGACGCTTTACAACGTCTGGGTGCCGAGGCTCATTATCAAGCGCCCAAATACGATTCCCCGCATAAGGTGCATTTTGTGGACTGACTTGTCCACCTACTATAGCACAGCAATTGTAGAGGAATAAACTATCAATCGGGCCCTCAACGAAAATAACAGGGTCATCTTCATTGATACGCTCTGTGCCGTATATCTTGTTGAAATCGTCGTCAATTTTAATGGTCATGTATCGTTGAGCATGTTTGTTTGTCAACGCACGACCTTGAACAGCAATCAAACCTTCTTTGTTATAGATAGGTATTACCAATCGAGGGTGGTCATTTCTAATCTCACCTTCGTACAAATCTGGGCGAAGCGTCTTAGCCATTTGAGACCAGCCACGAGTAAACCCAAGCAAATACCACTTGTCTTTAGGGATTTTTCTAGATTCGAGGTATTTGTGCATCACATGACCATCTTTAAGGGCAGTGATATTATAGAAAAGTTGCTCTTCTTGTTCTTTCTCAACGACAGTCGCTTCTTTCTTTTCAACGACTGGTTCAGGTTCGCGTTCTTTACGCTCACGAGAATTGCGCTCTTTGAATAACTCGACGCGATACTGAGAAAACAACGATGGTTCGTGATCTTTCAAAAAAGTATACAGCGATTCGTTATAGTCACAGTTCCAGCAACTACAACGTAAATGAATCTCACCAGAACGTGTCTTAACTTCATTAATCCAGAAACGTGTCTTGTACTTGTTCTTTTTCGAGTCACCACAAATCGGGCATCTTGCATTGATTTTGAATGGACGATGACTATGCACCGTAGGGAGTAGTAATCGATGCTGAAGCATCTTGGCGTATTGTATATCAATCAATATTTGCATAATTCAACCTCCGTGTAGTGATTATACACGGCATCACGATACGATAAACATAAAAAAGCCCCGTTTCCGAGGCGTTTTATTATTCGAAATGTCTGAACTTCTTCAGCTTTTTCTTTTTCTTTTTCTTACCGATAGTTTCAGGACCTGCATTAGTTACAGCACCAGTCGTTTCACCAGAAGCAATCGACTCTGGTGAGCTACTACCGTCACCCGCATCACCTGCAACAACAGCTTCTTCGACTCGAATACACTCTTTCGCGAAATCTTCAGATAACCCGTATTCTTTTGCAAGCTCAATCAGCAACAAATAAGACGCGCCATAATCAAGTGCTGTTTTACCACCTGGTAATGCACCAACCATGCGCTTGATATTTCTCACAGTAACATGAAACATCGTCCAGTTACTTTTCTCTTGTGCAGTTACAGGGTCACGCAACTTCTTACCATCTGCGTCGATGATACCCATTCGATATGCTTCCCAACGTTCAAAACGAAGATGAAGCAAACGAGACAGACGAAGAGCATAAAAACCATCTGCACCACGTTTAGCTACACTCATTATGCCCCCAAGATTTGCTCAAGTTGACGATCAAAGATCTTCTCTGCTTCATCAAGTGGTAATGGTACGCTGCGCATGAATTCGTGCAGATTATCTTCGCGAATCAGATTTTCAATAGTACTAGATGGTACTTTGTTCTTGACTTCAACGATCTCGAATCGTGTTCCACCTACACGTAGGAAGTGACGACCTAGACGGCGATACTCAGCTACTTTGTTCGCTTCTACAAATGCAAACACGCGAGTGATACCTTTTTGAATCATAGTCTCTACTTCAGCAAACATCACGCCTTTCGGTGCAACATCGACATCAGAGAACGATTCAAATAATTCAACGCGCTCTTGAAGTGATAAAACCTTGTTCTGAGCTTCAGGTACAAACACTTTACCAACAGCACCAACGTGTTCACACGCTTCAGATAATGTTTTAGTCAATTCTTTATGACCAACTGAAGGAATGCTTGAATCCACGTCCATGATACACGCAGCGTCAATCGCACACTCATTCACAACGGTTTCATGTTCGAAGAAATCTTTTTCCGAAACGACAAATAGACCCTCATCAAGTTTAGCTGCAATTGCTTCAGCTTCTTGTTGTTGTTTCTTCATCGTTGCTTCTTCTTTTTCAGCAGCAGATTCTTTGTCAAACATGGTGATTTTGCCGCGAATTGCGTCTCGAACACGAATGTCCATCATCGGTGTGATGTTCGCCCCGAGTTCTTTTTTCTTTTGCGTATATAGTTTCTCGATTTCAACTACACCGTCTTTGGTAGTACATTGGTGAACCGACGCAATAAGTTCTTCCAATTTATCTTTGATAGCCATTAGCTACTCCTCGTAAACAATCGTATTTTTAGTAATTCTTGATTCGAATACAACTTCAACACGTACACCATAAGGCAATGCCTTAGAACGGCGACATGCATCATTTCTAATCAACATATACGGGTGATATACAGTATCTTTAATATCTTTCGCGTTCAACAAAACATCACCGTTAATATGCAAGGTACCGCGTTTGAATACAAAATCATCTAGTGTAAAGCTATTGACTACAACAAGACCGTTATTGAGAATGTCTGAACCAAATACAACATGATTTATTTCGTCGTCTCGTAGTCTGCGTGCGATTGGCTGGCTAAGTCTCTTCACTTTACCATCGTCAGAATAGTCCGATAATGTAACCATTTTCTTGACTATCATTTGTGATAAAAGCTTACGAGCTTCAGTGCCGTGAATAACGTCAGTACTAGCCCAACGCTCGGCATTTGATTTTTTAATCGAAATCGGAAAATCGCCGCTTACGGTCTTCAATACCATATCGGCTTTTTTGTTGTTTTTTGTGTCGTGACCAGTCATTTCAATCGACTGAACACCTTTTATTACTCGTCGACCAATTTTAATCCGAGTACAGCCAGAATCAATGTGTTGCTTTACAATATTATAGAAATTGCGTTCATTCTCGATGCCCGGATTAGATGTTGGTTTGACGTATACTCTGCATTTTTCCATCTGTATACAACCAATTGAACTGCCTGGGTCGCACTTCTTGTACGTCCCGTCAAGCTCTTTCGCAAGTTTAACAATTAGACCAAGTCGATTTTCATCTGTGTAGATAACGATCTTTCGACTATTGATAATTCTCGCGTCATATCTTAACAAAACATCTATCATAGTGCATGAACACCATCTTTAATACCATACCAGTATTTAGATGTTCATGCAGATAGACTACCACTTAGAAGTCGTAACTTACCTCTTTGGACTCACGACGTTTGTCAAGAAGTTGTCGCAGATCAGTTAAACGAATCATCGGCTGACCGATGTTACGCTGCAAGTTATCACAACAAACGTTCACGTAACGATAGTCATCAATCGTTGCGTAATGCACGTGCCCGTGAATGCTGAAATGACCACGCAGTTCATCGGGGTGTAATGGAAAATGACTCAACCAACCCAACTTTTTGTACTTTTCACAACCGCGAATCACGTCAAACGCACGCATGTAGCTTGAAACAGGAAGATCGTCATGATTCCCGCCATATTGTACTTTACGACCCGGTAAACCAGCAAGAATTCCAACAGCTTCTTCAGTAAATGCAGTATCACCAAGCATAATCACAGTGTCACGCTTGCGAACGTTCTTCAACCAGAAGTCAACAATCCAGTCGGTATTCGCTTGAGTGTCTTCAATGTCATCCCGAAACTTACCAATATTTTTGTGACCTAAATGCAGATCACTTGTAATCCAAACACAACTCATTAATTTCTCTCTTTATCAATAACCATTTCATCATTTACCCGAACGTACAAGATTTGATTATCAGAGCCGCGCCACGCTTTCTGCGTTGGTTGATGTCTCTTGTATCGTCCGTCAATGAAAACATCAATATAATTCATTATCTCTAAATGATAAACATGAGATAATTTGTAACCGCTCCACAACCAAATGTCTTTATCGGGATATCGCTCTTTCACTGATTTACAAATACGCAATATTTCGTCGCGATTGCTCGGGTGCAACGGGTCACCTCCTGAAAGACTCAGCCCATCGTGCTGCTCTAAGCTCGTCAAAACGTCTCTAAGCGTTTCTTCAGTGAAATCGATACCATCGTTCGAGTCCCACGTAGATTCGTTGTAGCAGCCCTTACAGCGATGCTCACAACCAGAAACGAAGATGCTCAATCGAACACCTTCGCCGTTTGCAAAATCAAATTCGTTAATCTTCTGATACTTCACTTACCTGCCATCCCGCAAAAACATCAATATTGAGGCGACAAGATTTTTTGATACCATCATTCGATACATGAACAATATTTTTGTTCATAGCTTCGCGTCGAGAAAATGTAAACGGTACATCATCTGCAACAACTGTGATGAAATCATCATTACAAAACACAACTGTTGCTTCTTCTTGTCTCGGCTCGAATTGACAGTTCAAGTATACGTCAATCGTGTCACCTTCGTTGATACGAACATATTCCATCTTCGTTTCAATCGTTTCTTTATTGTATGACAGCACACCGTCGTGATTAAACAATTCTTGAAACGTTTCTCGTTCTTCAAAACGTGAAATGATACCAAAGCTAGAATTATCGCTGACTCGACTGCCTTGAACAATAAACGTCAAAGAACTCATATAATCATACAAAACACAGTCGCCAGTTTCGTCTTGATATATAAATCGAGCATCTATAGTAGTATCACTCGCACTTAAACTCAAGCTGCTACTACTCATAGGTTCGACGTATACTCTAACATCTTTACCAATTTCTAAAGCTGTCGGCGTGTATGTAGGTATTCTTCGTTCTTTTTGCGTAAACATTTTAAAACTCCCAATTTATTTTAGACGTGTGACCATGTACTAACGTCCAACAGCCGCCCCGAACCCATTGACCAGACAACTTACGGCGATAGTATTTGCCACCCGTTGATGTCGTGATCATCTTCATTGTTTTTGAAATCTTCGTGATTACACCGTCGGGATGACTGTCACCATTGAAACAATAGCTAACTGAATCACCTACACGTGGCTTTTTGATAATGTCAAAGCGCGGCAAGCAACCTGAACCTGCGTCCACAACCATGTATAGATCTTGGTCGAGCATGTTGCAGACTTCAGTAACTCGCTCTAATGTTTTCCAATCTCTACGAGATTCAACAGTGTGACCCTCTTGGCGCCACTGTTCAGCTACTGAGTGTTCGTCGATAACGCTGCAAGTTGTCAAGTTGATGTATAGCATAATGTTTCTCTCTCTCTGTTAGTCGATGTCGTCTCGATGAAGTTAATATTACGCACTTATGATTCGTGTTGCAACCTTTTTCTTCGTCAAAAAACAAAAAAAGCGCCCGAAGGCGCTTTCTTAACAGTGTTTAACTCGATTTTGCATTTCGACAGTCTTGCCGTGATTCCAACCACGAGCACCCGGGTTACCGAGATAACCGCAGACACGTCTCGTTACATTGAGCTTTTCAGGGTCGCGTTCACCACAAACAGGACAAGAATAACCCAGCGAATCACCATGAGCTTCACCAGACCAACCACACGTACACTGATCAATCGGGGTATTCGTACCGAAGTAAGCTACTTTAGTGTAAGCATAATCCCATACGCGCTCTAGACCTTTGATGTTATCTCGCATATTCGGGAACTCAGCATAACAGATGAAACCACCGTTTGCATGAATTGGGTATGCAGCTTCAAAATCAATTTTCTCAAATGGGTTAACTTTCTTGAACACGTCTAAGTGAAACGAGTTTGTGTAATAGTCTTTGTCATTGATACCTGTAATGACACCGTATTTCTCTTGGTCGAGACGACAGAAACGATCACACAGCGATTCACTTGGTGTACTGTACAGACTGAAACCGTAGCCCGTCAGTTCTTTCCATGCATCTGTGTACGCTCTAAGAGTTTCCACAATCTTTTCAGCGAGGAATTGTTTGTGCTGTGACTCAAACGTATGCATGTCTTTATCTGGCGAAAGCAACGTTACTGCTTCGTGTAACCCGATATAACCAAGCGAGATACTTGAACGACCGTGTTTGAAAACTTCACTGACTTTATCAGTTGGCTTCAAGCGCACGCCCATTGCACCTTCACAGTATAGAATCGGAGCAACTGATGCAGTTACATCATCAAAACGCTTAATACGCAACATCAATGCTTCGTAAGCTAGTGTACAACGCTCGTGTAAGATCTCGAAGAAGCGTTCAGTATCACCCGATGCTTCAATAGCAATACGCGGGATATTGATTGAGACGACGCCTAAGTTATTACGACCATCGAATACCGTTTCACCATCTTCGTTCTTCCAGTCACCCAAGAATGAGCGACAGCCCATTGGAGACTTAAACCCACCAGTCGTTTCAACTAGTTTGTCATAGTTCAAAATGTCTGGGTACATACGCTTACTTGCACATTCAAGAGCTAACTTTTTGATGGCGTAGCACGGGTCGCCTTCTTTTAGGTTCACGCCGTCTCTCAATGTGAAAACAAGCTTAGGGAAAATAGCAGTTTTCTTAGTCTTACCTAGACCTGCAATACGATTCTGAAGAATACTTTTTTGAATAAGTTTTTCTTCCCACGACGTACCTAACCCGAAGTTGATTGTCGTGAATGGTGTCTGACCGTTTGAAGTCTGCATCGTATTGACTTGATATTCAAACGTCTGGAATGCATCGAACGTTTCCTTTTCAACACGCTTTCGTGCAAAGATAGCAGCTTTAGAATCAGAGTCGGGATGTTCTTCGCGACCTACTTCGAGCCATTTATAATATGACTTACGAACATAAGGTGCTAGGACTTCGTCGATTCTATTGATCGTGTTACCGCCGTAGATATGGCTACTTACTTGCTGAATAATCTGAGTTACAACAGTGGCAGCAGTGCTAATACTGTTTGGTTCTTCGATTTCAGCATTACCCATTTTGAAACCGCCTTCAAACATGCCTTTGATATCAATAAGCATACAGTTGAATTGCGGGAATAATGGGCTGTAGTCAAGGTCATGAAAATGAATATCGCCGTCGATATGTGCATCTGCAATATGCTTCGGTAGATAGTCTTCAAGTGCGTAATGTTTCGACACTGTGCCAGCTACTAAGTCACGCATTGTAGGGATTACTTTCGAATCTTTATTTGCATTCTCTTTGTTGTTACCCGAACCGCTAACAATGTCTAAAATGTCGTGTTTCATTCATTCCTCTTCTAACAATTTGTCGATGCGAGATAAGACGCTCACACCCTCGCCTAGACATTCGCCATTGTAAAACGCTATTGGGTGGGCAATATAACCATCATCTTCAGCGATTTTCTGAAGTTCTTTATAGCGTTCACTAGGAACAAATGCGTCATAAAAAATATGTTTAATGTTTCTATCATTTAGCGAGTCGCACAACTTGCGACAAGCTAAACAATATTTTGACCCGATAATCTCTACCAATTTACCGCCTCTGCTTTCTGCGTCTGTTCTTTCTTCTGCGCGAAAGGAGTCGCCGATTGCGTTTGAGATTGAGCAGGCGCCGTATAACTCGCAGTACCATCTACATCACCCCAACGTTGTTTACCTTTGTTAACAGCAATCATAAATGTCTGGTCTTGGTTACGGTCAGCATAACGAGACTTAATCTGTTTCACTCGTTGTTGCCCGAGCGCGACAGTTTCTTCAGTTTCCATAATACCGAGAATCAAGTCAGCAGTATGAGCAAGACCAGCCGATTCAGCAATATCACCCATTCCCATGTCACTTGCATCCCATGCGTTACGTGTAGTCTGAGCAGCAGACCAAACAGCAACGTTATGTTCAACAGCAAAACCACGAATTTCTTCAGCAATAGCTTTAACGTGAACGTATGTATTTTCTGAACTTGCAACACGTGAACTTGCACAGATACCAAGATAATCGACAATCACAATGTCTGGGATTACGTCTTTCTTGGTGCGAAGCTCATTCATCAACGTATTGAAGTGAGTTACATTCGCGCCCGCAGTCGGGAACTGTTTAATGAATAATTTACCTTGAGTTTTCTTCTCAAGATTCTGAATCTTAGTGCCGTATGTTTTTTCAGTAATAGTATCGAAATCGTCCATACTGATGTCCATTAAGTTGGCATCAATACGCTTCGACACTGCCGCTTCACTCATTTCCATACTGATGTATAGAACGTTGTAGCCTTGTAGAAGATACTCAGTTGCTAAATGACACAACGCAAGTGATTTACCCACGTTAGAACCCGCTAGAAGTAGGTTCAGAGTACTTCTTTCAACACCACCTTGAGTGATCTTGTTTAAAATGTTCATTTTGAATGGGATTTTTGCTGCTTTCTCGATATACGATTTGTATCGAGGTTCCCAATCTGCAAAATAATCATGACCAACTGATGTGTCAAAACAAACGTTCAATGCATCACGCATCAAATCGGGAATCGCACCAAGCGTTTTCATTCGTTTGTTTTGCTGATCAAGTGGTTTAGCTGCATTCTCTTGAATAGCAAGTGATTCACTAAGCGCGTTAAAAACGCTCTGTTCGATACAGAACTGTTCAGTCGTGTCAATCAACCATCTCAGGTCGTGACTCGGGTGAGGTTCTAGTTCATTTATTGTTTGTTGTATCTCTGCATAGTCGTATTCACTAATCCCTGTCAATGACTCAAGACATACTTTCAAAACTTCAGGTGTCGCACGACGTTTGTACTCGTCTGCGTGGTTCTTAATCATCATAAAGATATGCTGATGAGCAGTTGACTGAAAGTATTCTTTTTTCAAGTGAGGGATTACGGTAGCAAAGTACTCTTGATTTTCGATAAGATTTGAGAAAATCGACTTCTCGATTTGCATTGTTCTTTTACCCCATTCTTGTTCTGTTCTTCACGAATAAGTTTCATAATACACGCCTCAACATGCGGACGAATTTGTTCTTCTTTGTCTGGATGTTGAGTTACAAATTCAATTTTGAGTCTGCCGCTATTATCTACTAGAATGTCAGTAATATAAACTTCAATATCGTCAATCATTATACTAAATTTCACGCGCTCTTGAAGCTCGGTTAGCATTTCTGTTACTTGGTTCGGAGTCATACGATTCGTCCCGTCTAAGGTGAAAAAGACCCGCAATTAAGCGGGCCAGTATCGTTAATCGAATAAGCTATCGATTTCATCATTCAATTCAGACTCGTCTAACTGACCTAAGCAGTAAAGTCGTTTCACGCCTTCTTTGAAAGTCGGTGAATTGATGATGTCTTTCCAGAAAGAAAGCGTTTGTGTTTCTTTCGCTCGATATTTCTTTTCTTCGACGATCATTTCGCCAGTTTCTTCATCAACAGTTGCACGTTGATACCAACCATTAGATGGTTTAACAACATGACCGGTTTGAAGTGCAATATCAAGTAGACCAGAGAACATATCGATACCGTTTTCGTATGTAACCGTCAACGGAACTTTCATCTTCTCTTTCACGAAACGTGATTTCTCGATATTCATAATGAAGTGATAGCCGACAATCTCTTTGCCGTCTTTTTCTTGCTGTTTACCGAGAATGATTACCGTATCAGCAGAGTACATGATACCCGTACCACCAGACATGACAGTTTTAGAGTACATTTCTTGAGTTTGATACGTGTGGTTGATCGCGATACAAGGAATATCGAGCATTGTGAAATATGGTGTGATGATACGGAACAATGATTTCAATTGTTTCGCACGAGACATATCAGCAACTGACTTTTCGTTTTGCGCGTCATCGATTTCTTTTGCAGAAGCAACGTTACCTACCGAGTCAATAAAGAAAATTACGCGGTCTGGTTCGTCACCCGCTTTCTTAGCTCGCTTACGTTCTGCAAGGTCTTTAAGCTGATTCGCCATTTCGAATTTCATACGCTCAACGCTCTCACATTGTATATGAAGAACACGGTCTGGGTCAACACCTTGTGAGCGCAAATAAGACGGTGTGATACCGAATTCTGTATCAATGAATACACAAATTGCCTCAGGGTATTTCTTCAAGTAAGCAGCTACGCCAACTAGACCCAAGTTCGATTTAAAGTGCTTTGACGGTCCCGCTAGTACTGTCAACCCAGAAGTTAAACCACCATCTACTTCACCACTAAAAGCAATGTTAATCGCAGGCACGTAAGTACGTGTATGATCTTTTTCGAACATAAACTGACTTTCTGATAACACTTGCGCGTAACCAGATGTGCTTGATTTTTTCAACGATTTCATTAAATCTGACATTATTTTACCTTCTAACTAAGAAAGGAGCAGCAAAATGCTACCCCTTAAATTACAACTGAGATTAAATTAAGCTTTCTTTGCAGCACGCTTGCGTTTTGGCTTTACGGGCTCATCTTCAACTTCTTCATCTTCAGGGTCGACCTTTAGTTTGCGAAGCTCTTCAGCTACGCGCTCTTGAATCTGTTCTTCAAGTTGAGATTCAATGTCACCTGCAAGTTGAGCTTCAGCTTCTTTCATTTCATCTTCGAACTTCTTCGACATTTCTTGAAGACGTTCTGTAACCTCTTCTGGCGTCAGCCATAAGTCTTGGTTATGGTTGATGATTTCGTCGATCTCGTCAGCATCAAAGAACGGTTCATAAAGAAGACCACATACGCGGTTTAAATGCTCTTCGTGAGATTTAGCTTGTTTCAACGTGTCTGGCATTTTACCAATTTGACCGCCGCTCGATGTATGGAACATGAACGTTGCAAATGGGGATACGTGCCAACCATTACAAGCTAAGAAAATCATTGTACCTGCGCTGCACACTTCACCCTCTGCGCACGCGATGACTGCACCTGCTTTAGATTGCATAATTGCATCACAAATTTGACATGCAGCATAGAAGTTACCACCAGGTGTATTCAAGTGCAAGTAAATCACGTCTGTTTCGGACGCCGTATGCAGAATTTGAAGCATTTCTTCATAATCATTCGGCTCTTCAATCGCACCGTTGATGTAGAAATCATGACGTACAGAACCAGCCCCTGCGTACCATCCAATGTTATTTTTAAAAATCATAAGTCACCCTTTGTTAACTTTTCGATGAAAATCGTAGAGCCGTTCTGGCATTCGACGATCTCTGATTCCCCGTTGTGTGGGAAATACCAGAAAATTTTAGTTAAATCAATCGTAACGTCGTACGCTTCGATTTCATCAACGATTGTAGTTTTATATATGTGGTCTGCAAAAGGTAATGCAGACTCGATAACACTAGGGCCACCGATAACACTTATTTTATCAAAACCTTCTATCAGATAAACATTTTCGATGTTTTTAATCAGGTCTTGAAAGGAGTCACACTTGCAGTAAACATCGGCTTTTTGACCGTTTTTTGCAGTCGCTGTATCGCTGCCACTGAGCACAACGTGCGGGCGGTCTGCTAGTTTACCGGGAAGTGATTCGAATGTCTTAGAGCCCATTACAAGCACGCTATTCATAGTAACTGCTTTAAATCGAGCCAAGTCTTCTTTGTTATGTTTCCAAGGGAGTTTGTTTTGATTGCCGAAGGGCGCGTGCGGGGATTTACTCATACCGTGAGCGAAAACGATTTGAACTTTCATTTAATCTCCTATAAAGAGAACAAAGGGGCAATTAAGCCCCTTTAAATCATTACTCGTCTAGCTCTAGGTCAGCTAGTAGTGCGTCTAGCTCGTCATCGACAGAATCAGTCACTGGCTCTTGTGAAGCAGGAGTGTCGTCAGTGTCGATAGTTGCGCTTGGTTTAGCAACTGTACGAGGTGCATTTGCTTGAGCAGGAGCACCAGTGTTCAGTTGAGCTTCAAGATTTTGAGCAGCCGTAGATGCTTTAGACTGAGCAGCGCCAGTCACTTGAAGAAAACGCTTCTGAAGGTCAGCTTCAGATTTAAACGCAGACGGTGCAATGATTGCGTTTAGGTCGTGCATTTGGTCCCAGACTTCTTTCAGTTTAGCTTCGTCACCGCCGTATAGCTCAGTGCTTGGGCCGAATTTAGAGTCGTCGTAGTTAGGGAAACCAGATACTTTCTTAGCTTTCAAGCTGAAGTTAGCACCGTCGAATACACAAGTCACGTCCATGCCCGGTACACCTAGATCTTCATCTGCTTGAGCAGCTTGAGTGATCTTGTCAAGAATTTTCTTACCGAAACGGTATTTGAAAACTTTGCCTTCATTTTCTGGTGCAGCTTCATCTTTGATTACAACGATGTTAGCCCAGTAAGAAAGAGTACGCTTGCGTTTACGTGCAATGTTTTGGTTATCTTCGTTTTCAGTTTTCCAAAGCTCGCCGTTAGCTTGGCAGCATGGACATGGAAGATCGATAGTCGAAGGACAGTTTTCGATGTACCAGTTACCGTTTTCTTTGAAACCGTGTGTGAAGATTTTTACAAATGGTAGGTCGTCTTCGCCTTTAGCAGGCAGGAAGCGAATCACCGCAGAACCATTACCAAGCTTGTCAGTAGAAAGTTTCCACTCGTCAGCATTGTCGAATGACTTTTTGCTTGACATTTGCTCTAGTTTTTCTTGAAGTTTTGCTGGAGATTTGCGTTTGAACATAGACATATTGTATTTTACCTTGTATTTTATAGTATGATATAGTATCGTATAGTGTGTTATTGTATTTTACTTTGATTTTTTATTTGAATAAACATTTCTTTAGCAAGAACTTCGTCGATTTTCAGCAACTTATCGTATGCTAAAGCTCGTGTCTTGAACTCGTGCCAGAAGATATCGTCTCCGTAATCTTTGTCGATTACAGGTACGAAGTTCAATAATCTATTCAGAATTACGAACGTCTCAATTGAGATAGTATTTCGTAACACGAGTTGCATTATAACGGGATGCCCTTCGCCTCTAAACAAATCTTTGAATTTTTTATTCTCTCTATTTATAAGAGTAAAAATCGAAAGTAGTTCATTTTTGTAGTGTTGACTGTAAATTTCCATAAATCCCGTATGTTTCAACCAGAATTCATGAGCGTCAGCACCTGCAATCTCATAAGAAATCGCATTGGGGTTCGCTGCTAAGTTACTAACAAGCAACTGATAGCAATCATTCAATGTTAGCCGTTTGGCTAGCCGTTCAAAAAACACCTTATCTGAACGCTTCTCGAACGCAGATCTAGGTGTTTTCATTCCGAGTTTATACTTGGAGATGTCGTACTTTCCGCCCATATGCGCCTTTACAGCACAATAAACACGAAATACGCTATACCCATTGACCCAAGTCCGAGGCAGAACCAAATCGACTTCTAATAGTCTTTTCATTTATCGCCTCAGTCTCAATTTTGTCTTTCAACGTCTGATTAATCAGATACGGGAAGCGACTAATGTCGTAATCGTATTGCTCAATGAAGAACAGACACGCTTCAAGATAGGTCATGGCGGGACAGCTATTATAAATCTCTTCAATTTCTAGAGAGATTTGCTGTCTAAGACTGCCTTTAATAGGCGGAACTAAATCACCAAGCTCTTCTTTTAAAACGTAGTTGTCTTTATTCATCATCTGCATCGTCAAAAAGCTTCTCGTATAGATTGTCTACCTTTTCATACTTCGCCTGTTCTTCTTGGCGGTTTTGTTTGTGATACATCTTCACAACTTTGTTGAAATCGGCAGGTTTGATTTCGAACTCTTCTTTTGCGCGATTCGCAATGTCTTTCATTAGATCGCGTTCAGAATCAATGCGCAACATGGAAGCAGACGCTTCTTTAACCATGTTAACTACTTCTTGCTTATCTTGCGGAGTAGAGATTGTTTCGTATTCAAGAATGTCCATCGTTACCTCAATATGTTTTGTTCAATGTCGTTGTTTCGTGCTGCTCATTATACAGCAGCACATGTTGTTCTAAACAATTTTTTTAGAATTCGCTCATGCTTTCAATAAGCTTATCTAACTTCTTAGAAGCAAAATACATCATGATTTTACTTCTAGGCGCTGGCTTCTGCGCTTCAAACTGTTCGATTATGCTATCACTGATATTCTTAGGAATAAACGCAAAATCTAACAATTTTCTGTTTTCTTCATAACGAGCAAATTGCTCTTCAGTTAAGAGCTTTTTAAGCTCATCTGGCGTTGATGTCATTAGCGTGCGCAACTCTTCTTTGCGAACAGATGGTGCACGACGACCATCGCCATGTGTGTAGTGATCATTCGGCGCTTTCAACGGTGCAATACCGTCTTTTTTATCACCTTTGATGCATTTAAACATGATGTCCATTTCTGGTGAACCATGCTTCGGCTTGACCCATTTCTTCTGAATCGGAGACCATTGACGTACAAGCTTGCTTGTGTGTAACTGAGTAAAGTCACCATCTGAAGAAGTAATCAAAACTGGAACGTTTTTACTCACGTAATAATTAGTCAAAACACCAATATGGTCATCGGCTTCAACGCCTTCAATGTCCATTACGTAATACGGCATGTTTTCTTTGATTTCTTCTTTAATCTGCGCCATTGCATTGAAAATCGTTTCGAAATCCCAGCCAGAGTCATCACGCTGCTCACTACGTTTGTATTTGTAGTACCAAGCTTCTTTCTTGCGCCAATAACCGCCTTTACCGTTATCAATACACAAGATAATACGCGGGTATTTGAGTTTGTTCTTTAGCACGTTACTACGTAGCGTGTTAAGAACGATATGACGAATCAAATCAACTGTTAATAGATCAGTCGGTTTGTATGTTGCCATGATTGTACTCAAGACAATCTGACTGAAGTCAACGAGATTAACACCCGCTGGCATACCATCAAACGATTTTGTCTTTCGCTTGAAGAACCCCTCTAAACTCATGTGTCGTTTCCTATATGTTTATATCGTGTGTCTAAATATATCATAGCGAATTGCATATCTAAACAAAGGAGCAATGAAATGTCAGAATTCCGCAGAGCATTTCGTGCGTCAGGTCTTGATGCAAGTGGTCAGAATGTCATTAACGTAGCAGACCCACGAGCAAATGAATTGTTCGACGGTATTAACCAAGGCTACTTTATTGAAGAGAACACTGTTCAAGAGTATGACCCAACACGAGATCACTATAAAGTAGACTTTATCGTTGAGTTCAATCAACGTCTATACAAAAACATTACCGAAATCAATGCACCTGAACCTTTTGACTCGCAGAAGTGGCAGAAAATGCGTACCGACCCTGAATGGGAAGATACTGATTCATCGGTAGGCGCAAACGTCGGTGACTTCTTGTTGTTAACAGCAAGCTCGGCAATCACTATTACACTGCCTGAAACACCATTAACAGGTGACACAGTTACAATCAAAGACGGTAAAGGCGTTCTTACAACTTACCCTTGTACGATTGCAGCAGCGGGCGGCTTGACGATTCAACATTACGGCATTGACGGTTCAATTGAGTCTAAACCGAGTATTTCATTCAATACCCCTAACAGCACTATATTCTTAGTGTACAACGGTATTGCATGGACATATCAGATCAATCAAGAGTTATACAATACGTATATCGACGACAGTCACCCAACTCAACAGGGTGGGTACTTATCAACTGGTGGTTATTTCACTAACGTTGGCGAGACAGTCACATATGACGGTTCAGTTAAGAAAATTGCAATTTCTGTACCACTGAACCCGAACGTGGGCGATACAATTCATCTTAAAGATGTTGCGTATCTTGAGAATCAAACGTCGATTCAAATCGGTGTGAACCCGACTGCTACGGGTCAGGTTATTCAAGACCCTATTTCAGGCGAACGTAGTTCTGTTATCAGTCTTGATACTATCGGCGGCGCTGATATCACATTTATCGATGATAACGGTACTGGCGTATGGGTAATCACAATCGCGAACAACCCGCATTTATGGAACTATGTCGGGGATTCAAGCGCGGTTGAATTGAAGCCTCGTTCTCGTTACGCTATCGAAATCGCAGATGCTGTTCCTGCAATGACGATCACACTACCAGAAAAACCAGCCGATGGTGACTGGATTGAGATCTCACACAACAAAACAGCTCATAAGAAAGTAACGATTCAAGTTCACCCGAATTTCGGTGATGATGACCCAGGTCACGGCCCCGATGAATACAAAGTATTCTTGGACTTTGAAACATATCGTTATCAAAAATACCGTCATTACGTTGATTTCGTTCCATTCTTCGTTGAATCATTCGAAATTAGTGATTATGACAGCGGTTATTCACTAGTTCTATACTACGACGCGAGTCGTAAAGTATGGTCGTTCGGTAACATCGCGACTCGTATCGATATCGCTGATGAACTATACCGTAAACGCCCGGGTATCGTGCCATTAGCTGACCCAACGGAAGCTCTAGCACACGGGATTGAATATGCGCACCCTGAAGATGCAGCAGACCCTTGGGCTGATCAAAACCCACTGAAAGACCACGTAATCACGGTAGAGACGCTTGACGCTCGTCGTGCAGGTGAACAGCAAGTTGGTATGGCTCGTGTTGCTACACTTGGAACTGATGAAGCACTTGAAGAATCGCGTTCTGGTACGTTTGTTCGTTACCCAGATACAAACTTCAGACATGATCTGTTCATAACACCACGTAGTTTGAATGCGCGTACAGCAACTGAAACACGTCGCGGTGTAGTTGAAATCGCAACTCAAAACGAGACGCGAAGCACAACTAACGATGTTCAAGTTCTAACACCGATGAAATTCCACGCTGCACAAGCTGAAGAAGATCTAACAGGTGTTGCAAAACTAGTCGAAGCGTCGAACAACATCAATGCTGGTGGTATTGTTACATCAACAGCGAATATGCGCTCAGACCGTTCAGTAAATGGTCTTGACAATACAGTATATGATAAAACTGATCATCTGCGTATAGTAACGCCTAAAATGCTTGATGAGTATCGCGCTACAGAGAATCAACCTGGTACATTATGGGTTGCTAAGAGCAGTGAACTTCGCATCAACGACTCAACAGTTGATAACGCGATCATCACGCCTAAGAAATTAGCAGCGTGGAAAGCAAGCTCAACGGTTCGTGGTATTGCTCGTTCTGCTACACAGTCTGAAGCAAATGCAACAACAGGAACTGGTGAATCGTGGACAACAGTCTTCATCACACCAGAAACGTTGAATAGCAGAACAGCAACTGAATCACGTCGTGGTGTTGCTGAAATCGCGACTCAAACTGAAGTTGACTCAGGGACAGACGATACTCGTATTGTTTCACCACTTAAACTGAAGACATGGCTTGATCGTGACCATTTCGTGACGGCAGGAACAGATGGTCTATCGCATACTGGTACAGTGTGGGGCGACGTTACATTCAGCATCGCGTCAGCGACTGAAACACAACGTGGTACACTACAAGTTGCGACTCAAGTAGAAGCGAATGCTCAAACTGGTGCGCTTGATGATGTAATCATCACACCACAGAAGTTAAATGCGCGTCGTGCTACTGAAACGCAAACCGGTATCGTGCGTCTTGCGACTCAAGCTGAAGTCGAAGCAGCGACAGCTAGTAATGAAATTGTTGTTACTCCGAGTGATTTGCTACACTGGACTCGTTACTCTGACAGCTCACGTGCAAATGAAAGTCGTTATGGTAACGTACAAATCGCAACACCAGCAGAAACATTTGTTGGTAACAGTACAGACGGTTCAACACAAGCGTATACGTCGTACTTGCGTGTTCCATATGCAGTTTCACCTTACGGGTTGCACTATGCATTGCGTAACTACTTGCCACTAAACGCTAAAGCTGATGACTCAGAATTACTAGATGGCTTGAACAGTACACAATTTGCACGTCGTGACGTTGATCAAACAATCAATGCGTCATATAAGTTTGACAATCATATAGTTCTTGCAAAAAATGGTGGTTACTTCATCGTTGAGAACCCAAATAACGATTCGGCAAGTGTAAAACTCGACTGGTTAAATGACGAAGCTCGCATTCGTGTTGGTGGCGGTGGTGAAGGGTCTTCTGCACCCTTCTTAATCGTAGGTACAGGCGATTCAACTCGCTGGCAAGTAAATTCAACTGGCTATACGGCTCAGCCAGGTGGGGCATCGTTCGGTGATACCGTATATGAAAATGAAGCGACTGCAAACGTTGATTCATCGTACGGGACTTATTCAAGCCCTGCAAGCGGTTCACTTCGTAACAAGTACTTGGGTATTAACAACGTAGCTAAAGCTTCTGAGAAGTGGGTTACAGCGCGCACAGTGACGTTCACTGGCGACTTATCTGGTAACTTTACGTTAGATGGTAGCGGAAACGTTACTTCAAACATTCAAGTTAACGATTATAGTCACGCTCACTCAGGTGAGAACATCACAACTGGTACAATTAACAATGATCGTCTGCGCAAATCAAGCCGCACGAATTCAGGTATTGTACAAGTAACAAGTGACGTGCGTACAGCAGACCCAGTGAATGCTTCAGACCCACACCAAGCTCTATCGGCTGGTGCTGGTAAGACACTATCTGAGCGTATCGACTTGTTCACGCCAGACGGTGGTACAGGTGAGAGCGTTAAATACAGAGACTACATTCAAGTTGGTTCTGTAAGAATGTCAACTAATAATCAAGGCGTGTTGGAGTTTACGTACGGACACGCTATATAAGGTGATTTATGTACGAAAGACTTAAACGTGACGGCGATTGGCTATTAATCTTTCGCCATGATTCAACAGGAGGTGTGTTTTTCACCTCCGATGCTGAAGCACGCAGCGTCGGGACAAATCCCGACGTTGAACAAAAATTCAGTGCGTTGAACTCACTTGAGGAATTTCGCCGTGAAGACGGCAAATTCCAATTCAAGCTTCATTACCCAGAATTAGATGTAACAAACATTTGGAAGCAAAGTAGTAACTTTGCAGCTATTGATGTAGGTCAATATCTAACTAACGGTAACTTGGCTGGTGGCGAATACGTTACTGAGCAAAACGCAAAAATAGGTTCGTGGGTTATAGTTGAAAAAGAAAACCCAGGGTCGTCAAAATACGTTGTAGAACAACCAACTGCGGCACTCGAAGATCAATTGCGATTTCAAGTGCCACAATCGCGTTTAAAACCAAACAAAACATACACATTGTCATGTTGGGTTGGGTATGAAGTAGACGCTGATCACGACACAGCAGCTATATTTCACGCTCGTTGGTATGACGGTTCCAATAATGATTATACATTAGGCGAACATACTGCGGGTGACGTGTTCGAATCAGCAGGAAACGAAATAATAGTTGACGGGATTCTTTGGAAACGTCACTATGCTCGTTTCACAACGCCTAGTACTCTTTCGTCAAGTAGCATGTACTGGTATTGTTGCTACACAAACGATGCCGGGAAATTACCAACAGGAAAACGTTGGTTGACGAACTTCATGATCACGGATTCGCAAATCGTCAAGAACTATACTGGCGATTACGATGCTACCGCTCGTGGGGTTAGGGGTTATGAACCTGTTTACATCGAAAGCACTGCAAACGATTGGGGTGGTATTGAATTCAGCGTTTCAGCTAGTACTTTAGCAGATGGTTCAGTCGATATATCAAATTGGTATTGGGCTATCGGTGCCAAACGTTCTTGGCCAGACGCGACTACGACATTCCCGGGACCGGGTATTAACGTAAATATAGCAGAATTATGGATTTATGCTCCCGTCGGTTCAAGAATCGGTGAATATGAAGTGTCGGCTAGACATATCAGAGATTTTTCAAATAATAATATCAGACTGTTAGCAACAGGTGTCGCGAACGGTAGTTCGAATCTAGCATCATGTTATTTGAATGATGTTAGTCTATTCACACCCGAAGCTAAACAACAATATCAAGTTCGTTTGATTATATTCAACGACGATATGACAGTCAAAACTAATAGAAAATATCTTCTGAGTAGTTCTACAGAACGTAGCAACTTCATCAACGGGCTGAACGGGTTAACAACAGAGCCGTTTGTTATTCTATCAAATGGGTCAATGTACGCAGATTCTGCGGTAGATGCTGCAATTCAACAGTATCACCCGATTGAGTATCGCGGTAGCTCTTACTTCAGTCAATACAGTTATAGTTACTGTGCATTCGGGACAGGCCAATTAGGTATTGTATATGATCGTTGTATGTTCGATCATGAATCTGACGGTGACAGTGTTGTTGATACTGCATTCGAAGATAAAGAAGGGATTGGTTCAAACGGGTACGGAATTCCTTTACTCGAAACAATGACTGTTCCTACTGATAAACGTTATCTTCTTTCAGATTATGGTGTAATCGACGGACAGTACTTGATTTACAAAGCTCGTGCATGTATTGATCGAAATTCAGCAATCGCGAATGCAGACAAAATGGCGAATCTTCGATTCTACAACGTAGTTGGCGATGAAGTAGGCAGACAGAATATTCATTTTTACAGTGCAGAGAAAAAAGAAACTCAAGAATTTTTCGTACAAGTACCAACAGGTGCAGTTAAATTTGGAGTTTGGTCTGACTTACAACCAGAGTACTTTGATTACGTCATATTGACTAAAGGCGGAATGTCAACCCCGAGTGGTATACCTCATATGATTTCGAACATAAACGGTATCGCTGCTCAAGAGATTGTCAATTCACCGATTACAGGTAACGTAGTTGATGACGATAGCTGGTGGCGAGCATATAACGCAGATTCAAACTTGTATGCAGGTATTAATATGCCAGTACAAGAAATTGACAACGTTCAATGGGGTAATTATGTACTTTCAGGCGGTGAAAAGTGTTTCACACGTACAGCAGGCTCATCATCTCCAATTGAAATGCAAGAAGTATCAATCGATCCATCTCGACCATACTTCTTATCGTTATGGGTTAATGCTATAGACAAGCAAAATAGCTTCTTATATTTCAGTGTACGTGTCAAGAATTCATCTGGTGACTATAGAACTCTGAGATTATCAGACGGTAGTCGAACATCTACATATATCAATGTTGACAGAGTGTACGGGTTTCCTGCTTCAAACAATCAATGGGTTTTATTGCAGGGGTATATTCTACCACATGATTGGACAGATGCACAACATCAAGCGTTTGCTGATAAGTTTAACAACTATTTCGGTGTAATAAACCCAGAAGATGATCCGACATATCAGACATCAAAGGGTGTAGGTTATTACACCACAAACGCAGACAAGTCTTTTAGATGGAATGCTGATGATGATAAGTTGATACTTCGATACAAAGATGAAACAGCCGTTGAAAATCAAGTAATGTGGGCTTTCCCAATTGTCACTGAAGTCAATGTTGCTAGTTCGTTTGAAGACAATTTCACTGCAATCGACTTTGCAATGAAATAAAAGAGCCCTTCGGGGCTTTTTTTATACGCGAAGCGAAAAACGGTAAGAGGCGGAAAAATTCCGTCTCATCTTAGTAGTATTAGTGCTTTTAGTGATATTAGAAGTATTAGAGGGATTAGTGTTTAAGCCACCAATGATGAAATGTATACTTGATGACGCGAGGTTATTATGAAGCTACAAGATTTAAAAATTGAATATCACGAAGACGTGAAAATTGACACAACTGCTTTAGAAACAGCAGCTATTCGAATTCCCGTTCTTCATGCGAAGTGGCTTGCATACCGAGCCGATGCAAGACAACTACTTATCAAAGCTGAAATGAAAATGGAAGCTGTGAGAAAAGACCGCTGGCTCTTTTATAGCGGCAAACATGACGATGAAGTTTGTGATTTCATCGTAGAAAAGAGTGAAATGAAATATGCTCTTGCGGGTGATGAATATCTTCAACGTGCAATTGCTACTTTTCAACACATGAAAGATGTGTTATCATTCATCGAAGAAGCTTTGAAAGGCATTAGTCAAATGGGCTTCACAATCAAACACATTATTGACAACAGAAAAATTGAGAGTGGTATAGTATGATCATCGAAACAATTAAAACAACACGCCTACAAGCTCGTAAAGACCGTAACAACGCAGTTGCGTCTGTACTCGGTGTCATTATGGGTGAACTTGACCGTCGTCAAAAACACGATGACGAGTCTTGCATCAAAGTAATCTCAAGCGCGATTGACAACAACAAACTTGCTCTTGAACACGCACAAGGCGATCATGTAGACATTCTGAACGCAGAAAACGCAGTTCTTGAGTCTCTACTACCTGCAAAAATCTCTGAATCAGATCTAGACACGTTCGTTTCTAACTTTGTTCTAGAAACTGGTGCTGATTCTATGCGTGACATGGGTAAACTAATGGGCGCTCTAAAAGCTACAGGTAAAGTTTTCGATGGTGGTAAAGCGTCTCAGTTGTTCAAACTAGCAATCGGTCTGTAATATGCAGACTGATTACATTAAATACAAAGTAGTGCATGGCAATAATTCAAGAACTTTTGAAGAGGAAGTGCAGAAACTACTTAACGAGGGATGGGAACTTCATGGCTCTTTACAAGTCGATGGGTTTTATCTCTACCAATCACTTATAAAAAAGGGGTTAGACTAATGGCACATTGTGTTGTATGTAAACAACCTATTAAAGAAGGCGATGTCACTATTGATACGCCACAAGGCACAGTTCACGCAGGTCAATGTCAGCAACATTTATCAGAAATGTCTATTTCTGAGTCTGGTGGCGAAACGCAACTTGTAGAAACACAACTGCTAAACGGGTAAAGATATGAGCAAGAATCGTAAACGAGATCGCGGGTTCTTCGACTGGCTATGGGCGCCATTTGAATTATTTTTTGAGTTAATCGGTGCGATTCTCTCAGCAATCTTTTCAGACTAATAAAAAAAGGGAGCAAATTGCTCCCTTTTTCGTATCTATGCGGCAAGATCTACTTTCTTGACTGCGTATTTGAACTCTTCTTGGTTGTAAAGCTCAATACGTTGCATACCATGCTTCATAGTATAATTTACGTGAGTGTACGGCTTCTTAGCGTTCTTACGTTTCGGCTTGATTGCCAAGTTGTCGATAATGTCAAACAGCTTCGCCGTAACTTTCGAACCGTGTTTACGTAGAATACGACCAATCGACTGCAAGTTGATGATCTTACTCTTCGTAGGGTGCGCGAAAATTACATTGTGTAGTTTCTTGATACTGATACCAGTCGAGAATACACCGTATGATGCGACAATAATCGCCCCGTCAATATCTTCTGCAATCTTCTTCACATGCGTACGGTCGTCTGTTTTAGTCTCACCAGATACGTAGAACACTTTCTCTGGGTCATATACGCTCTTCAACGCTTCGTAAAGCAATTTACCGTGTTTGATGTTCTTGAATAGCAATAACGTATTTTCGCCTTTCTTCGCGCTTAAATGATGCGCAAGCTTAATCAAGTAACGATTTCGCTGCTTGTTCTCAAGAATGAATTTCATTTCTTCTTGATATGAACTACCTTTCATCTCGTCACGTAACGGCTGTGGGTATTCAAGCATCAAGCAATTGATCTTCAGATCTGTTACTTGCCCTTCTTCCATTAGCTGTGCAGTTGAAACAGGTCGGAAAATATCACCGAATGAACCAACGTACTGTAGAATATTCGCTTTACCGTCTCGAAGTGAGCCAGTAAGACCGATTTTGTATTCACAGTTTGTCATTTTCTTGATTATACCGTCTAATGACTTACCTGTTGCCAAGTGACACTCATCGACTAAAAGCATACCGAATTGGTCAAACCATTCTTTCGGTTGTTTTACAGCAGATTGCCATGTAGATACAACGATTCGGCAGTCACCGATTGCGTCTCGATCAACACCACCACGAATCTGATAAATGTCGCTGTGTTCGAATAAACGATAATCTAAGAAGTCATCGCGCATTTGCTGAACAAGTGCAGTTGTAGGTACAATCACTAATACTTTCTGAAGTTCGTGCTCTTCTTGTGCTAAGAACCATTTAGTAATCAGCGACTGAATTAATGATTTACCCGCAGATGTTGGTAGATTCAATAGACTGTGTTGGTTGTTAATTCCGTGAAACACAGAGTCCATCTGATACCAATACGGTGAAATCTTATTCGACCCTGAGTAGATGTCAATAGACTCAACCCATGCTTCGAAATCTTCACGAGAAATTTTCTCAATCGGATCTAGCATTGGATCGGTTTCAATCGTATACATCATATTTGATGCAAACGCTTTAGCTTGTCCGACTAGACCGTATGGCAATAGACCTTGATACGTCATTAGTCGAATTTTGCCATCCCAAATGCCCATTTTAAATTTCGGGTTAAATTTGTACCCATCTGTTAGAAATGAGAAATAGTCAATCATTTCGTGAGTGATGCTTGGCTCGGCTACGACTCTCGCATAACTCTCATCGTGGTACTCAATTTTAATGTCACATGTCATGATTTTTCTCTCTATGCGAGTTTTGTCTAAATATGTATAACTGTATTTATAGAGGTCTAAATTCATGACAAGAGACGAAATGTTTTACAAGATGAAAGATGGTTGCTTTAAGTTTGAGCATAAAGGCAAGAAATATCACGCGACTTTATGCAAGCATTATCTACCACATCTTGATTGCAATCGAGAAGAACAACGTAAAAATGAAAACGGTGCAGATAATGAACTTACATTTTTCGATTTAAATCGAAATGTGTGGGTAACAATTGAATGCTAAGGTAAAACTATGATTAAAGAATATCTAAAGAAACAAACCAAGCGCGTAGTTGCAGAATTTGCAAAAGAGTACTACGACATCGAACTTGATAAATCTCTGACTAAAAGCAAGATGATCGACGAGTTATTCACACACGAGCTACGCGAGGTTAAAGAACTACCACTAGAATGCTCTGTAATCGAGTCTGAGACGCGCTGTGAATCAGTCGATGAATCGGACGCGATTGTAGTCAAAGAGCTTTCAGACGACGTTAAGAAAGAATTAGAAGGTGTTTCTGCTAATGCCCCTTTAGGTGATGAAAACGTAACATTAGTAATCAAGGACGAATTCAAGCCTAAATGGATGCCTACTTATCGCCGTGGTGATGAGCTATATCAGCCAGTTGCGCATGATGTGATTCATGATTGGAATATAGGTCGACGCGACTCTCACGAATTGAAGACGATTGAATATTGGGTTAAGCGAAATGGTCATCTTTTAGTTCACGACCGTCTTTCGAACAGCTTCATTTATCTGAGGTAATTTATGTTACGATTTAATGAATATGAAAACACGCTTTACGGTATCGAACTGAGTTTATCACTTGAAGAGGGGTGGGGTAATCATAACCTAGCCAAACTAATCCCTGAGCCGAAAATCGATGAGTTACTAGAAACGAAACCGAAGCACCCGTGGAAGATTGCTGCGAATGCTGCTCAATACCAGAACTTGCTCTTCAATATTGATTCAAGTCGAATCGTATTCAAGAACACTGTATATCAAGTTGCGTATCTAGGTAACTTATACCCGCCAGAAGAAGTCGGTAAACCTGAAGGTGGGTATAAGTTCGCAGTTAAAAAGTCGATTTATCACTCACACCCTAGTAGTGAATTTTATTCAGGGAAAAACCCAAAAGACCCTAAGTTAAATGATACTATTTCATTGGTCTGGTGGTTTCAGAGAGGTACAATCGTATTCGACTTATGGAAGCATAGCGAATATGATGAAAAACTTGAGAGATGGCGAAGAAAGTAGTTGACAACTCAAATGTTTTTGCTTATTATAGTCATCGTTAACACAACATAACTAAGAGAGCAGAATATGAACAAACTCGAAACAGCTTTTGCTGAACATAACGCTGTACAAGTTCCTGTTGAAAAACCTAGAGAGTTTTATACACCGTGTGGCGTTAAATTCACAACTGAACCGATGTTTAATACTGCAACTGGTAAATATGACAGTATTTTATATTCATTTGATACTGGTGAAAAAATAATTGTTGACGATGAACTTGACAGCTTTCATGAAGCATATCAAGAATTCACTGGCAAGACATTCATGGCTATTCAAGAGCCAATCGTAATTTAATGAGAGAAATATATTATGAAAGATTTAGACATCGTACGTAAAGCACTTGCAACTAACGAGTCACCTAAGCGTCGTAACTTCCGCAAAGCAGTAATTCAATTGCTTGAAAAGCGTGACTTGACAGTTGCAGAGATTGTATATTCACTTAATGGTGGTGAATATGATGAGCGTCTTCGTCGTCGTGTTCAAGCTAACGTTCAGAATGCACCTGAAATCATGGTCACTCGATTCGAAACGTTCGGTCACACCGAGATTCCTGTATACACGTTGAAAGGTGACGGTAAATTAGAAGTACTCATGCCAAAACGCGAGTCGCCACGTAAGCCTGTATTAGGGATGGAATCTCTATTGACACGTGTTCTCAATCTTGGTCTGGGGCGTGCAGTAGCTGTTGCGGGTCCACAAGCGGTTGATGCATTTAAAAAACTTGAACCGAAACAGCAAGCTCGTTATATTTCAACGCTTGCATTGTCAGATCACGCACGTTCTATTCTTACGCTTGTACATAGCGCGAACTTGTCAAAAGAGCAGTTGAAAGAACTGAACGTTAAACAACTTGTTCGTCAGAATGCATCGTATGTTGTAGCGAAACTACACGGTTCAACTGCGTTTTTCGACAATATCAAATCAGTATACGGTTAAATTAACCAATTTAAAAGGGTGACTTCGGTCGCCCTTTTTTCGTTTGCGTCTAAATAATAGTAAACAAAGGGGTTAACAATGATAGAATTTTTAACAGAAATGGACAAAGCTAAACAAACCGGTAGATGGGCTCAATTTAAAGCAGCAACATCGGGTTCGAAAGGTGAAGTTAAAAAGCGTATGCAGCGCAAAGGTGGCTTCTGGGGTGTGTTTGCAGGTTTGATCGCGAGTGCGACAGCATCGGGTGAACTTAGAAAGCACAATAAGTCACTAGAAGACCATAAGCTAAGAATGGAGCGTGCAGCAGTGAACACAATTCACAGTCTGAATGTTCTTAAAGACGTAATCGAGCTTGAACGTCCTCGTGACGAAGTAATGAAAGCTGCAAAGCGTTTAAAGCTTGATAACATGGAAATGAAGAAATACGCAACCGAAATGATTCGTGTCGTAGATGAATACAAGCGTGTTCATGACGAAGATAAGCAGGCAGGTGCGTTTCGTTTTAATGTGAAAGAATACGACCGTCATGATTTTCGTGAGATTTACCATCACTTGAACATGATTGAAGATAGCACATTTTACGTCGATAAAGCAGCGTCATCGGCTATGACTGGCGATACTGAATACGCAATTCGTATGATTCGCAATATTACAAACGCAGCAACGAGGTAATAATGAGCATAATTTTTGAACGCGCTACATTGAAAACTCGAAAAGGTAGTGCAGTAAAACGCAGCAAGTGGGGCGTGGGTAAAGACATTGGCGGTTCATTATATGTTCACATTGACTATATCCCAGATGAGTTCAAGCAAATGGTTGCTGATGCTCGTACTCAAGTATCAATTGCAAACCCACAATTTACTCCGAATGTAGTACGAATTGACTACAAGAAAGGTGGAGTTGCCTTCTACGATTCAGTTGAATTTGATACTGTACAAGAACCAGCCGCGGGTATGATGATTACTTACAGAGACGGTGTTGTTTCTAAACCACGTCAAGTAAACCAAATATGGCATCACAAATGGTTGTGGGTTGGTGATGATTATAGAGGGTTTGATACTTCTCAGTCATATGACCGCTCGGCTCAGTGGCTAGATCATGACGATATCCCATTTGCCAAGATCGGTAATAAGAAGACATGGCGTGAATGGTTATCTTCAGTTAACTTGACTGAGGCATTTGACCGACCATCTAAAATACACTGGGTTGAGAAGAGAATTCACAGTTGGGGTGGTACGTTCACGGTAAACGGGGACGAATACGCGATTGCAATACAGTATCAAGAACAAAACGATGCATGGGAACTTGTGTTCTTAGGTATGAACAGTTCGGGTGATTATACTTACAGCGCAACAGGTCGAGGCAATATGTATGGTGTGTTTGCGACAGTAATGAGCGGTATGCGTGAATTTATAGACGAGCGAGAGCCAGAAACAATTTATTTCAGTGCAGAGCGAGATATAAAAAACGACAGTGATTCGAGAATAAAACTATACAATCGTTTAGTAAAACGATATGCTGATACATTACCGAATTACACATATAAAACGGTCGAAGGGAAAGTCTCGACTAAAACATATTTCATTAGAAAATAAGAGAGCAATGAAAACATTTCAAGATTTTCATGAATTCAGCAGATTTCGTACCTGCTTGATAATTAAAAAGCGCATTTTTGCGCTTTTTTTGTATCTATTGGTTGACGACAACACCAAAAAGCCGTAATATCTCTATCAACGAAACGAATCGTCCATTACAAGAGAGAACATTATGACTTCACTAAACAAATTCGAAAACACTTACACAATCAAATCAATCTACATGAGCGAGTTTGAAGCGCGTATTGCATCTACTAACAAGATTGCAAAACGTCTCGGTGTTGCTGAAATTACATTTGAGTTCGGTGAAGTGTACTCAAAAGTCATTATTATCAATCACCAAAAGCATCGTGAATACTACGTTGATGTTACTATTCGCGGTGAATACCCGTCAACTAAAGGTTGGTCTTTCTTGACTCAACTTGACCACGCGACAAATCTTATTCGTTCAAACAACGAAACAAATCACCGTCATCTTCTAGGCGACACAACATGCGATCACTGTAACTCTAATCGTCAACGCAATGTAACTTACGTCATTCAGAATGAAGAGACTAAAGAAGAAATGCGCGTCGGTGGTTCATGCTTGAAATACTACTTGCCGACTAAATCTATCGACTCACTAGCGACGTTCTACACTGCAATCGCTGATTTCGGTGATGAAGAGTCTTGGGGTGGTGGTTCTCGTAAAATTTCATATAACGCGCTTCAGATTCTTGCTTGGGCTGCTATGTATGTTGAACACAAAGGTTGTTATCACGGTGGCGGTGTGACTCGTCAATGGGTTCTTGACATGATTAATGCAGGTACACCTGCACTTCGTACCGAACGCGATGCAATGTTAGATGAATATGATTACGACAATTGTGAAGAGCAAGCAAAAGAGATTTTAGAATGGGTTGCAACTCAAGAAGCGACTAACGATTTCATGCATAACGTCATCGCGTCTTGTTCTGCACCATTCATCGAGTACAAACAAACTGGTTACATTGCAGCGGCTATCTTAGCTTTCAACAAAGCAAAAGAGCGCGAGATTCTAGCTAAACGCGAAGCTGAACGTAAAGCAGATTTGCCAGAATCTGAGTACGTCGGTACTATCAAAAAACGCGAGAACTTTAATGTCACTCTTGAAGCGGTTATCGTTTCTGAAGGCTACTACGGTGACACGTTCATTCACAAGTTTCGCGATGAACAAAACAATCTAATCGTGTGGTTTGGTTCAAAGCGTCTACGTGATAACGACGGCGAAGCGATTGAGAAAGGCGTTTCAGTAACTGTAAAAGCGACTGTAAAAGCGCACGAAGAGTTTCGCGACGAAAAACAGACAATCGTACAGCGTGTAGCGTTCGTCGCTTAGAAACGCATACAGCTCGATTTAGAGACACAAAAAAGCCCGCTAAGTGCGGGCTTTTTTTTTATTCGGGAGCAGGTGTAGTAACAGTCCACGCGATTCGGAAGAATCGGCTATTGGTATGTTCTCTGCAAAGTGTAGTTGTTGAATCAACCGCGCCTGCAAGAATGTCAACGCATTCTTGAGAAAGACCAGTAATTGAACTCAACGGACTAGCAGTTTCAATCGCAGCTTTAAGCTCTTCATAAGTTTGCTTGTCTACGATAATGTAAGATTCGCCTGAGTGATTAAGCACAGACGTTGTTACATCATCATACCCACTTTTCGCAGCGTCTGCCGCTGCTACAGTCGCATCATCAAGTTCGACTGCAAGGTTCATATCAGTATAGATTGGTGTTGTCATTTCAGTTCCTATTTAATTGTGATGAATTGACTATTGCGAGTTTCACGCACTAGCACCTTGCCGTCTTTATCGACATAATGCAAGATTGATTTAACTACGCGAAGATCTGATGCAAGTACATCATCAAGCGAACCATCCCCTGCGATAATAGCTTCCGCAGATGTAACCGCGCTATCAGAAGCAGTCATGAAAAATTCACGACCACGACGGAATGGCAATGGCATTGGTTCAAATGATTCATCGATTGGTAGTTCTACTTTATCAACGACTTCAGTTTTCACTTCAGAAATTTCTTTAATTTCTTTGGTTTCATCTTTCGTCTCTACAAGAAGTTCTTCCCATGGTAGTTGTTTCAATGGCGTTTTACCTTCAGCTTCTTCTACAAGCTTCTTAGCCATTGCGCCTTTTGATTTACGACGGTCAAGTTCGATGCCGTAATATTCTTTTGCAAACTCGTCTAGTTTTTCTTTAGTTAACGACTCTGCGTGTTTTTTCAATTGACTCATTGTGAATCTCCAAATTTAATCATTCGTTTATATTTAGACAGGTTGACTTATATTATTTAGTCTTGTACAGTATAGGTTCACATTGGAGAATAAAAATGAAAGCGAAAATGAACTTGATGCAAAAATACATTGTCGGGGGTGCAGTACGCGACTCCATACTGAAGCACGTAGATGGTTGGTCTAGCTTCCCGAAAGATATTGATTACGTCGTCACTGGTTGTACACACGAACAAATGATGTCTATGTACGGTGAACCAATCGGCGTTGATTTCCCTGTTTGGCTCGATAAAGACAACAATGAAGTCGCGCTTGCTCGTGTAGAGCGTAGCACTGGCGGTAAAACCACTGACTTCACTTTCACAACTGAAGGTGTCACGTTAGAAGATGACTTATCACGACGAGATCTGACTATCAACTCAATGGCTATACCTGACATGACGCCAAATAGTCTGTTTATGTTTGGTTCGACTGATGATGTCATTGACCCGTACGGCGGTCTAGATGACTTGAAGAACAAGATTCTTCGTCATACAACTGAAGCGTTTGCCGAAGACCCGTTACGTGTTCTGCGCGTCGCTCGTTTCTATGCTCGATACTACAGCATGGGATTTGCAGTCGCAGAAGAAACGATTGAGCTATGCAAGAAAATGATCAATAACGGTATGCTTGACAATCTACCGAAAGAACGTGTTTGGTTAGAGACTCAAAAAGCACTATCAGAGAAAGACGCGCACATGTACTTTGTGTTTCTAAGTCAGGTTGGGTTCTCACCGAGACCAACCGTACATGAGCTTCAATCTCTTCGACACTTCAGACGAATGCCGTTTCACTGTGAAGATGTTCAGTTGATGGCAAAATGGGCTGCGTTAAACCGTCGCCAACGTTTCGGTTCATACTTCGGTGAAACTAAGCAATTCAGAAAGGCATCTCAGATGCTAATGCAGATGGAATATGCAAGTGTTTTTGATGAAACAATCATTTTAATTCTTGAGAAAATAGGCGCATACAAAGGGCATCTACCATTCCAAGTTGCACTTTCCCAGATTACTGATGAAGTTAAACGAATTGTAATCACTGAAATAATCGACTTGACTCGAAATGTCAAAGTTGACGTTGAACCAGGTCCTGCATACGGCGAAGCTCTAACAGATGAACGTGTTAATATAGCCTACAAATATTTGCATAGTCTATAAACGCAAAAAAGCTCCCGTAGGAGCTTTTTTTGAGATTTACCTATAGCTTAAAGGCCACGGACAAATACTCTGCGGAAGTACGCGTTCTTACCCATTGAAGCAGCAACAGGCGCGCCGTTACCAACTTTTTCAGCAGACTTAGTAGGATCTGCGAATGGGTTAACTTGAATACCGTAACGAGTTTTGAAACCAATTACAGGTTGGAAGTTCTTGCTGTCTGAACCACGTAGTGGAGTCAGCGGTACGTATGGTGAGTAGAACACACCTGCGTCCATTTCAGTAGAACCTTTGAAACCAACTGTGAAGTAATCGTTCACTGCGTATTGGTCGATGAACACTTTGAAGCGACCACCTAGAACACCCGCGAACACAGTTTGGTTTGTGTCAGTGTTCATTGAACCGTCTTGCATACCTTGTGCAGCAGGGCCAACAAGAGTATCAGTCATTGATAGTGCAGAAACTACGTTGCGTGATGCAATGATGAAGTTACCGTTACCACGACCAGTTTGACGACCGATTTCGTTCGCTTCTTTCTCAATTTGAATTAGTAGAGCTTTGTAAGCTTCACCAGCCCAACGAGCACCTTTAACGTCTACAGCGTCTGCGAAGTCGAATACACCCGCTGCGCCTTGACCTTGAGTCCAACCAGACTTACCGATTTGCGCTTGAGAGTTAACTAGGTTAACGATTTCGCGGTTAAGCTCAACCATAACTTCGTTAGCAAGAATACCGCTAAGTTCAGCGTCAGCGTCTAGACCGTGTACAGCACGTAGATCTTGTGCAAGCTCGATTGAGTATTGAGCTTTCAATTGACGTGATTTCGCTTCAACAACTTGTTTGTCGATGCGGAATGACATCTCGTTCCACTCGTTGTTGCTTGAACCGTTGAAGTTCTCTTGTAGTTCAGCCTGAGATGTCGCCATACCAGCGTCGATCTCAACTAGAAGACCACCTGCAACTGCGTCAGTGTATTCTGTAGCAGTCATTTCACCTGCAACTGCTAGAGTAACAGCGCCAAGTGCTAGGAAGTAACGAGTGTCAACGTCGCCACCAGAAGTAGTTACTTCAGCTTTGTACGGAGTACCGTCAGTTGCAGCACCAGTAGTTGGGAAATCTGCAATTGTTGATGCAGCAGCTTGACCAGAGAACGAAGCGTCAGCTTGACGAGTCGGGTGGAAAGCTTCTTTACCAGTTAGCGGGTCTTTACCGTATACTGAGCGAAGTGTGAATACTTGGCTAGTTGGGCCAGTCATTGGCTGAACACCAGCGATATCGAATGCGATAAGCTGAGGAATAGCACGACGAACCATACCCATTACAGTTGGACCGATGTTTGTTACTGCACCAGTAGTAACACCTTGAGCGATGTTAGACGGATCGTAACCATGGTCACCGTTAACTACAGCTTCGTTTAGACCAGCATTGAATGCTTCGATTAACTGTGGGTCACGGTACATTGGATCGTTGTTGATGTCGCGATCTTGGTTTTCAAAGATTTTCGACATGATTTTTTGCTTAGTTGCAGTCGCAATCTCTGGCATTTCCGCACCGTCTGCTTCAAGCAATTCTTTCCATTTTTCAGTTAGGTTCATTTGAATGATTCCTTAATTTGTTCTAAAATTTATAGATGTATTTATATAACGCTTTTTGACGTTTTATTGCTTATCGATTAGTACGAGCAGCTTTCAAGTATGCAGCCATAGATGGTACTGCGGATTCTTTCATATCTTTGTCGTCTTTCTTGTCAGCGTCGTCTTCACCGTCTTTTTTATCAGCCGGTTTTTTGTCGTCATCACTTGGCATATCTTCTTTTTCAGCAAGTTTGATGCCTGATGCGAACTTGATAACACTATTTAGATTGTCTTCAAAGTTCTCGTCGAAGCGAATTGATTCAGCTAGGTCAGAAACTTTCTCTTTTTGAGAGTCAGCCATACCAGCAGTCACGCGCTCGATGATGATATTTTTTTCTACGTAGTTAGCGTATTCTTTGTGTTGACGGTTCTCGATAACAACTGTATCTAGACGACCTTCAAGATCTTGAATGTTTTCTTCAAGAGCTTCGATCATATCGATCTTCTCGTCTGGGCAGTGAACGTTGTTCTCAATGAATACATTCTTCATGCCTTCCATCAACCCGTCGAACATTGAAACTTTTAGACCGTTTTCAACAGCTAGTTTGTTTTCAGTCATCCATGTTTCAACAACGTGGTCTAGATATGAATCTAGTTTATTCGACATTTGCTCTGCTAGATGTTCACCGTATTTTTCAGCGGCTTCATCAAGCTCTGCTTTGTGTTCGTTGATTACTGCTTCTGCCTTTTCAGCAGCTTCAGCGATATGTGCTTCAGCAAGCTCAACGGCTTTAGTTTTGATTACACTTTCGAAAACAGTGCTGAACTTATTACGAACATCTTCGGAAAGTTCAACTGATTCAAAAATGCCATCCAAAGCAGTAGTGATTTTTGCATCGTCTTGCGATACAGCTTCAAGTAGTTGCTCTTTGATTTGCATCTTCTTCAATTCCTTAAATATGTTTTATATATTTATAAGAGAGTTTTTAACGTTTCCGCTAGTTTCGCAAATTCAGCGTCATTACTTTCTGTAATTTCTTCTGTTTTTACTGACTTAGCAGCTTCATTTGACTCAGTTACTGGTTTAACGTAAGCAGCAGGTGCACTAGGACCCCACACTACATCAACGCCTACTGTAAGACGGAAATCTTGCACTTCGTTGATGCCGTCAACTTGCTTAACTGAACCAAGACCTCTTGAACTCACGCCCGGTACCCAACCACCTTCGATCAGACCTCGAACTATTTGTCCCTTCGGTGTATTTAGTACGATAGCTTTACCCATTACGTTATCGCCGTCCCACCACAACTCAGTAATTCGAATCGCAGCTTCAGCGGGGTCAACGTTTGAACGACTTGGGTGATTAAGCTCGCCCAACGCTTGATTCGTGTTGACTTGTTCTTTCATGTATTTAGATACAGCATTTTCCATGACTTTTTTCGGGTATCGACGACCATTACGGTTTACGACATTCGATTGCATGAAAATACCTTCGATGTACAAGTCACCGCCCTTTTCCGTGGGCATTTTCGCTTCAACAAGAGGCTTTTCACCGAAGCTATCAGCGCAACCGCTAGATAAACCCCAGTCTTCAATTAAGAGTTGTAATTCCATAATTAAAGCCCCATTTGTTGACGCTTCTTCATCGACTTCTTACGCAATTTTTTTGCTTTACGATCTGCACTAGTGCCTTTCATACGCTTGCGTGTTTTAGCCGCTTTTCGCGCTGTTTTTTGTCTCTTCGATTTACTTAGACCAGTTGTTTGAGTCGCTTTTCGCGCTCTGGTTTTTCGGTCTTTGCGCTTCGTAATTAAACTACCGCCAGCTTTTTTGTTAGCAATAGAAACTTGCTTAACTAGCTTTTCGGAAAGTTCGAATTTTTCACACGCTTCATCGATTGATAACCCGTCTTCAAGAGAACTTAGCACGTCAAGTACAACTTCAACTTCGTTCGTGATGTCTTTATTGCTGTGAACGCCGATATCTTCAGCTTCAGCAAACGCTTTGATAGTGTCGCTGATATCTTGGCGATCTAACTGACCACCAAGAACTGCTTCTACCAAATCTTCGACGATTTTCTCTTGAACGGCTTCGGAAATGAACTTCATTTAGTCCTCCTGATTGATTTCACCGTCTACTGTAATTGAACGACCAAGTTCTTGCTTCATGTCGTCAATACGCGCCGCTACACGCTGACCGATTTCTTGGCGAAATTGAGATTCAAAATCTGCCAATTTACCGTCTCGTGCCGCTGCTACCATTGTTTCTAAGCTCATTATGTGCTACCTCTTAAAATCCGTGATCGTCTTGTTGGAACCTTGGGTTTGTCTCTTCTTCGTCAATTTCACTCTGCATAGCAGTGATTTGATCGTCAGACAAACGTAAAATGTTCTTCTGAATGTATTTATGACTGTAATATTTGCCCGCGTACTCTTGCACGTCGCGCATTGCGTTCATACGACTATTTAGAATCTCTAATTCCTTAGCTTCTTCAAAATACGAGTCTTGGTTGAAAACAACATACAGTTTTTCGTGGTTTGCATCCCACTCTTCTTCTGTTATGATGTTATTTACAATCAACTGATGTTTTAACGGGTCAGTGATTACAGTTTCGAATTTCGTCTGCAAACGCTTAACGAATTTCGTGAATTTCAGCTCATCACGCGAAATTTCAGTGCCTTGACCGAAGTTGATACCACCATTTTGATCTTCTGTCGCTGCGCGTGATGTAGGAATACGCATCGCTTTGTACAACTTACGATTGAAGTACAGAACGTCTTCGATGTCACCAAGTGACTGACCGCCAGGTAGTGTGCTTACTTCTGTACCCTTCGAACCTTCTCGGCGAGGAAGATAGTAATCTTCAAGCATTGACATTGCGTTAGTCGTATTCTTGACTTTACCTGTTGATGTATCATACACAATGCGGTTTTTAACGTTTTGCATGATGCCGTTTACGTATTGCTGTGCTTTCTGAGTTGGCAAGTTACCTACGTCAACATAAAACACTCGACGTTCAGGTGCACGTGCTAGACGGTATATTACCAATGCGTCTTCTAGCATCTTCAACTGGTTCGCAGGTTTAATTGCGCGATCTAAGTAGCCGATAATATACGGCTCGTCAGCACATCCCTTCATTAACCCGCTGTGAGCAAATACGATAGCATCTTTCGGAATTCTGAATGATGATTGTGAGCGAGAAGAACCACTCATCCATGACGGCATTTTGTAATCAGATTGCTTGTAAACGTAATACTCAAGCGTGCCCTTTACAACTTCAACACCATCAATAGTCTCTTTTTGAATTTCGCGAACTAGTTCCATTTTTGTCGGGTCTAGCGGGCGCAACTCAATGATATTATCTTCTTTGTCTAGAATTTTGTGAAAGTAGATTCGAGAATCAACGTACCATTTTCGAAACCACTTGTAGCCGTGCTTACGCATCTGTAGTAAGCCAACCACTCGATCAAATTCTTCGTTAATTTTAGTCTTGATATTTTCTGAGAAGTCAGTGTTGTCTAAGTTCAACCACACAACTTCTTTATCGTTTTCATAAACGATAGCTTCATCGACGATTTCTTGAATAGCATCATCGACTTCGTGATATTCTGCTAGTGCTCGATATCCCTTTATCAACTCTTTTACGGGTACTGTCCCTTGAGCAGATTGACCGTCAGTCGGGATAAAGTTAGTTCCCATTTGAGGTGCTAATAAGTTAGTATGAATCTCTTTAGCACCATCTACGTTATCTGGCGCAGAAAACGAACGAACAGGGTTTTTATCGATTTGTTGTATTTCCTGTTCTTCTTCTTTCGCCCAGAATTTCATAAACTCTAACATATTTTTACCTCAATAAAGGGGCAATTAAGCCCCTAGTCTTTAGTCCATTGTGAAGTAGTCTAGGCTGAATGTTACTTCAAACGTTTCGATTTCGTTGTTTGAGTCCCAATCAAGCGCAACTTCACCGACCATTGTTGGGAAGATACCGAATACAGTTGCTGAAGTAGTCGGGTCGCCATTACGGTCTAATTGCGTGATTGTACCAGTACGCTTGTACTGATCTGGCGTCTCACCTGAAATGTCTTTACCTAAGCCTACTGCACGAGCTTGCCATGCCAAGATAGCTTTACGAATGTCGTGATTCTCATCATTGTAAACCGTAACGTTCCAATCATCGAAAGTACGATCACCTGCGATGTTGTATTTACGGTTCTGATATGAGACCTCAAGCTTTTCAACGCTGCCCGGTGGCATAGAAGAAGCTCGACATTGGAATTTAAAATTTTGTCCCAGATACGGAATCTCAACTTCGAACAAGTTTGGACGAGCGAAATCACCGTTACTGAAAGCTCTTTTAATGTTGTCTACATTAAGTGCCATTTTCTCTTACCTTATTATTTAGAGGGGCTAAAAAGCCCCTCGTGATTGCTCTTAGCCGATGATTTCTGCAAAGTCAGCGTCAGTTGACGTTGCTACGAAGTTCAGCGTAATGTAGTTGATTGACTTAGCAGGTTTCACGTAGATACTTGCTACAAACTCGTTTCTGTCGATGACAGACCCTGGGTTGTTTGTCTCATCACATACAACACGGAAATCGTAAATACCGCCTAGATCTTGAATGTTAGTCAAGTAAGCGTCGATTTCTGATTTGAAGCTTGAGCGTGTGAACTCATCGTTCAATTCGAATAGACGATACTTAGCAGCATCTGAGATCGCTTTCTTCAGCAAGTTGAACAGACGACGCACGTTAATGCGGTCAAATGCACTTGCTTGCTGTGTAGCAGTCTTATCACCGTATAGTACGAAGCCTTGACCTGCAAAGCCCACTACAGGGTTAATACCGATTTGATATAGCGCATCACGGTGAGCACGACGTAGATCAACTGCTAGACGGTTTACGCCCTTGATTTGACCACGATTGAAGCCCGCTGGTGACATCCAAGGTTGAGAAACTTGGTCAGTGTAAGCACATAGACCTGCAATATCACCCGCTAGAGGAACCCAACGATTGCGATCTGAGTACTTGTCGTACTGATACTTATAGTTACCGTCAACCACTGCATAAGTCGTGCTTACGTTTAGATTGTCAGTTACAGGTTGACCGTTAGTCGGGTCGATACCCGTGCGCCAGCCTTGAATATTCGCTACTGCAACATGCGCTTGTTTGTTGATTACGTGAACACCCGGTGGCGATACGAAAACAACACAGTCTTGACGTACATTACCAACTGAGTCAATCGCGTATTTCTGAACAGTCGATGCAATTGATAGCTCTTCTGCCGCAGCATTACCCGCAATGATCAAGTTTGTGTAAAGCACTTCTGGGTCAGATAGCATATCTAGACCAAGCATCCAGTCGTCTGCGCCAGCGTTAGCGTCGTAACCACCACCAAGATTGTATGCACCTGAGCCAGTATTCCAACCCTCTGCTATCGCAGTGATGTACGCAGAACCGCTATTTTCAAAGTACTCGTCGATGAAAATAGATTGACCGTTCACGTCTTTGTCACCTGGGTTCGTAGAAACGATGAACGCTTCTTCAACTTCACCAGATACGCGAACAATTACAGCGTATTGGTTGCTGTTTGCAGGGCCGAAAGTGAAGTAACTAGCTAGGTTGATTGAACGAGTACCACCATCTGGGTAGATTGGTAGATCGATGTCACCTAGTGTATGACCAGCCGCGAATGCAAATGCAGTCTGATAGTCAGCGTAGTTAATCACTTCAACAGAAATGTTGTCACCGTAGCTACCAACATAACGTGCAGCAATACGAGAGAAACCTTGCTTCTCGATTAGATCAGCATATTTCAGTGCACCGCCTTCAGTTTCAATCTCTGTTAACGCGCCTGTTGACAATTCGATATTAGGGAAGTATACTGAACCAGTATCGATAATTTCAATCGCAGAAAGTGCAATATCACCTTGAGTTGGTTGTAGTGTAACTGTACCCACGCCCGGGTAGTTCCCGTCAGCTTTAGCAGCCGCAACGATCTCTGCCGAAGGCAAGAAAATCTTAGTTGCTGCGTTGTTGTTACCCGCATCTACTTCAAGTACTTTACCTTTTTCAGTAAGCGGACCAACACCTGAGTAAGTAATTGTGATTTCATCACCAACAACACAGCCGTTTGATGCACCTAGCGTGTATTCAACAGCGTTGTATAATGCAGTCGCGTTCTGAGCACTTGACTCATCACAGATACGCACTAGACGTAGATCGTTACCATACTTCAAGAAGTTGTTCGCAGTCATGAATGATGCTGCGGTATAGTCGTTTGGACGACCGAAAATAGTAACCAAGTCGGACTCTGAAGTTACTTGAGTGATGCTGTATGCTGGACCCCACTCAAATTTCCCCACCATAGCAGCACGCCCTGTAGACGCACGACCGATAGCACTTGCAAGGTTAATCTCTTTATTTTCGACACCCGGAGATAAAAGAGTCATTTATTTTTCCTTACCATTAAGTTGTTTGTTCATTTAATATTTATAACTAAAACATACCGAAACCATTCATGCTAAAATCGGTACCGTAGTTATCTACGCCGTCTGCAATCATGATAAATGGTACATCGTCGTCCATCATATCGTGAACTTCTTGTTTAAAGATGTCATAAGACACGTTATATTCTTTGTCTACAAAATCACTAAATCGATCTTGAGTACTCAAGTACGCTAACAATGTCAGCGACATAACAAGGTCATCGTGAAATCCTTCTTCGGCTTCCCAACTCTTACCCTTCTCAACGAAAGTATGGAATTCTTTCAGCGTCGGAATGTGATTTATCTTCAATTGGTCTTTCTCGATCAAGTCTTTCAATGTTGAACACCCAATCGCTTTCGTTTTCTTATTCGGTTTCAGACCAAGACCACGTCTTCCGCCACTCGCCCGTTCTTCCATGATTACGTTCTCGTACTCAAGGTCACGGAAAAGTTCATTCATTACAAGCTCACCTGTACTCGCAATCTCACAATACACATACGCTTCGTTGTATCGATATGCTTGCTTCATTATGATTGCAGGTAGCAATAAGTGACTTGTTTTGTTATCATGAAATACAGCTACTTGTTCAAATGGGTATGAAGTCACGTCAATCATGTGTAATGCATGATAGTCTTGCCCACGACCCTCTGAAGTATCTACTGTTAGAATGTATTTATGATTCTCTTCAGGCTGCTTGTAAACATACCACCCGTCATGATCTTTAACAATATCTTGACCTTTCATTTTACTAAGCTTGAAGCCATTGATCAGCGTACCCGCTGTTCCTAAGAAGTTACACAAGTGTTCTTGACTAAACGCTTCTCGACTCGTGTTACCAATAGTTTCGCTCTTGAATGCTTCACCATCGTCAAACTCACCATCTTTGTATAGACGGTTTTGCACTGCTCGCCACGTTGTCGTATACGGTTCAAACGTACTAACACCCGCGACTGCCGCGTTCCACATATCGTGATAGTGATTCAAGCCATTCGGCGTTGATGTCAAAACTACTTTCGACTCTTCACCTGATGATATTACTGGGAATGTTGCTTTCCAGAAATCATCGAATCCCGGTACGAACGCGCACTCATCGACGTAGATCATTGAGAATGATTTACCACGTACTGCGTCTGAACCACTTGCGTATGCACCTAGTTTACAACCGTTGTCGAATGTAATGTTACCCTTGTTCCATTCTTCGATACCTGGCTGTAGAAAATCTGGTAGGTTCTCGATAACGTTTTTAACACGTTCAAGAACTTCCATTGACATACTACCCTTGTGCGCAAGAATACCTGCTTCTTTATCTTCGTTGAATACGAGATAATGCGCTAAGAATATACCCATGATCGTTGTTTTACCTAACTGCCGTGGCAGTAGGAAAATACTAAAACGACTACGGTCGGCTACCTCTAACATTTCTTTCTGATACGGTCGAGGAACCATTTTAATGTTACCCAAGTCGATGTGAACAATCGAACAATAATTCTCGGCAAAGTACACAATGTCATCACGACATTTCTGGAACTCTGCTTTAATATCTTGCATCGAAGCACCAAAACGAATCGGTGCGTTTGCTCGACGCAAGTTAGGGATGTTCATATATCGACTACGGCGATTGCCTTTGTCTTTATAGGTTTTAAAATCACTCGGGTCTGTAGATTGAATACGCAGTTTATGCGGTTTGTCCATTCTATTAAGCACTTTCCAGTCGTCTAGATAGCGTGGGTACCACTGCATATCTTCGTTCGACTGTACATACTTGATGCCATTAATCGTCTTTTTCTTGAACTTTTTCTTCTGGCTCGACATCAATTATTTCCTCTTCTCGTTTACTTCGCAAATACTCTTGTCGAGAACCCACTTCATTTAGCAAGTCTCGCGAGTTACCGACGAATACTGCCGTTTCAGCATTGATTGACTGAACAGTTCCGCCGCTTCCACCTTGAGCAGTTGCAATCTCTTGCTGAGTGATGTCTTTCATCTGCTTCTGAATATCAAGAATTTGCTTGTTGTTATTGGTCATCTGAGTCATCAACGTAGCAAATACTTCCATCATTCGGGGAGCATCGGACATACTCGCATTCTCAAATGCCTTCATAGCTGCCATTCGAAGCAACTGTTGCTGAAAGTGTGCATTGTCACGAACTGTGGCATAGTCAGATTCAAGATCTTTCACGCGCTCACTAGGGTGACTTTCTACTTCTTTGATTACTGGCGGTTGAAACTCTTCTGGCTCTTCAGCTTCAATCGCACCGGGCAAATCAAGCTCATCGACTTGAGTCAATGCCTGAAGTTGTTTCATTAATTCGTCGTTCATACGTTCCTCTCTAAAACGCTCTGTGAGCGTTTTTCAATAATATGAGTACAAACACTCAATACAATAGACAAACGCTGCGTACGTTAAGCACACAGCGATATAAACAGGTATTAAGCGTCAGTGTCTCCACGAACAGTAATAGTTGCAGTTTCTAATGCTGCCGCTGCACCTGCATTGATAGTACGTCTAACCCAAATTGCTCGATATTCGCCTGCTGCTAAATTACCGATATCAAGCCCAGATTCGAATGTCGAATGTTCACCGAATATAACTGTTGACAATTCAGTACCCGAATCAACTTCGTCATCTAGAGTAATAAGCGAATCAACGCCGTTAAGCGCCACTGGGTCTAGACCTAGCTCGATAGTAGAATCTGCCGATGCTGTATTGGCAGACATATACACCATTGCATCATACAAAGTTAGCGATGGGTGGTTATTTTTGACGTAAATTAAGCGATACTCAACACGACCTGAAGAAGCTTCAGATGAAGGTACCGCATCGAAAAGATCATGAACTTGACCTGAAACTAGCTCGGTAGCACTGATACCACCACCCAGTGAATCAACTTCTTGATCGTTTGTGTTGCCGTTTCCCGGCGAAGCCGCAACTACGTGCAGACTTTTATTAAATCTTAAATCACCTGTTACGATAGGCATGATTTCTCTCCAAAAAGATAAGGACGGTCTTCATATTTAGAAGACCACCATATTAGTTTTCAATGTTGTACGTCACGTCAGTAGAGCTAATGACAGCTTCACGAGAATGATCCCAAACTACACCGTACGAGGCGCCCACTTCATCTCTGTTATACCAGTAGATGTTATAATCGCTATCAATTGTAGAGCGAGTAGACCAATCAAATTCACTCGATGCGCTCACTGAACTATATGTCGAATACTCAACATCAATATTACCGCTCGTGCTAAATCGTCTCGACCAATCAACATCAAGGTCGCTACTTATATCACTACGTATATTCCAATCAACATCGTATGATGATTCGATTCTATATCGCCAGCTAATTGAACTAGCAGCATCGACTTGAGAACGAACGCTCCAATCAATGTCACATGAACTAGAAACAGCTTCACGTTCTGCATGAATGATTGATTGCTCTTCGTCTTGGAAGTTCAAGTAAATCGTTCTAATCTCACCGAACTGAGCATTTGTAGGTGGGTATAACCAACCTTTAAGACGCAAGTTCAATGTCCATTCGATATGTCGCATATCGCCAGCAGCGCCTTCAAATGTCGCTTCGGGTACGGCTGATTCTAATATAATAGGAATATCACGCTCATCTACTACAACCTCATTTTCATCAAGCTCTTTAATCATAGTGTTAAATTGCGGTTGAAAATAAGGAAGTATTTGTTCTATAATTTGAAATGCATCATCTTGATGACGTGTATAAACACTGACTTCAAATTCAAAGTCGTAAGGGACTGAGTTAAAGAGCTTATTCGATTTAGGTCGATCACCCGTATAATCACGTGTCAGCTTACGGTTTGAAACGTTAGTTTTTCTCGTCGCGTCATAAGTACACGACACCATGTCCAAGCCAATTCTTGGTAGTAGCGTAGCTACATTAGCTACACTATTGTCGCCGTTAAGCTCTTGACTATTCAAAGATGCAACGAATTGCTCCTTTGAAGAAACTGTAATTGGCACCTTTCTATACGTATCTCCGCGAGATACGTATATGTTAGAGAACAAGTTTCCCATCAAGAGAACGTATTTGCGTATCGATCTGTGATAGAAATACCCTTTCACGATGCCCCCTTAAAAACTGTCAAATGGATTACTGTTATTTACACTAAACCCAACTGGTGCTTCTTGACGTGGGTCTGTTGGTTTAACATCACTACCCTGAGGCACAACTTGCTCAGATTCGTAGTATTTTTCAACTTCATCTTCGATTTGAGTAATTTCATCACCCTGCTCGATTCCGATGTCCCAACGACCATCAAGTGAATTGATTTTGTCAATATCAATCATTTCGTCAGTATCTTGACCAAAGTTTAAAATGTCGTCAATCGAGTCAACAACTGCGTCTGGCTTCTCAAGATTGATTTCCTCACCAGAGTATACGAATTTCGTCATTTTCATCTTACGCATAGGCAAAACACCATTCATATACCACGGGTCTTCTCTTTCAACCCAACTAATCTCAAATAGACTGTTAGCAAGAGGGAAATATATCAAGTCACCCATTAGCGGTTGATTGCCATCTCCTTGTTGAGCGAACAGTTTTGGGTTGATACAGACATTCATTTCATCATTAACTTGAAAACCGAACTTACTATACCAATCACCGTCGCCATCCCACCCGTCAAATGATTCAACATACAACGCCATTCTGAAGTTCTTGGTAAATTTACTCAACGGGTCTTCGCCGAATACAAGATCGACGTTTTGCATTTCACGTCGAATGTAAACACATTCAACGCCACGGTTGATGATAGACTCTGCAACAAGCATGTCTGTTAAATTCTGTTCGTTGGTATGATTTACCCAGTTGAAATAAGGGTTGACTAAATGATCATTGTAGATCTTGTCAAACCCTTTTTGACTTTCCAACTTAGCGAACATACCACCTGTATTGTCGTCGTATGCTCCCATAAATCACCCCATGAATACGCCAAGCGGAACGGTCAGTGACATAAGTTCTTCACGCAAGCGATTCATTTCTTCTTCTGCCTCTGCGTAAATCTCTTTACCGTCTACTGTAATACCACCTGGTAATTGAAGCCCTTGGTGCTTCTTCAGAATCGTACCGTTAAGCTGTTTAACCATAGCAGTAGCCATGTCTTTAACCCAACGCACCGAATATGCGTTCTGTTCAGCGAACTGGTTAGGGTTACCGATTGTGTTATTCTGTCTTAGAATCGCATACGGGTCATCCCAACGCTCTTGCGCTGTAGTGTCTTCATATGAACCAATTGTTGCTGCTTTGTTACCGATGATACCAGTCGCAGATTCAGAAACTAACAATGCACTCGGAACATATGCTTCGACTACAACAACTTCATTCGGTTGCAAATTGGCATTGATGCGCAATTGTTTGTTAACACCATTATACCAGTAATCGTGTTCTGGTGACATTAAGTCCATCATCAAACTTTTGTATGACATCAAGTTCCAATAATCACTTAAACCGCCACCACTACCACCTAACATACCTTGATGATACGAATTGCATGAACCTTGTCCTGCACCACCCGCTAGACCTTGTAAAAAGTCGCTGAACCATGAGTATGTCGCAGTTCCGTCCATAGTGAAGAAGCTACTTTCACCGCGCAAAATTTTCGTGATCGCAGTCGCGGGGATATCAAGATCTATGATACCTGTTTGAGCTTGTTCTTCAGACAATGAAATGATAGAATATGTTTTGTTCACCCCATCTGGGTGATATTCAATGTAAAGTTCTAGCGCACGTGAAATGCAGTCGTATATCTGATCTTCAGATACTTCGACGTTGACAATAGGCGCACCAAGGCGCCTTAAAATCAAATCTTTCATTTCACGAGGCGATGTAGCGTTATACGCTTGCATAACTTACCCCTTATACTTTTAGTACAAATGATTCATGGTCGATAGTAACATTAGCCGCTGTACTAGCCAATACTCGAATCTCACTCAAGTCATCTAGATTCGCAACGTTAGTGATTGTAACTGGAGTAACTTGGTTTGCACGAAGCGTACGTGTTTTCTCGATTGATGAGCTTGTGCCGTTATCATGATCGAAATCAATTCGAATCGTGATTGTAGTGTTTACTGGTGAAACAACAACCCAATGAATAGACATCGTTTTGCTCAATGATAGACCGTTACGTGTCAATACACCACCTGCATACGTGTAACCACTCACGTCTGTCTCAAGATTGAATAAACTGAATACATCTGTAGGTGTAGTTGTCAAATCAACTGTACTCGGAGTATCCGAAGACAATAATGCATGATCCAACTGTGCTTCAAGTTCCAGAACACGAGCACGCAATGTACCCACTTCGCTATCACTCTGACCAACTACAGTCAATAGACCGTCAACGTCTGCCTGAGCAGATTCAACTAAGCCACGGTTTTCTTGAATCGTGTACCATGCAGTAAATTCAACAGGGTTTGTACGCTCACCTAGACTAGACTCAAGCTGTGACACTCTGTAAGACACTGTGCCAGTTTCTGCGTCAGTAGCCCCTAAACGACCCCACAATCTATTGATATCGTCGTTAAACGTCGATAGACGAGCTTTCATGCTACCCGAGTACACGTCATCTACTGCGTATGAACCGATATCAGTTGACATTTCAATAAATAAATTAGTAACGGAGCCAATCTGTGACTGATTATCTGCAATTGTAACTTCATTCGCGCTAACGCGATCAAGTAGACCGGTAGTCGGCGTTTCAACTTCCTGTTGTAATAATGCAATATCTGATGCATTGTCTGAAATAGAACTTTCAGCATCATCAAGACGAAGATACACGGGACGAGCAGGGTCGGCATCTGCCGTTTCACCTAGTTCATCACGAATCTGATCAACAGAACCAACTTGCGAGTTTTGCTCTAGTTCGTATAAACGACCGTTGATTGAAAGCGGGATTGCGTTCTCGCCAATTTCAGCGTTGATCGTGGCTGTTTTGTTGTACAGATCTTCAATCTGATATTTCATACCAGTTGGGTTTGTACTAGGCGATGGGTTGCCGTTGACATCGTAGTTACGGTCATTACCAATACGACGCTTGATGAAATATAGATCTTTACGAACTGTATCGTTGTTTTCAACTTCGTTTGGAATATCTAGGCTGTTACGAACACCAATATCTGCTTCAACATCTTCGATGCCTTTATGCAGACCTGTTGCAAGTACGTCAACGCTACTCGGTACACCGATGTCATCAATGACGTTAGTCATTTGACCTTCAAGTACATCAATATCAAACTCGTTTTGTGACACACGAGAACCTAAGTTAGCGTCACCGCCACCTGTCAGTTCGTTAACAGTATCAACAAGTTCTTCAATTGCGCTTTGCTGTGCTTTTGTGTTGTAATGAGAGTTTAGAACGTTTTCTTGAATCTGTACTCCTGCGCGGTTTAATACACCGTCTGAAGTCGTGTCACCAGAAGCACCGTTAATGCTTTCACCGTTCTTAGCCCAATTGATTCGAGTCTGATCGGGACGTTGAGAAGGATCTGGTTGACCATTTACATATCTAAGCTCTTCAATGATAGGCTTTTGAATTGTCATTTTTGTTCCCTTGTATTGTAAATGAACATAGCTTACTACTATTTATAGCAATACAAAGAAACAGAGAGGGAATGTCTTTATGTGTTTAATAATAGCAAGCATATTCATGGTTTTAAACACGTATTTAATACTAATCATACTAATATCCCTAACTTCACTAAAACCACTAATACTACTAAGATGAGACGGAATTTTTCCGCCTCTTGCCATTTCTTCGCTGCGCTAATACAAAAAAGGGTGAGAAATCAATCTCACCCGTTTATTAGCATTGACTTTCAAGCTATAATATGCTTGTCTTTATGCAGTTCTTTCCCACATGTAAACAGTATAGTACGGCTGTACGTTATTATGTGGTTGACCACCACCTTCTGGTGATGAGTAATACAAGTAGTTGTCATTATCAGTGCGACCTGAACCTGGGTTGCTTCTACCATATTCGTATGCAACTCCAAACCCTAGTCCGTTGCCACCGTAAGTCCAACGATCACCCCAACCCGCGTGTTTGTGAGTTGGCATTGTTTCTTCAGTTAAGATAACTTCGTATTCACCACCTGTTTGTCTTACGTTGAATGTTCTACCACCATGTGTACCTTCAGATACAAGCACACGACCTTCTGCAATTCTAGACCATGTCCCGCCGAATAGCGTAGCTGGTGATGTAGATTCAAGTGACATGTAAATAGCACCAACAGGGTACATATTCAACATGGCTGATGATTCAATCAGACCATTCGTCATTAACTGAGTACCACTTACAGATTGAACATCGTCAATTTTCAATGTACCAGTTACTGTCCCGCCTGAAACCCCAATCTTTTCATTATTCAACTTATAACCCATTGCAGCACTTAGTGCTTGAGTCGCGTCGTTTGTTGTTAGATTGTTTGCAAGTTTCGCAACACCAACACGTGAGCTAGTCGCAGTGAATAAATCTAATGTACCGACTGTGACTGCATGGTCATTAGATGTACGCGCATTTGCAACTGTTGAGTTCGGTAGATAGAAACCTGCCTTTCTCGTAGTTGTCGCTGTGCGTTCATTGAATCGATACGGTGAAATTGCTAGATTGTTTTCTGATGCTGATGTGCTGTTTACTTCAGTTGCATTTGCTAATCGAATCAACCCTTTCGTCGTTTCTGTAGCATCTGATGCGGTAGTATTCGCCCACACGTCAAGCATTTCCTTAACTCGCTGTGGGGTCATAGCCACACTATTAGACAATGTGCCTGTTGTCGTTGCTTGTGCATATGTCGCTAGCCGTACAGCACCCGGCGAAGATTCAGTTGCATAGAAACGAGTATTCAACGCGTAGTTCAATGTTTTAAGCGTGAATGCATGTTTCTGTGCTTCTTCTACTGCGGCTGTCGGGTCAATGTTATCAATCGTGCTGTTTGTAATCAGCTTCACAAAACCGTATTGAAGTTCTGTTGCAGTCGCGTGATTTTCCATCCAATAATTTAATGCAGATGGTGTCACCGCGCTTGTGTTATTAAGCTCATCTGCGACTGCTGCATTATCACTTAACAATGTAATACCCGCGACAGATGTTGATGCTATAGGGTAATCGGGTAATGGTTGAAGTGCATGAGCTTGTACAAGCTCAAGACACGTTTGGAGATCGTTATTACCCCCAGTAAGACCATCAAAGGAAGTACCTTCGACTTCAACTGTAACCGTACCCGCATCGTCAATCACGTGATTGAAAATTTGAGTTCCTTTGCTCATTTAACTCGTCTCCAAATGTAAACTGGGTAGTATGGCATCATATTCTCATGCGGCTCATTACCACCAACTGCTTCGTTGTAATACATGTAATTATCACGATCAGTAGATTTCGAACCGGGATTATTACGCGAACCTGTTATACCGAATCTCCAGTAACTGACAGTATTATATTCATCACACGTATATGTTACACCATACGGGCTTCGATGAGTTTCGTAGCGAATACACCCCTCGCGTGAGCCTGTATATGCTTCACCCCAACCTGCGTGTTGGTGTTGTGGTAAATTACTCTCGTATAACTGAACACGGTCGATGTCACTGAACGAACCCGCTGCGTAATATCTGCGAGTGAACCCATCATCACCGATACCCTGCCCCATCATAGTTCGACCTGCTCTCATCTTATACCATACGCCACCGAAAATCTCATTCGGGTCAACTGATGAAGTACAGTGAAAAATACTACCCACAGGGCGCCCTTCGAGACCGATCTTCGCGTCTAATTGGTTGTTTGGGAACATTTCTCTCTGCTCTCGCACAGTTGTGTAATATGTTCCACCATAGCTGCTCTGCTTTTGACGAGAAATGATGTTTGTGTAAATGTTGTCGCACTTCAAAACACCAGTAATTGTACCACCGTCTGGGCCCAATAGTGTATTCAAATCAACACCAAGTGCAGCACTTGTGGCTTTCGTTGAGTCGTTTACATACGAGCTTGGTAGTTCAAAGAACCCGTGCTTAGTCGGTGTCGCTATTAGATTGTCAATTGTACCGGGAGTTATAGCATATTCATCTGAATCGCTTGCATTACGGTCATAGTTGTTCTGTGTTAATTTGAATGCACCACGCTTAGATGTCGTCGCTTTAACGTAATTAAGACCTTTAACTGTAATTGCAATCGAACCGTCTGATTTATACCCGTCTCGTTCTGCTACAGTACGAAGCACGCCCGTGTATGTTTCTGTCGCTTGAGCCCAAGGGTTTGGTATCTCTGCTTTAATTAAGTTCCACGTTCTAAGTGGAGAAATGAATCGATCAGGGTTATATGCTAAAGTTTCGCTTAGATTTGCAAACTCAGCAAAACCTTGTGATTCGTTTGTTGTGTCATCTGCTAGTGCATTACGAGTCGTCATCATTTCATTTAGACGGCGATATGACAGCAAACGACTTGCATCTGATGACGAATATGTTCTTGTCAAATCAGTATTACGCAATTCTTGTAGATTACCTAACTGAGTACTGGTTGCTGGTGACACGAACTGATCAACCCCGTCTAGTGACGCTGGTGTGATTACAGTTAATAAGTCGTCAAGTGCATTAGCTTCTGTTTGAGTTGCGTACTCAACAATACCAGCCTCAGTCGTTGTCGCATACGGAAGTGACGGAAGTGGTGCTAATGCGCTATCGTCAAATAGCTCCATTATACTCTGCACATCACCGCCTGACTCAAACGCTGAACCAGGCGATGTGAAGGGCTGTAGGTAAACATATTGCGCTGCATCACTAGCGTGCGTGAATATGTTTGTTCCTGACATTATGCAATCCTTCTGTAATAATACACAGGGTCTGTGAATGTAGTTGAATCAGTGTGATATAATTCCCACTCGCCGTAACCAAGACTCGTCTGACCGTCTGATGTACCCGTGACAACGCTTTTCGCTTGAATCCCAGTTGGTGCCCCTAAAGGGTCTAGAATGTCTGCAAACGTCGCTGTGTACGCTGTATTGTGCGGTCTTGAGCTTCGGTGCTTCAAAAGAAACGTATTTGATGGTGGTACATGATCTGTCGGAACCATGTCAAACAGATCTGATTCTAGTAACGCAGTGAACACTTTCTCTGCAATATCGTTATCAGAATCGCCTACTTCTAGTTGAACAGGAACACCGTATAGCGTTATGTATTCAACTCCCGATGTACCGTTGTACGTAATCGTTTCATTAAATTGATTTGTGTTGAATGGGTTCGAAGCGTCAGTTGAAGCAATGATTGTCCCTACTGGCATAATTGCTGCCATAGCAAGCTGCATAATCGCAGCTTGCACGTTTGGGTCCCACGCACCGTCTTGAATCTCATCGACTGTCGAATCGCCCAATACCGCACCGCGGAAATTGAAGCGATCACCCGGGAATAATCCCGAGTCGCTAATCGCATCTTGATCGAAAACTTTCATGCGTGAGTCATTACTCCACACTTGTGACGCATGTCTTGCTTTAGTCGTCATTATGCAGTCCTTATCCAAGTGTATGCAGTGATATATGGCTGAGTTACGTCAACCGCCTGAGCCACCTGACCATGATTGACCTTGATTGGCTCTTCTTTGTAGTAAGCTAGTGGCGTAGTGTTTTCAGGGTCGCCTAAACAACCATTCAAGTTAATGTCACCGCCTGAAGTAGCTGAACGTGCAACTAAGCTGTATTGTTCTGTGATGTTGTTAATATCACGCGAAGAATCATTCGCGTAATCTGGGTTTGTTGTACTGATTAGCTCAGGGATATTCTCTTGAGTAAGAGTCACACCAATTGAACCACCCGTACCACCTGCTTGAACGATATTTTCATTGTTATTGTTTCGGTGGAACTTACCGTCGTCATTTGGGTTCCAACCCACGACTGTACGCCCCTCTGCATATCGAACCCATGTACCAAAGCCCATGTAATCGGCTGGGTTATTCGGGTTGTTTGCATTTGTGTATACCGAACCAATAGGGAAGATACTTTCAAACAGTGATGTCAGCGTACCGCCCGGTGCAAACGTCTCAGGGTCTGGCAGAACTTCAGTTACTGCCGCTGATGGGTTTTGCGGGTCGGTGTACATGATCTTATTTGAGCGTCGTACGTCTGCCCAGTCGTCACGTGAAACGAAAATCTCACGGGTTCTTTGTTGCAAGTTATCGTCGCCGTCATCCCACGTAAGCAATGTACCTATCACGTTGTCATACCAACGAACTGTTACAATGTCGCTATCGATTAACGGGTCAGCGAAAACAATCGTATTCCAACGACCTTCCGAGTCTTGAATATAATCGTAATCATACTCACCGCCTGCTAGACTATCACCATTACCTGCTGTATTCGACTTGGTTAACTGAGAACCATTGACTAATACTTCTAGTGTTTCGGTGTTAAACTGCGTATAATCAGGAAGACCGAAATCACTCAACGTGATTTGCATGTCAGGTACGAAATCTTTACGTACGATTTGTCCCGGTGATTCGTCTACCGCGTAGTTGTTTTGGTCGATTACTTTAATTGATTTTAAAACGTAGCTACTACGGAAGCTCGACACGTCACTCAAGTATGTAATAAACGCAATTGGGTCAGCGTCATTTGCAGCCAAACGCAAACGAATCGTTCTACCGTCAAGCGGAGCTAGATCATCGTTTGTCAACTGTCTCCAACGAGAATCAGCCGTTAGATCTGTATATCCCGATGCTGATGTATGTGAAATCAAACATTCAAATGTCTGAGAGTAACCATTGTGGTCTTGAGTTACGATATCACCAACTGCATATGCAGTACTACCCGCGTGGTCTACATACTCTGGGAAATCTGCGAATTCAGCCCATTTAGACTCTTCCCATGCGCCGATGCTGTTGTGTTCTTCTAGACATTGCCAGATGCGGTCATCACGACCTGTAACAGCGTCACCTCGTACTAAATCACCAACGTGATATGTTTCTGGGTTGTTTGATACCCATGCTTCAACAGTGTGAAGCGGGATTGAACCATAGTCGCTGAAGTCGCTAAGTTCGTCACCGAAGTATAACAAGTTACCACGACGATACACTTCTACCGCAGCTTGATTGTATAACCCGCCATTTAATTCAAGTGATACGTTGAAGTCACGCTGATCTTGTCGTGCGATGATTGCTCGACGTAGAACACTAGGGATGTCACCGAATGTCAAACCGTTTACGTATTTCTGTGCAACATATTCCCAATGACGTGGTGGGGTGAATACAAGCTCAAGATCTTGATATGCATTCCCGAATTCCGCGCCAGAACCTAAGTCGTTTTGAGTTGAACCTGCGACACGTTTTATCGAGTCTTTAGGGTCTGGGTATACTGTTACAAGCTGCTTAGACCATGTGCCTTTAACGTCACGTAAACGAATCGCTTTACCGTAGTCTGCTTCTTCAACACCACTAGGTAGATATACATCAACTGGACCCAGTGACGTATCGATAGTCCATGATTCACCAAAGCTTACGCGCAATTCAGGTCCCTGACCATCGCCGTTCTCGTCGAAATACAGTTCAGCGTTAGCAGGGTTGTACGATGTATCACCGTTTAGATATGTAGATGCAAATTTCCAATTGCGCCAAGCACCGGCAGCATATAATCTGCTACCGTCGCCTAATTGACTGTATATTTCGTCGAAGTTGTCACGGGTCTTAATGCCACCTACTCTTAGGTAATCACCAGTACCGTCATCAACAATTTGTCCGACGTTGATCGTCTGTTTCATTATTGTCCCTTACGATAGTCTGATTGTTTCGATAGATTTGATAGCAATTGAAACATTGTCGTCGTTTGATGTAATATCAAGAACGATGTTGCCAGCGTCAACTCGCGGTTCAATCAGAATCAAGTTACCAAAATCTTTGTCTGTATTGATTACTGAATATTCATCAATATAAACGTCTGTTATGTTATTTAGCAGCAACAATTCCGATGACATGCGTCGAGTAACAGCACCACCCTGTAGAGGGTCGCTATTCTCTGCATAAACCATCAATTTACATGCTGCATACGATTGAATATCGAATAGCGGCATTGTAACTGTCACCGTGTCTGGAATTGAGTAAATCGTGTCATTAACTGGCGCACCGAAGTCACCTGCAATCGGGTTGATTTTGACACCCCACTGCGGCGTTCCTGCTAATCCCGTACCATCGTCAATGACAGTGCAGATGATATGACATCGATTTGTACGAACAATTTGAGTTCCGTTAAGTTCTGGGGCACCTACAATAGCGTCTCCTGATGATGGTGCTAGTACAATCGGGTTTGTATCTAATGTTGCTGTTGTGTTCTGAAACTCTATTCGCTCACCGCGTTTTGCCATCCCTGCTGTCGTGCCAATCTTCGGTAAATTCAACGTCATCGATGCACCGCCGCCTAATGATGACGTGTCGATGTCATATTTACCACCTGTTACGATTGATGTCAGTAAGTTTGTATTGTTCGGACCACCCGAACCGCCCGCAGTAGAACTCGGTGGAATTCTCTGCCAATAACCACCTGCATGAGGTCTAGGTGCGATGTCATTATATGCAGGGATATAGTTTTCACCTGCATCGGTTAGCTCAAAGTCTGCATTAATATGGTAAAACTCATCTGAGTTATCACGCAGCTTATTACCACCATTGTGAATTGTATCACCAGTACCGACCGAACCCGCCGTACCAGTTTCTAATCTATTACGTCCCATTTCTTTCTCCAAGAAAGGCGCATATGCGCCTTATGAGTTATTTACTGTATTTATTAGAAGTTGTAGATCAGATTGAATTCTTCTACCTGGTCTAATGTTTTACGAATCGGCTGACGGTTTTCCATGTAGATAATTTGACCTGTTCCTGCTTGTATCTCATGCGGGTCGTATCTAACTTCAGTCGCTTTCGTGTCTTCGGTATCACCTTCTTGACGAATCAATAATGGGTTCTGAACAAGTGAAATCTGACGATACCCGTTATTCCCGGGACCGAATAAGTGAATAAAGTCAGAGCCTGCTAATTTAGCTCGGAATCGTAACTGAACTGCACCTACGTTGAAAATAGTTTCGTCGTAGTTCTCGTTGAATACGATATTCTGATCAAGACCCCACGCAACTCGATTTTCGATGATGTCGTTAGGGAACGGACAAACGATGTATTCTTTTGTCACGTTCGTTAAGACTTCATTCGGCGGGATAGTGTATAGATATTCCCATACGTAACCGTCACCTGTTTCAATCGCATTCCCTGTACCATGAGGGATATTCTCTTGGTTACCGGGTGATGACGGTGCATTCCATTCACCCCCAACTGCTACACAATCATTTTTATTTGTGACTGTTGATATTGAACATGTACCACGAATGTTTGTGTTATTCGGGTCAGTCTCTGGAATATCGACACATCGATAAACCATATAGCCGTTCAATGCGCTCGGGTGACTGTTGATTGACATCGTATTAACTGTCACGATATCGCCAAATGTGAAACGAAGTGAATCGTTTAGGTCAGGGTCGCCCCAGTCCTTGCGAGGAAGAACAGGGCGAAGCTGTGATTTTGGAATCTTAATCAGACCTAGCGCACGCGCCCAAACGTCTGCTTTCCCATCTGGGCTATCGTTTGGGTAAGGTGGCGCGAAGTTTATTTCATCTTCGCGGTCTGACCAAGGCTCGTTACGACCGAACATAAGGTAAATTGTGTTCTTGTCGTCGTCATCACCTACGTTTTCGTAGAAGTTCATCAAGTTATTAACTCGATACTCTGTTGTGATTGTTGATCTGTAAATTTTTGCCACTTTATTCACCTATTTGTTTTTGAGTCGGCGTTACTGGGTCATATGGGTTGCCAACGTTGTCTTTCAATCTGTAATCAGAATCTTCGTACATATCTGAAATACTCGTCGATGCTGCTGACCAGTCAAACATAAATGCAGGAGTTCGTTCGTATGCTGTCATTCCCCAATATACCGACCCGTTTGCGTCTGCTGATTGAACTTTCGCAGTTGGGTTGTAATTGGGATTCAGAACACGTTTCTTACCGCCCCATTCATCGTTGATATCACCCGTGTCTGTTTCTATATATCGTTGCTCGTCGATAGCTGAATACTCATCTAAAGCAATCACACGATCATTAGCCCAGTAGTTGTTGTAGTCGATGATTGTAATACCCTGTGTATTAGTCAATCGATCTTGAATCGCATGATCAAGCGGGTCTTCTAGTGCTAACGGGTGTGGCTTCAATTGAAGTTCACCGAACGAGTTGTAAATTCTATCGTCGTTACCATCAAGCAATGAAGTTTCTTCAGTGAAGTTATTCCCTATACCGTTGTCATAGCGAATCAATCTGTATGAATCTACAATCGTTTCGTGGTGGTTGACTGAGATACCGTGATTGATCAATACTGTCAGCAACGTAATACCTAAGAACCCAAACCCAATTGGGTGTACAAATCGAATTACATCATCTTTGTACTGACTAAGCTGAATCTCAGAACGAATCTTCATAACGTAGTATGATTTGCTTCGATCAAGAAATTCATTTGAATCGTAGTCGATTCGTTCACCTTGTACGCGAGTAATCGCAGTTGCAGTGAATTCCAGACCGTCGATTTCTAACGTGTCGCCGATGTTCAACTCACCGATTAAGTTGTTCAAAGTCAATTTCCAGTAACGTTTACCTTCAATGTAATGACGGTCAACATATGTCACGTCTGCGTTGCCTGTCTCTGAATAAATTCTACGACCTACCACATCATCGGTTACGTCATTTGAGTTAACAACGATTGAATATTCAAACGTGTTAAGCGATTCTATTTCAACTTCAACATCTTCGTTGTACAGTAACTTGAACAAGAACTTGTATGAGTCTAAAATACCTTTAGTGCTGTAAAAATCTGCACGTCGTGCCAAGAAAAATTTAACAACTGCATCACGTTTCTCTGGCTCTAGAATACGATTTCGCTCGTATACTAATTTGTGTAGATACTCAGTGTAATGGTCGTCAAGTGGGTTTTTGCTGTTAAGCAAGTTATACACGTTATTATAAGCCGTACCATCACCTTTACTGATGAAATCTAAGTAGTGCTTTGCAAAACTCTTGTAAAACCCGTCTGCATCGAGATAATTCTCTGGCATCATCTTGTAAATCAATGGTGTCAGAGTCGGGTCGAGCATACTTGTTGGGTCTTCTTCAGGCGGCTCGATAATTACTGGAGAATAATTAGACAAACTAGCCGTGATTACACGACGCTCAGGCGACCAGCGAATTGGCGCTGTGATATCAACGCGGTATGGAAACTTGTAGTAACCTATTACCTTGTTGTCGTTCGCGCTGTGAATGATCGCACCTGCTGCATAACCATTAAACCCGAAAATCGATAGATTAGGTGCTTCCAGTTTGTATTCACCTTCGTCAAATGTCTCTTTCCATTTATATTCGTCTAGATCTTCAAAATCGCTTCTGAAAATTGACTCTTTCTTGTAGTACATGATTTCATTTGCCCAAGATTTCCAATCACGTGTTTCAGCACGCTGCATCCAGTTGAAATGCGCGGATCCGTAATAATCTTGCGGCTTGTAGTACCAATCATCACCGTCTTTCGTCGCGATAATCTGTGTCATCGGCTTAACGTATGTTGTAAAGAACGGTTTAGTGAACATACGAACAGCTTCGTCAACTTCATCGTTGTCTGAAACTAGATACGGGTCATCTATTGTACCGTAGTTATCACCCGCAGTTGAGTGGAAATTACCAGGTGCACCGCTAGACTCTTGACGATTGTCGTAAGCTGGGTTGCCTTCTTCACCGTAGTTCTTTGTTAGATCGTGACCTACAATCAAATGAGTGTTGTCACGTGAAATAACTGAACGTTCGTTTAGAAGTTCGCGTTCTTCTTCAATGTTTCCGTATACACGTTCCCATGTCAAGCCAGTGTAACCAATAACGATACCATCTCTCAATGTCGCTGTGCGATTTAGTCGATAAACACCGCGAATCCCATTCGGGTCAGATGTACCGATTCGTTTACCGTTCTCGTCATGCTCCCACTCACCTATGACTAGCGCGAACATATTTCCGTCTTGATAATCGAGACCTTGCTCTGGGTCGTCGAAGTACTGAATTTTCTTAACACACACATCTGCTGTGTTTTCATCAAAATTAGGTCGACTCGCGTCGTTTTTCACAATCTTATCTTCAAAGTAAACAGGTTCGTTGTTTAATTCGCCTGTTGTTTCGAAAATACGTTCGCCATATAGTTCTGATAATACGTTATCGAAAATGCGCGGGATTCTGTTGTTATGCCACACGTAGGTGTTTGCGTATGTTACAACGGACATTACATCATCAACGCCGAAAGCGTCTGCTTTGTTACGCACTTGTGGTGGTAATATAGCCAAATCTTTGAAACGCTCAACATCGAACCCAAACCCTAAGTCGAAGTCTAGTTTATCGAACGTCAAATCAACCGATGCATGTGAATATTCAAGCCCATTATCGTGCGAGTAATCAACGTCATTCGATTGTACGCCTTGAATAAGGTAATCATACCCTAGTAGATAACTAAATGCGTTAGACTGCTTACAGATGCAATCATAGACTGGGTTCCCTAGTCTTGAGTTCGTTGCTTTATATGTCTGCCATGTTCTACCGCCGTCGTTAGACACTTTACAAACTTGTTGCCAGCGTTCGAACGCATATATAACATCGTCTATAACAACAGGGATTACGCGATCAACGTTCTGACATACAGTTGGGACTTTGCCATAATTTGCACTAAAACCGGGATTTGTAACAAACCAATATGCCGCTGAATCGACGTTAAACATATTAGGGTCAAATTCAAAACCTGGTCGCACTAGGGTAGCTTGTAGGTTGTTACGACTGTTTAGGTATTGGTCGTTGTCGTTATTCAAACGCTCTTCAATGAATGAAGATGCGGGAATGAATTCGTCTTGAGTCGTGATGTCGTAATCGTTTGTGTCCGACGTATACCCGATATCAGATGTAACCCACTCACTCGGTTCAAAACCCTTGTAAACAGAACGAATTCTCCATTGATAATAACGAACAGAACTGTTAATATTCGTAAACAGTCTCGTTTCGCTAGTAAACGGGTTAGGGTATAACGCTGTGAAACTTTGTGTTAGAAGAATTTCTGCACTAACAGCCGAACGAACATGAATCTCGTAGCGAAAGTTTTCGCCCACGGTTGACCATGAAAGTTCCGCATAGTTTCGCGTCAATTTGTCAATAGACACCCCCATAATTGGAGGTGCTTGTAATACGTTTGCCATTAAGAAATACCCTCAAGAACGATATCTGTGTATTGAGGACGAAGCTCGTTCTCATATACGATCAAGCTACCGTCATCTGTGTATATATTAGATCGTGTAGGCGAAGCTGATACAATCAAATTACCAGTCACATCCCAATCTGCTGAGTTTATCCCCAAGTTGATGAAATCATAGTCCATCATACCTGATGCGTAGTTGATAGTACCAATTCGGTAGTATAAGCTGCGCGAGCCGATTACTTCACGATCAAAGTCGTTATCAGTATAAGCACCCGTAGGCAAGCCAGTTTCTGGGTCTAGCGGGTTTGTAATATCACCGGGTGCAAATGGACCCAATAACATCGTACCGATATCTTCTTCGGTCGGTGCAGTTCGTGCGGCTGTCGTTCTGATCTGCACGTCATACCCGCCCGGGGTGAACATGATATCTTCTGATTTTACAGAACGCTCAGTAATCGGGTTTAAGAAACTATAGCCACTCATAGGCGTTTGAGCGAAATTCGCTAATTCACGAATTAAGCTAATGTCACATCTAGAACCTAGAATTGACGGGTGAGCTTCATCAACATAGCTCAACATCTTAGAAACATGGAACGATGCATTGAAGATCTCAACATCATTGTAGTAATAATCTGAAATCGCATTGATGATTTGAGCTTTCAAATAATCAGCACCTTCAGCCAATGAACCTGTACGGTAGTTGATTCTCAGATTATGTTTTACATACAAGTAATCTGGGTCAACGACTTTAGGTGTCACTGTAACGATATTGAATTCTTTCAAATATTCTTCGATGTCTTGTCGCGCTACTTGTGGTAGTGTCAACCCGCTCTTCGGCTTAATCGAGATAAACACATAACCTGGCTTATCTGAGCTTCCGAACGCCTGAACAGACTGAACGATGTTACCGAACTTCTGAGAAACAAATGTTTCATAGTCAAGTTTAGTAACACAACGACGCTGCGACTCTCTGAAAATAGGGGCTAGTTCGCGAATACGCTCCGTGCCTTCAGCATAACCACCACCAATCGAACCAACAAAGTTTTCATCGTTATTCGGGTTATCGTCGATGTTTTTATCATCTAACTGGAAGTTAGGAATGTCATCTGCCCATGTGAATCGTTTTGAGCCGTTAGCAACTGGTCCCTGTGTTTTCACATATTGAACACGAATGCGCTGACCTTCGATTGGACGCAGACCGCCGATATAACCCGGGTCGTAAGCACCACCACTTTCTACAAAGTCAGTTAGTTCGCCTTCACCGAAGTAAACCTCAGTGTAACCATCTACAGTTTCACGCAGATAGAATACGTTTGAACCGCCTGTTACATTGACTATCGATTTGTCTGTCCAGTTAGTCCATTCCGTGTTATCAACGAACACACGCACATAGTTTCGATCTAAATCTGGGTCTTTGATCGTAATCGATTCGGTTTCACTAAATAGCGCCTCATATCGACCTAAAGTGCCTTGAACGAGGTCTATCTGGTCTTGATATACAAGCGGGCTTTGTGGGTCTAATGGGTCCTGCTTTGCACCGATTAGAATGTGAGGTTCCCACACGATGTAGCTGTAGTAATCAACCCCATCAACGTCAGCACTGAAACGAGTACCCGTACCTAGCGTAATTTCAACTGGGTTTTCAGCGTGATACGCTTTGATACCGATTGTATGTGTTGCTGCCGATAAAGAACTAGGCGCGTAACCCATATCTTGAGCGTGCTGAACTACACTGCTGTGTTTTTGAGCAGTGCGAATAAAACTCTCGAACAATGCTGCATTCGAGTAGTGCTGCATGTACATTGTGCTGTATGCAAGCAAATCTGTTAGTACGTTCAGACGACTTCCCTTGAAGTCATAATCCTTGAACTCGTCTTGACCTTTCAGATATTGAATAAGATCTTGCTTGATTGTCTCAAACGAGCCAGAACTAACAGGCAAATTCGAGTTAGTTGTCATGTTATTCCCCTGTTGGTAAAATTATGTAAATTTCGTTTCTTATATTTAATATACAAAAAAGCCCACTCAATGAGCGGGCTATCGTTTATAGACGATTTACTAGTCTAGTTGACAAGGCAAACAATCTATCGAAGTTAGTTTTTAAGTGATACTGTATAGACACGTCATACGTGTTTTCATCATATACAGGGATGACATCAATTCGCTGAATAGCAACACGAGGTTCCCATCTTGAAATTGCGTTTTCAATACTATATTTAATTGAGAACGCGCTTGCTGGAGAAATATTCTCAAACAATTGATTGTTAATGTCACAGCCGAATTCAGGGTTGAACGGTCGTTCTCCTTTATTCGTACTCACGATACCTACGATAGATTCTTGTATTGCTTTTAAGTCATACGATGCGCTCAAGTCATTGTTTACAACACTTTTATTAAAGTTTGCAGGGATGTCACTGAAATAGAAACTCCCTGGCTTTAACGTGTTCAACTCTGCAATTGCCATAGTTTTTTCTCCGATTTTAAATTTATTTATAGAAAAGTGTTGACAGGCATATCTTATTTACCTATTATGTACTCCTCAGCGCAACGAAGCGCACAAACAAAATAGATTGTGATATTAACTTCATTAACTAAGAGAGCAAAACATGTTTAAGAAACTTGCAAAACTATTATCAGTATCTGCGCTAGGTCTAGCACTTGTAGGCTGTGGCACACCTGCTGAAATCCCAACGGGTTTCGTCGGTAAGATTCAAACGCCTAATGGCTTCAATTTAGAAGCAGAGCCGCGACAACCGTCTAAATTTCGTCTCGATTGGGCATGGCGCTACCCAGATCGTCTAGTACTTCTTGACGTATCTGACAGCTTCTACCAAATGAACTTCAACACGTTCATGCCAAAAGATGAGCTTATGCTTGCTTACTCAGTCGAAATGACGATGGCGATTGACCCTGCGAAGTACAACTTCGTATTCGCTAAAGTACCGTTCCGAGCACAGACAGATCAGCTAGGTGTAATTGATCAGAAAGACGTGTTTAAACGTTATGCGAAAGCTAAACTGAATACGATTGTACCTAGTATTGTAGCTGAATACAGCATCAAACAGGTTGCATCTGAACGTCAAAAACTGAACTCGTTCGTTCTTAATCGCTTGAATCAAGAGCTGAAAGATACGCCGTTCGTTCTTAAAGTCGTGGGTGTTACTAACGTAGATTACCCTAAGACAATCACAGACGCACAAATCAAATCTGCTGAACGTCGTCAAGAAGAAGACACAGTTAAAGCACAACGTAAGCTAGACTTGCTACAAATCACAACTCGTGAAGAAGTGTCAAAGCGTCAGCGTGAAATCGAACTGTACGAAGCTGAAACTAAAAAGCTAGTAGCTGACAAGCTGATGAACTCTAACGTACGATTCATCGAAGAGCAAAAAACTCTACGTGAACTTGCGAAGTCGAATAACAAAGTGTTCGTACCAACGAAAATGCTTGATGATATCGCAGTACAAACACCAATCAAATAATAACCACAAAGGGCAGTGTTTCACTGCCCTCTCTTAAAAAGGAAACGTAATGGAATTTCTTCTACCTGTTTTGCCAATTATTGGCATGTTTGTAATATTACTTCTAATTCTAGCAGTGTCTTTCTTCATGGCGAAGATTTTCAAGCTAGACATTAAACTACCTTACGGTAAAATCATCACTGCTGCACTTCTACTCACAGTTGCTGCGAGTGGTTTTAAAATTGCAACGTCGCCAATTACTCGTCCTACCATGAACGAAGCAGTCAACGACACAGCCAAGTACAAAGTAGACGAATTCACTGAGCTTGAAGCACCTGTACTAGAAGACAAGTCATTCAAAGCTGAAGATGTTGATGTTACTACGCTAGACAGCGAAGAGCGTATCAAAAATCACACTAAGAACTTGTAACCTTCCCTGCGCCCCCTGCAACCGTATCGCCACATGTTAGCGTGTCACCGATACGGATTGCATTACTCCCTTCTATAAACACTTTCGGACTAAAAGTCGCTGCGCTACCTGCATGACAATCATAGTTCGGTACTGTATTACAGTGCGTTACGTGAACTAAGTTATCTTTAGACAACGCAGGCTTACCTTGCACTGTTACTTTCCCACTCCCACCCGTTACTACTGTTGGCGGGTATGTCCCGTGACCTGTTGTTGGTTCATCTGCACCTGCTAGAGCTGGCATTAGTTACCTCCTGCTGCTATATAATCTCTAAGTTGCTGCGCCCATGTATCCCACTTACCTTTAACGTTCTGAGTAAATGTTTCAACGAGCTGCCGCTCTTCAATTACTCCCGGTACAAGCGGGTCTTCGTATTCGTAATCAACTGTAACTGTATATGTGTATTCAGTTGATAACACGCTCGGCGCTTCGAATCGATACACGTGACCATGTTCAGGGTTGTTCGGTAGATCGCTAAATCTACTCACTTCATGATAGCTATTGTCTCGTGTATCCCTGTATTTCAGACCACTAGGTCCCAGATCAAACGAATCTTGATACTGACCGTAATATCTTGCGCCTGAGACATTAATACCCGCATTCGCCCGATGATCAGTTATTGATATCTGAACAAGTGTCTCACCTTCGTCCATAACCGCGGAGAACGTCACATCGACGTTCTCCCCTTCTGTAATGATCGGTAAAGTGATTGGTGTAATACTAGCCATTCAATTACCCTAGGCTCACTGTTGAACCGTCTAATGCCGCAGCCCCTGCGAGACTAAGCGTTGCGCCACCACCGTCATCACTAATTGATGACGCCGAACGTGTATAAGACGAACTAACGCTTTCTGACATCGAGCCACCGACTGTTATTGTGTAATTACCGCTGATATTCTGCGTGTAATCGCCCGTGACGTTACTTTGAACATTCCCGCCCACAGTTTGATTAACATTCCCGTCAACGTTCTGTGTGACGTTCTGATGCACTGTCTGACTAACATCTTTATCAACTGTTTGAGTAACATTCATTTCAACATGCTGATCAACATTACCCTTAACATGCTGCTTCAAATCACCATCAACTTGCTGCGTGACATTTTGCTGACAATAGAACGTCGCGTCACCGACAACGGTTATATTCAAGTTCCCTTTGATAAAGACATTCTGATCTTTTTGAACAATCTCAAAATCATCACCAACAATCTTTGTAACTTTACTACCGTCAGGGTGAATTTCTTCAAATGTACCTGTTCGATGATACGTATGTAAACGCTCTGCACCCTCTGTGTCATCAACCTCTCTGATGTGCCCAGATTCAGACTCGTGTACATGATTGAACGGGTACTGCGCTGCGTACGGCGTCCCTTTCTCGTTATAAACGGGACCGTTTTGATTATATCCCGCAATCGGAATGTCTTTCTCTTCGGCTGCGCGTTTACTAGCGATTATTTCATGTGGTCTATACACATAAGGCGCATCGCCACTATCAAAATCGCTCTGAGATTGGTTTTCATCATACACATCGGGATCTACATCGTTTCGAGCTAAACGGTTTGTATCGGGCTCATTAAGTTTATCAGCTAACGGGTATTTTTCGTTTGGGTCATTAAACCCCTTACTGCCGTTAGCTAATTCTTCAGGTATACCGGGCAAAACACCCATCGCAATTGCATCTTGATGCAACTTATCTCTGAAAAAGCCGAATACCCATGTGCCTTCAACTACCCCTATTGGTGTATTACCAATCCCGTTCATCGCAGCGTTATCAAGCGACTGCATAGGGTGAACCCAAAGAAGTTCTTCAGTTCGAATACCTTGATTTGAACTTTTCTTCTCAGGGTGAAACCCAATCATTCTGACTTTAATTCTACCGAGTTTGAGTGGGTCGTTTGTTCTATCTTCAACAACACCAGTCCACCAATCAAACCCATCTAATCCCATAAACATTATTTCTTGCTCCCCGCAACTGCTACATTCATCGACGAGTCACTTGATAATTCAAGCGTAGTAATGAATGAATTAGGCTCAACGCGATGCTTCAATTCATGAACAATCCATTTCCCTGACACATCAAGACTCGAATGGTTGTCACCAGTTACTGCGTGATAGTCAAGAAACACAACATCACCAACTGTAATGTTCGTATTACCTGGTATTTCTACAAGTATCTGTTTTGCATTCAAGTACGTTTCTTCCATTAATGAAACGCCATGAACAGACCCCAAAGGGTGTTTATTGTCATGCTCGTAAAAGCCGTCGTTTGATATCAATTGAATGCTATTCAACGGTTGTTCGGTTACTGGAACTTCACTAGGAAATTCTGATTCACTCGTGTACATATGAGCTTTGTCATTTAAAATCCCAACCTTTTCAATATAATCACCACGACGAACATCTTTAGTCGTCAACTTTTTGCGAATTAAACTATGAGAATATGTTCTAGAACCGAATAAACCACTAGAAATCTCATGCATATTAGACTGTTCTTTCACCACAACGCGCAATGCTGTGATTGTTTTACCGCGACCAGATGTCCATTTACCGTCACCTGTATCAGCACCTTTACGAATTATATAATCGTAATCTTTGTTTCTGATCGTACCGAGAGACGTGAATTTAACCGAGTCCCGATCTTCGTAAAACATGAACTTACAACTGTTATTCACGTCAGTACTTGCATGGTCTACAAGACTGCTGATGATGTCGTAAGGTTTACCGATCTGGGTCACGTAATCACGTTGATAAAGAGAAGATTCAATTTCATACACGGGCTTCTCATCACCCAAATTGTCTAAAATCGTTTTGATTATGTTCGATATACTAGTTTTCTTGAACACATACGGGCGTTTAACGTAATCATTCAATGTCAATAGATTATTAGTAAAACGAACAATTATAGTTTCGAAACCACCAGTCGTTGACGGCATTCTTGATATGCCAGTAGCACGAAACGTTTTTCGATATACCTTATTTGCTTGCTCCCCGACATATGAAGCAAAATCAACATCGATAGCTTCAAACCCCGTCATTCGAACAGTGTCTACGATTCCGACTGAATCTGTGAACATGAACATGCCCGAAACTAACCCGTCAAGCGACTCATAAATTTCCATGTGTGTGATTTCATTTTCAACAGCCGAGGCGAAATCAACACCACGAATGTGAATTTTGCTAACCACAAAGTTCTCAATTGGGTTAGCGGAGCGCATTTCAAACATGTTATACCCCTGCTAATTTCATAAACGTGCTGATGTATGTACTAATATCGTCACGCGAAAGAATGTTAATCACGCGATTCGTTTCATTCTTATTGAACTCAAACTCATCAACTGATACTGGAATCATAACGCCGTGATACAACAGTTCTCGAAAATCTTCCTGACCTTCTTCAGGTACATTATTTTCCCAGTCGAACTTGTTATACCAATTACGCGGGTTTTCAGGGTCTTCAATCATATCAAACCACCAACGACCTTGTTCATCGACGTGATGATGAACTTGCTCATTCCCACCAATATACTGATAACGATAAATAGCATTCTCAGCTACAGATTCATTGGGCTGAACCCAATCATAAAACGGGTCAACGCGCTGATTGAGAAGTAATATCAACCAATACAACGACGTGTCACCGTACAATTCATATGCAATTTGTTCAGGGCGATAATCACCCCTGATTTTATACTGAATCGTCGTAAACGACGGGATGATCTGCTTATGATAATAATTCAAATTCTTGAATATGTCCGCAGTTTCAACCCCTTGATAATCAGTCTTTTCAAATATCGAAAAAATCATTTAATCAATCCCTCAATATCACCAAAGAACGAACCAGAGTTTGTATTACTACCACTAGCCGTTTTCGTTCCACTGTCATAACCTCGAACATTACTGTTAAGGTCGCGTTGATACATAGCACGATCAAGTGGGATAAGTTCGCTAAATGTAATCTCAAGCTCAATACCCGCTGGGTCACCAGCCGTACCTCTAAATGTGCGCCAGTACTGATCAGGTGTACGATTCAACTTCACAGACGTGATACCCGCTGGACCGAAAATAAAGCGAGGTGTGTATCGCGTCGCGTCTGTGTCTGACACTTCTTCAATCATCCATACAGGCGGAGTTTTCAATAAAGTCGCGTATTTCGCAAAACCTGCTGCAAAACCTGAACCTAAATTTGCTGTACCTGTATCTAATAACTGCGAATCAATCTGACCTTTCACTGGCAACGATAGCCCATAGAACGTCTTTATAATCTCTGCAACTACTTTCAATTCATCTAACGACTTAGGGTGGAATTGATATACCATTGTTTGTGTACGCTGCGCTGTACCTTTATACGCAGTTACAGTCACGTTGTCTGTTACGACACTGCTGTTCTTCTCCAACTGTCCTGCTGCATTCGATTGAATGAATGAACGTTTAATCTGAGCCAGTGTTGCGCCTGCTGCTGTCGCGACTGCTCGTTTACCGCGATCAACACCTTCAGACACTGTATCTGAGCCTGCTGCTGAAGCTGCACTAGCAAGAAAGTCATTTAACACTGAAGTCGGTGTTTTATCATATTCGTGAGACACTTCTTCAACGATATTAGGCGCGTAAAGTGCAAGTGTAGCCTTCAGTTCGCTAGGAACTTCACCAGATTGTTCATTTTCAGTTTGCGCGGCAGTAAACGAACTACGCATGTCCGTATAGTGTTGTTTTGTTGTGTGTGCCAAGTCATACGCTCTAAAAATAAAGAAATTCGGGTGTCCAGACTCAGCCCCTAAATTAAGCGGGTATGTCAATGCTACATTATTCGAGTCACGACCGAGTTTAGTAACATCTTCACCTGTCGAAAGCTCTTGTGTAGTACTTTGAACTCCTCCTGATATTGTTTCTACTAGAGTGCTACTTTTTGCAGCGATTGTACTAGTAAGATTCATTTTCATGATCTCCTTTTTAAAAATATATATCTGTATTTAGATGCGATACTAAATATATGAAAGGAGGCGCTACATGGCATATTCTGGAAAATTTGTTCCGTCGAACAAGTCAAAATACAAAGGCAATTATCAAAAGATTGAGTATAGAAGCTCATGGGAATTGTCGTTTATGCGTTGGTGTGACAACAACCCACACGTAGTTCGCTGGAATTCTGAAGAGATTGTAATCCCATATGTTAGTTCGGCTGACGGCGGGAAAAAACGTAGATATTTTATGGACTTTTACGTGAAGTTCAGTGATGGGCGCGAATTCATATTTGAAATTAAACCGCACAAAGAAACGATGCCGCCTGAGAAGCCACAGAGGCTTACTGAAAAGGCTAAGAAACGTCTTTTAAAAGAAGTATATACGTTTCAAGTGAATCAAGATAAATGGGCTGCTGCGATTAAATTCGCAAAGCAGAAAGGTTGGCAATTCAAAGTCTTGACTGAACACGGACTGAGAAAATTGATAGGACTGAGAGTGTAATATGGCTAGACCAGAACGAGCAAAGAAGAAAAAGGAAAGTTTGCTTGATAGCTTCAAAGCTCAAACGCACGAGCTTGGTCGTCAACCAATCGCGAAGAATCAACGCAAATCATTAGCATGGTTCAAAAAGCGTGTTCATGATGCAATACGTAGTCGAAAAGTACAGCGACCACACAAAGGCAACATGTATGTATTCGCATATGATGCTAAACACAAAGACAAACTTCCGTATTGGGATAAATTCCCGTGTATTATCTGTCTCGGGGTCGAAAAGGGATATATGTTAGGCTTGAACTTGCACTACATCCCACCGAAAGATCGCGAGAAGTTTTTAACAATTTTACTACGATACGCAACTACAAAAACAGTAAGTAACACAACTCGACTATCGGTTGATTGGGGTCGAGTGAAAAACATCAAGTTCAGTAAACATATGGTTAAATTGTACATTCTAAAGCGAATTAAAGGTTCACTTGAAGAAGTCAAACCACATGATTGGTACAATGTTATTCACATGCCACTACAGCAATTCGTTGCTAAAAATGGTCGTAACATTTCTGCTGTTCGTGCGTACGATGATCGTTATAGAAGGAGATAACGAATGGCAATCGGTATTGACGTTAAAAAGTTCTTATCTCAGATCAATAAGAACGATTTAGCAAGACAAAACTTGTATGCGGTGCGTTTTGCATCGCTGCAAGATACAGCAAAGCAGTTAATGAACACTGGTGAAACGTTCTCGAATGCTGCATCGACTAGAGTAAACGGTATCGGGGTTAAAGATGCATTAGCCTCGACTGCTGCGTTATTCGGTAGTGGGTTTGAATTCGAGCGAAACATCGGGATGATGGTTAAATCAGTAAATATACCTGGGTCATCATACGAAACAGATATTGATAGATCGAGAAGACGTCCGCATCATGTAATCAAAACGAAAACTGATGAAACGGTAACGATGTCGCTGTATCTTTCACCCTCACACCCTGAGCGTAAAATGCTATTAGGTTGGTTCAAACAGATTTATTCAAACGATTCTGCGCAAGTCGGGTTCTTCTCGAATTACGCACGCACTATCGAGATTTACACGTACGACCGCAACGCGAACATGGTTACTATGACCAGTTTAAAAAATGCGTTTCCTATTCGAGTCGGTGGAGTTCAGTTGGGCTATGAAAATAGCAATGCAGTTGCCGAATTCGAGGTTGAATTTGTTTACGAAAGTGCAACGTACATGACTGAAGATTTATCTAGCACAATCGCAGACACGTTAGATATAACACAGAATTTCGAAAAAACATATAACAGCATTTACAATACTGCGGCAGAAACATTTCCAAACTTATTTTAAGGCAAAAATATCATGACAAAACCATTTGATTTGAGCGTACTTGCTGCGCCTCAATATACTGTAAAACTACCATCTACTGGCGAAGAGATCAAGTTACGTGCCATGCTTGCAAAAGAGCATAAAACACTGTTGATCGCTAACGAATCAGATGAAAAGGTTGATGCAATCGAGCAATGTCTTGAAAACTGTATTGTTTCAGACATCAAGATGGAAGACCTAACGGTTGGTGATGCTGAATACTTGTTCATGCACATGTATATGAACAGCAATGGCGTAACTGAAATTCAAGCGGAATACAACTGCTGTGCAGATAAGCCAGAAGAAGAACTCAAGCAGCTAGACGCACAAGAAGAAGCTGAACTTGAGAAATCTGCCGATGACTTGTTCGCAGAGATTGTTAATCAATCAAACGAAGAGGCAATCGAAGCAGTATTCGCACCTGACAAGCGTCTATGCGGTGAACGAATCACGGCAAATATAGACCTAAACGCTGCGTTTGTGCCTGCATTCACTGGTGAAGATACAGTTCGTGTTAACAAACAAGTATTAATCAAACTCCAACACCCGAATATTCGCGTGTATGAGAACAACGACCCTAACACTCCTGAAGGTCTGTTCAATATTGCTGTTGAATCGATCAAAGAAGTTCACGTTGGTGATACTGTGTACAGCAAAGAAGAGCTTGCCGCACAAGGTCAGTTGATCAATATCATGGGTGAACTAGACACTGCTGCATTCAAGAAAGTTCAAACTTTCGTCGATGCAGTGCCGCGAATCACCACTTATGTTGACGTTAAATGTCCTAAGTGTGGTAACGCAGAGAAAGTAACTCTACGAGGCATCGAAGATTTTTTCGTATAATGCTCGGTAGATACTCACTCGAAGAGTATTACAAAGAAAACTTTGCCATGATCACTCATGGCAATTTTTCGCTATACGATTTAGAGACAATGGTTCTATTCGAGCGCGAAATCTATGCCGCACAGCTTATACATCACATCAAAGAAAAGAATAAGGAACAACAATAATGGCGGCTGATGAAAAAAAGATGAATGAGATAATCGGAAGATTAGATCATTTGATTCTCCAACAAGAAGACCGACCTGAAGTTTACACGATGCAGCGTGTGGCTCGTCATATCAACAACATTGATATAACAACGTCAACGATGCTCGAAACAATGCAATCGGTCTTCAAAACTAACGAAAAGGCAGTTGCACAACAGAAAAATCTATTTCAGCGCGTCATTGAAAACTTCGAACAGACATCAAACAGAGTCCGCGCTTCGATTATATCACTAACTGATATCATCAAAACTACTTTAGATTTCAAAGGTCACTTGTCTAGAATTGATCGCGGTATTCAAGAGATGCGATTGACTGCAAAAATGCAGTTTGCTCGTATGCAGGAGGGGTTTACTCGATGGTTTGAACGACTGATCTTCAGAGTCAATGACATGAAGCGAATAATCGGGCTTCAGAAGACGACTGCCGACGATTTAAATAGTTTCTTGACGAACGGTGCGGGTAACAACTCTCCGCTTACTGTGGGCTTTATAAGCGCGTTATACAAGAAGATATTTGCATATCAAGTCGTTACTGATACCCGTGCTCGTAAAACTGAGCAATTTCGTTACAAAGAAAACATGAAAGTGCAACGCAATCAAGCGAGTGATCTACGTCGAATCGCGAATCACCTAACAGGCGAAAAGCTAGGATGGATTGCCAAGTTGTTTAGACTAGTTGGTGTAGGTCTAGTAATGCTAGGCGGTCAATTAGTAACGTTTTCAACATCTATGGCAGCGGCTGCATCAACGGCTAGTAAATTTGGTAAACTAGGTCGAATCGCTTCAAGCATTCTCTTAGGGTTTGGTAAGTTTAGCCAAGGGACGGGTAAAATCGTTCAAGAACTTGCAACTGACATGAGAGGCACGGTCAAAAAATGGATGTGGGCAGTTGTTCGTCAAACATTCTTAGGACTAGGTCGTATGATTTCAATCATGTTAAACCCAATCGCATTAGCTGGTATGCTTGCGGGTTATGGCATTTACAAGTTATTTGAAGAAGAAATCGACCGAATCTTCGTTGCATTGAAGAGTATTTTCAGCGACCCCGAAAAACGGGAAATGTTGTTTAATATAGTGTCGAACTGGTTTAGCGATATGGTTCGAGGTATCGGAGAATGGTTCGGTATTGTCAGTGACAATATTCAAGAAGCAGTACCCGAAGGTGCAGTTGATGGAATTGTATCTGGCTTCAATGCAGTGACATCTTTCGTTAAGAAAGCTTTCCGAATGTACGTTAATGCAATTAACAAAATCATAGCTGGTTGGTTATCAATTCCTGATTCGTTTAGATTGCTTATGTTAGCAATAGATGACTTGATGTTAAACGTTAAATCATTTGTAGTTGATGCATTAAATGCATTACCAGACTGGATGCGTTCAGAAGGCATGGACAAGTTCATAGCAGATGCTGACATTGAAGGTAAAAGAGCGAAACTAGATGCTGACAAAGCTGAAGTTCGTGAAAGACTCAATGCGCGTTATCAAACAGACTATCTAGGCAAAGCTGGGGATATGATCGTTGATGGGGCTAAGAATACAGCACAAGCGGTTATAGACGGTGCTAAGAACGCTGCTGATGCTATCAAAGACCCTGCTAAGAATTTAGCAACGTCTGCCGAATCTCTTGACAAGTTCTTGCAAGCTGAAGTCGAGAAGAAGCAAATAGCAGAAGACGCAATTGTAGCGGCTGAACGTCAACGTATGATCAATGAGGGGATCATTAAGCCAATGCAAGAAGTTAAGCGTTCAATCATCTTAGAAGCTGTCGCAGCGCGAGAAGCAGCATTTCGAGCAGCACAGCAAACGAAAGAGGTTGGAACTAACTTCGTGAACAATGCGGTCAATTCAGTTCAGAATACAACGAACTTCAATAGACCGTTAAGCGTAAACAGTGAAGCGAAAGTGCCTTCACCAAATAGAAGAACGGTGAATTAATGAAAAACTTAACGATGAAGAATAATTTCCGAATCGACATCCCTGATAATAACGCAACTCAAACGTTCCAGTGGCAGATACAAACTGCCACTATCCCGGGTGTTACGATGGAAATTGCAAGCATTACTCGTGGTCCGAAGTATGCCAAACTAGCAAATAACCATGTTGCAGGTTCTGGTACATCATATGACGATCTTTCGATTCAATTTCTAGTCGATGAAGAAATGCGGACGTATGCCGAGCTGTATAGATGGTTGATCACAATGAATAACCCAACAGGTGCTAGTACAAGTGACGGGATTGTTCCAGTTACTATGCTTCTACATGTTCTAGACAACAACAAAGATAAAATTGTAGCAACATATCGTTTTGTCAATGCATTTCCAAAGTCACTCAGTGCTGTAGAATGGAACTATACTGAATCTGGTGATGTTGAAGTCGTAACTTGTGATGTCGAGTTTGAATATTCATATTTTGAAATGATTCATAAAGTCGATGGCAAAGAAGAAGTAATAACACCCTATATGGGTTCATAGAAAGCAATTAAGCCCCTTACGGGGCTTTTTTTGTATCTGAATCTAGAGCGAAGCGGCAGAATTTGGTGTGAGGCCCAAAAATTGGGCATCATCTTAGTAGTATTAGTAGTTTTAGTGAAGTTAGAGGTATTAGTAATATTAGAGAATAGGCACCTTGTCGCATTGTTTAGAAATCACCAGATCTGTCGTATAATCGTGAGACGAAACACACTATTAATAGGTAACTCATTATGATTATAGGAATCAATGGACAAAAGCGTTCAGGGAAAGATACCCTTGCTGCTGCCATTAAAAAATCTCATAGTGATAGCACTTACATTTACAAATTTGCCGACCCGATTAAAGAAGGGTTGTTCATTGGGTTAAAAGAATATGGCTATGATTATGCAGACATAGACGGTCAAACAGATTGTGACCGCGAAGTTCCAGTATTTACGTTAGACGAAGCAATTGAACTTGTATTGAAGTGCTGTGACTACGCAAACGTAGATGCTGATTATGATTACGTATACTTTACTCTACTTCCACACACTGGTCTTTTTAGTATTCGAGATCTCTTACAAATGACAGGTACTGATGTTGCACGTTCTCTTAACGATCAGCATTGGATCAATTATGCACGTGATAAATACAATCAGTTAGTGTTTAACAACCCCGACTTGCTCTTTATAATTACTGATGTTCGTTTTGAAAACGAAATGAATTTAGTATATGAGCTTGGTGGCACGATGTTACAAGTTAACCGAGAAGGTTCTCTGGCATCTAATCACATTAGCGATACCGAATTGGGTTTTATTGAAGACGCTATTCAAATAGACAATAACGGTTCTCTTGAAGAACTGTATGAACAAATTGATAATTTAAATTTAAGGTGAAAACATGTCACAACAAACTGCTGAACAAGTAATCGAACAGAAAGACGCACAAATCAAAGATCTTAAAGTGCGTACCTTTGACCTACAAGAGACTCTTCAAGAAGAGCGCAATTCTTTTGGTCAGTTCGTGGGTGTACTAGCTCAACTACTCGATTTCGATCAGACGCAAGCAAGTTCTCTACAGAACTACGTTGACGAAATCGCAATTCTAACCGGTAAAGCTGAACGTCCTGCTGAAGGCGACGGCGAACAAGAAAAAGACGCTGAATAATGAAACTATCTAAGTTCCTTGAAAGTCAGGGAACTTACGTTGGTATCAGATTAGACGAGGCGAGTAAGCAAGAGTTAGTTCGATTGCAGAAAACGCTTCGTCTAAAAAATCCGTTAGAACCAGATAAATTTCACGTGACTGTGCTTTATAGTCGTAAGCAAATTGATGTACCTGTTGTCGATACCACTTTCGTTGCTACTGTTGAACATATCGACTGTTGGAAAACGCAAGACGGCAAATATGCAGTTGTTGCTAAGATGGTATGTCCAGAACTTGTAGAACGTCACGATGATCTTATCTCTATCGGTGGTACTCACGACTACCCTGACTATACCCCTCACGTTACGTTGTCTTATGACGACGCGATCACACCTATGCCCGTCAACGCTGAAGTTCGGCTTGTTGATGAATATCTTGAACCACTTGATTTAAATTGGGTTGATAGTAATGACTGATTTATCTACTGAAGCAGTATTAAAGAAGTACAATGAAGCTCCCGAAACTCTAACTACTGAAGAGAACGTTGTATTATTGACGTATATCATCGGTATGCAGACCGATCAGATTGCTTTACTTAAAGAGAACAACAAACTTTACGATAAAGCTATCACTGAGCTTCAACAAGCTGTATCTCAGCTTCAAATCAAGCACGCTGCGCTTGAACGAGGTGAGACAGAAAGCGGTATCATTCTTTCAGTATAAAAACTTTCAAAAAGTTGTTGACTTATTCTGAAAAGCATGTAGAATGTATTTCATCGAGTCGAGAGACAGAACACAAACTTTCAACTCGATGAAATATTTGAAAAAAGTTGTTGACTTACACTGAAATGATGTTAAGATTAACACAGTTGATTAAGCGAGCTAAGTTCATCGTTCTCGCCTCTTATTGAAGATGAACAATATTGATTAAGCAGACTAAACTCATCGTTTCTGCCTCTTCTCTGAAGATGAGTAATATTTTAAATGTGCGTTAGCCGCAATGAATACATGGAGCCAGTATACGTTCTGGCGTGCAAGTAGCGCACATTTAAAATATCGAGAGTACATTGGTCGAGTGTTGGTGTAGTGGCAGCACACGTAGCATACTGTAATCAGACATGATTATATTCAGCAACCAATTTACGCATATCATAGGGAGATCGTGGGAACGGTTCGATTCCGTTACACTCGACCAATGTACTCTCACTAACAAAGCGAGGTGGACAATTTGATTGTATATCTTCTCGCACTAGTATTCATCGTCCTTTTTGCCTTGGACATTGAAGAAGAAAAGGTGCGCATTCATACTTTTGCGCTAATCACATGCGAACGGGTCATTCATCCCGTAATTAAAGCGCACGATTCCAGATTGTGTTTTGATTAGCTAAGGCAAATATAACTAGAGGATTTTTGGTGCTTGTGGTTAATCACAAGCACTCTCAAGAACATATTGAGCAGGGTTGGTGTAGTGGCTAGCACACGTAGCATAAACGCAAGCTGTTAAGTTTGTATTCTGCAATCAATTTAGCATATCATTTCCAAGATCGTGACGCAGGTTCGAATCCTGCACCCTGCTCAATATGTTTTTACATTGGTGAAGTTAGTTCAGTAGGTTAGAACGCCGGCCAAAAAACGAAGTCTGATAAGATTTCATTCTGCATTCACATGCACGCCGGAGGTCGCAGGTTCGAGTCCTGCACTTCACCTTCAAATTCTGGAGAGTTAGCTCAGTCTGGTAGAGCAAAAGAATGTTAAAGAATACTGACAAGCATTCATGCTGCAACCTTAATAACTAGGTAAATCTTTTTGTCACGTGGTTCAAATCCCGTACTCTCCACCAATTTTCGAGGGTTTATGAATAAGTTTAATGACATAAATGACGAACTTGATTGTATATTGCATCGTTGTGAGATTGTAAAGCGCAATCTTCGAAAATATTGTACATTTGCTGTTGAAATGCAGTATAGACTTATGATAAACTTCATTGGCATGGGTTGCTATCAACAAGTTCTGCCGATATTAGACAATCTAAATTATCACCCTGATACAAGTCAGATTGATAATATTGAGATTATGCAAACTATAAAAGAATTGATGAAATGTGCAGATAAGCTCGATTTGCTGCATCAACAAGACGCATTTCATCAAATTAAATCGACTGCTCGTATTACAGAAGAAGCAAACATCTTCGCTGCGAAAGTTGGTCGATTTCTAGAGAAATGATGGCCCTATAGCTCAACACGGTTAGAGCAACCGACTCATAATCGGTAGGTTACAGGTTCGAGTCCTGTTGGGGTCACCAAAATAAATTGAAAAAAGTTGTTGACAGACGTTTCATCAACGTGTAGTATACACATTATCAACTACACGAGGAAAACATTATGTCACATAAATTGCTAGTTATCACATCAATGCACGCTTGCTACGTCGATTACGATTTCAGAACTGAAATGTTTGACAGATACATGTGTGATGTTGTGATTCCGAACGACTCTGTTGTTTTGTACTCGGGTACAGTTTCAATAGATGAAATTCGAGCAGTTGCGAACGAATGTTACGCTGACATCAAGATTGAAGAAGTCAGTGATGATGTTTTTGACAGCTATCTTTAAAAATGCCGCTAACTGGCGTACAATACACAGTGTATTCCCAACATTAGTGCAGACGTAGGTTCGCAACCTACGTTGGTACCGAATCACTGGGACCGAGTAGAAAGTGCATGTGAGATGTCGAAGTCTTGTATGTAGAAATAACGCTCGGCTGCTCTGAAATGCTGATTAGCTCTTACTTCGAAACTCTAATTGGGTTGAAGAGGTGTTGTGTTTGACGTGTGTTCGATTCACACGAGCGGCGCCAAGAGGAAATTATAATGAAACCATTGAAGTTCGTTGAGGCGTTCTCTAAAGAAGAACGTGCTGCTATGACGATTGAAGAACGTAGCAGACTTCGTAAAATATATAACGAACGCTATCAAGAGTATGTTGATAAGTACATCAATGTATTCACTCGAAAAGACTTTCGAAGAGAGCGTTGCTGGGTTATTCTTGCACGATGTAAAAAGACTGGTGAAATCATCGGTCGAATTGAAAATAGTTTTAGTATGGGATGGTCTAAAGAGCGTGTTCGTGTTATTCGACCGTATCTAAACGGTAATTTCACGGGCGATGACCGCTTCTCTAAAGCTGAGTACAACAAAGCGTGTGCTGAGTACATAACTCATCATGAGAAACAAGTAAAGTCTCTCAGAGAAGCTTACAAAGACACTCACGACGTTTTCTTATCTCGTGTGGGTAGTAAGAACTGTCCTGTTTCTATTGATTGGGATACGTATTACAGTAAAAAAGACAAACGAAACTTTGAATATCGAAATTTGAAATTCAAAGTTAAATAATTCATAGTCGGGTAGCTCAGTGGTAGAGCACGAAGAATGATACTGACAAGTATCGCTCCAGCACTCCTTCAATTGCCTGTTAAGCACGTGGTCGCTGGTTCGAATCCAGCCCCGACTACCATTTTTGATAAACTAGTGAGGTATAACATGAGCGGAACATTTAATATCAACAAAACGTTACTGACTCCGAAACAATTGCGCAATCTAACAGATGAGCGTCTGAATGAATATCGCAAGTCGTTTCGTAAGCCTCTTGGGTTTTTGAAGCATCTGAACGATACAAACGAATTGACTTCAGATCAGCACAAGAAATTCGTTGAGCTTAATAAGCACTACAACGACGAAATTCTTGCTGAAATGAACAAGCGAAAACACTTAGGTTAATAAAATCGCAGAAAATTGATAATTTTTTTCAATTTTCTGCGAAAATACCGCAAATCGTCAGATTTAGTGTTATAAGTACTATAAAGAAACAAAACAAATTTTAATTTTTATTTCAAGAGAGCATTCAATGACGCATTCGTTTACACATTCATCTGAGACATTACGCAGCGATTTTCTGCGCTCAGAATTCGTGTATCTAGCGAATCCGATTGCGAACCAGAAGTGGGATACCCTCTTGTAGTCCGATAGTATAACATAGAAGTATACTTGAGGACGCAAATAGCGTCCTTTTTTATGGGCGTAAGAAAGTTAAGAAATTTTGTTTAACGTACTTTGATTACAGAGTATGATAAACAAAGTTAAAGAACAAACGGGACGTGGCGTAAAGGTAGCGTTCATGCTTTGGGAGCATGTGGTAAGAGTTCGAGTCTCTTCGTCCCGACCAATTTAAAATCCGTGACTAGCTCAATCTGGTAGAGTACTCCGTTTGGGGCGGAGAAGTTAAGCGTTCGAATCGCTTGTCACGGACCAGTTTAATGCCCGATTAGCTCAATTGGAAGAGCAGCGCCCTACGAAGGCGAAGGTTACAAGTTCGAATCTTGTATTGGGTGCCAGTTAGTGTTGTTTGATTGAAGCTCGCTTTCGCACATTCCCGAAACTGCTTCTACGAATTGATACGCTTAGGACCGTATCTCGTTAAGTACTGTCGAGATGATAGAATTTAACGAACTTTTCATGAATTAGTGTTTATGATGTCTTGAGCGAGTGTTAATATTAACACATAGAAAATGAAAACGTTAAGTTCTTCAAAAAAAAAATCAAAAAGATGTTTACAACGATATAAACATCATGTACAATGAAGAAAAGCGAATTATCATTCAAAATCGAATGAAAAGTTTTTCAAAAAAGATGTTTACAACGATATAAACATCATGTACAATGAAGAAAAGAAGTTTACAAAATTTAATGCGCAAGTAGCCCAATTGGCAGAGGCACTGGTCTTAGAAACCAGAAGTTAAGAGTTCGAATCTCTTCTTGCGTACCAAGCACCCTTAGCTTATCAGGAAAAGCGGCGGATTGAAGTCCCGCAGTGCTCGGTTCGATTCCGAGGGGGTGCACCATATTATAGCTTGTTTGTAAGAGTTAAATCAAGCAAGGGGTTTTAGTTTTGAGTTATTTAGCAAACGCTCTTAACGTGAAAATCAAATTGGGTCTATGATGTAATGGTAGCATATGGGACTTTTAATCCTTCAGTCAGAGTTCGAATCTCTGTGGACCCACCAGATTTTATAATGCGTCGGTAGCTCATCATGGAAGAGCAGGGAGCTTTTAACTCTCAGGTGTCTGGTTCGAGTCCAGAGCGGCGTACCAAATTAGATACATTGTGTATCGCTTTGCAAGTTAGATAGCTTGCAAATCAATATACAATTTAATTCTCCCGTGGACTAACGGTAGGTCATCACCCTTTCAAGGTGAAGTGCGCGAGTTCGAATCTCGTCGGGAGAACCATATTCTGGAGCGTACGTCTCAAGGTGAGACAGGGGACTGTAAATCCCTGACCCTTAACGGGTAGAGAGGTTCGATTCCTCTACGCTCCACCAGTTTTAGCTTGCATACTGCAATTTAACTTACTCTATTGATCGCTCGACGAACTCAGTTCAGACAGCGATAAACAGACCAAAGAACGCAAGCTGTTGAATAATTGCGGGGTAGAGAAGTGGTCATCTCGTCGGTCTCATAAGCCGGAGAACGCTGGTTCGAATCCAGCCCCACGCAACCAAATTAATGGAAGGCTTAGCCGAAAGATTCTGGGTAGCGGCAACGGTCTTGAAAACCGTCGGTCACCGGGAGGTGATGTTAGGGTTCGAATCCCTAGTCTTCCGCCAATTAGTTAACCGGGAAGTTTAGTCACTTAACCGATTAACAGTGCGCTGAAATGCGCACACTTTAGTCCCTTAGCTCAACGGTAGAGCGTGCGACCGATAATCGCTTGGTAAGAGTTCGATTCTCTTAGGGACTACCAAATTTTAGGGGCATGATGTAAAGGCAGCATGACGGATTCCAAACCCGTTCGTTAGAGTTCGAATCTCTATGCCCCTGCCAGTTTAAGTAATCTTACAGCAAACAATACAAAACTTTTATTTGGAAAAAGCAAAAAGGATTACTGTTTAAATTTTAGGATCGCTAACTCAATGGTTAGAGTGCTCGCCTGTTAAGCGAGGAGTTCCGAGTTCGAGTCTCGGGCGGTCCGCCAAATTCGGAGAGTCACTACCGTTAAGTGTGAACTTGAAAAAAACAAAGCAACTACTTTAAGTTGTCTTTGGGGAGCCGAGGTGTAAGTGGTTGCATGTCTCCCTGTCACGGAGAAGGTAGCGGGTTCGAAACCCGTCGGTTCCGCCAAAGATAATTTAAGAACAATTGGGGATTGGTGTAAAGGCAGCATAACGTACTTTGAATGCGTTGGTATCAGTTCGAATCTGTTATCCCCAGCCAAATACCGAAGAGTGTTTTCAGCAAACAATTTACTAATATTCTTATCGGAAAGAAATGTTTAGGGTTCGATTCCCTTTCAGTGTTGGTATCACTGGTCTGGACGACGCTAGTAATAACACTCAGTAACGCCCTGATAGCACAACTGGCAGTGCAGCTCACTTGTAATGAGCAGGTTCGCGGTTCGAATCCGTGTCAGGGCACCATTTTCAAACAACTGCGAGAATAACATGAACTATATTTCTGTATGGTGTGAATATGACATTGGTGGGGATTTCGGTGGCAACAATAACGAAGATGTTTTTTCCGTTAGTGAAGAATTATCTAATGAAGAAGTTGAAGCAAAAGTTGCTGAATATATTTCTGACATTGTTAGTGAGCCGATTGAAGAACTTGAAGGTTTATACGGTTGGGAATATATTTCAATCACACAGTTGTAAAAAATATGGGCCGTTAGCTTAATTGGGAAAGCGCCTCACTTGCAATGAGGAAGATAGGGTTCGACTCCCTGCGTGTCCACCAAATTTCGAACACATGAGCGTAGACTCTCTTTACTACCATCGTCTACACTAGTTCATGGTTCGAATCTTTTCAATGCGCTGTTAGCTCAATTGGAAGAGCACGTCCCTTCTAAGGATGGGGTTATGAGTTCGAATCTCATACGGCGTGCCATATTAAGCTCTTATCATGCGACGAATGATACTTTGCTTCGGCATATCACGAGCATGGTGAGAGAGACAATATACAGCAAACAATTGAAATTACTTAAAAGAAGTGATGATCTTAACCTGGGCTGATTTTAACCTGAGCTTGCTTAGGCGCAGCTTGAAAGGAAAGATTCTCTCTGTCTAGAAATAGTCAGATAGGCGCGTCGCTGAAACAGACGATATTTGCTTGTTGAGAATCAATAAGCTAGTCAACTCCGATTTATGCAAAAGACGAAAAAAACACTTCGGTATTGTCTGTACTTAATTCGTCGGAAACGACACTGTAGCCGAAAGGCAAGATACGCTAACTTAGATGTTAGCAGCGATATAGGATGTATCGCGTGGCATTATTATGAACGTTTCTAGTCATCGTCATGTAAAACAATCAAAACTAAGCAGAGGTAACAGTACCCACTATGTGGTTCCTCACTCAGACCATGAATATATGGTGTCAGCCAGTGTGCGATTAAATGAGTTAATTACTGCAATTGGTGATGTAGCTCAAGTGGCAGAGCAACGCTTTCATACGGCGTAAGATCCGATTTCGAGTATCGGTGTCACCTCCAAATTCAAAAACAAAGAGGTTACGAAGCATGACTACTTTACACTAAGCAAGGGCAACATACGCGATAAAATTCGATATGTTGAAAAATGTCTCGCGAATGAGACCAACCCGTTCTTTATAAGAACACTTACTGTAGAGCTTACGAATCTACGTGCAATACGTGATTTGTTCGACGCTTCAGATTAACAATGCGGGTATGATGTAATGGTAGCATGACGTCCTTCCAAGTCGTTCGTCTCGGTTCGAGTCCGTGTACCCGCTCCAAATTTTGGTCCCTTAGTATAATGGAAGTACGTCTCTTTTACACAGAGAAAGAAGTGGCTCGATTCCACTAGGGACTACCATTCTTTATGATGAGAAATAAATTATGACGCCTGTATTACTTGAAACTCATGAATACGTAAACCCGAATCAAATCGAAAAGCTAAATCAAATGGACAGACTTATGTTTGACTGTTGGCGCGCTGGGTTTAAGCGTAACAAGATTCTTGAGCGTGTTCTTGAGCGTGCTCTTGAAATTGAGTCTTCAACAACTGAAGCAGATATCGAAATTTATTTCAGAAATATGTTTACAAGAGAACTATCGCCTGATAGAATCTACTTAAATAAATCTGATTAATGCACAGGAAGTGCATTCGTTTGATGTCGTAAACATCCCAAAGTATTGCAGGTAGCGACGGCGGTGTTGCTAGTAGATTTATCTATTTCTCCAAGACATAATGCAAACTTTTAAGTGTACTTTGGTGTGGCAGTGGGTGAAGTGGAAATACCCCCGGGTTGTGATTCCGGAAGATGCGGGTTCGATCCCCGTCTGTCACCCCAAAGTACATTTATGCTCGAATCGTATAATGGAAGTATGACGGATTGCAAATCCGCAGGTCAGGGTTCGATTCCCTGTTCGAGCTCCAATGCGCACGTGGTCCAATTGGCAGAGGCATGAGGCTTAAAATCTCAGGGATGGCGGTTCGAATCCGCCCGTGCGTACCAAATTCTAGCATAAGCCGCGTTCTATACGAAGCTAGACTACCGCCGTTGAAAAACGGTCTCAGCCGAGCGAAAGCTGACAGGTGTTAGGGATTAAAGAGTCGCGGCAGTTTATTCAAGCCCAACTAGTCCAATTGGCAGAGGCACTAGTTTCAAACACTAGGAGTTCCGAGTTCGAATCTCGGGTTGGGCACCAAATTCACTTAGCAACGCGAATCGAAAGAGAGTGGATAGACCTGCTAAGAGTCCCGCTAGGTCTTTAAATTATCTAAAGTGGATCTGCGAAGCGCGTGGCACACGTCAGCAATAAGAGCAAATATGTGTCTGAGCATGAGAGCAGCATGCCATTAATTGATGAGACGTTGGAAGCATGGTCTAAAGGTATGACAGCACCCTGCTAAGGTGTCGGACGTTAATAGCGTTCTCTGGGTTCGATTCCCAGTGCTTCCGCCAAATTCGCAATAAGACATTGTACAGCAATCATTACAAAATCAAAGCAAACTTTAATAGTAATGAGGCGCACTAGCTGCTTTCTCAGTGATGACGTGAGCCTGTCGCATTCTCGTGGTAGGAAATGACCATTAAGACGGTGTTCGTACTGTCAAACGAAATAGGACTCATGCCGAATCATGAGTATTTTTCCGATGAGAAACATCGTTATAGTCAAATGAGATTTAAGGAAAGACGATAAAACACTTCTCGAATGTCTGTGTATTGCACATCTAAACCTGCCTTGAGCAGGTTTTTTTGTTTCTTCAAAATAAAAAAGAGCCTTTCGGCTCTTTTATCGACTAAGCATAAACTCAACTGCGGGTGCAAAAATATCATTACCCGAACTTGTTGTAAACGGACCGAATGTATCAACATCAAAATCGTCGCCGTTTAAATTACGAAGTCTTATGCGATAATAACGACTTGAGTCCATATTTAAAATCGTATCGATTAAAAATAATGTACGGTCTGTTTGCAGATCAACCATTCGAAATGCTGATGTTTCTTGTGTAAATGCATTAGGAACTGTTGTGTCCGTCGCTGCTGATTCAACCCACGTTATGATCTCGGGGTTTGACCCTCCGCCAGAACGATCAATACTTATTCTAAGTTTAATGTGCATTGGTTTATCTTCAAGTGGTCTGAAATTATCAGTAGTTGACGAGTATTCGAATAACACACCATTTTCATCGGTTTGCGATAGTGGGATAGTACCCTCCTCACCTGTCCCGTTTAGCGTTAACACGTTAGTTCCAGTATTATTGCTCTTCTGGAAAATGATGTCTTTGTCGCTAATATATCCCGCGTCATTTGTCAGTTCAGAAACATTATCCCCAGTGACAATCGCGTTTGCTTCGATGTCACTTACTCTTGTTTCGACTGCATATAAATCAGGTTGAATCACAACAGTCTCATCGGTAAAATCACGTGTTGTTGGTTTATTCCATGGGATTCCTGTTGATAAGTTACCCCATACTACAACATCTAAGTTCGGGTTGCGCAACTCAAGCTCAAGCACGTCCATTGAACGAATGTCAAACGGTGGTTCGATTAATACATCAACTTCGCCCGGTGTAATATCGAATATTTTAGTTTGGTAATATTCATCTGTGTTTTTATAAACGACAACATCAATTTCATCGTATGCATTGACAAAATCAACCATGACTGAGTATAGCGTGCGATTGTTTGCCATCTGCGCGAGTTCCCATCGTGGGTTGGTTAGTTGCCCTGATTTGTCAGAATATTCAGTAACAGACTCGATGGAACGCACACGTACCGTTGCAGTATTCCCTTCTTCGTATGTCTGCCATACGGGGTGAAAGCTCACGTTGTCGATAATATTGGTTATTGCTATATTCTGACCTGACGAAGATATCTTATGCGCATTTGCTAAGTATAAATCACCGTTCCCTGATTGAACTGCGGCTAGTGAGAACTTAGAAGCATCGTACGTATTTGGGTTTGTCTCGCCTCTCCAATAATATGAGCTTGCTCGACCTTCAAATTCCTGAACGAATACAGGTAATCCTTTTTTCAATAGTGATTTATTCCCTGATGACGCGAAGAAAGAATCGCGTTCAGCAATCGACGCGAATGGAGGGATTGACCCTTCACCTGATGGCCCGATTGGCCCGGGTATCCCTTCAACAATACGCTGTGAAATCCATTGTGTTCCTGTATACGTTTGTCTTTCAGCAACTGTCCCGCCAACAGAAATGTCTTCATATACAAGGTCAATCGCAGATGTCGGGTTGTTTACATAAAACGCAACCCATGACGGGTTTGCTGATGCATAAGCGTCTCTTAGAGCGATTGCTGCGGCTCTGTCGCCAGTCTCTGCATCGAATGAATTAGGTGTCGTTCCTAATGGAAACGGTGTTAGTGAATCTTCAGGGATTGGCTCCCATGCTTCATCTTTACGACCGTATAGTAACCCATTTACAGGCGCTTCTTCGACGTATTTTGGTAGAGGTTGTCCTCCGCCAGGTAAATTAATAGAACTCATTTTGTGTCCTTAATATAGTAGTGTGCAACCAGAAATCGAACTAAACCAAATTCTAGTGCTCGTGTTGAATAAATTGCCTTGTGCTTCATAATGTCCATTATACGAAACTAAAATGAAATCTTCTGGGAATAAAGGCAATGGGTCATCGGGGTCTTGTGGGTTTTTCTTGTCATACCACCTCCCGCCGAATGCAATCTGCACATCCCCAAACGTTGCAAGAACTGAAAAATAATTCCCATCACGCTGCTGTGGATGTGTCATGTCTAGATCTGCATAGTACTGACCCGCAGGTATATAAATGCTTCTTCTGCTTCTCTTTGCAGGGAGTTCGATCTTAGTGAATGCCATTGTCGATTCTCTTTTATTGTTTACTTTACGTATTTATCATCATAGAGTGAATGATGTGAAATATCTTCTAAATACAGATGAACTCAAATCAATTGGAGAAATGTCATGAGTGATAAAACATTCGATAAGTTCATGTCTGAACTACAAGAACAACAGCCAGAAGATAAAAAGAAAAAGAAACGTTCAGTAAAAGATCGTGTCAAGTCTGGTGCAAAGAAAGCGGGTAAAGCTGCGAAAACAGGCGCTAAAGTAGCCGCTGGTGCTGCTGCGGTAGGTCTTGCAACTCAAGTAACAAAGAAATCTAACGAATAATGAAGAACATTCACCAAAAGTCTCATGCTCGTGAAGGGCGTGGTTCGGGTAACGGGCATAATGAAAATTGGCGCAACGCACCTCTTTGGAAGAACATTGGTCCCAATGCTGAAAAGATTAAAAAGGAAGCAGAAGCCGCAGAGAAAGACGAAGAGATTGATAAACCCAATCTCGATGAGTTATCGCAGCGTGAGCGTATGCGCCGTTTACAAAGCATAGCGCATTAATCTGAATTGGCGTAACTTCTCAGTGGGAGATATGTGGTCAAGGCAATAGGTTCGATTCCTGTGTCTCCCGTATTCTATTAACTAAGAGGTGAGCAATCATGGAAATACTTTCTGAAGAAACACTAAAAAGCATGGAATTGTCTGAAGTTTGCAAAGTACGCAAAACGCTTAATAAATTTATTGCACGTCTGCGCAAAGATTTTCGAGACTTTCAATGTAACCGAGTTGATGAGAAATATTATAAAGAACATCTTATGTACTCCACGATTGTAGATCGAATGATCGAAAAAAAGTTACGCCATTCACACTAACAAAAAAGCCCCTTAATTGGGGCTTTTATTTTTATAGCTTATGTTGAATCATTAGCTCATGTAAACCTTCAACTGCAAAATCATTCAGCCTATCTAGCTCGACATCTAACTTGTCCATTGCCATTCTTAGTTCATCACTAATACCTTTCTTATAGCGTAGCTTATTGATCAGCCTCTTCGCGTCTAACACGTTCATCTTGATGTGTTCGTAATTATATCGCACTGCTTCATATCGATATTTGTTTTGCTTGGCTTTCTGTTCGATATGCAACAATTTAGTGTGCATCTTGGCTAGTTTCTTAATGCTGCGCGAGTCAGCCCCTGCTTTGTATCTAGACCATTGTCTTTCAAACCAACCTTCGTTTAGGTACTCTTCAAAAGATTTTATTTTTTCGTCATTCATGTGTTGACTTCCTGTTGTTAAACCTGTATCATGTATTTATCGGAAATAACTAACGAGAATTTACTATGTTTGTAATGATTGATGATATGCGTGATATCGATAAGTTCACTGCGCCTGAAATTTCCGCAGATCAGAAGCTTGTTTTGCGTACGTATGAAGACGGTATGAAATTCGTCAAACATACGAATCTTACAGATATTACTTTATTCATGGACAATGATCTAGGCGGTGCTCTTGGTCATGAGGGATATGATATTCTCTCTCATGCAATTGATCATCGTAACTTCCCACGCACAGTTGTTCTAGTAACGAGTAACCCTGTTGCTCACTCTAAGATGACTATGATGTTGATGAACACACTTCAATATAAACGTGTGGGTTCTATCTTTATGAGGCAAGATACATGCACTTAAACGTAATTTCTGCTGCTGCAAATGCAATTAGAGTCACTTTACCAAATGGCGAAGAGAGGGATATTGTTGTTGCAGATAGCTGCCATTTTGGTCGAAACATGCAAGGCGTGTTTAAGCTATTGAAAGAACTTGGCTGTACATATGAACATCGAAGCGAACTTGGTGATCGTGGGCAGGGATTCATCAATTATTGTGGTGAATACTTCAATCGCGCTGATGCTTATGAACTCGCGAAAGAAAGCGGTCAACCATTCAATGATGGGTACACGCTACCAGATATTGACGGTGATGGTCGTCTGCGTCTCGATAGTTCATGCATTCGACATTTTTCAAAACCAATTAAGGAATATCTATGAGCAATCTATATGATATTTTAACTCAACGAGTCAAGCAGAATCGTTCAAAACGCGAAGAATTGTTCGTCGTTGAAATGCGTAAATCAATTGAGCGTAAGATCGGTGGTGTTTCGGGATTTCAGTTCCCGATTACGATTCAAGTTAATCTTGAACGAAATGAATGTTGTGATGAAATGATGACTCTCATCAAGAGTGTCATGCGACGTGAGGGATTTCACAATTTCGATGCACAGTTCGGTCATTATTCTGGCGACCCTCGTGATGTGAGAGACTATTCATATTCTTTTGTGAAATTGACAATTCGAGAAAATAAACAAGCGGGGTTTCAATGATGCTTAGTCATGACGAACTTTCAAAACAAATTAATCAACGAGAGCAAATAGCTCGTAAAGTTCTTAGCGAACATTATAATGGCGAGTGTGAAAAAGAATTCACACATGCAGTTGAAAACGGGGCTTTTTTCCCGATTAAAATCAAAGTACCAATTCACATTAGTGATTGTGATAAGAAAGGTTCTGGTTTCATTCGTGCATTCTTTGAACAGTACGGCTACCGAAATTTACGCACTTGCTATGAATCTGGTGGTTATGTATCTGTTGAGATATACAAAAATGGTACGAATATCAGTCGTAATTATCGATAATTGAAAAAAGTGTTTACACGCATTAAAATTCGCGTATAATCACTTCATCAAAGACATTTTACAGCAATTAATTATGAGGAAATGAACAATGTCAGTATTTATGAACGCAATGCAAACAAACGATTCACGCACAGTAAACGGTGCAGTTACTCACAGCACTTCAGGTAACGAGTGTCTAAACTTGTTCTTCGGTATTGCTGCTATGCGTGGCAACGATCAGTCTAAAACACTGTTCGGTCGTGCGTTTGCAGAAAACCCAGAACTTGCGACACGCATCTTGCTATGGTCTCGTGACGTTCGCGGTGGTGCGGGTGAACGTGGTACTTTCCGTACTATTTTCGCTAAACTTTGTAATGAGCAGCCTGACGTAGCTCGTGCTGTAATGTCGAAAATTCCAGAACTAGGTCGTTTCGATGACTTGATTTCTGCTTTCGGCACAAGTCTAGAAAAAGACGCGATCACTATGTGGTCAAACGCGATTGTAAACGACAAGAACGGTCTTGCTGCGAAGTGGTTCCCACGCGAGAACAGCAAAAACGGTCACGTATTCAAGCGCACAATCAAGTCTCTTGGTGTAACTGCGAAGCAGTGGCGTAAGATTCTTTCTCTTCTGTCTGACACTGTTGAACAGAAAATGTGTGCTCAGGAATGGGATGCAATCGACTTCGGTAAATTGCCTTCTGTAGCGTCTGCTCGTTATCAACAAGCATTCGGTCGTAACGCTTCAGCTCGTTACACAAGCTACATCGAGTCACTTCAAAAAGGTGAAGCGAAGATCAACGCTGGCGCATTGTTCCCATACGATGTCGTTAAGAGCGTTAGTCACGGTAATGCGTCTGTAGCGAACGAGCAATGGAAAGCTCTGCCAAACTACATGGAAGGTTCTGATGAGCGCATCATCCCTGTTGTTGACGTGTCTGGCTCTATGAGCACGCCAATCAACGCAGGTACAGACCATTCAGGTGTGACTTGTAAGCAAGTTGCAATGTCTCTTGGGATTTATGTTGCTGAACGCAATGAAGGCATCTTCAAAGATCAATTCATTTCGTTCTCAAGCGACCCGCACTTCCACCAGTTGCGCGGTAGCTCATTGAAAGAGCGTCTTGATAACATGAATCGTTCAGGCGAAGACATGAGTACGAACATCGGTAAGTGCTTTGATGTTCTGCTAGAGCGTGCGAAGCGTGCAAATCTTTCACAAGAAGATATGCCAACCAAGTTGCTTATCATGAGTGACATGGAATTCGATCAAGCAAACACTGGCGGTGGCTGGTACGGTCGCGGTGAACCTGCGAACTTCGATGCAATCAAAGCCATGTACGCACGTGCTGGTTATGAAATGCCACAACTGGTCTTCTGGAACATTCGTGGTCGTCTTGGCAACGTTCCGGTTAAAGCTGGTGAAGCGGGTACTGCACTGGTATCTGGTTGTAGCCCATCTATCTTGACTTCACTGTTGGGTGGTGAGCTTGAGCCAATCAAGATCATGATGAAAACTGTAGGCGTCGAACGCTACAGCTTTTAAATAAGTGATAAGGGCGGCATTGTGCTGCCCTTTTTTGTAAGAGGTGAAAATGTTCGATTGGGAAGCGATAGAAACAGCTATCAATAACAGTCATCCAAATAGCACAATATACGTTGGGTGTGATAGTAAGCGTAAAAGTGACATGATTAGTTACGCGACTGTGATCATAATTCATCTTGAAGGTAGTAAAGGTGCTCAAGTGTTTAAAGCAGTTGAGACTGAACCTGCATACTTATCATGTAAAGATGGTATCAGAAGTCGATTGATGAATGAAGTATACAAAGCGGGTGAAACTGCACTAATGGTTAAGCCAATGTGCGGTACTAGAGGCTTTGAAGTTCACGTTGACATCAACCCTGACCCTACACACAAATCTCACGTTGCCTATAACGAAGCTAAAGGCACGATCATGGGATATGTTGGTCAAGAGCCCGTGTTCAAACCTGATGCGTTTGCTGCGTCTTGTGCTGCTGATTATGACGCAGTTCGAAGAGCAGATAAAATCGCTAAACGAAAAGAACTTAGACGGGCTAAACGAAAAGCAAAGAAACAAAAAACAAAAGGGCGCAAATAGCGCCCTTTTTTACGGCTATACTAAATACTGTCATATATTCTAATTTCACATACATGGAATAACGCTAATGGCAGAATTAAGATCAACTACCGCAATCGGCGGTAAACTAGTTTGGCACGGAGGTAATTTACGATTTGACCCACAAGGTGAAACTGTTCTTTACAACGGCTACAAAATTTATACAGAACATGACAAGCCAGACCCGCATACCGATTTAACCGAATCTGTTGTTAAGCGTGCTGGTGATTCAATGTCGGGTGAATTGAAAGTTAATGCACTCGGCGAAGTAATGAGATTTGATGGTGGTTACTCGGATGGTCAAGGTGACAATCTTGGGGGCGCTGACGCATGGATTTATATAGGTAATAATGCATATGCGTGGAATTTGAAATATCGTGGTACTTCATCTGGCAATGATGGCAACGAATTCATGATTGAATCTGATCAATCAGGTAGATACTGGTCGTTTGATCATCTCGGTAATATGGAATATTACGATGGTTCAACTCATCGAACTATGCTGCATACCGGGAATCAGTCTTTACTTGACGGTCGATTTATAAATGCGTCTGGTGATTCAATGACGGGTGTTTTCAATACGTTGACTGCGCCAGAGACTAACGAAGGGTCTAGACAACTTCGTTTCCCTTCATCTAGACCGTGGAACTTTCAGACTCGCGGTATCGGTGCTGGGGCGGTGTTATATCTTTCAAGTGAAAGTACCGACAAAGCATTCAAAATCGAAGATAGTAGTCAGATAACTGCATTGACAGTTGGTGTTGGTGCAAATTCATATGTGGACGCTGAACGTGAATTGAGGGAACGAGGTAATCGAGTATTCAGCCCAAATAACAGAAACATCACTGACTCGGTTAGCACAACAAGCTCGACTGTATATGCATCTGCGACTGCCGCTAAGACAGCAAATGATAACGCGAATACTCGTGTTCTTAAATCAGGTGATACGATGTCTGGGCATTTATTGTTTGATGTGGGATTTGGTATTCGTCGAACAAGCGAGTACTTCTTAGATTTCAATAGTACTGATATTCACATGTCATCTATTGGTGACATTACAATTGAAGCTGACTCAAACGACAATGAAACGACTCGTCATTTGAACTTGATTGCTGGGTTAAACTCGTTGACTATTGATGGTGGTGCTCAGAACAGTGCAAGTGCATTAAAGTTCAATTCTAATACTGTACTACACACTGGAAACTACACGACAAATCTAGACGGTCGGTACGTAAACGCCGCTGGCGACTCGATGACTGGTAACCTGACGATGAATGAAAATCTCATCTACGGTTCATCTACAAGTCGCTATCTGAAGTTAAGTAGTGACACTGAACTTGTTACTCCTGCAAGCGTGTTTATTTCAGCGGATACCGACTCTAGTAGCACTGTAGAAGCGGTTAATTTAGAAGCGGGTGTTAACATATTAAAAATCAAGTCAAACGCTGCTGCGACGCATACAGACAATATAACGTATAACGGTAGCGTAGTTCAGCACGATGGTCGAAGTGAAATGAAATTCGACGACGGTGCAGCGTCGATTGTGTATAACTCAACGAGTGAATCAATCGACTTTATTTTCTCATAAGGTGAATTTATATGTCATTAATTGCATGGTACCCTTTACATAAAGATCTTAAAGACTGGAGTGGCAATGAAAACCACTTGAGTGTTTATAACGATAGCGGTGCAATCGTAGATAGTCAAGGTAAATTGGGTATGTGTCAAGAGCGCACAGTTTACAATACTACTGACCATTTACGAAGTGAGCGCAAAGTTAATCTAAACAAAGATTTCACGTTGGCAGCGTGGATCAGACCAATGGGGAATTATCATCTTTCAACTGCGAATGGTATAGTTACTCTGCATAGTCACTCAGATGATACAGGACCGGGGTTGACGCTTAAATGTGATAGTGTCACTTCTGCTTTGTTGAGTTGTAATACAGGTAATGGTACGTCACGAACATATCACACGTACTACGGCACAACCAATATGCACTTGAAATGGCATCACTGTGTTATGAGATATGCTGATGGCGTCGTGACTCTATGGGTTGACGGTGTAATAGAGAGAACTTTCTCGTATGACATGGCATATCAAGAAGACTATATCGCACTGTTTGCATGGTCTACTACGTATCTTGGTGCATCCAACTATCGCCCAACGTGTAAATTGAATGATGTGCGCGTGTATGATCATGCGCTTTCAACTGCCGAAATCAAAGAACTTGCTCGCGGTCTTCAGGTGCATTATACATTTGACGACATTGAATCGGGATTTGAAAACCGTATTGTAAATAGTTCATTACTAGGTGCAGTTCCGTTCGATCCACAAGTTCATACGAATATTGGTTGGAATCCCGATTTGCACGAAGACGCTCTAATCGTACCGGGTTGGTCTAGTGGATGGAACGGTGGCTCAGACCCTGATAATGATCGAATTCATGCACACTTTAAAGAGTTTCAAGGTGAAACTGTCGGATATGCGAATAACATTGATGGTGGATGGCTTGGTATAACACATACAACGCTCAATAATGAATTACTAGACCCAGGATTAGAGACTGACCCTAATGGTTCGCCTAATGATCGTCGTATTGGACGTAAGATGATTTTATCTCTTGACGTTTACACCGAAGATGTTGGGAGTGGTATTCCGTATTGGGATATCGGGTTATATAGACCAGTGATCGGCGGCAATCGTTCGTTTGCGAAGCGTATGTACGTAAGACCAACTCGCTCTAAGGCATGGGAACGAATTCAAGTTGAATTTGAGATTGACGCTCAGTGGGATTGGGATTCATCTTCAAGTGCGACGATTTACTTTTACGGGCATTATGGACCAACGGGACCGAAATACTTCAAGAATGTTCAGCTTGAATTGATGACAGATCGTGCAAATGATTATAAGGTATCAAATACTACGGGTCGTTTCATCAATCCTGCTCAGTATGACCTACACGATGCATCTGGGTTGAATCACGACGCTGAGTATATCATTCACCCCGATGTTGAGGCTAGGGATTACACTTCAGTTTCTTATTCTCATATGTCGATTAATAACACGAAGCAGCCATCTGTATATTATCTTTTCAGCGAACGAGATATAAAACCATCTCCCGTAGGTCACACCGTATACTGGTCTCCCGGTAGTGACGCAATATGGTATAGTTCTAATGGTTACGATATGACTCAAGGCGAACCGGGAGCGTGGGTTGTTGACGGGTACGTTCCGCCAGAAGATAGCTTCACGTGGATGGCATGGATCAATAAACGAAATCAACGAGCGCGGGATTCAGTTCTAGTGTCATGTGGCGATGGGTGGAATACTGCTAGTGGTTTCGAAATCGGCTATGGGTGGCGTGATTCAAACTATGCAGGGGTTGCGGGTGAGGTTGTTTCATCCGGGGGCGCTGCTGGATTCCCGGGGTCTGTTAATGAATGGAGCCATTGTGCTCTAGTGTTCGATGGTAAAACTGGTATCACTAAATGGTACGTAAATGGCGTTGTGACTAAAACTCATAGTGGGTCGCCTCGTGACATTGGTTTGGGTGTTGGGTATCTTAAAGTTCTCAATACCGGTGCGTTTAGAAATTCTATTAGTGATGGGTTCTACGGTGGCGTTGCTGATTATAAGATTTATGCGAAAGCACTTGAACAATCTGAGATTCAAGAGTTAATGAACATCAAAACAAGCATCGACAATAAAGGTCAGCTTAATAGTTCGCGTTTAGTCGAGGGTTGGGATGATTCTGCTGAAACTGAGATTCAAATTCGTTCGAGTTCTGAAGCATTTGATGACGGTACAGCCACGTTCATTGATGGTGTTAAACAAGGATCCATGTTATCAAGACGCGGGTTAAATTTCTGTATCTTTGATCATGGTATGAATCTGCGTGGGTTTGGTAACCTCGACACTTATGCTGGTACTGTTGTATCTCAGTATTATGAATTTGACAGTGAGGTTTATGTATCAAACGGTGATGATGTAACAGACGCACAGGACGCGCATAATTGGGTCAAACACGCCATTGATAAAATGGAAGATGGGTGGTTATTGAGTATTGCACGATGTGATGCTTCGACGGCGCAAGACGGTACGCTAGATGAGTACTTCAAAACGTACTTCAGTGCAGATTATGCACCAAGTGAAATCATTACACGTGGTACATGGTCATTGATTGCTTTCAAGAATGGTCAGAAACTACTCGAAGAAAAGGAAGGTCGTCGATATAACGAACAAGGTGAACGTATTAATTATACTCGCACGTCGTTTTTGCGTGGTAGCTTCAATACTCCAAATGTCAACAAGGATGGTACAACGTATGCAGGTGTATTTGATGAAGTAGGTAATACAGATTCGCTTTATGCATATCTTGATTTTACTGATGTCGAACCATTTGAAGACAAATCCTTGTCGCGAACTTCGATAACACAGTTCAACAATCCATTGATTGATAAAGGCGGATTGTATACTGACGGTACGTTAGCTGCGAATGGTGGTGTATTCATCGACAACTCATTAGATGTAACATTCAGTGATGTTAATTGGGATACGAGTGAGTTCACTATGACTGTTTTGTGTACATCGTTATCGGATACGCAAGACGCTGAAGCATTGATTATGGCGAGCCGTGGGTTTCATACGGGTATCGTTGCAAACAATGGTCGCTATGACGCTCGCATTTCAGTATCAGAAACATCGGGTGATCGATGGTATACGCTTGCAGGTTCTCCTCATACAATGAACGAAATGACTGTCATATCTCTAGTTAAAAAGGCTAAAGAGTTTAGATTGTATGTGAATGGTTCATTACTAGATATTGCGACACTAGATGATGATTTCATAGAATTTAAATCTGATCATGATATTTCATTCGGGTATAGTTCATCAACGAGCGAAGATTTTCGATTTAATGGCGTGACTCATAAAGGTAAATTGCATACAAAGGCATTAAGTAATATTGAAATTGAGCGCGAACACAAGCTGTTTCTTGAGTCTGCGAGTTTCAATAAAAATGGTGCAGTGTCTGTGATAGAACTGAGTGAATCATAAATATTACAAAACAACTAATAGGAATATGAAATGGCAAAATTAGGTCCTACTAACGTTTTCGGTACATTGAATGTATCGTCAACAGCTAAGGTTGGGAGTCTAGTTGTTGATACTGAGCTTTTTGCACAAAACACGCAAAAGGTGTTTCATGATGCCTATCACCCAAATGCAGATAAATGGACTACCGCTCGTACGTTGAATTTAAGCGGCGACGCGAGTGGTAGCGTCTCTTGGGATGGTAGTTCAGATGTTACATTGAATGTCACAGTGGCAGACGACTCACATACACACGAAACGCAATACATTAGTAAAACTCAATCATACAATAATAATATTCTAGCCGGAGCAATTGGTGGTCAAGACGGAAAACCTTTACTACAAGTTATCGGAAATGATGCGTATTTAGGATCGACTGGGCGAGCGGGATTGCAACTCGCGTCAAGCGTCAATCCTGAGTGGATTAGCAGTGCTGGTACATATAAGCTATTCAATGACGCTTATCACCCAAATGCTGATAAATGGACTAATGCACGAACATTGACATTGAGTGGTGATTTAAGTGGAACAGTATCTATTGATGGTAGTTCTAACGTCACGCTATCAGCTTCAGTTGCCAACGATTCACACACGCATGACGGTAGATATTACACCGAATCTGAAGCAGACTCTAGATTTGCAAATGTATCAGGCGATACGTTCACTGGCGACGTTTATATAAACTCTGCATTGATGATGAGGGTAGGTACAACTCCTGCTATACAGCGGGCTGATGCTAGAAGCGATGACACCAATTACTCTAGATTGCATTGGTATGGTCGTTCAGACACGGGGGCGACTAGTAACTTTCGACATGCTTGGTATGATGGGTCTGATTACATTAATGTCAGTGCATCGTCTAGTAGCGTGAACTTTGACAGAGTTAGCGGAACTGCGATCATGCGTCTGCAAGGGAATCGCGTATTTGCAGATAACTATCACCCAAATGCAGACCGTTGGACTACATCTCGTACGCTGTCGTTGAATGGCGATGCAAGCGGCTCAGTTTCAATTAACGGTAGTTCGAACGTGACTTTAACCGTTACTGTTGCTAACGATTCTCATACTCACGACGGTCGTTATTACACAGAATCAGAATCGAATTCAAGATATGTGTATAAGTCTGGCGATACGATGACCGGTGAATTGAAACTAAAAGCAGGTTCACACGCTGGAGCGTCGATTAAAGCATTAGATGGTGGCGTGAATGGCACGAACTTGATTTTATCACCCGGTGGTAATCTAGTAATCGGTTCTGGTGAGTCAACTGGCGCTAATGCAGTATTGTCAGGAAATACAGGGGAAGATTTGCACGCGGGGTCTGATGGTACAATATTCATGTACACTAATGCTCAGTCGTGGGGCAGTCGGAAGACGTTTACATTATCTACGGGCGGTAATTTTACCGCGCCGGGTAATATCACTGCGTATTCTGATATAAGAATAAAAACTGATATCAAGCGCATTCTAAATCCTCTTGAAAAAATTGACAGTCTGAATGGTTATACGTATGAGCGTACTGATATTGACGGCCCTCGTCAAACTGGGGTAATTGCTCAAGAAGTTATTGAAGTTCTACCAGAAGCAGTTGTTGAGCAAAACAACATGTATTCTGTTTCATACGGAAACATGGTTGGGTTGTTGATTGAAGGTATTAAAGAAGAGAAAAGAAAACGCGAAGCTCTTGAAAAACGACTTGAAAAACTAGAAAAACTACTTAATTAAAAGGGCTCCTACGGGAGCTTTTTTTATACATGATAAATAAATGATAAAACGTACTCAATGAGAGAATAACATGGCAGAACTAAGATCAACTACCGCAATTGGTGGTAACATAGTTTGGCACGGAGGGAATCTTCGCTTTGACCCGCAAGGCGAGACAATTCGCTACCAAGGCCACAAAATTTATACAGAACATGATACACCACTACCAGGCGAATTAGGTAACGGTGGGACGACTTCTGCATTCACGAAAGCTGAATCTGATGCTCGTTTTGCTCCAATTGCTGCTGGCGGCTACGTGAAGAAAACTGGCGATACAATGTCAGGTAAATTGACGAACACGGCAAACGAAATTGAGATCAACGGAGCGTCGCCACGTCTGTTGTTGCGCGACAACGACAACTCAAAAAACTGGTACATTATGAACTCGACTGATAGTTTCAGTATTCGAGAAAATGATGTAGTCACTACTCGCTTCAGAATTGATGCTACTGCTGCCGACTTTTCTGTTGATAGTATTGATATCAACATGAAAACAGCATTGCGTGGGTTTGATGATTGGTTGAGAATCAATGATCAGAATGAGTTTGCGTCTGGGGTTTATTACGGAAGCTCTCTATTACGTACAGACGGAACGTTGCAAATCGGCAACAATGGTTCAACTCTGAGTGTAAACGGCTCTGCGTTCACGTATGAAGGTAATAACGTCTTCACTGAAGCATATCACCCAAATGCGGACAAATGGACATCTGCACGCACTCTTACAACGACTCTAACGGGCGATGTAAGCGGTTCTGCGTCTATGACTATTGATGGTTCGGCTAATGCTACTGTGACTGTTACAGCGACTGTAGCGAACGATTCACACACACATGACGGTAGGTACTACACTGAAGCTGAATCTGATGCGCGATTTGCAAATGTTACAGGCGATACATTTACGGGAAACGTTGCGATCAGCAAAGCAGGTGCGCGTTTAAGCTTCAACGAGACTCTATATGCAACCGAAAACTCAGGTATTAACTGGATTACGGGTGCGAATCAGAATCTGGAATTAATTCATGAGATTAGTGATGTTGACATCAACACTGATGGTGGTAACGGTCAAGCGTTGATCATTCGTGATAATGGTTCAACTGCATCGGTTGCAGGTCTTGAAGTACAAGGTGAGATATTCGCCAAAGTAAACCAACGTGTGTTCCACGATGCATATCACCCAAATGCTGATAAGTGGACTACTGCTCGTACAATCACACTAGGCGGTGATTTAACAGGTTCGGTTTCAATTGATGGGACTTCAAACGTCACGTTGAATGCATCTGTTCCGTCACTATCAAACTACCCGACGTTTGCTGAAGTTGGTATACACGTAGCTCAGCCGAATTACTTAGCAACTGGTCGAACAGTTGCAGGCGTTGACACTACAGTTGATTGGGATACGTTGACACAAGCTGGATTCTACTACAAGTTATCACAAGGTACAAATAGACCAAGCGGCTTTACTGGCTACTGGTATGTTCAGAACATGACATATGGTTCAACTTCGAATACTACTCAAGTTGCATACCCTTACGGTCTAGCTGGAAATACCGGTACAATGGCGATGCGTACTCGTTATAGTGAAGTATGGGAAGACTGGGTATACATGTACCATACAGATTACCACCCATATGCAGACAAATGGACAACTGCACGTTCATTATCTCTTGGTAATGAATTGAGCGGTTCGGTGTCTATTGATGGTAGTTCGAATGTTACTCTAAACGCATCGGTTGACCATATCGACAACGTATTGAACATCAATCGCGTTGGCGAATCTAACCCGTCTATTCTGTTGAACAATGATACAGGGGAAACTCGTGGTAACATTTACTGGAATCGCGTTGATGGATCGTTACAATTCAGACTAAACGGATCTGATGGAACTACGGCTGAAAACATAATATCAATGTACTCAGATCGTACAGTGTTTACTGATCAAATTCATACAAGTACATTGTTAAATGATGCAAACACTGAACAAGGATTGTTAATGTTCAGTGGCGGTACTACTCGCTTGGGTGGTAGTGGTGCAAGTGCTATGTATTTCTGTCCGCTTGGTGTTAATTCAAACGCGTCGAGTGATTTTGCAGCATCGCTCAACACGTCTGGTGTAATGTCATTGAATGCATCATCATCGACGCCGCTTTCTGTACATCGAGTTGAAGAGTCTTCAGTCCCGAACGTTAATATTCGATTCCAAGGAAAGAGTACTGACGGAAATGCACTAGGTGAGGCGTGGTATGCAGGTTCGTTCACTAACGGGGCCGGGTTTGGTATTGGTACAAATGCAGACTTATCCACAGCATCGAATCGATTGTTCGAAGTTGGTAGCGCGGGAGCAGTTGTTCGCAGAGAAGGTTCTGGTGCAACGAGTCTGACAGTTGAAGGTACTGACCCGTTCTTGGTGTTTGACCAAACAGATGTTGGTAAATATGGTTACATTGGGATGGACGGCTCGGGTGCTGATTCGCTTTATGTTCGTACCCCGGACGATTCTACAAGACGCAGTATTTACCATGAATCGAATAAACCAACTGCGAATGATGTAGTCAATAACGTAATCAGTCTAGATGGTTTAGATGCTACTAAGTTCTATCCAGTTGTTTTTGATGCAAACAATACTGCTGGTTATACGTGTGAATTTACACTGTCTGTTGGTTCAGGACAAGGCAGCTCACCATATAACAACAACACTATAACTGGTGTTGCACGTGGCGGCGGTTGGTCAGATCACAATGCATATTATGACTTGATTGTGCAGAAGTATGTTGATTCAGAAACAAACATACATTCAATATGGGAAGGGACTCAGGGATTCACGGGTGTTGTTATCTACGTTCGCGGTGGTCAGAGTATAAATCTGCGTAGTAACTCTCGCGCTCAAGTGTATACTTCAGACTACTCATTCGGTGGGTCGGTTTTCCCTGCGGGGATTTCAAATCCATTGGGTGCTGCAACTAATGCTACTATGTTTGCGTACTTCTCACAGTCTGGTAGATATACATCAAGTTCAGCGACTCGTTACAAGCTGAATACAGGGGAGATGAATTTAGCGTCTGGTTCAAATCACGGTTTGTTTAAAATTGAAACTGATGCGAACTACGATTCTATAATTCGAATGTCAGAAGATGGGGCTGCTCATGGTGGGTTTATTCACTATCTAGGGGCTACGACCAATGAATTTAAAATTGGTACACGTCAGAGTGATGTAGATACTACTGCACTGACAATCCCTCGTGGTACTTCTAATGTGTTCGTTGGCGGGAATCTGTATGCTAACGGTGGTACAGTTCAGTTGGCATCGAAGATTAACTTGACTTATGATTCGACTAGAGTGTTAACTGTTTACAACGGTAATAATAGTAAATCTGCATGGTTCGGTTGTCGTAATTCGTCATATGCTCACATGGAGACTAATGCAACTAATGGGTTCTATTCATACAGTAAATTCAACTTCGGCTCGGATGTTGATGTATTATTAAACAAAGACCTTCGATTAGGTGGAAAGAGGGCTTTCAGGAACAATGAAGGCGCGTGGTTGAGATTGAACCCATATGCTGATTTCAGCTCTGGTATTTATTGTGGTAGTTCATTGCTACGTACAGATGGTCAAATCACTTCAGGTTCGTGGTCTGGCTCGAATAAATCAGCTAGAGTTGCTAGTAACTTTTACGACTCTACGTGGGCGGGTAACGGTACTGCTGCATTCAGTGTAAACAACCCAGATACGGCTGGTGCTCACTGGGCATTTGCTTCTTTCTACAACGGTAGTAACATTCGTTCGGGTATTCAGATTCTATCGAACTCTGATGGTCGTATGCGATTCTATACTAACCGTCGTGCGAATTACGTTGAAGTGAGTAGTGGTAGCTTGACTGCTCAGGGTAACGTTACAGCTTACTCAGATGCACGTTTGAAAGAGAATGTCAAGGTTATTGACAATGCACTCAATAAAGTAGGTGAATTAAGCGGGTATACATATGATAAGCGCAAATCATTAGACTCAGATGAGTTTACTCGTGAAACTGGTGTAATCGCGCAAGAAGTGCAAAAAGTGCTGCCAGAAGCTGTGATGGAAAGTGACGAAGATCATATTCTATCAGTAGCGTATGGTAACATGAACGGTCTTTTGATTGAAGCTATTAAAGAGCTTAATGAGAAAGTCGATTCACTTCAGAACGAAGTACAAGAACTTAAACGCCCGTGGTGGAAGAAGTTGCTTCGTTTATAAATACACCTGACAGTCAGAGAATAAGACAACCAACATAGGAACCAATACTATGAGCAAGATAGCACAAGTTTTATTGGCTATTATCGGTACTATTCTTATCCCTCTGGCTATCACCTCAATGAGCGTGGCGACAAACTACGGCGGAATGCAGGAAGCATTACAAGTTGTACAAGAGCAAGGAAAAACCGCTGTAGCTCAAAACGCGATGATCATGCAAGAAATAACTGACATCAAACTAACAAACGCGACACAAGCGCAACAGTTGATTAGCTTAGAAGGGTCACAAGCTCTTTTGGTTAAGAAACAAGATGAAGTGCTTGTGAACTATGGTAGGCTTGAGAGCGAAGTAAGAGCATTGAGGAATACGTCTGAATTGGGCGACAAAAATCTAGTGAATTCAGTTAACAGTTTAAAAAACTCACAAACTGATATTTTATCTAAGATAGAAGGTACCCATTCACGTTATTCCAAGATTGAGACTGATTTAGCCAGAGTCGAGACATTAATAAACATTGATTCGTCTGACCGCTTTACTGGTAAAGACGGTGATATGCTTAACACTCGTATTGATAATCTTGAAACTAAAGTTGACGAGATTGACAAACGAACTAAGAAAGTACAGTGACCAAAAAAAAGGAGAGCATTTGCTCTCCTTTCGTTTATTCGTCGTGGACGACCCAATCTTCAGCTAAAATGTCTGCTTGAGATGCTACCCACCCTGGTTGCCATTTCTGTTCAGCCGTAAACATTGCGATATATGGTTGACTATCTAGCGGTGTATCTTCACCGATATGTTTCGCAGTGCGATCATTGACTTTTCGCATTGTATCTTGAGTGTTAAACGGCGGTAAGTAAAGTGCTGGCATTAACACAATAAACATACCTTGACCATTCCAACCTTCGCGAGAAATCTTGCGACCTGCTTTTAAAGAAATTAGTGCATTTCCGAAATCCATATTTTTACCTTATACGTAGATACTTTCTAAAATTGATTCACCTTGAGGGATATTCCCCCATGAAAATGTTTCGCGAACTTCGCGTTTAGTACCGTGCGGTAATCGAGCAAACATCTGTCTGAATGACATCTGTGTGAATTCTTTACCAGTTGTAGTTCTAAACCCAGCTTCGTTACACATTTCTACAAAGAGTTTTTGATTTGTGACGCACTCATCAAATCCCATCTTGACTAACAGTGATGCATATGCTGCAATGTCAAGAGCTAGTTGTGTTGTGCTTTTGTAAGTTGTTGTTGATACTTCATTCATAATAATTAAAACTCTTCTTCGTCTAGCGACATTAATACTTTATCTAAATCAGATACATCTGGAATAACACATTTTTTATGAACTTCTTCGAGTTCATTCTCGTCATTCCAATCGTCTTCATCATTATAGTCTAAACACTCAATAACGTCAACCGTTTTCTTCCCGATCTGAGCAGGACAGTTGATGTTTTGAGTTTTGTCATAGGCATCTACTACATACCGTAACTTACCGATTGCAAATGCGTACAGCTTGGGTTTTTGATTCTCGTCGAGAACTAGCATTGCACATGCTCTATCGGCTGAACGTCGAACATTAGAAAGACGCAAACCGCACGTGTAAAACGTCGGTAATTTATCACGTGTATCTCCGTTCGGGTACTTTACTTTGATTTTGTTCTGTCGCAATATTGATTTAAACCAATCTTCTTGCTGTTGATAATAATGATGATGCTCGTATCTTGCTGATTTGATACGTTTCATGCCGTTATTGGCTCTGTTTGATTCAGTGAAATTAGCATATAGATTCATCGAGTTTAAAAAGATGAGTGATTCAGCGTCCATTAATGTTATCTCTGCGCGAAACCCGTCTAATTTCGACCCTTTGATTCTATTGTCGTACAATGTGTTTGTTACACAGCGTACGTGATAGTGATCAAGTTTGCTAGTGTCGATCACTTCGAACTCATACCCCGCATTCCTAACGTTCTTCGTAGGAATGATGATTTCTGTTCTTTCCATTAATCGCCCCGATGTGCTGAAACGCACTCTTGTTGAGATAATTTGTAGATAGTGTGTGGAAAATTTTCGTAACTGACATGTCACGAAATTCGGGCAACTGTTGTAACTGCTCTGCGATTTGAATTGAACATCGAACTTTCAATTGTTGATTTTCTTTCATCGTCACCTCCGTCTAACTATTTTATGTCAAAACCTCTGAGTTCTAAACAAAAAAAGCGCCCGAAGGCGCTTTGTTAATTGAGTTTCGATGTAATCTGAACTCTATGTCGGTCTTTCTTCATATCATAGTCAGGCGAGTTGCGGTCATGAATGATAGAACCCAAAGCAGTTGTGTAATGCTTTGAGGTCTTAGTGACTAATGAATACACGCCACCAGGTACTGTTGCGTCATCATAGATCTTGATGTTCACAATCTCACCTTCTTCGAGCTGAAGACTTTCGGTTATTTCTTTAGTCTCAAGTTCATACCATTGCTTGACTAGAATGTTGAAGTTACCGACATCGATTATTTTAACCGTTTGGTTGTCGATAAGTTTTGCCATTACTGAGCCTTGTCGATAATATCTAGTGCCATTTTACAAGCGCCAGAACGTACTACGTCTTTATTAGTAAATTCGATGATTTCAATGCCTGAACGTTGTTGGTTACGAATTTCATTAACCATCCACGCTAGACCACTGAGTTCTTTCTGACCGGTGCGATAAATCATCTTGTGATCGTCTTGTTTCAAGTCGCCACAGAAAATCATTTTCGTATTCTCACCGATACGAGTCATAATAGTCTGAATTTCAGTCTTTGTTAAGTTCTGAGCTTCATCAACGATGATAAAACAATTGTCAAATGTCTTACCGCGCACGAATTGAATCGGCTCTGCGTGAATGCGTTTACCCCAATCACACTTGAACTTATCATCACCTAGGCGGTCTTTCAAAGGCTGTGTTACTGTTTGAATCCATGGTTCCATTTTCTCTTCGAGCGTACCCGGGAGGTAACCAAGTTCTTCACCGCATGAGAGTGTCGGTTTCAAGATAACGAATTGAGCGTATTCGAATGCTGAATACATGTCTGCGCCTAATGTAGTAGCAAGCCATGTCTTACCGGTACCCGCAGACCCAATCGCAAATACAAACGCACCCGAACCGTCTTCACCGACTTCTTCCCAAATCGCATCTGCATATTGCTCTTGATTGAAAGATTTCAGTGTAACACGTTCTTGAATGCGCTCTTCTTTTTTCTTTTTGCCCATGTAGTAGACCTTTTGTTGTGTGTTGACAATTTTATAGTAACTTCAATAACCTAGATGTTAAACTAAAGTTGACGGCGAATGACTTCGCTGTGACTAATCACACCTTCTTTCGGTGACCAACAATATACATCTGTGCCGTTTCGAACGTCGATGTGAACCCACGTCATCGCATTACCACTCTTCAACGGCCCACATTCAATGAATTTCACGTATGGGAATTCATCTGGGTTCTCTAAGATGTATTTACGCACTTCATGAGCAGCAATATCTCTGAATTTACAATCAGCCGCACGACCGTATTTGTGCTGAGAACGACTAGCAAGATATTTTTGAGCAGAACCATAGAAGTTCTCGTCTCTCATACCGCTGTCATCAAACGAACCGCCCCAACTCCAATCGTTTATGGTGCAGGGACCGAATCGTTCTCTGAGAGCGTCTAGCGTGCGTAATAGACGGTCATCAAAAAGTGTCCAACATTTTTCACCCCAATTTCTATACATTTGAGGTGTCACGAGTTCTTGAATTTTAAAGTGTTTACATTTATACATGATTCAGTCCTAAAAAAGGGAGCGTTATTGCTCCCTAGTATTTAGTAGTCGTCATCTTCGTCTTCGAATTCATCTGCGAGGTCATCCCACAGTTCTTCAAAGTGAGCAATGAATTTCTCTGGCTTGTACTGGTCCCAGTAATCGAACGAACGATGGTTTACCGTTTCAGTGCGCATTTCTGCCATATCAAATTCGCCGTCCATTTCCCAATACATTTCTGGCATTGATTCTTCAATTACGTCACCGTCAGCGTAGATGAAATTGAAATGACTTGCAGGAATTCGACCTTTGTACCCGAATACACCTATGCGAGTACTCAACCCACCCAGACGTTTGCCGAATCGACTTTCAATATCATCTTTGTGATACTTCGTCCCGTCTCCGCGTTGATGTGGTAATTGATAGAATATGTCAGCATAACCGAGTTCGCTTGCTTCTTCTGAATTTGCACCTAGTACATCAATTACAACGTCATAATCAGACACAAGCTTGCTTTCGTCTGGTATACGAATCTCGATTATCACAGGGAACGAGTTGTTTCGGTTCGCTGAGTGTGTCGCATGAAACATTGCTTTATCAAGTTCAGTCGTAATGAATACTTTATCAGCATGTTCAATATTATCAAATTGAGTTTCGCCTGGGTTCGGCTTCAGACCAAACTTCAACATTGATTCGATGTATGCTGTCGATGTGCCATGATAAAACGTCTTTTGTGACAGTTTCTTGTTGAATTCATATCGATCTGTTTCGAAATCGTGCTCAACTTCATCGTAATCAGGGTTAAATGATTGCGTGCGACGAGTTACACCGTTTAGATTAAGTGCTTTGATCGTCTTACGAAGCGTGTCAGACGTTACAGACGGTCGGTAAGCAGAATCCCCGAACATATCTAGTCTGCCGTTCTCAATCGTCGCGTATACCGCTTGTGCGCCTTCTCTATACCAATCGTCTAGATCGTATTCTTCCTCGAAGTCAGTTCCCAACTCGCGATTGATGAATGGCACTAGACGTTCAAACTCTCTATCGTTATTCCATACCCAAATATTCTTACCGTTAGCAAGTACTTTTGAGCCGTTTCGTGGTCGCCCGCCGCGAATAAAAACCTCAGTGACTAACTGAAGTTCTTCCATAAAAGATTTTAGATTTTTCATACAATACCTCATTTTACTTGTATTTATGTCAGACACAAAAAAGCCCCAATTAAGGGGCTTTATGAAACTGTCATCGTTTACGAGGTGAATTCTTCAACTCGCTTCGCAACTCGTTCGGCGCGTTCTTTAGACTGTGCATGTACGTTGTTCTGTGCTGCAAGCTCTTGTGCGCGGCGCTCAACTTCTTCACGGGCACGACGCTCTTCCGCTTCGTTTGCTTCAATCTGTTCTTGATCGAACTGAGCACGTGCGCGAAGCTCATTTGCTTTTTGATTCATGTCGTCAAGAATGTCTTCAGTTGGACGTGGAGTATTTGTAAAGATTGCTACTAGTTTTTGAAAGAATGTCATGTTTTCTCACTTCTGTTGTAGGCGTTTATAGCCTTTGATAATGTATTCACGATATTTGTATTCGAGCGTGTTTGACCACAAGTCGATACCGTTATTTTGAATCTGTTCAGTCACAACAACGACGCGATTTGGGTCGCATTGTAGACCATCATTTAACAGCACTTTGTACTGCGTAAAACCCGTGACTATGCATGGCTCGACGCACAATCGTTCTTTTGAAAGACGAAACACAATATCTTTCATTTCAATAACGTTGCCGAGCACATCTTTATGCATCTTTAAAGTCATCCCAAGTTGGTCGAGGTAGTTGCTCAGTACCGAAATTCGGTCCACTGAACATGTACTTACACCACGCATCAAAGATTTCATTACGACGTTCATTGCAAATTCTAGATTTCAATATTCGCAAATTCTTTCGTCCCTGTTCCCACTTCGAGTGAGAATCACTGAATTCATGATACCAATCGAACCCTTCACAATCATGAAAGAATTGATGATCGTCGGACTCGGGTATGAACTTGGGCTTTTGGGGTGGCATGGGTATACCAGCTAAAACATTATTCATCATAGGCTTTCCCTTTATGTTTCATCTTGCGCTTAGTCAAACGTTTCGATTTTTTCTTTCGATCTTCTTCAACAGAAGCGTGATTGAAAGTGTTCATGTGCTTCGCAACAAAGTTTTGAGGTTTGTTGTTCTCTTTATTTTTAGACATTAGATTCTCCATTTTATATGTCGATTCGCAATTAATTATACACGAATCGACATTTTTATCAACTACTATTTAGCTGTTTTCGTCTTTTTGTAGTTCTTATACAGTGCGGTACCACTGATGTAAATCCAGAATAGCTCAATCATGAAGCTACCTAGGTTGAAGTTGATTAGTAAACTAATCGTAAGTAGTATAGCACCCGACATATTAGTCCACAAGTACTTATTATCAGTAGGCTTATATTTCTCACTCGTCACCATCCAGAATGCCAGACAGATTAGAATCATACCGATAGTACCAACTACGTGACCAAAAAGAATCATATTAATTTCTCACTTTAAAGGGGAATAAAAAGGGCACTTATGTGCCCACCGCGTTACCCCAAATCCATACGTGTACACGAACAGAAACGTTGTAACCACGCTCCAATGCTTTCCCTGCAATTGAAGCCATATAACCATCTTGCTCTTGCTCTTCTTGAGTAGCACCACATGGCATGATATACACTGGAACATTGTGTAAGTTGTTTTCTACTTTATACAACGCAATTGTTGTATCAAGCTCGTCCCAACACGCTTCCTTGTCTACGACAACTGGTTTCAACCAAACGTCTGCGATGCGTGCATATTTGTTAACAACTTTAGGCTTAATTGCTTTTTCTGCAACTTCACCTGTTACGTTGAATAACTTAAACGATACACTGAAGCTCAACTGTGGTTTCTCAGAACGAGCTTTCCATTGAATCAATGCCCAACGTTCTGAAAATTCGGGCTTGAGATCTCGCGTACCGTTTGTTTCAATCGTGATATGTTTTGGGTAATTGTCGATTTCGATGAAGTAATTCATCATTTCGATGATCTGTGATTGGTTCATCATAGGCTCACCGCCCGTAATTACCCAATGAATTTCTCCCCATTCTCGATTAGGCAGTTTGTCAAGCATTGCTTCGCAAACGTCTGGTACTTCAGACTTAGAAGCAAGATGAGCATACTTTTTAGCCCACGTGTATGAAGAGTCACAACCACGAGTCCATACAGGTAGATCTTCAACTGAAGTCACGTTGTTTGCTTTCGGGTCGTAATCTTTGAAATCTAAAACCCATGTGTCTTTGTTCGTCGGGTCTTCTTGACCGAAGCCGTGACATTCTAAATTACAACCCCAGAAGCGAAAGAATAAACTAGCTTGACCAGTGTATTTGCCTTCACCTTGAACGCTGTAAAACATTTCTGTCCATCGTACCTGCATATATTACCTTACTCTGTTGGGTTCCAGACGTACAAAGGCGTTTTCTTATTGCCTTTGAATTCATTGTAACCGTGAGGGATTTCACCAACACGTTTCGCTTGTCTGGCTTGTGATTTTGATTTGTATAGACCAAGATGACAAACTAAGTCAGTAAGTGTGAAAGTGCTAGGCACTCTCACAACTTCTTCGTCCGCAAATAATGTCGCTTGGTCGTTCGGCTGAATGTTGCCGTTTTCGACTATAATGTTCATTATATTGCCTTTAAGTCTTTGATAAACTCTTTATGTGGAGTTGTTTTCTTCCAATATAAGAGTTCTTTTTGTGCTGCTGCTGCATCTTTTTCAAGACGTGCAATCTCGTCGTCGGTCATTTTATCAACCGACATATTTAGAAGATCGTTGACATGATCTTTAAATGCGTCTTCTGCTTTAAGCTCTGCTGCTACTTCAGCACGCTTCTTACCGAATAGAACAATTTTACCAGACACAACACGCTTGATGAACTCAACTTTAGCAATCGCTAGTGATGAACGCTTCTCTGTGCGCTCTGAAGAGTCTTTAATTCGTTTAGGTAAGAATGATAGACGAAAGTCAACGAACCACTTCACAAGTTCTCGTGCGTCGTCAAAATGACGAATCTGATAATTCTCGTCGATGACGTTGATGTTCTGTGTAAATGTACTTTGCAGTTTCAGAGTTTTGATTACGAAGTCTTCGGTCATTTTTGCACCGCGCTTGAATCGAACACGAAACTGAAATGTTTCACCTGTTTCATCAACGTAGCTACTGATTTTACCTTGTTCTACGAGCTTGTCAAGTTCTTTGATATATTTCGTGTGGTCGAAACCAGTCGGGATTTCAGTAACAACTACCGTCAAACCGCTAACTTCAAAGTTGCCGATCTGAGCGTATTTGTTGTGTTCGAGTTTAACGATCTTGCCGTGAAATTCAGGGAACTTCAGAACGGGTTCGCTAATCTCTTTACCCGAAAGATATTCAACAACTGCTTTCTTAACCCATTCTGGGTCATGCGGTAGAATGTTACACGCAAAACCAGTTGCAATACCCTCAATACCATTCAGTAGAACCATCGGGACAACAGGCACATAGAACTGAGGTGGTACATGCTCAACGTCTTTATGTTCAGGTGATAGATGAATATCTTTGAAATATTTGTCAAAGTTTTCATGTAGCTTTGCATAAACGTAACGAGCAGACGCAGACACTTTAACCATGCGAGAACCAAAGTTACCGCGCCCTTGTACAATCGGTACGTTGTTTGTCCACTCTGCTGCCATACGCGCTAGAGCGTCTTGTGCTGCTGTCTCGCCGTGATTGTAACCAATCTTTGATACTGAGCTTCCCAACGCTGCGACCTTGTCAAAAGACGTACTAGCGTCTTTGATGACGTTATACAATACAAAACGATGCACTGGCTTGAGACCATCAATCCCATTAGCCAGTGCTCGATTCTCGATTGTATACATTGCGTATTCTAACGCTTCATCATTTGTAATACTTGATAATGTACGTTGCATTTTTCCCTCGTATGAAAAACGGGGCTTTACAGCCCCTCAAAGAGTTTATTTACGCTTCTTAGATAGCATAGTCATCTTAGCAAGCATTTCCCATTTAGTCGGTGATGTTAGCATCATATCAGCAATGTGTAAACATGTACGAAGCGATAGAGCACGTAGTTCAAGCATGTGTTTCTCAATCCAAGCTATCATGTCAGCGATTTGTGCTGCGTTTAGACCTAGATCTTCTAGCATTGTAGTTGCTGCTACAACTTGCTTGATGCGAACCATGATTTCTTCTTTTGTATGTACACCTAAGTCAAGGTAGATGCTACGTGAAATCAGTGCGCTGAAGTGCGGTGAAAGTTTAGTATTCGCTTCAAGTTCACGGTCAAAGTCTTTGTTTGAGATAAAGATTACTGTACCTTCAAACAAGAATTCTTGTTCGATGCCTTGCTCTTCTAAGTAAGAACTTGCTTTCGCCCATGAAACCCAACGCTCTTCACCAGTGTCTAGTGCTGCTTTTAGAACGTTCATTTGATCTTCATCTTTGAAAACGTCTACGTCATCTAGAAGAAGAACTGAATCAGGGTGACGGCATTCCCATAGTTTTGTGAACAGACCGATACCAGAACATGTACCTGCAACTTTCTTGAATGTGATATCACCGCGTTCTTGAGCTTGATTTAACTCGCGTTCAAGTGTGAACGTCTTACCAACACCCGCTGCACCTGAGATAAGTAGCGATTTAACGTGACCAGCGATTGCACCGACAGTAAAGATGTCCATCGCTTCGAACGCTTCAGTGATACGCTCTGCAATTTGTTCTTCAGTTTCAGCTTCAACGACTGGTGCAAGTGCAGGTACTGCTGTTTGTGATGCGTCAGCTTCGTCTACGTACTGTACGTCTTCTTTGTTTACGCGAATAGTACGTACTGCACCATCAAGCATAATCTTCATACGACCGTTTTTCTCACCGGCATCTGAACTATTCCAAACTCGTTCGATAAGAGTGTAAGTGCCGTTGATTTCAGTTTTACGAAAAAGACCGTTTGTGATGATAGCTTGCATATAATGTTCTCTCTTTTAGTTAGTTGCGTTGTTCTCTTCAACACCGTCTATATTAATGATTTTTGAGACCAACGCAACCACTTTTTGCATTTTTTTTTAAATTTATTTCCAATCAGTGTCATTACCGACGCGAATTAAACTTTGGCGCTTGTTGCAATGTGTACACGCTCGCTTGCTACCTTTCTTGTATTCCCACGTATGCCAACCAAACATACAAAAGATTTTCTTCAGCCATGGGTTTTGCAGTACAAAAAATAGAACTGCTGCCAGAAATATAATCATGTTCATTAGTATAGACCTCTCATTAATTGTGGTTTGCAAGCTTTTAACTTGCGCATTGTGTTGATTATCTTACTTGCATACTTCTCAGCACGAGGTTCCCAACGTTTACCTTTGTAGAAACCACCGTTGTAGCTTGCATACACTTCACGCCAATTGTGATGACCTCGAATCTTTTTCCAATATTCAAGCTCTTCTATTGCAAGCTGCACTGATACAGTACGATCAGTAAGCAATATCGTTTTCACGTCTTCAGGGTTATTGAGGTCATACGGACCGAAATCTCGACCTGCTTTCTCCCATCGCTTCAAGCGCGTTGTTGCGGTTTTGATGTTGTTTTGCATCAAACCATAGTCTTTCGTTCTATGGTTTATCATCTGCTCACCCGCACTTGATTCGACAATTGCGATTGCTGCTAGAGACCAGCTCAAATCATTAAACCAACCGTTCACAAACACTGCACGTACATTATGCCATTGCTTTTCAGACAGTTCTTGACCTTTAAATTTCACGTGACACTGATTGCTTGCAGTTGCATTAAATGCACACACTGCTAAAAGCAGCGTAAATAACTTCTTCATATTTGATCTCTTTGTCGATTTAGCACACGAATGATACAAAAAAGGGCTGACATCTGTCAACCCTTTTTTTTAATTATTTTGCACGCGCTTCCCATCGCGCTTCTTCAAGTGCATGAATTTTTGCCTTGAAGTCATCAAACCCACCAACATGAACACCATCAAAGAACACTTGAGGTAGAGTCTTTAACTCTTGACCAAGTTCGTGCATTCGTCTTTCAAGTTCTTCACGGTTATGTTTATGTGCGTCTGTAACCTTTTCTTTTGCAAGCGGAATGAAATCGAAAATCAAACCACGTGTTTCAGCTAGTCGTTTTGCTTTCAAGCAAGGAACGCAGCGAAAATCGCTTTCGTCCCAACCAAATATTTCTAACAATTTACACCTCTAACGTTTTCAGGAATTCAGCGCGTACAGTTGAATCAATCTGACCAACAAGATACGAACTCAGTTCAGCTTCTTGTGCTGCTACTTGTACTGAATCACTATTTAGCCATTTGCGAATCCACGGTAATGGGTGCTTACGGCGAGGGTATGGGCTGTTTAAACCAACTGAACGCATACGACTGTCAGCAAGATATTCAACGTATTCACATAGAATCTGAGCATTTAGACCAGGAACTGTGCCTTTAGAGAACAAAGAATGTGCCCATTCTTTCTCTTGCTCAACAACTTGCATGAAGATTTTTTCAGCTTCAGGTTGAAGACGACGAGCAATCTCAAGCATTTCAGGGTCATCTTTACCTGCATGCCAGATGTTGAGTAATGCTTGTGTACCTTTCAAGTGAAGTTGTTCATCACGAGCAATGAGTTTCATCACTTTCGCGTTGCCTTCCATGATACCTTGCTCTGCAAAGTTGAAAGTACATGCGAATGATACATAGAAACGAATTGCTTCAAGTGCGTTTACTGCGTGCATACACAGATATAGTGCTTCTTTTACTGCGGTTTCTTGAATACTCAAGATGTACGAAGTACAATTCATTGCTTTGAGCTGTTGCAATTTCTGCGTTTCAGCGATGAGTTTATCATAATGCTCTGTAACTGCACTAGCACGAGCCATGATAGATTCGTCGAGAACAATCTCGTCAAACACCGCGCTTGGGTTTGCATACAAGTTACGCATAATATGCGTGTAAGAGCGACTATGAATCGTTTCACTGAAATCCCATGTCGTTACCCAGTTTTCAAAAGCATTGTCGCTACAGATAGGCAAGAATGCGATATTAGGTGCGCGACCTTGAACTGAGTCAAGCAGAGATTGATATTTTAGATTTTGAGTGAAGACAAACTTCCAATGCTCGGGCATACGGTCAAAATCTTGTGAGTCACGAGTCAAGTCAACTTCTTCTGGTCGCCAAAAGAAACTAAGTTGTTTTTCAGTGAGTTGATCGAATACTGCATGTTTTACAGTTTCGAAACGAGAAATATTCGGGTCATCGCCCAAGAAAAGAGGTTGCTCAAGATGAGCAACCTGGTTTTTATTAAAAATCGTTTTAGACATTATCTACCTTTAAACTTTACAACCATCACAGTCTTCATCGCCTTCGTTGCCGTCAGCACCGTCGCGAGTGTTAGAATAATAAAGCGTTTTGATACCGTAGTGACTACAGAACGCAAGCTCTTCGAAGATTCGTTCCATTGCGATCTTACCGTTAGCAACTTGGGACGGGTCGTAGTATTCATTCGCTGAAATACTCTGGTCTACAAACTTCTGCATGATTGCTACAAGAGTCAAATAACCGAAGTTGTCTTTACCACATGCTTTCCATGCTAGACCGTATTCATCTTTCAGTAAATCAACTTCAGGTACAACTTGGTTGAATACACCGTCTTTTGATTGCTTAGTCGAGACTAGAGCACGCGGCGGTTCAATGCCGTTTGTGCTGTTGCTAATCTGAGAGCTACTTTCACAAGGCATGAAAGCTGAAGTGGTGTCATTTCGCATACCGTAACGAATTACGTCAGCGCGAAGTGCTTCCCAATCTAAATTATAATTCGGCTTGACAAGCTTATCAACATTTTTATTGTACCAGTCAATCGGTAATTTACCTTGAGCCCATCGAGTCTTACGATGCCACTTGTTCGGCCCTCGTTCTTTCGCTAACATCATCGATGCTTGAATGTTGTAGTAAGACATTGCTTCCATCCACTCATGCACGAGATACTTAGCTGAATCATCGTAACCAACAAAGTTCTTCGCTAAGAAATAAGCAAAGTTAGTTATACCAACACCTAGAGCACGACGATATTTCGCCTTTTCCGCTGCTTTCACAGGGTAATCTTGGTAATCTAGTAGATTATCAAGCGCACGAATGATGATCGGTGCAAGATGAGCAAACTCACTAGGCGATTCGATAGCACCTAAGTTGTATGCAGCAAGCGTACACAGTGCAATCTCTTCATCTGCTGAACCTAACGGGTACGTAGGAAGAGCGATTTCCATACACAAGTTTGATTGCTTGATTGCTTCGATGTACGGTGATTGAGCATTCAAGTTATCAACAAAGATCGGGTAGATACGACCAGTGCCGTTACGCTCTTGACCAAACATACTGAATAGCTCAGTTGCTTTGATGCGCTTTTTACGCACATTCGGGTCAGCTTCAAGTTCTAGGTAAAGTTTTTCGAATTGCTCTGGGTTTGTGTGATATTCACCATATAGAGCACCATGACGTTCGTCAGGACTGAATAGCGTGATGTAATCGTTATTCACAAGACGCTCAAGCATCAATCGACTGATTGATACACTGTAGTCAAGATGACGAATACGGTTTTCTTCAACACCTTTGTTGTTCTTCAGAACTAACAGTTTTTCAACTTCTAAGTGCCAAATCGGGTAAGTTAGAGTCGCAGCACCCCCACGTACACCACCTTGAGAACACGATTTAACCGCAGTTTGAAAGTGTTTCCAGAATGGAATTACACCAGTGTGACGAATCTCACCTGAACGAACGACTGCCCCTTCAGCACGAATCGCACCGCCGTTAACACCGATACCTGCACGCTTACTAATGTAACTTACAATTGATTTAGCCACTTCATTGATTGAATGCAAAGAGTCGCCTGATTCAATCTTAACACACGAACTAAACTGGCGTGTCGGGGTACGAACGCCTGCCATAATCGGTGTCGGTAATGAAAGTTTGTGAGTCGAAACTGCATTGTAGAAGTCAACGACGTGCTTAATGCGGTCATATTTCTCTTCTTGATGAAGACACATTGCAATGAGCATGTAAGCATACTGAGGTGTTTCATAGATTGCGCCAGTACCGCGGTTTTTACATAGGTACTTTTCTTTCAACTGCATTACGCCAGCGTATGCAAATTCAAAGTCGCGCTCGTGTTTCACTTGCGATTCTAGATATTCAAGTTCATCATCTGACCATTTCTGAAGAATCTCAGAGTCGTAAACTTCAATCGCAGTGTTTCGTTCGATTAATTGTTTGAATGGGATAGGGTCGAACTGACCATATACATCTTTGCGAAGACCATACATAGCAAGACGAGCCGCGACATATTGATAGTCTGGCTCGTCTACTGAAATGCTATCGGCAGCGATCTTAATCGCTGCCTTTTGAATGTCTTTGCTCGTCATACCGTCGCTAAGTTGAGCTATAACGCGGTCAAGTAATTGATGTGGATTTATTTTGGTGTTTTCACATGCATCTGATAAAACACGCATCAATTTACTTTCTTCAAATTCTTCTGTAATGCCAGAAGACTTCACTACAAGCATCAAAATTCCCTCGTTTGTTAATTGTTTTCTATTTATTGATCTGAATCAACCTCACTTTCAGCTTGTTCAAGATCTTCAGATGATTTCACTCGAATCTTGTATGCTTCGATGATTCGTTGACGGTATTTGCTGTTACGTTCTTTATAACACGTTCTCAAGTTTACATAAACTTTACCTGTCTGAGCTTTATTGATTGTAATGCCAATCATGTACGGTGAATCAGGCTTATTACCGTATACGTTGATATGCTTCGGTCTTTCGCTTGCAGGCATGTTAGCAATTTTTAAGATTTCATCTTGGTGATTTTTAATCAATCGACCTACGATAATTTCAAACACACGTGCAGGGAAAGAGTGATCCATGATTCGATCAATCACATGATAGTCCATCGTGACGTAAATACCTTTGTCTACTGCACCATGTCGATGAGCAACTTTGTTGATGTATTCACGACCTTCACGTAGAACTTTGTAACGATTCGTACCGTTAAAAACTGATTCATATGGCATAATTTAATCTCCAATTTTCTTTAAAAGAAATTTTAATAGTTTACGAGCACCTGCTGATGTTTCAGTGTGCTTCTCTAAAGTATAGATAGTCTCGTCATCGAGCGTGTTGAGATAATCGCATATTTTAATCTGCTGTTCAACACTTAATTTAACAAAGGGAAGTTCTTCAACACGCAAGCGCACTAAGTCTTGTGAAAGTAGACGCATTGTTTAATACCTTTCTTACTTGCGATAAAATACATTTTACACAATAACACAATGAGAGTCAACATTTTATGAAAGCAAATTTCAATATTCTCGCAATTGATAAATGGGAACAGGTTGTTGTCATTGATTGGGGTGATGATTGCGTGTATAAGCACGTATTACCGCGTGAAATAGTCGAACACGAATTACCACTTGAGTCAGTTATTCATATTCTTGAAGACTTACGACCTCAAGCACCTGAAATCAAATCATTAAAATCACTGAATGCTTTAATGCAAAAGAACGAAAAGGGGAGCTAATCGCTCCCTTTTTTTATTCATACGTTACTTCAAATTCAAATTCAAAACCGCTTGGCATATGATCTGGTTCGATTTCATATACATCTTCATCTTCAGATTCAAAATCAATGATTACCAGCTTTCGATCTGACGCATACAGAACTTGCACATCAACGTATTCATCATTAACCCATGCTTTGATAAATTCACCTGATTGAAAGGGAACTTTAACTCGCGTGTTTTTAGTAGTTTCGTATTCGAACGTAAGCGTGTTTTTATCAACAATGCACTCACGACCACCCCACTCAGTTAGATAATGTGAGACTTCTGCTCCTGTAGTAGTAAGACCGTCAACTACAGACAATGCATGACCTGTATCTGTCGAGACAAACGTGGCTGAATTTAAAGTTGAGTCACTATGAACTTTAATCATATTTTCGTCTACACGACCTGATTCAAAAACGATTGAAACTTTATCATTTACACGTAGTGGGCGAGTTTTAGTGACTACTTTCTTTTCGTTAGTAAATTTGTAAAACATAATATAATCTCCAATTATTAAAATGTAATCTCGTTTCGATGTAGTAATAATAGGGTTTTATTGATTATCATGCAACCACTAAAACGAAAAAAGCCCCAATTAAGGGGCTTTTTGTGATTCAAGTCACATTATTTGTTGATTTCAACTTCTAACTTGAGCATTTCACACTGTAGAACTAGACCTTTGACTTCATCATAATGCTTGGTTGTTAGTGGTTCACCAGCATCGACTACGCTCATTAGTTTCACCTTAGCTCGATTACAGTCTTTAACTGAACCACGTAGGTCACGAACAAGCTCAGGTGATAGAAGCACATCGTCATTAATCACTACAGACTCTTCAATTACTTTTTCAGCTTTGATTTCTTTCTTGCTGAATTCTTGTTCTTCGATTACGACGCGATCTTTGATTTCTTCGGCTTCTTCTTTCGCAAGTTTGATTTGCATTGCAATTCGAGCGCGGTCAGATTTATTACATTGCTCAACCAACGGGATGCCGTACTTCAGTTTCCATTGATTGCTCAACGTGTAGTCTCGTTCGAGCATACCATGCTCACGCTCTGCTGCAATTACAGAGTCAATGACATCACAGAACGGTACTTCAGCATCTGAACGAGGCGTTGGATCTTGACCGAAATGTACTCGATTCTTAACGATTTCAACGTACACGTTATCATAACGACTTAGAAAACTCGGCGCAGCAAACACGTTCAGCATGTCTTTTTCAGTTTGAGATAGCACGGGTTTTGCCGCGTCTAAACGATCTGTTGATGCAGTGTCAATAGTGTCAGTACAACCAGTCATTACCACTGATGCTGCTAGTGCTGCGATTGCGATTAGTTTTTTCATGATGTTCTCTCTTATTTGTCAAATTTGATGTAGAAGTATTGTGTGTTATTGTTCCCTGTTGGTACGCAAGTCAAGTACGGTTGCATGCCTTCGGGGCACTGAGCAAAAAATTCAGGGTTAAGACGTTGAATAACGTACCAGAATTCACTGCGTTTTTCTTCCCACTCTGCTAATGCTTTCTTTCTGAATTTCATTGGCTTTTGGTGAAGCACTACATATGCGCGGCGATGTAGCCAATGATTTTTAATGTGAAGAGTTACTTCATCTTTCATGATATTGTTCTCTCGTTAGTTGTTGAGTGACATATTACAGCCACTCAACGTTGTTGTCAACTATTTAGTTGAAATTAATTACTTGACCGTCGTCTACATCACGTAGCACATCGTATTCTTCGATGAATTGAGCCATTTTACAGTTCTTATCACCGACTGTGAAACTGCTTTGTTCATTCATATATTCAACGGCAGCAAGATAATCTTGATATTCTTGGTCATCTTCGTCATACCAATCGCTGAACTTCTCGTGCAGATCTTCGCGGCGTAGAGTCAGGCGAGTTGTACGCTCGACTTTGAGTTGAACTGATTCTTCAAAATACCAATCTGGTTGTAGATCTTCGATGATGTCTGCCATTTTACGAAGACGTTCAGCGTCTGCACACATGTCGTGACATTGACCAGAAGTCATAGCAGGCATAAATTCAAGGTTATTCGCCAAGAAGAAGCGAGACGTCCATTTACCACCGATATATGCTTCAGCAATCTTTTGACCGAAATCGTTTTCTTTCATGTCAACAATCGGGTGAGTTTCAGTCAACCATTCCGAGCGTTCGAACTGCGTATCAAATTTAACCATGTCAACTTGCAGTTCGATTAAACTATCAATGATTTCTTTCTTCTCTTCTTCTGTTTTCGTATCGTCTTTTTCAAGTTCAATACGCGCACGTTCGATTTGAAGTCTACCACGAGCTGAAATCATTTCAAGATTAGATGTAGATTTTGAATATTTCGCTACAAATTCGTCAACTTCTTCTGTAAACGTGTATGTCTTCGCGTCTTCACCCCAACCCGTAGTATACGTACCATCGAGAATCATTTGCTGATAAATCTCTTCGTGAATTGCCATTTTCGCAATCAGACTAACGCCGTGACACGTTTTCACACGCAACGCACCGCTATGTTCCATGTCTTGAAGTTGATTCATATCTTCGATTTCATCAATTTCCATGTAATCGTGATATTCGTTGTAGTCGTCAAGCGACTTCCCTTCTGGAACACGATTCGGCATATAAATGTTGTTAATCGCCTTGAGCGTCAACGATTCCATATCAGCGTCTTCGAATTCGTAATTGTTGTAATCAGCATACTTAGCTAGAAGCGGGTAACCAATGACTTTAAACGTATCCCACGGGTAACACTTACTTCCCATTAGAACATTGCTGTAGAGCGATTTCGAGCGCAAGTTGTAATGTTGATCAAACGTGTCCATGACTAAGAAGAACACACGCGCTTTCTGACCTTCTAGAATAGGTGTACGTGAGATTGCGCAAGTTGTGTTGAATGAACCCATTATTTTGTCTCCATTTGAGCGATTTTAAGTTGATGTAAGTATTCTAATTGAATTAAGCGAAGTGTGCAAGCACCTTTTTACCAAATTCGTTAGATTCTTCAAGAGAAGCAGCACCTGCACTCATTGTTAAGAATTGATCTGTCATTGTTTGCATAAGAATAATGCGGTCGAAATCAGCAACTGTCGCTTCAGCGATAATAGCTGGCTTACCAGTCACGATAGTTGAAATTAGATTGAATCGACGAGCGACATCTGAACCTTCCATAGCATAAGAACCGTTACGAAACTTATATTGACCTTGATTTGTTTCGCGCTCGAAGTTGAAACCTTCAACAACTTTAGTTTTTTGAGCTTTAGTCATGTTAGTAGTTAGTTGCATAATGTTCTCTCTTTGTTTTCGTATCTCGTTTCGATGTAGATATAATACAAAAAAAGGGTTGCCGAAGCAACCCTAAATTTACGATTTTTAGTGATCAATGTCACGTTTTACGCTGTTCGAATCTTCTTGGCGATTTTCCATTCACCTTCGTTGATAAAATCAGCTTGCACGTCAGACAGTTTACGAGCTTCTTCAAGTGAGAAGTCAGCAACTGTTACACCGTTTTCGAAGATTGTCTGCATCACGCTCTGAGGGTGTACGCGATTGTCGTAATCTTCAGTAGAGAACGTCACGTAACCACGAGCTGCTGGGTTCGGATTTTCTGCATCGACTGCAATCAAATCTAAGAAACCTGCTTTTGATGCTTTTGTTGGGTCAGTCTTCGGCATTTTGAACACACTAACGTATTCGCCGTTGATGATCGCCGCTGACATTTTCATTGCAAAACGTTGAGTATCACGGTCAAGTTGCTGAAGCAAACCACCACCCATACCGAATGCAATGTTTTCTGCCGACCAACCTTTACTTTCCATGTAAGATAGAATTCGACGAATTTCTTCGATGTTCACGCCGTCGCCTTGAATGATACGGTAACTAGGGTGTAGAACTTTGTAACCCTTGCTGTTGATTGTGTAACCAACGTTCTTACCAAGAATCTCAAGACCTTTCATTACTACATCTACTGGTACACCAGAGTCAGGACGAGCAACAAACGTACCGCCTTTACTGATGATTAGCTCTTTGAAACGACCAGTTGAGACACGATTCATTGCTGCTTCGTAGTCGTAGCTGTCCATTACACAAGCGTATAGAGCTGCGCCCCATTGCTCGATAGAGTTCAAGAATGCTTGATCTTCGCCAAATTCTTTGTAGATTGTAGTTGTTGAATGTTCACGTGCAGGGATAGAGAATCCCGCAATGAAGTCTTCAACATCTTCAGCGTAAAGCTCTTCAACTGCAACAAGTGCTTCTACATTGTCAGTTCCCAAGAAGTTTTTCAAGTGAGCTGCGCCGCCAATAGCTGCTGATTCGCCACTTGACACACCACGAGAACCGAAGTCGTGAAGTTTAAACGGCTCTTGTTCTGCAATGCGTTCATCATCAACCGTTTTCTTCATGAATTCACGAATGATTTTCTTCACTTCGAACGAGATCGTTGCTACAGTTGTCGGGTACCAAATCGCACGTAAGATAAACGTTTCAAGATAACCAGGTAGCCAACCGAAACGTGGATCTGTGTTCTCAATCGTCAAGATAGGGTGCTTAACTGGTACTACAGTACCTTCTTTTACCGCACGAATCTTAATAGGCAGTTTGCCGTTCAGTTCGTTAACGATGATTTCCCAACCCTTGTCATTGAAGACTTCAGAACCGAAGTGCTTTTTGAACAGACGTTTCGCACGCTTGACATCGTTCATTGCAACACCTTTTTCGAGAATACGACACATGTATGCCATACCATCGATCATAATTTTGTCGAACTTGCCGCCCCGGCTTTCAACGTAATATTGACTGTACTCTAAACCACGAGGGAATTGAGACCAGTGTGAAACTTTGTAGCTGTCTGTTGCGATTGCGATATTTTGATTAAGATTAAGCATTGTATGGCTCCCATTTTATGCTGTTAAAGTTTCTCGAATGTTCGAGTGTAAGTGCCATTAAAAACGAGCTTTAAATGACATAGTTACGACTGGCACCCAGATATCAGAACCCATCAACAACCCAAGCTCTGCACCTAAGTTATCAGTAGCCCAATAAGTAACTGATGGCTGAATCGCAGGTAGAATACCGAGATCATAAACTTCAGTATAACCAGTCGCTAGACCAAGAAATAAATCATAGTCAATTTCTTTACTTGGTGTGTATGTGAAGTGATAACCTGCAACAAAACTACGCTCATAGAAGCTGTTTTCTAAAGTCATAACTTCCCAATTTTTATATCTAACACCAATTGCATTGTTTGTTTCATTGTACTCTTTAAAAACAGACGTTTTACATTTATCTGCTAAATCAGGACAATATCCGTCACCTGAAAGGTGATAAGACCATCCACCTAATCGAACCTGAACATCGTCAATGAACGTAGTCTGTTCGTTAGTAGATGCATTTGCGCTTGCAACGCTAGATAAAAGCAATAGTGATAGTGCAGTAAGTTTTTTCATAATGTCTTCCTCTTATTGAATGAATACATTATATTATTCTTTTTCTCACATTGCAAGCTTTTTTTTAATAATATTCGATGTTAATTTTAGCCGAAGACCCTACCGCAGTCGATAAGAAACTCTTCCATTGTGATTCATTGTTAGATGTCAACTCGTAAAAACGCTTTGACGGCGAGCGATGACTGAATATAAACACAGTACCACTTTCAGTTGTAACTCGTAGTGTTGATTGTGTTAGATCAGAAGACAATGCAATGAACGATTCAGTCGATATTTGGTCTTCGCTATATGCTATGTCAGTTACACTTCTACCACCAATAGTAGTAGGAGTCAACGAACCTGCGTTTTCGAAGTTCGGACTATTTTTCGCATAACCCCAACCAGAAGAACGAGGTTCACCAAAACGATATAACAACCCTCGAACTATAGTATGCGAGAATGCAGATTTACCTCTAAGATCTCCCATTGATATCGACCCGCTAGGTCTCTCTGCTAGGTCGCGCACATCTGCATCACCTAGCGAGATAGCCCCGCTAGGTCTGTCCAACTCGATTCGAACATCATTAAGTGATATTGGACCAGTTGATGGTAATCCCATTATGTTATTCCTTTCATGTTAAAATCGTATTTATACATGATTAACCGTTTTCACGAATGTATTTTACAAGCTTGGCGTAGTCTTGTGGTTTAAACATTCTAGGGAATTGATGTGACAACACTTCAGCTTCTTTGTACTGTTCTGCTGTTACAATCTGTGATTTTGCAATTCTCTGCGGATGCTTACTATTAGACAATGCATAACAGTAATCATCATCGAACGGATCATCACCTATAATATAATACTTTTCGTCCATGTAATAAACATGTTCTACGTCAGAAATTTGCTGACTTGTTTCAATGGCTGATTCTAGTTCAGCTTCGACAAGTGCTTCTTCAAGCTCAAGATCGGTAATGCCATGATGAGTGTTGTTAATAGGTTCAGTTCGACCTTCTTCAAACCCCTCAGACGGTGAAAATACATCAATGGCTTGTAACTCGCACAATGCTTTATCTACGTCTGTTGCGTCAATGTACTGAGCGTTTAACGAAGATAGATCAGGGCGCCATGACTTACACGAATCAAGCTCGCCGAGATAGTGTGATTGACATCGACCAACTTCACCACTTTCAGTTTTATATTCGACTGGTAGATTGCTAATTGACGGTTGATTGAATGCATAATCACGCCAGTGAAATTCACGAATAACCCATGACGGTAGTACTGAGTTCTTCAAGATATTTTCGTTCATAACTTCAGGACATTGACGCCATTCACGAACTGAACTTTCATCATTCGCTGAATTTGCCACTCGGTCGAATGGGTGCATTTTGATCTTTAGATCTTCAATTGCGATATTCGTTCTTAACATGTTTTTCTCACTTATTCAATTCAACTTCAAGTTTATGCATTTTGCATTCGATTATCAACTTACGCGCTTCAGACCCGTCAGCTTGTGTTAATGGTTTACCTGCTTGCGTTAGCTCAAGTAACTTTGTTTTAGCTCGATTGCAGTCGCGTGCAGATTCAATGAGATAGTCATACTCATGCGGGTCTAACAGCTCGATTGTCGCGTCTTGAACATCATCCATATTGTTGATATTACCAGACAATGCGTTTTGTTCACGCTGATTTAACTCAGCTTGCATTTCAAGTTTTTCAACGCGCTGTGCTTTCTCTTCTAGAGATTCAGGAGCATCGTAATTACATTGCTCACTCAAACTAATACCATACTGCGTTCGCCACTGGTTACTCATCGTGCGTTCGTATGTACTGCGAATGTCGTCTTCGGCTTCGACAAGTGATGCAATCACATCACAGAAAGGGATTTCATCGTCTGAACGTCGCACTGCATTAGAACCGTATTTGTTACGAGTGGCAAGAGCAGTCCACAATGGGTTATACAAATAGTTACTAGCGTCAGCATCTGCCAGCCAGTAGTTGATCATTTCACGCTCTTTTTTATTCACAACTGCATTTACAGTTGTGAATTTTTTACCAGTCTTGGTTTCAAGTTGTGGTCTTTCACCACAACCTGCCAGTACTGCGACTGTAACTGCCACGAGAATTGATTTCTTCACTCTAATACTCCTAATATCTCTAACTTCACTAAAACCACTAATACTACTAAGATGAGACGGAATTTTTCCGCCTAATCGGTTTCTGTCGCTTCGCTCTTCTCGATTAGATTGCCTTCTAAGTCAACTTCACCATAGATAAAGTCGTTTTTGAATGTTTCCCAATCATAGAATGCTTCGTGATGTTCGCACAAATCAAACCCTTCATAGCTATTCAGCTTGCGAGTACTAATAGAGCTTCGAATCAATTCAAGGCTGCTGTTCTTTAAAATCTTGCTAATCAAATTCTCGTTGTACTCTGAGATATCTCGACCATAATCGTACTCATCGAATACGACTCTAACTTGTCGGCGATCATGCTTGTCTACTAGAATAACTGCACGACACTTGATCGTTCCTTTAAATGTAAATGAACTAGACACATCGAATGATTTCTGTTCTGTGTAAGCTGCTACTTTCCATTCACGGTCTGGGAATATTTTTTTGAAAAGTTTCTTTAACATGTTGACCTCTTATAGAACGATGCGAGTGTGACGACCGTCGAATTCAGCTTGCAAACCTGCATGGCGAAGAAGAGATTCTAAGTCTGCTAGATTTGGGACAGTGTACTTGCCAGAATCACGTAAGTATGTTGCGTAATCTGAAATGAAGTTATCGCTACCTGCTTTCATTGCATACTCAAGAACGAAGTTTGTGAACTCGTCTGCTGCTTTCTCGTTCTCGTCCCACCACATTAGAAGTTTGCGAAGATTGATTTTCATAATGTTCTCTCTTTTTGTTTAACTCGTTAGCTGTTGTGACTATAATAATAAAAGTGGCTGCATAGCGCAACCACTTTTTTCAATTAATTTAAAATAACGTACATCGTTACCAAACTAGCTGCATGTAAGAACTGGTCAAAGCCAATGACTTGGAAGAACTTACGAGTTTCACCTTTCGCCCAAAGTGAGCTTGTCATTCTCGAAGTCGCATAGTCAACGACCATGTGCAACATACCAGTTAATATTGCAAACACGATACCGAATGGCAAGAAGCAGATTGCATACGTGATACAGTGTCTTGCTAATGGCCACATGTTTTTGCTTTTGTTTAACGCTTGATGTTCTGTCTGTACGAAGAAATCAGCAATGAAATGCACTGCGAACAGTGCAAGTAAAGTTGTTAATGAGATCATTCAATCACCTTTAGAGGCTCGAATCGTACCGAGTCTTCCTTAGTTGCCCATGCTTGGTAAACTCGTTTCTTTGAGTTCTCTGTTTCGATGCGATTTTTGATGGCTGATTCAGCTAAAGCGCGTGCACCAGATTCGGTTTCATCACACCAACCACTCGGCTCCCAATGATCGAAGATAATACCTTCGTTGAGTTCTTGAGTGTACCAGTAGTAGCCGTTACCTAATTCACCACAATCGCGACCGTAATCTTTGTTGTATTCATACACAACACGATATTTCAGTAGCGGTTTTTCAGCTAAAGGGTCTGATTGAATCACTTTAGTACCGACTACACCTAGTGCAACTGCGATTAAAATTGATACAAGTGGCTTTGCTTTTACAAATTCGTTTACTTTTTCTAACATTGTTTTACTCTCTTGTTGTGGTTCATGGGTGTTGACTGGCATCCCGTTTTCATAAATGATCATAATTTCAAGCTAGAATAGTTGATAATTACCATCGATGTGTGAATGTACGACTGTGCAAGCTGACCGTTGTCTTCTGAGTAATTGTACGTGAACGCATAACCTTCAGTATACGGGTGCTTTGTAATACCAGTCACGCGAACAATATCTTGACCGCCTTTAAACGGTTTGCCTGATTTCTTCACTACGTCTTTGCCGATTGCATGTAACGGGTCGTTGATTTCGCATAGAGTTTTGTCAATGCGCTTTTCGATACAACTAATTTCAGCTAAAATCTTTTCGTTCATTTCGTCGCGTTTCTGCCACATGTACTGAATGTTGTCTGGTAAAGCAGACATGACACGCTGACCACGATGAGACAAATCATCGTTTAATGCTTCTTGGAAGCTAATGACTGGATCAAACAATCTAACTGCTGCTCTTACGCGCATTGCTTGACGTGCAAATTCTTCTTGTGATTTCATTTCCAAAACTCCCACCATTTCTTTTCTTTTTTCTGAGTCTCACCTAGGACTACTACACCAATACCGCGATCACGCTCTGTTTGAGAACGAAGTGAATCTGTTTTAGATTGCTCGACATGTTGAATTTTCGTCGCTTTCTTTTTCGGCTTGAACTTTTTAGCAATAGTTTCTTGCGTTCGAGACTTCTTGAATTCCATTGCTTCTGTATATGCAGCACGTAATTGACGAGATTGCTCAGTTGTGAATACGCGCTCTGTTGTGTTCCCGTTCCAAATATCACGAAAGTCACTGCGCCATAAGCAAACACCATTGTCAAAATCAACTCGATATGTGGTTGTTTCGAATTTATCAGGTGTCTCTCGCATAACACGACACATTTCATCAACGGTGTCTTGCATTTTGTGTCGTTTAGGTTCTTGTTTTGAGCGACCTTCAAGCTCGTAATCAGACCAACCTTTAGTCATTTTTAACCTCTATTTTTATCTCGTGAAGATAATTACCAGGTGAACGATTATCTTTTGAACCGTAACCAAGACGAACGTGCAACACGTTTTCAGACGACTCAAGTACAATGTGACGATTGAACTGTCGCATGTAAGAGCCACTGCTTCGATCTAAAATCGACTGTTCGACGACTGCGACAATGTGTTCTAGTTCATCGTGCTCGTACTCAGGTAGCTTTTCGCCGTTTTTCTGAACGCCAGTCAGTAAGTACTTGCCTTCTTTAAGACATTCAGTGCTATTCCAGAATGTATCTTCTGTGATGTCGCCTACAGTGAGGCGACTAACGTCTTTTTTAATCATAATCTACTTCTTAAAAATTTGAAATGATGCATGTGCATAACGACACCACGGTTTGTTGTACTCGACAACATAGTCATTTGGAAGCATGTCGTTAAACTCGCGTAGAACCTTCTGTATCGTCTTCTCAGGGACAGAAAGACGTATCCCGACAAATCGTACGCTCTTACCAGAAATGTTGCTACGATGCGTTGACGTGCGTTTCTCGCGGTAAAGCTTGCCATAACCAACGTTGTTACTACGCAGTACTTCTTTGAACAGCTTAGTCACTAAATCATTTGATGATACAGAAGCGTGACCGAAGTGAATATCGCTTGTCATAGTAATTTTTGTCATAATTTTCTCTTTCTGTGTTTCGTTTCGATATACACATAATAGGTAAATTCTAAACACTCGTCAAGAACTTTTTCAAATATTTTCTTCAGACCTAAAAAAGCCCCGATTAAGGGGCTTTTATTAACGCCAGTCTTTGAAAGACTCGTATGGTGTTTTCTCTATAGTAAAGACAGTTTTACCGTAAATGCGATTGATTTTGTCTACAGACCAACCTTTCAAGAACTTTTGAACATACTCACGCGGGATGATTTGGTCAATCATCAAGTATCGAGTATGAGAGTTGTAATTTGATTTTGTATCGTCGAGCATGTCTAGCTCGTAATCTCGATTACCGAATTGGTCTTCTTTTAATAGCAAGCGACACTTCACTTGTGGTTTGCGATCTGTTACTGTCCACAGATCTATGTTTTCAGAACGACCTATGACTTTCCAGTGCTTCTTAGAAAATAATTGTGTTATCAAATTAATCATAAGTCCCTACTACCTTTCTAAACTTTCGCGCTTTTCTGCGTTCTTTTCGCTCTTCTAGTTGCAAGAACTCAACAAGTGCTTCGACATTATCTCTCTCAACGACATAACTACCGCCGTAACCATTTGGTTTAGTTACGGTTGTCCAGAATGGCCAATACCAAACCTTTTCTTGAATTTGATATACTTTTTTACCGTAGCCATTTTCTAGTTCAATAAATCTGATTTTCATCATGACTCCAACCATTTTAGCGTGCGTTCTAAACGCTTCGGGTTAAACCAATTGTTGATAAAGTCTTTGCAATTGCTCTGACCTTGCTTCTTCACGCCACAGAAACGATGTTGATAAGATTTCTTGATAACTTTCTCACCACACCCAGGGCATTCAAACTCATCACCAATTGACATTTCATCTGCAATCATGTAACGAGTCTTTGCAAGTTTCTTACGTTCCGCGTATGACATACCAACATCTACCATTAGATGATTCTGATACACTTTGTGTCTCGCTACGTCAGGGTAGTTATCAAATGTGATTTTTAGATAACGCTCTGATGGCTGTGTCATCTTTTGCAACAACTCGCGTTTGATTCGGAACATATCGAACATGTCATCGACGGGATGAAGAGAAATAAACTCTTCATCTTCGTCTAGTTCTGAAACGTTACGGGGTGTAACGTCACGTTGCATGAGAGTTTTCACCAAATCTTCAAGCTTGGATACTCGCCTTTTCAACGCGATGATTTCTGCTCTATGACTATTCATTTACTCACCAAATGTAATTGCTTTGTTTTGTGTCGGCGATGCGAAACGAATCAAGTGGCTGAACTTCAGTAAGATTTCCTCTTGACTAAAGTAATACCCGCCAATGAAACAGCCGTTTTCATGATCTGGTCGTAGTGAAACGCTCATCAACGGCCCACCTGCAAGTTCCATGCACTTTTGTAAACCCGCAGCGGTATCCCAAAGATTACCTTTGAATTCTTCATAGTGATAACCTTTGTTCTTGAATACAGTACCACCTTTCATTCGGAGCTTGAATGTGCGCCCCGCAAACCCACCTTGCTCGCCGATTGTAAAGTGACGCCAAACACCGTCTGTGTTACTGATCAGAAAACGACCGTGGCGTTCATATACTGCTTCGGCTGGAAGTCGATCTACAATTAGATTGAAACTACCTTGTGCGATTGATGAACCGCACATCATACCAGTTGTTAAATTGTTAATGTGAATTGCATATACTTTCATTACGCACCTACAATGTGTTTTAAGTCACGAGCAATTTTCTCGTAACGTTCTGCCATGATTTCGTTCGTTACGCTTTCGCGCATTGAAACAAGCGTGTCACCTCGCAATGCATTCGCTTCTTTCTCAAGCTGCTCGATGTACATGCGAATGTTATTAACCAACCCATCTGCAACATCGTGATTCCATGCCATTCGCTTATTGCTAAATCGCTTATCTTCTGTCACTTCACGAATGAACTCGAACGGAGCGACGAATGCATCTGCATCTTCTTCGTTATTGAATTCAGCTTCGATGATGTAAAACGGGCGATTGGTGAATCGATCAGCGTCATAATGCACGTCATCAACTTCACCAGACCAACGAACTTTTTTAATCAAACCAGTTGGTGTCACTTCAGTTGTATTGTGATTGAGCTTGTCATCTTTCTCAATCGCATCAACGATCAAATCTGTATAACCATACTCTAGTGGAATGTTGATTTCACGCTTTGAAATTCCGTCACCGTGAGGTAACTTGATAGTGAATTCAAGACTTTCAGATGAATCTTCATGCACAGTTCGACGCATACGAGCACCGAGCTTACGTAGATTCACGCCAGTTAAGTCAGGGCAATCTTTCGGTGCTTTGATTAGATAACCGCGATGTGCTTTCACTCGACTGTTGATGTAAAACGAACCATCAATAAAAGCGATTTCATTTTTCTTGAAATAACGTTGATATATGTTCATTCCCGTGGTGTCGCTGTCACGATAGCTCAGCCAGTTTACAAATTCGCGATATTGTTCGCCAGTAACTAGCCATTTACGTTCGATTTCAATTTCCATTAGTCTGCCGCTCGTGTAATAAAGTTGTCGTTTTCATCAAGTCCGTGATGTACACGGTAGTGCTCATCAACTAATTGCTTAACAGTCGTTGCGTTTAACCCGCGTGAAGCTTCGATAAGTTTAATATCGTGCTCGATTGATGTAATCTGTACTGCAATGTCAGAAATGATTTTCTGAACAACTGCAATTTCACCACCTTGTTTGTGAGGCAATGCTACAACCCACCCAAATTGTTTTTTCTTCAGAGATTCGAGCTTTTCATTTAGTAATTCTAACGTGTACTGCATTAGATAGTCTCCACTGTTTTGTCTATCTTACCACATTTCACGCACGTCATAATGATAATACGCTTGCGTGACGTGAGTTCTTGCATGTGATATGAGTTACGAGGTGTTGGGACGTTGCCTGTCATTTCGCCGTATACTTCACCACTTGATTTCGTTGTTTCGTCTTTGACGATCATCCAGTCATGCTTGCAGTCTTTTTTGCAAGTCAGATATATGGCAATACAAGCACATACTCCCGAGAAAATAAGCCATTCCATGATTAACCCCACTTACGGTCAAATGACACTGTGTTGATGATGTAGTCTTGACTAGCACTGCACCACTCGATTGTGTAACGCTGCTCGTGCGTGCATAGACGATCTTCATTCCATCTTTCAGCACAATTGTTGATAAGTTCTTCAACGTCAGCGATTGTACGTTCGCTTGCACGCTCTGAGAAAAGCACATCAAATGAATCTTCTGTAATGATAACAATCGTGTAGCTGTTTTTATGAAAGTTGATTGTCGCATCTAGCGGTTCGAGTACATTAAAGTGATCACATAGCGGTATGCTAGAGTGAACTGCATCAAAAACAAATTGATTGTACTTCGCAGCAAACAAACGAATGCCAGTGCCTTCGACGTTAGAGATCATTTCTTCCCAAATTCGAAGACCGGTTTGTCGCTCAACATCTTGAAAAGACCAAAGTACAGGTGATAATGAGTAAATCATAATGCGCTCCTTATAGTGCGATACCGTGAACAGATTCTGTGTCGTTTTCTTCGTAGATTTCAAAAAGCATTTCTGACATTGATTCGTTGAAGATAAGACCGATTTCATCGACGTGATCGAAGTCACTTGCTTGAACTGCTTTTGCTAATGCAAGAACATCTTCGCGTGACAACTCAAGATGGTACAACAACTCAAGTTCATACACAGTAGAGTCGAGAACTGTCTTTGTTTTAACAAAGTTCATGATTGGAGCACTTAGTGCTGAATCAAGTACGCAGAAGATAGCTAGTTGTTCTTTGTTTGTAGATAGTGTAATCATAATGTTCTCTTTAGTCGTTGTCGTTTCGATGTAGCTATAATACAAAAAAGGGCTGACATCTGTCAACCCTTTTCGAAAAGTTTTTTGATTTTGTCTATAAGTGACGGAGGCACGATAACTGGCTTTTCTTCTTCAGTGTAGCCAATAAATGGTCTGCGTGCTAAACTGTAGCAGTCATTGCACAGAATCATACCAACACCATCACTGTACCCGTCAGGGTGTCCGCAGATTTCACACTTCATAGAACAACCCCGACATCTTTCAAGAAAACTTTATTACCTTTGTATTCGAAGTATTTTCCGCGCTTACGATCTTCATGAATCGGTTTAAAGCGAACAATACCAATACGACCTGTATCGTTGTTTCGTAATGCATACGCGATGCGTTTTACATTACGTGAAATCTCAGCAATCACCAATTGCTTGTTACCGAGATTCACTTTTGTATAAGCAAACGGTACGTGAAACCATTGATAGCTCATTTCATTTCCCGATGCATTAAAGAACGTAGTTTTCATCTATACCTCTGAGAGCGTCTGTGCGTCGATTTGAGACATTTTAAGATTAACGGGACCGCATACAAAGCCTTTGTCTATTCCGCCCCATATGCCTACGCTACGCTCGTTAGAATCACACATGCAGAACATATATGCTTTGCCTTCGATTAATTTCGGAGGCGGCTTGCGAATTGTACCGAATACACCGTGAACTTCTTCGACTGTATGATATGCAAAATCGAAATTAGGAACCATCTGTACGATTCTAGATTCTCGAAATCCCCAATTGGGTTCAGTCTCAGTGACTTTATAATACGCGCCGATCTGATATTCGTTACCAGAAGCGTCTTTGATTATTTCTTCGGGTTGATAATTTGACATGATTAGTCTTCACAGTTTTCAAGTTCAATTCGAAGCTCGTTTGTTAGAACGACATCTTCCCAATTTGTTTCAGGACAACATACAAACCATTTACCGTCTTTAAACATGTAGTTGTATTCTTGCTCGGGGATGTTGTCGATGTAAATCGTAAGGTCTTCACCACGATCACGAGCGTAGAAAACGCTATCTTCGATTGTACCACTAAGTGAGCTACATTCACCTTGATCGATAAGTGCATTGATTTCGTTTTCTGTTCGGTAGAACTGAAGTAGATTGTCAGCAACACCACCATCCCATAAACCACCATCCCAGTGACAGTAGATTGAACGAACTTGACCGTTTTCTTGTGTAATGCTAATGCTTGAATTTGTGCTCATTAAATTGCTTCCCATGTTGTGATTGTTACTTCGCGTGCTGGTTCCCATTCATACTGCTCTAAGCATTCTTGAACTGAGTACCAATAAGGGTCGATTGCGTCTGATAAGATCCAATAACCGACTAGCTCTGGGTCAATATCTCGCTCTTCGCATGAATCTTGACTTAACCAAGATGTTTTGAATTTAGTATACGTGCCTTGTCGTATCTCTATGACATACTTCGCTTGTGGCACGCCCTTTCTATCTGCAAGATTGACAGTATCAATATGCGAGTAGTTGTGCTCGACTTGATCAAGCTGCTCTTCAGTGAATACCATAAGTACCTCAATAAACCAAGGAGCTGAAACAGTGTCGTCAGACACTCAGCTCCGCAGGAACGCCGATTTTTGTACTATTTTTGTACAAAATATTCAATCTTGCCGTCTACTTCTTGTGGGATTGCTTTCTCAACAACGCCACTGAAGTTAAATTGCTCAAGCGAGATTGCCGCTTGCTGATCGTCGCCAGTACCGAATTCATTCACCGGTTTCACGTCAACCTTGATGATGTCTTCGGCAGCTACCGGCTCATTTTCAGGAATCGTGTAGAAAACACCACCCGTGTGATACAGAAGCTTCCACTTGCCCCAGCCGTCCTCGGTAAACGTCTGAACACGAAAGATAGCGTCGCGCCTTGGCATCTGAATAGTGTAGCGAGTGTCGCACTCAGGGCAATGACGTACTGTACGACCTTTCATGTCTTGCGAACGCACACTAAGCAATCTGTGATCTTCAGTATGACATAGACATTTATCGTCTGGTGTTTGGTAGTGATAGCGCATGATCTCAACTGAGGTCGCAATGCCGCAGAAGTATGGCGCGTGAATTGCTTCTTTCGGCACACGTTCGTCAATAACGTAGGCATAACGATAGTTTTGTTGCATATTGTCTCTAAACAACAGCACTTCGATTTGCCCGTCAGGCAAGTAATCGTTAGCTACTAGATGTTTAAGATTCTCTGCCCATAAGTTGACAAAGTAATAGCCTTGTGAGTTGCTACAGTAATTGCCGTGTGCGAACGGGAATGAACCTGATACACCACAAAGAGACGACATACCGATTTTTGCTTCGATTTTAGCTTTTTTCATTAGATGCTATATCCGTGATTAGTGAAACACCGAACCCGATTACAACCATCGCGGGTGCGATGAGCATCATTGGGTTGTGTGAGTATAGAGTCGGTGTCATTACACCAACTGCATAGATTGCGACTATTCGAAATAGCGTGAATATTGCTTTAGGCATTTTTCTTACTCATTTTTTCAATGAGGTACGTAATCAGATGTTTTACTGGCGCCTGCACATCTTTAACGAATGTTTTTCTATTATCGAACCACATTTCAAAAATTAGCCATGAACTGACACCAATCGCCATCCCAGGTAGCAACCCGATGATTGTCGGTACTGCATGTTCATACATTGACGATGCAATGAATACATTGAACGTGATTATAAACGCATGATAGTACGTTAAACATACGTGACGTTTCCAGACAATTTCTTTTTGTACTGTCACTACTATTCTCCAAGCTCAAGTTCTTCGATGATTTCTGAAATTGCCATGCCAGCCGCAACATCTGCGCCTAGACGAGCAACAGCCATACCTCTGATTTCGCCTTCAGTTAGACCGTCGATGATCTCAACTGCGTCGCGAATCGGTGACGTTGCGTGATGCACAGTCTGACCAATCGGGTCGTTGATGAAATCATCAACTGTGTTAACTGCGCTATCGAAAATATCTTCTACAAAACCAAACATGATGTTTTCCTTTAAATGTGTGTTAGTGTTGCGTTGTCTGCTAGACGAAACAGCTCAGAGTCATCTAATCGAGTCCCGTCAGTAAACGTGTAAATGCTGTCATCGTCATACACTGCAACGTAGTGACCGCGAATCAAACCGACATGAGTTGTAAAGACTTCTTCAGTGCGAATGTTCTGTACGCGAATCGCCATGCCTACTTGAACGACTTGTTCAATATCAAACACAGTTAGTTTCAACATATTATTTCCCTTGATTGAATAGTTCATTTTTGCTGTCAATGTACAGTGAACGATACTTAGCAGGTCGCTCGAATTTGTACATGCCAGTTTCCATTAACTCACCGTTGTCGAGAAACGCATATGTTTCATTTTCAACGTCGATTCGACACAAGCTAGTGCGATCATCGTTCATAACGCGATACACATTTGAGTGGTCGATTGATGCATTTTCAAGAAACGCTTTTTCGAACTCATCTAGTGCAACAATCACCCAGCCGTCAGCTTGATTGAATTCATTATTGAACCAACCAAGAACAGGTGTCGTGATTTCAAGTTCAATGTGAGTCGTGCTTGTTACTGCATTGTCGCGTAGATGAGTTTTCATAATGTTCTCTGTATCTCGTTTCGATATAGCTATATTAGGGGTATTCGTCATTTAATGCAACCACTTTTTCAAATTATTTTATTCAAACCGAAAAAAAGACGCCGAAGCGTCTTAGAAGTATGATGGTTCATAGAAAACCCACATGTACGGTATGAATATCATCATTGACATGAAGAACAAAAACAGACATACGGCGATTCCGATTTCTGATTCATCTGACTCAGGTATCCACTCCATTGCTCCCGCTGTGAATAGAATAAGAAATGATTCTAACACAGTGAACAAGATAGGCGACTTGATGATAGTGAAGTGAATCGCATCTAACATCACTCACCTCTTGTTGGTGCGAGATCTGGTAAATGGCTCATTACAGTTTCTTTTGACCATACCATGCCATATGCCTCGACATAATCCCACTCAACACCTTTCTTCATAGTGCCGTTTAGAATCGCGCTGTGTTCGATGTCGTCTGCAAGATCAGCCAAGAAGTGTTCTTCATGGAAGACCCAACCACAGTTGCAGAAAATATAACCTAAATGTTCTCGCTCGCCGTCTTCATGAACAGCGAAGAAATGTGCAGTACTAGGTGCGCTCATTTTTCAAATCCTTAAAATGAAAGTTTCCACCATGTGCTATCTTCATATACGAATGAGCAGCACGACGTTTGTCTTTGTTTCCATGAAAGAAGCTAAGATCGCGCATTATCTCTTCCATGAGTAATGTTTTCTCGCGATTATTCAAGAATCTCAGTTTATCTCGAATTTCATCGAGTTTTAGATGATCGATTTGCATTGTTTACCCCATTGGCGTATAGAACAAGGCAATGAATGTCATGATGCCGTGAATAAATGATGAAAAGAATAACACAACGCAATTTCTAAACGTAATTGCGTGCATTATCACGAGTGTTAGAGCAACAATGAAACACATTGTGATGATTTCATTGTCGTTCATTAGATGGAAGATTAAATCTGGTACTTGGTTCATGTGATACTCCTTTTTTAAGAGTATACACGAATCAAAACACTACATCAAGTATCTTCTTTCAAGTTTTTCACGTACTACATCAAAAACATTCATCATCGTTTCGAGGTGATAACGATCACGGGTCATAAAGCGACCTTCACTATAGCGACTTTTCACAAGAGCAGCTTCGATATTTTCGATATCTTCATCACAATACTCAACCCACCATAGTGCTTTGACTTTGTATTCGTCATCTACAAGATGGTGTGGGTAGTACAAATATAACTTCGATACATCACCATCGTAAATACGATCTGCTTCTTCTTGACGTAATCGTTCCATGATTTGATGGCGTTCACGATCAATGATAGCGTTTCTTAACGTCTGAGCAACCGCCATTGTATGACACTGAGCTAACCGATAACGCTGTTCTTCGGTTAGCATCTTGCAATCACGCCAATAAGGTTCGACTTTATCAAATACGAAATGCAAATTCGTCATTTGCTCGTCAGTGCAGTGCTCGAAGTTCTCACGTAAGTCGAACTTTCGATATGTCATGCCCACGCCCCTCGAATCTTGTAAATGGTACCCGTGTTCGGGATTTCTGCATAATGGTCAACGTCGTACAAGTATAGTGCAGTTGCACCTTCTTGAATCGCGCCGTCCGCTAGTTCTTCAAGTACTTTCTCAAGCCACAAATTCGGTTTGCTCAAGAAGCTTCGCATTTCCAATACTTGCTTTTCGACATCTTCTTGAACAGTGCCATTTAGTGGAGCTTTAGTTTGCGCATCGATCATGATGCACGGTGAGCCAACTAGATAAACTGGTAACCCTTTAACAACCATCGCCAATCCAACCTTTTGTTTTTAGTTGCTCGTAACCGTTTAGCATGACTTGACAATCAACGCTGTTACGGTCGAGATTGTGAATGAATGCAAGCTGCAACGCTTTGTCTAATGCTTGCGGTAGTGCGTTATCAAAGACAACTGCTACAACGTCAGTGTCTGGAAAACGCTTCGTGAATTCACCAGTTGCCTTAAAAACGCCGTTTACAGCGTCTTTCACTTCGTCCCATGTGCTATCGTCGATAACACCAAGGCAATTATCTGCATCAACCAAGAACGTGGTATTTGCTTTGTAGTACTTGCCGTTGAATTTGATTTCACCTTCTTGTGGGATATATTCAAGCCCGTTGTGAAATTCTTCAACTTCTTTGCCGTTGTAGCCGTTGAATATGATTTGTCTCATGAATTCACCTCAATGTATTCGTTTTTCATGCCTTCTTTATGCCAGATTGCGATAGCATACGCAGCGTTTGCCAAGAAAATGCAGTACTCAGCGGCAACTACAATTACACCTTGTGTGCTGTAGTTCACAATGCATACCACGTTAACTGCAACCCAGTACCACCATGCTTCGACTTTACGCTGAATCATTAACATGAACGCCATGATACTTGCTACTGTCGTGAAAGCGTCTTGTACCGCAAGTTCAGCAGGAATATGTACGTAATCGGTAACGAGTAGTGAACCACTGAAGTACATAATCGGGTCGATGAAGTAAGCTAGTGCAGCAGTACCGACTAATGTCGCGACAATCGAAGCAACGAACTTGCGCATTTTTAAATATCTGATCTTGACTTCGCTCTCACCTTGCTTATTCCACTGATAGAAGCCGAAAATCGACATCGCAATGAAGAATCCTTGTAAGAGCACGTCGCTATACAACTGAATCTGGAAGAACAGAATTGCAAACCCGATGCAGTTGACAATACCGACTGTGAAGTTGTGCTTCATGTTCATTCTCGCCATGATAACACAGATTAAACCTGTAAGTGTCGCCCATAGTTCTAGACCAGACACTGCATAATCACCGATAGAAAACACAGTGTGGTTAATGTTAAACAATAAATCAAACATAATATATTTCTCTCAAAGTAGTTGTTAGCGACGTAGGCGATTTATTTTGCTGAAGATATCTTGCCCAAACACGAGCTGCATTATTTCTTCATACGCCCATTGCGTGTCTATTTCTCGATCTTTTAATTCATCTTCGAGGTAAGATTGAGCTAGGCTAGTAAGTCGTGCTTCTACATCTTGAACTGGTGTATTGCCAAGAACTACTTGAATACTATCACGTAGTTCTCGTTCAGCTTCGCGACGTTGCAGTTCTTCACGCAGTTCGTTCTCGCTGTAATCTGTTAAACTCATTTTTTAATAAACCCTGTAATAAATCGGACAATGAATGGGATGGCAATCATAAACCATATGACGGCGCTTTGCTCTAACAGCCACAAGCTGATTAATGTTACTATGAATCCCACAATCAAGTCAAACATTAAGTACGCGACGACGTGATCATCATTGTGCATAAACCCATTTGTGGCCCATTCATACTTGAATTCTTGATAAGCTCTAGCCCAATCTACGAACGGAATTTCACTGCGAAACATGTAGTTTATCAATGTCCCGCCCACAGAAAGTACAATAGGGGTGGCTAAGTTAATCAGCCACATCAGGATCAGTATTGCGCCGACCGTTTTTATTAACATTTTTTCACCTTAATAACGATGATTCGAATTAGAATCAGAATGAGTATGATAAATGCGATTACAGGAAACGCAACGCTCAGTAACCATAACAAGCCCAATATAACAACGTCAAACACCATGAATGTAAACGCCCAGAACGCCATATCGTCTTTATCTTTAGTAATTTCATGCATCATTTTATTGGTGAATATGTGACGATATTTGAAAAGTTGCAGCTTATCAAGATATCGATTAAACTCGATGTCCATCATAAACACACACTTCATGATTATTGTAACTAACAAAGTTGCAACAACAATAGCGATATTAGAAATCCAGATTATACCCATTTTACTTTATCTCTCAGTAATGAAACATGACTTGCTGTTTCGTGTAAACGTTCTTCCCAATTGTTACCTTTCTGAACAATCAAGAATGGTTTGTTCAATCGAAGAAGCATAGATTTAGCAAGTTCAAACCAACGTTCGCGATCTTCTTGTGACTGTGTACGAGTCCCGTCTTGAACAAATTCGCAGTTTGGTCGAAACAGTACGTAAGCATCAATGCTTTCAAATGCAGCTAATGCATTAAGAAGAACCGATGATTGATTGAATTGAAACTGACTGTAAACAGCCGATGTAACGGCTGAAGAATCAACGATTACAGTGTCACTTTCTTTACCAGTCGCTTCAATTCGTGCAGTTTGTGCAATCGCGAACTCTAGTACGTCGTGTTCAGTGTAGTGATTGTCACTCATGATATCGCGTGCTGCTTCAAGTACAAGTTCATAACCGTTAGCGGCTGCGATTGATGCTGCGTTCCAAGACTTACCACAAGACTCGGGACCGATGAATGCAATTCTCTTTACACGATCTTGCTGTGCGCTCGGGCTGTAGAACTCGTGTGAATCGTTCTCGCGAACCGAAGTACTTGAGCAAGGTGTGATTTCACGCGCTTCATCGTAGATGATTCCATCGAAGTTACCGTACTCAGCACAGTAATTGATGTATTGCTCAGAACCAACGAATGCATCAATCTCTGGGAAATGCTCGTCGATGTACTCAGCCCATTGCTTTGATACTTCGCGATCTGATTCAGATTTATTAGATAGACCTTCATCGCTCGGGCAGATCACTTTGATGCAGATACGATTACCGAAATCTTGATGCATCCATTTCATGCGTGTTTCGACATCAATCGGGTCTGTGTTTTCAGTGCAAAGCAAAACAGTTACTTTGTCTGCAAGCGATAGCGCGAACTTAATCAGCTTGAAATGACCTTGATGGTAGTTGTTAAATTTACCAATTACACCTGCGTGCATACTTTATTCTCCAATTCGCTAAGATGGTCAAGAAACTCACCGTATGATTTGATGTCGTTCTCTTTGAAATAATCAAGCATATGAAACGCTTGAGCGTCTTTGTCGTACGTGTGAATCAACTGATCTTGATAAAACACGCCATTCGTTGGTACGATTTGTAGCTTTTTCATGTCCATTCTGGTGAATGGCTTCACTGCCCAACAGTCAAGTTCAGCTTTTCGCTTGAGCACTTGAGACTGAACGCGAGTCATAACATTTGCTAAATGTTCTAAACGGCGCTGTTCATACGGTTTTGCTTTGAGTAACTGAATTGCTGTTTCTAGCAAGTCGATGTCCGTCGGCAAGCCTTTTAGTTCGTTATCGTTCATTTGAATACTCGCTTGTTCGCTTCTTCAACTGTGTTGCTTTTGTGACCAACTACATGTTCGTTTGCGTATACCTTTTCACCGCGCTTCACTTTGCCGTGAAACGACTTGCCACGCTGAACAGAACCGTTCTTACCAACACAATATTCAGTTTCTTCATTGAAATGCAAGTAAACTAATAAACCTTTCTCGTGTTTTGTCGCATTTTCGTACACTACTTTCATAATTCTCTTCCTCTAATTCTTCCCTGACTTTATCGACTGTTTTACTAAATTCGTCGAATCCCATTGGTGATAAGTCGTTAAGGGATAGCGTGAACTGCATACCATCCCTCGTTTTCTAGAAGCTACGCGAGACCGCAACTAATAGATTGTAAGTGAACATCACGATTGAACGTGAAACTCGCCAGATTTGCACTCGTGTTTTAAAGCTCATATCTATTCCCTCGATTAATTGTTATCATATTTGTCAAAACATGGCATCCATGAGTAACATACAGAAGACCTTACAGTATAACCGTTACGACCTTTGCGTGTTTCAACACGATCTTCGTATACGCGACGCTCTAGAAAGATTTTGTCGCCGACGTATATCATATCATCACCTGGGTAATCTGTCACGCGAATTCTACCAAGATTGTATTTGTCAGTTCTAACTAAACAATCTATTGAATGCTTTCGACTATCACATGATGATACTGACACGACTTTACCGTAATCTGTAGTCAGCGTTCTTAGAACTGTGTCAGACTTCGATAACGAAGAGTAAGTCAGACACGCGATAAATGCAATCCCGATTACGCACGCTGCAATTAATAAATACAAAACCCATTTCAAATCGTTGTCGATGCTTGTGTTTTTCATAATGATTCTCTCTTCAGTTGATGAGTTCATTATACGTATCTGATTCGACAATGCAACCACTTTTTACATATTCCACACACCAATATCTTCAGGCATCAATCCGTTCTCGACTGCTTTGTGATAATAGTTCTCGTGCTTGACAATACCACGCTGTAGATAATGACGATTCGCTTTGATGAACTGGTCGGCAGCTTCTATGCTGTCTTCATGCGGGTGTTTGAGTTCAAACGGCGCACCGTTGTCAATAAGCAAGTTACATAGTTCGATCTGCTTGTCGGTTGCTTTCATGATTGATTTTCTCGTAGTTGCGATAGATATGACGCTTTTTCATCTTCCACTGATATTGCTCGCCGTCGTCGTTATACGCCTTATTGTCTATCATTTTGTAAATGTAACGAACGTCGTCGCCGTCTTTGCTGATTTCAGTGATTTCGATCATCGTTACTTCGTCGGGGTCGCTTGCGAATTCTGATACCTTGACAGTTTGATAAACATCACCGACTTTAATATCAGGTTTGAGCATCGAATATCCCGACATGTGGATCATGAAGAAAATAAGAATGCCAATCCATGTAGTTACAATTAAACCTACGAATCTCGGGGCGGTCATTTTGTTTTCTCCGTTGTAGTATTGATGTCAACGCTGTCTTCATGGACATAAGAATACTTTAGCGCCGTAAACGACATTTCTTTCTCGGGTAGCGCATCCAATCCAATGTACTTGTAACGTATTCTCTCAGCATTGTAATTCACGTCAGTTACAACAATGCCAAAATCAACACTCTGACTTCGCTCCCATCCCACATCGTTTAGAAGATAATAACGGTCACCGATTTCAATCTTGTTTGACAGTAGCCCGAAGCAAGCTGACAATGCGATACCTGCTATAGTCACGAAGAACCAAATCATAATGATTTTGAGTATTTTCTTATCTTCTTTTTCTTCAGTTACTTTACAGCGTGTCTTACGAATCGGTGGCTTTTCTGGCACTTTAAAATCAGAACGCTCGTATAATTCATCTTGTTGAAACTGTGCTATTGTCATGATACTTTCCTCAGTTTAATGTTAATGCTTCAGATTTCGCGGTGTCAAAGTTGCTGCGCTTGACTAATCGCGCCATATTCAAATACATGTCTTCTGGTCGCGGTGTCCAATAATTCCAATACGGCGTGTCAACGAACGTACGTTCAATCCATTCGCATATATCATCGAACTGTTCAACGTTGATATTCACACCACGATGTAATAACTCTTCGCAAAGGTCACGATAACGAACGTAAAGATAATGCAACTTATCAAAAAAGAACGTTTCGTGACCTGTACCAAGCACATAATGCTCAGGAATGACCACATTACCCATTGTATGCGCTTGTATGCGCTTCTCCACCTTGTTGAAGGGACGAGTTATCTCTTTGTACTCTGCAAGTAAATGCTTGTCTGAGAGCGTTTCAACCGGCATACAATTGATTCTAGTCATTATGTTTCTCGAAATAGTTATAAAGGTGATGTGTTGACATTTCGTATGTAGTTCTAGACGATATCGAATGGTCTTTGCCCTCGATGCACACCCAATCATATTGTATGTGCTTACCGTCTTTCGATACATTCACGACTTCGATTATATTCGCTCCGACGCTCGTGTCAACCCAATCTTTGTCAATTTGAAGATATCTTTCACCTATTTCAGGTGGTGTAATCGTCGGGAAAAGAAATTCTTTGATTTTAACTAGTAGTTTCATGCTGTCTCCAATTTCTCAAGTTCTTGTTTGAACTGTTGCTTGTACTCGTCAGAAGAACCATACATAGGCCACCCATTTTCAAGACCAAGCTCGTTTGCAATAAGATCGAATACGACATCACGATCAGCGGTGTCAAGTGACTTGCAATCGTGTGTGTAAAACGTTGCCCAATATTCTTGCTCACACGCACTAGCGACTTTCTCTGCGATTACAGATGGCAGTACGCGATCTGTATAGCTCGTGAACTCACTATTAACTGCTTTTAAAAGACTAACCATGTTACACCTCTAGTACTTCACGTGAAAAACCAACACAACCCGGGATATCACGCCAATCAAAGTTCAAGTAAGATTCAGCACACTTGCTCATTGCAGGACGATTCGCTGCTTTTCGGTCTAAATGACGCTCTGCAATCGAACAGATAGAAGACATAGCAATAGACACTTCTTGATCTTGCTGTGCGCGATATGCAGCGCGAAGCTTCTCAACATTACCTTTTGTAATCTTGTCTGATTTCAATGTAGCAACTAGATTCATGCAAGCTTTGATTGTTTCAGTTGTGTAGTTCATAATGTTCTCTCTGTATCTCGTTTCGATGTAGCTATAATACGCAAAAAGGGTCGCCGAAGCAACCCTTTTTTTAGTTAAATTTGTAATTCACTGAAAATGTATTTCTGCATGAGACGTTTAAGCTCTTTTTTCTCTTGAGTTTCGTTTTCTTTCTGTTCGCGCTCTTGTTCAAGTTTCATTTTCTTGTCTCGTTGCGTCGCCTCGTCAATGTAACCTTGAATCGTTTTTACAGTGCTTTCAGCGTCCCAGAAGTCTTGAATGTTATGAGAGTACGTAATCACACCCTCATCACCACCCGCGTACATTTCATCAAAGCGAATACAGACATCACCATCTTCGTCTAACACTACGCTTGTCAGCGTGAATTCAGAGCAGTCGAATTGTTCAAATTCCGACAAATTGTATTTGATGCGATTTGCAAACTCAGTCGCGTTGTGAAGAACATTTTGAACTTTATTTTGGAAGAACGTCATCGTTTCTTCGCGTTCTTCGTCAGTTGTCTGACCCATTTCAAGTAGATGTTTAGCACGCGCAATAGCTTTCTTGTCAGGACAGTCGTTGGTTTGAATTGAGATTGCATTATCGGACTTATGATAATGATGCAACTCATCAACACTAAACCAATACACGTAGACGTAATTTTCTTCATCTTCGTGTGCGAGTAAACCAATGTCGCCAGTAGGGATGTGACTTGAGTTGCGACCTTCTTCTTTCAATACGTATTTCATGTTAACCTCTATTGGTATTTTTCAGAAAGACGTTTCAACTCAGCGCGTTCTCGCGCTTCAATTGCGGCTTTCTCGTCTTCTTTTTTCTTTTCGATTCGCGCTTCGCGTTCAAGCTTTCTTTTTTCTGCTTGTTCGATATATGAAGCAATCTCTGCGTCTGTCGATTCAGTGGTAAAGAAATCACCAATGTCGTACGTGTAAACGCTGTCGTCAAACACTTCACCGCGGAAACGATCTTCAAATAGAATACAGATATCACCTTCTTCGTCGATTGTAGCACTGACAAATCGCATAGAACCATGAATCTCTCGATTTTCATAATCACTCAAATAAGGGTGAATCGCGTTCGCGTAACGTTCAGCGTTTTCTAAAATTTCTTCGCACTTTGCTCGGTATTCTTCTAAATTCATGTTAACCTCGAATTAACGGAAAGTCATCTTTCCATAGTGTTAGATAAGAATTGCATTGTCCAACCCCACCGCCCGAACCACAGTTAACACCTGGTATGTGTCCTAGATACTTGCGATACAAATCAAACGATTTTCTACTACCTTGTTGTTCCCAATGACAACGAATATTGCAAGCTAGACCGCGCTTAATATCTTCGTTGTTTTCTGACCACATCGAGCAAGTATTCTCACCAACTGGCGCACTGTGTGTCATACGCGCTTCGATAAATGGCTTGTGTTGAGTACTGAAAAGACAATATTCCCATCTGACATTCATCATTCGCGGTGTTTTACGCTCTTCACCGTAGTAGTGTAACACGTGAACCGCTTCGATGATCATGTCTTCTTCATCTTGAATGATTTCAAACAAGTGCTTGAACGAACATGCACGTAAACGAATCGTATCAAGATATGCGCTTGCTTGTGCTTGCTGAATTGCTTTGACTTTTAAAAACGTGTCGTGCTGTGCGCAACGCTTTTCATGAGCTGCAACTTCACCTTGTAATATGCTTTGAAAATCGCAGTAGTCGCATACGTGTACTGTCATTTGATGCATTTGATATCTCCGTGTTCAATTTTTTCCCAGCCGCCAGTGATTTCATCTGGGTCAATACCGCGACTACTAAGTTCTGCAATCATGTAATCTTTGAAATCGTGACCACTCATGTGATTCTCAGGTGATTCGAACCAATAAATCACTTTACCGAAGTTGGTTCGCCAGTATTTCTCTGCGTTAGTCAGTTCACAGTAACGTTTAACACCACCGCCACCACCATGCATGTGACTTAGAGAATCAAACCATCTTGGCTCTTCATCTAGTTGCTCATCGCCCGCATCGAATTCAATTGGCTCTGGTTTATACGGCATACCGTATCTGATACAGAGATAAGTGCCGCTTTCATGCGGCAATCTTTCTCTTACGTCTATTGGTTGCATTATTTCACCAAGTCTTGCAAATTAACAGCTTGGTCATCAAGCACACCGCGATGATTGCGAACAACGTATTTTACGTTCTTTTCATATGTGTTCGCGTGGCTGCGCAAGATCTTGCGTGCAGCAGGTGTTTTGCCTTCTCGAATGTATTGAATAACAGTCTCGATACCAACTTCGTTCGAAGTGAATTTCTTATGACGGTACGACTTATCGACAATCATTTCGGCAATACATTTTTCAATCAGTGCAATAATACCAGTGCGTGGTGGAGCATTGCGACCGTCACGGTACTGTACGTTCTTCAGACCAATCTTGTCAGCGTACTTACGACATGTGTAACGGTGTGCAAACTTAGTAGAACCTGCGTATTTCTTACCTTTGACGCGAGTTAGCAATCCCGCTTTCACACCTTCTTCAAGCTCTTTAGCACATTGACGACGCACTGAGTCGATATATGTATCGCTTTTGCTTTCGTCGTAGAAATTCTGACCAAGCTCGTATGCAGTTGGCATGTAAGTTCCAGCGAATGCGATTACTAGTTGTACTGATTTGTTCATAATGTTTTTCTCTCAAGTTTTGGATAAAGTTTTATTTGTTTGCAAGTTGTGCTTTTAGTTGCTCAAGACGTTGAATCTCTGCATTGATTTCACTGATTTCTTGTGAACGTAGAGTCGTTTTTAACAATCGTTTTGCATTGAAAATTGTTGCCGAACCTCTCGGTTCACCTGTAACATTCTCGACGTGTTTCAAATACATTTGCTCAGAAGAAGCAAGACCGTCATGCATCGATAGTAGCTCACGAGCCGATAAATCATTGCGCATCAACGCAACAGCGTATCCCATCGGCGTATTCAATGAGGGTTGAGAACTATTCTCGTCATTCCCCATAGATTTTTTCTGCTTTCGTTTTTGGTAGTTTTCAGCAGACCTTGCACGTTGCTTTTCTTTACGAGATTCGAGAATATCACTACCAAGCTTATAAACCCATTCAACTTCGTTGATGAAATCTTCGTCGTCCCAATTACTGAATGCATTTCTATATTCATCATACGTAAAGCTTTCATATTTGTGCATCTGATTTTTTGGCACAACAACAAAACCGTTCTCTGTAGCAGGCATGCTGTGTAGAAAATAATTTGAATTCGTAGTGTGAATTGCAACGTATGCGTCATCGCCGCGAAAGAAAAATCTCAAATCTTTGATGTTCATAATATGTCCTTAAAATGTATCATATAGTGTTGTAATCAGTTCGAAAGATTCTAGCTCATGAACTTCGTACGTGTCAAGAACTAATTCAGCATGTGAAAGTTTTTGTACTTCACACTTGTTATCTCGATGAGATTTCACAATAAAATCTTCACCGTTAATACGTCTGATTTGATTTACCATTTTATCTGCCTTTTAGCTTGTTTACAACCATTATGAATAACTTTTCTACAGCAATTGCCGACCCAATCACAATTATAAAGATTGAAATAAAGGGCCATAACATACCAATCACTAGAACACGTTGAGCAAAATCACTCGTTGTCTTCTCTTTGTTGTTTTTAACTTCGTAGTAAATGTAATACGCGATAATCAACAACATAACACCGAAGTACGAACCGAAGTATACGATAGCTGTAATATCAGACATTTATCACCTCCCAATACTTCTTGTAATTCTCTTGAAAGTGTGTCAGTGCATCATCGTATGTCTCACCGTCGAAATCAACATCTGCCGCTTTGACAAAACACAGACGCTTGACCATACCCGGCTTACCGCACGGGTAGAACAAGTCTAATTCGTCATTGAACATGCGAACATCAGTAATGTTATCGCGAAGCTCTTCAGCAGTGTTAATAGGGATTCTGTCGTATACAACTCGCGATTTAATTAACGCTAACATGCTGTGCCTCACCTTGATAATGCTCTAATGATACGCTCGTATGATCTGCAAGCGAAATTAAACCTTTCTTGAGTAAAGCACGACACGTAATCGTCATCGGCAATACACACGGTCTGTTTTGCTGCTCATGAAAGCATAGCTTGTTATTGCTAGTGTAAGCGTATGCGATCATCGTGCCGTTGCGTAGACCTTCTAGAATACGCTCTTGTTGTCTTGTCATAGTCCCAACGCCCATCGCTCTTCTTTGCTTAGTTTCGCTAACGCAGCTTGCTTTAGACTCTCTCTATGCGCGGCTGTGCTTTCGTCAAGTGACTCGTACACTGTAATTTCTTTAACATCCCAATCAGGGTACGATTCATTTCGCCAGTCGCCTTTTGCAGGCTTGCGACCCATGACACCAGTCTTACCTTTAGTACAAGCCCATGCATCATCTTCGTTTGTGAAATACGCGGTTGGTTTCATCATACCGCGCCCTTCAGTCATGTCAGTTTGATAGCGTACAACATAAATCTTTTGCATTACAGTGCTCCCATTACTACTAGTTTCTTCTTGAATACGTCTAGACGTTGCTCAAATGCATTGCCTTCAGCGTCGTTGCTCATGATGTACCAATCTTTGTACTTGCCACGCTGCTCAAAAGTGATGTCAGTCATACCAAGAATCTCTGTTGCTTTCTCAGCTACTAATTCACGTGCTGCTTGACCACGTACGTTAGTTTTCTTAGGCGCTTCGGCTTTAACTTCTACTGGTTTTTCAACTTTCGGAGCAGTGCATTTCGCAACTAGGTCTTCGTATTGACCAGTGAAGTCATCTTGTGCAATTGCCATTTCAGCGATTTGACCAGCAGTGTGCTCGATGTCGTTCAACTCAGCTTGCAAGTAAGCTTTCGCTTCTTTAAGAGTGTCACCGCATACTTCAGTCACTGATACGTGTGCGTCTGAGTTTTCGTCGTAACATACAGCAGCGCGTAGTACAATCTCATCTGCTTCTTCAGTAGCAAAGATAGTGAAATCTTTGTATAAAATAGTGCTGATACCGAATTCGCGAATGTCTTTGATTTTGATGTTGTTTAGATTGCTTGGCATAATGTTCTCTCTTAGTTAAGTCGTTTAAGATTGTGTATCTCGTTTCGATGTAGATATAATACTAAATCACCATTCACCACGCAACCACTTTTTGCAAAAAACTTAAACTTTTTTCTTTTATTTTTCTTCAGACCTAAAAAAGCCCCAATTAAGGGGCTTTATTAACGGCTAATTAACGGCTAATTAAATCTTCACCGCTTTTTATCTTTTCAATCTGACCACGATCTAATCGAGAACCGCGTTTAGTTACAAGAGAAGTAAACTGCGCTACGCTTGCTGTTTTCACTTCACTTACACTCACACCTGTATACTCAACATAATGAACTGTATCACCTGATACATTCCAATTACCAGAATCATCAGTTACATCTAACACAACTAGATCGATGTTTCGATTCGGCGTGTTGTATATGAAATTTTTCGATACGCGCATGACCGACTCGTTGAATTCTTTAAAGCTTTTCATTGTTGTTCCTTATTTGATGACTTACGTATTACTTATGATAGATCAATTGTCACTGGCGGTTCAAGACCTATACTTCTGTAATACGCATGTTTTATCGGACGACTGAATTCACGCTCTGCGTCGATAGTCGTTATATCGTTTTCAATACACACTGTGATAATGTGCTCTAACCAACCACCAATCTTTAGATCGGGCCAATGTGAATTAGCTAGTAGCACATCAATCATAGATAGACAACGGTCACGCTTCTCAACTGGTAAGTGAACAGACAACAAAGCCGCCCGCTCACATAACGCAGTTAATGTACATTTGTCCATTACTTGTAAACAGTCATTGTCACTTGATGCGGATGAACTTCTGCTACATCATCAAGCGTCGGCATGTCTAAACACATGTCACTGGCACAGTTATCACCAGTAATGTGATAATCAAACGTAGCGAAGTAACGCTCTACACCGTCGATGTCAACAGCATGTACGACAGAACGAACGTCATACCAACGATGCTCAGAATCGGTTTCTTCTTGGACGACTCGCTTGCTCAAACATTCTACAAATGTTTCATACATCGAATCTGGCTCGTTTGAATAACCATGTTCGTCGTTGTACGCTTTTACTGCGTCATATAGTGCTTGGCTCATTTTGCCCACCCCATTTTGTATAGTAGTTCGCAAGTTGCTTCAACGTCATTTTCGACATCGGCAACCCATTCGAATAGCTTTTCGTTAATATTACATACGGCATACACGTCCATGTAACCGCTCATATACGTACTTTCTTCTTCAAGAACTTTCACGTATGATTCGTCGTATTGAACAACTTTACCGTCGGCATCGACTTCAATCGAATACGATTCTTCGGGATCATCTTCAACTAGCTTCATGACATCTAGAAACTTGTCTAAACACGGGTCTGTCATCGGTATAAAACGATGCCATGTTTCACCTTCGTGATCGTTATATTCTGTATAACGTACGTATTTCATCCCAACACCCTTTTCACTTTCAAATATGTTTCGTAATCGGTCTTCTGAATTTGCGCTTCAGAACCGATTACACCTTTAAGACGATAATTTATATTGTCATCGTCTGAATCAAAATGCATACGAGTACCACAGTCAATGCATTTCACTTCATTCCAATAACAATCACACGTCGGGTCGTAATTGCCCGTGTTAGACTTGAGTTCATAAGCCACACGAGTATGTTGGCAACGACTGCGCTCTTGTTCTAACTTATGTTGAAGCTCGGCAATCTGCGCTTCTAATTCAAATACGCTGTCCATCTAAATCCCCTTTAGAAAATGCTTACGACACATACTACGGTAATCAGTATCACCGATATGTGTCTGCTCGCCTTCTGTTACGCGCTCACCATCGATGTACAAGCCGATATGTGTTGCTTTCTTATGACAACCATCAACTGAACACATTGCTTTGATTTCGCGAATCTCATCGGCATGGCACATCAATGCAGCAGAACCCGCAAACAAATTACCCATGTAATCATTACGTATGCCATAACAAAGCACTGGTATGTTGTACTGATCAACAAGAGTAGCAAGCTGAAGTACTTGTTTCTCAGTTAGAAACTGACATTCGTCAACGAAAATCGCAGCAGGAACTAGTTCAAATAACGCATAGTCAATGAAGTCGAAGTCCTCAGAGTACAATACTGCATCATGCTCAAGCCCAATACGACTTGAGATCTTACCAGTTCCACCAAAACGATTGTCTTGGTAGTAGTTAAAATACCACACAGTAGAACCAGTCTGTTCATAGTTATGAGCAGCTTGTAACAACTGTGCAGATTTGCCCGCGTTCATAGCGGAATAATTGTAGTAAAGTTTTGCCATGTTAGTCCTTAATATGGATATGGTGGAACTGGCTCACCGTCAATCGCTGCTTTAACTTGCAAGTAGATTTTGTACTTCTCTTCTTCAATACTCAAATCACTACCAATCTCACGTTGCATATGATAGTTTAATATATCAACATGAGAGTAGAAACGATGTACGGTCTTGCAGTCAATACAACGAACATCACGCCAATCACCACTGTCATTTGAACCAATAGTATACGTGACTCTTGTATGACGACATTTATCACGCTCTTCGTCAATCTCTTTCTGAAGAGCTTTCATTTGCGCTTCTAATTCAACTATTCTCATTAGATAATCACCATTGACAACCATCAATTATCTTCATTTTTCTCATAATCACTTAGTTCATACGGCTTCATGTTCGTATAACCTGTATCTGATTCTTTGAATTTCGTCTGTGGCTGTGCATTAACAACAAATGAACCGAACTTCTTCGTTTCAAGCCAGTCGATGATCTCATCTAACCACGTCTCAATACCGAAGTAATCACTCCATACTTGTAGACGACGAAACTTACGAATCGCATCGGCAACGCTGTCTTCATCTACGTCAGTTAGTTTACACTTAGGGCCAGGTAAATCAACATGTTTAACATCGATAAAATCAGGGTGTGACAAGCTCTTCATTTCACGCCATTTACCATGTACGTCGCGCATATGACGGTCATTGGCATACAGATCAGTTGTAATACGACCAATCGAGTATCTAATACCCTCTTTGAATTGCTTCTCTGTTACATGACCTTGAGCATGACCAGCAGGTGAGATGAAACGTATGATTTCGAAATCACATGAGAACGGTTGACCATAATCACCTTGTAATACGAAATTGTGAATATCACAACGACCTGTCATACTGACATTACGACATGCATTCGGCTTTAATGTTCTATTCGTGTAATCTTTTTCTTGAGTGTCAGAAAGTAAAACTACGTCTTTCCCGTTGACATTGATTACACGCTTTTCGTATAAGTCAGATTGAGCTTCTAACGGAGCGCGTGTCTCTACACCATGCGTGTCATGTTCATCGAGATAGTCATTTGGTAGATAATCTAAACTCCAACGACCACAACATGAACCACAAGACGCTGGACATAAAAATCCCTTGCGTATGTTCTCTTGAATGCGCATCGTCTTAGGGACGTACAAATTACCCTTGTATCGAAAAGGGGTTTTACTCACCATCGACATGTACATGGCAATCTTGTCTACTGAATCAACTTTCACGCAATGCACCTTCTACTACTTCAGTCCAGTGAGCACCACCGTTATAGTGATACGTCTCGAAATGAATATCACCGTTTTCTTGCACGTCAGCGCGTGCAATATGATATAGGTCTTCGCGCTCGGCTTCAAAAGTGACAGTGTAAGGTTTGTCACAAACCAAAACTAGCCCATAATCGACGTGATTATCCAAGAGATATTCGACTTTAGAATCGTAATAGCTTGGTAAATCTGTTACGAGTTCTTCAGCTAGTTCTTCAATCGACTTTCTAGTGGGATGCAATACCCCTTTATTATATTCCATTTGGCTCATTTGTTAAACTCCCGCTTGAAATTTTCCTTGCATTCTAATAGATGATCTAGACAACGATCAACGTCATCTTTCAACGCTCGATATTCTTCAGACTGCGTGTAATCATCGCCTTTGACCGTTGCATATACTGCAATAGAAGTCGATAGCATTTCGTAATCTTCATACGGGTCATCGTTGGCGTCATACTCGTTTTCTTCAATACAACAAAACTGCCAGTCGTCGCTCGTGTGCTCGTCAATATATGCATTGACTTCAGACCAGAACTCAAGCAGATAACGAGGATCACTTTCACCACCGTATTCCATGAAGAACGTTTTCACCAGAACTGGTTCTTCTTTCTTCCATGAGAATGCATTCGCTGTAGCAACGGCTTTGAGATATTGCGATTTCGCGTCTTCGAATTTCTGCAAAGAATACTCAAGCCATTGGTCAATATCTAGTGAAACTTGTTGTACCTGTATCATTGTCTTTCCTCGTTTAGCTTACGACATAACTCATAAGCCCCGTTGTAAGTGAAATGATATGAAACAGTTCTTCGGTCGTAGTTGTCTGAGAATATAACGACTTTCCATAACAACCCGTATAGAGAAGAACGAATGGCATACATCTTGTTCATCGTTTAAACCCGTGCTCTAACATTGCCCCATAACCAGTACCGTTCTGACCGCCATGAAAGAACACGTATAACGGCTTGTTATCATGTTCAGTAATAGCAATTATAGTCACTGGTTGACCGTCGATATTGTGATAACGACTAGCTGGCGCAGCAGAGACTTTAACAACGTCACCTACTTTCATAACTCAACCCCTTGCATAGATAACCATGTTTCAAGCTCACGTTTAGCAGAGACTAGATTGTTTCTCAGTGCATGAAAATCTTTAGAGTGAACTCGATTGCGCTCGACTGTGTGATAATCACTGTAATGGAACATGGCGTAATCAAACCCCTCTTTATCAATACAACGCTGTAAGATAGATTTATCTTGAGCTGATAAAGTAAGATCTTGTGTTTCAATAGAGCCGAGACAACGTAACTCGCGAATATCGTAAGTACTAAAGTCAATAGTACCCCAAGCATGAATATGACCGAGCAGAATATAACGACCATGTTCTTCTTTGTATAGATCATTCATGTCAGTCATATACGCTCGTTTGCCTTCGTTGGCATGGTCGTCTGTCATTTCAATAAGACAGATATCATTTGATGTTTTCCAGAAACGGTAAATCATGTTAATAACCTCGCTTTGCTCGTTTCGCTTTAATGGCGCGCTTTACACGACGGGAATATTCAGAGTTGTCATTACTCTTCAGTAGGAAATCCTCGTACGATTCTGAACGCTTGTCTAAGTCTATTCCCGCGGGAGTGTTCATATTACCATTATACATTTTGCTTCTCACTTTATGACTTTAAATCGACTAGACGTTTTGTTAATGGTCATGTTTGCACGATAACCATTAACGATCTTCTTACCAGCTACACTTATAACTTGCATTACAAATGAATACTTGTCTTTCCGAACCGTCACTGGCGAGACAATTTCATAGTTGAACGCATCGCCGAGCAAAGTCTCTTCTAAAACACTACCTTTTTTGAGTTTCATTATCAACCCCATACACGTCTGGGAAGTACGTCTTGTATTCTTCAAATTGACATGGTTTATGTTCGCGTAGATATTCACCATGTTCAATAATTGCTTTTTCACTCGACCAGAAATCTTCAATACAACCACCACATTCACACTCAGGGCATTGAATTTCAGTATAAGGTGGCATTTCCCAACCGTCGTGATGCCCGTAATCATGAATACAATCTGCAACTGCAAAGTCTTTATGACATACAGTACATCGACATTCATCGAATACAGGACCATCACGCTCTTGTTTGACTCTGGCGAGCAATGATCTTAGATTAATCATTTTTCTTACGTTTGTAAGCTTTATGAGCTTCTACAAATGGCCATGTAATTGCTGCGAGAAACGCCCCGAGTACAGTCGCAACAATACCGATGATGACAGCACCTAATAGTACCACCAGCCCGACGAGGAATTCAATTATCGACCAGATAACCCCAACAATCGCCATAAACGCGACTACGAAAACAGTCGCAATACCTACAATTAAATCTTTCATTTTTTATTTCCCGTGAAATAGTTGACCATATCAAGCATACGGTCTCTGATAAAGAATAGCACAAGTGCGAACCAGATTAAACTAAAGAAAGCAATGCACTTATGCGTTTCGATTGATGTAATCGGGAACTTGTTGTCTAACTTGCCTTTGAGCTTGTACATGGCATAATCACCACCAGCAATATACAGATAAGCACCAAGTGCGACAAGTAGATAAAACGCTAGAATATTAATGATCATAGTGGCTTCCATAGTTGTTGCATTGTTTGATGATGTACTTTCAAGTACTCGATAAAACGCGGTACTTCGTCTTCAGTAATAGAACGAATGAAGAACGGCGCGAAAATACCTTTACGTTGATGCATCATAAAGATCTCGGCGTAGTACGTATCAAGCGGTGTTTCGCAGTCTTCAGACAAGTTCGGCTTGACATCCCAACGGAATACTAGATTATAATCAACGTCAGCGTCTTCGAACTCGTCTAAAAACTCTGTCATTGTCTCAAATACACCACCCGACTCGTTACTATGGTAATTACTATCAGCACAGTAATACGGATGTTCTACTGCTAGTTCAGCTAAAGTCATGATTATACCTTTCTTTGATTTTCATGTTCACTCGGCTGAGTCAAGATAAACTCTAGCCATTGGCGACGATATTCAGTAAATAGCTCTAAATCTACTTTGCCATTGTCTTGAATAGCAATATCGTGAATAAACGTACCGCGGTAATAATCGACGTTTAGACAGGCTTTAAGCTTAGACAGTGCTGCTTCAGACAAGTCGATTTTGCCTTGTAATGCATTGTCATAAACTCGCTTAACAAAAGGCGCTGCAATCTCGGATAACGTGTTTTTCACGTCAACGTAAGACGAATATTTTTCCATTACATCTTTTGTAGAACGTACAAGAAACGCAATTTCATTACACGTATAGCCGTACATATCCGTTAAAATATCACCATCTTCTAGCAGTTCAGCAGCAGCTACTTTGATTTCACTTAGATGTTTCATTACACATTCTCCACGATATGTTTCAGCCATGCTTTACGAGCCGCTACGAAACATTCAAAATCAATTTCTTTACCGCGCATAGAAATCACGTGAATGAACGCAGATGAGAAGAAAGAATCAGCCATGATCCACTTGAGTTCAGAGCGTGATGCCTCTTCTAGCTCAAAGCCAAGTGTTTCGACGGGATTGCGCAATACTGCATATAAGAACGACTTAGCGAGTTCACGAATAACTGCTTTAACTTCGCTATAAGTGTAATCACTGCTATCGTCGATAAGATCAACAATGCGATTGCACGTATAGCTATTGATGTTTGAAGTGATGTCATCTTCAAGTAAATCAGACGCGGCTTGGCGAATGAGTTCGTGTAGATTCATTTTACTTTCCCTCGTACTGTGACAAGAATTTCAACCATGCTTTACGTGCTGCTACGAAATGTTCTTTATTCAACGGCCCGTATGCACGAGCAATCGCGTGTACAAAAGCACCTGCTAGACCCCAATCAAAATCGTCTTGTAGTTCATCGATTGTATCTTCTGGTAGAATAAAACCAAGTACACCGTAAGAGTCTGCAATGACAGTTTTAACAAACTCAAGACCTGCTTCTTCTACATGTTCATTACATGGTGCATAAAGTCTTGCTTTTTCTCTTTTCGACAAGTCATATCGAGCTTCAAACAAATCTGAAACACGATTCACGACAGTACAACAGCTATACTCGTAAGAATCTGCAAGCAAAGCATTGTCATTAGACATTTCAGTAGCCATTGCGCGAATTTCTTTGATGATTTCTGATTTCTCAATTGCTCTCATATCTTATCCCTTGTAAGCTGCTTCAATTTTCTCGATGATTTGACCGTAAGGCAAACCGCTCTTGTATAGCTCATTGAACATTTTGTTTACGTTGTTCGCGACTTCACGCATAACATTAGCTGAAGCAGCAGTCGTTTTGTGACTGATTTTAACACCAGTACGACCGATGAATAGCTTTACTTCGCTCTTATCAGCAGTCAAGATTTTAAGCCAAAGTGAATCGTGATTGATTTTGCTGCGTGTGATTAAGTTCATAATGTTCTCTCTCGTTTCAATAAAGCTATTATCGGCTATTGCTGGTGGAAGTGTCAAGCACTTAGTAGTTAATTTTACCAGCGCGACGTAAGTCAGATTGAGCTTTCATGACTTTTGCAGAAAACGCGTAATCATCATTTGCATTTGATTCAGCAATAAGGTCGTAGAACTGGTCTTCTGTCATTGACATAACAAGTTCAATTGCGTCGATTTTAGTAGCGTTTGCGTAAGTCATAATGTTCTCTCTGTATCTCGTTTCGATAAGAGAATAATACAGTAAGTGGCTACATCACGCAACCACTTTTTGTACTTTTTTTTGCTTTTATAGTGAATTAATCAAGAATTTTAACCATGCTTTACGCACAAATACAAAATCAATATCATCGGCATCTTCAAATACACGCGATACGCTATGTACAAATGCACTAAGCTTGTTTTGAAAAATCTCGTTGAGATATTCAGCTTCAGTTGAAGTCAATTCACGACCAAATACAGCTTCAGGATTAGCTTGTAGATGGTCACAGAAAGCTTCGCCTTTATCTTTAATGATACGCATAGCTTTTTGTTGAGCAAGAACGCCAAGCTTGATTTCGACGTGATCATCTAAAATATGACACGTGTAAGCGTCTTCATCGCTTAAAATCGCGGTATTTTGACGTAATTCCAGTGCTTTTTCGCTAATTACACGGCGAATTTCAGTGTTATCAAGGAAATCTGGTAGAATTTTCATAGTTTTATCCCTTATCTTGGTACATACGTACAGTGTTAGAAGCAAAATCGATGTCTAAATCGTAGTATTCGCCGACTTGAAAGAAATTATTCTTGGCATTAATATCGTTAATGCGCTCAATACGTAGCAGAGTATAAGTCATACCACTGTCAATTGTGTAGTCTTGACCTTCAATCATACCGTACTCAGCAGCTAGATAAATGCGAACTGAAGACAAAGCATTACCGTTCTTCGCGTACATGCTTTTATCAAGCTCATGGCGCATACCACCACGCGGGTGACGTGAAACAGTAAATGACTTAGTTTCGTTGATGATTTGCATAATATTCTCTCTAGTCGTTGTCGTTTCGATAAAGCTATAATACTAAAAAGGGCTGCATAGCGCAACCCTTTTATTAAATTATTTTCGCTTGGCTCTTTTCGGCATATGACCGCAGCACTCATCAATTAATCCCAGTCGCTTAGCTGCGCTATAAGCATTACTTGATTTTGTTCGCCATTCATTACGAGTCTTGTAAACGGATGCATCTTCTTTAAGTGTTTCTAAATTCCAAAATCCGTTTGGTCTTTTCAATCGTGTCATATGAGCACAGCACTCATCAAGGAGACCTCTTTTCTGAGCGATGTAATATGCACTTCTAGACCGTTTCTCCCATTCAGAACGAGAATTATACTTGGATGCATCTTCTTGAAGTGTTTCTAAATTCCATTTCAATCTAGCTTTCCCTAACGCCCCAGCTTTTGCACGGTTTAAAATAACCCAATCATTGTTTCTATAACTCTCTATGTGTTCTGCCTCAGCAATCTGAGCGAGTTCTTGGTCCATGTAATCAGTTATTTGCTCGAACTTCACATTATCAATACCATGACGCTCAATCAACTTGATAATTTTCTTTGTTTTTGTTTTATGTTCACGGAAACGAACATCAACATCATAAGTTAGACCAATGTAAATCTCGTTGCCAGCATAGATTCGGTATATACAACGATTAATCAACGTTTTAGTCGATGGCTTCATATGAGCACAACACTCATCTAATAAACCACGCCTTTGAGCAGCATAATATGCACTTCTAGACCGTTTCTCCCATTCAGAACGAGAATTATACTTGGATGCATCTTCTTGAAGTGTTTCTAAATTCCAAAATCCGTTTGGTCTCTGACTTGACTTCATATGAGCACAACACTCATCTAATAAACCACGGTTTCGAGCAGCATTGTACGCTCCACTTGAGTTTTTACACCATTCAGTACGAGTCTTGTATTTCAATGCATCTTCTTTAAGACGTTCAGGTGTCCATTTAATTCTAGTCATATTATCCTCCAATTCAAAAACTGTAGAATATAAAAAAGGGCTGCATAGCGCAACCCTTTTCTTTAACTTTTACGAATGAAGCTCTTCATCGTACTGACTAGCAGCATATCGACCATCAATACGATAATCACCACAATCAGATACGAGTTCATCTGTATCAGAACCAACCGTAAACACTACTAGTTTACCATACGTCTCAACAGCAATTTGTGTCGGACGTGATACAACAACTGTCGCGTCATGTGCATATGACGATGTACTATCGCTTGCGGCATAAATGTCTAGTATCTCACCGACAACTAGCTCGTGCTCTTCATCGACAAAATCAGTTTCTTTATACGCATATACAAGACGACCACTCTTCCACTTACAAGGGTACCAATCCCAATCTTTCGCTGACAACTTCAATCGAGCATGTACAAGTACCAACTGACCATCGTATTTTGTCTGTGTCTGCTTGTTACCATTTACTTTATCTTCTTCAACTGAGTAAAAAGCACCATTGTCAGATACTAGCATATAAGTCGGTTGCTCTATACCACGTATACCATCACCCGAGTCAAGGCAATTCAAATAACCAGACCATGTGTTGTAGTACGTCTCAACTCGTACCATACTACCGCTCGGCATAATCGCTTTCTTGTCTACTACTTTCTTATGTCTTTCAATTCGTTTCATCTTATAACCCTTAGAAAAATTCTACATCACTGCAACGCTTGTAATCGTCTGCCGTTACTGGCACTCGTTCGTTCATATAGAACACACCGTTCTTACAACAAGCCCAATCTAATTGACCATACTTGTTCTCTTCTTGAACATACATATACACAGTACGACCACCATCTTCATTGATAGACATACCAATGTCTTTCTCCCATTTCTCACACGGAAATGATAGTAGAAAACGCGAACCTAACTGAACCCACGCCTCTTCTAAACTGGCAAACTCACCAGACCAACCACCACGCAACAAATTACCCAATCGGTACTTCTTCATATCTTTACCTTATTAATGTTCTCTATGATGTATTTCAACCACGACTTACGCTCATATTCACGCAACTTACGATGTTCACAAGGCGGGTGATACGCACAGATAAAAGAATAACAATCTTCTAAATCATTCGGCAAATCACTCTGCCGTACGTACATACGCTGCAAATGCTTTAGTTTAAGCTTAATCAAACTAACCATCTCGTCACTCACACCACGATGTAACTCTAAACAAGTATACACGCGATGCAACTCACCACAATTCAATAACTCTATAGCACGAGCACGAACATGGCGATTCACTCTGTAATTCTTAAACAACATTACCAATTACCAGTGAACATCATTACACCACAGAACATCGTGGCGATTAATGCAAAGTCTAAAATACATGTACCAAGGTACAAGTCACTTGGTCGCTCGCTGTATTGCATGTCGCGACTCATATAAAATAACGCCAATGTAATCACAATTACCTCCGTAGGCAGTTCAAATCTCTTTGCATTCTCTCACATAATGCCGCTGGCTGTCAAGCAAGAAGATGCGAAGCGAATTAGATTTTCATAAATGGTGTAAGGTTTTAGACTGCCGCGTACCACACAGGAGCCGATGAGTCTTTCACCATTTTTTCACTAAAAAGTTATCCACATTATCCACAGACTTATGCACAGCTAAATCATGTTTTTATACACAGATTTCAGACACTTATGCACAATCTCATACACATATTATCCACAGATTTATACACATGTGCATTTAAACGAGGCATGGTGCGATATATTAAAAACAATCGTATCTGTACCATGCTCTGAGACGCTGTGAGAGCGATTCTAAGCGTTTTTAGTCATCGTTTGATATATCGCTCAGGCACCAACCGGCTATAGCTGCTAGAGCACATAGAACAAGCATGAGGTAGCCGATAGGTATATCGTTTAGTAGATTGATTAGTGTTTGCATTACGATAGTTTAAAGCTCAATGATAGAATATCAATTAGGTAATACTGAATGATACAGTTAAACGCAGTTGTTATTAGCAGAGCCACGAATGGAACTGTTCGTTTTGATTTATCGGTTACAAACAGATATGTAGTGAGAATCAGAATTAAGATTGATAGTGCGAACATGAGTTTATCCTATTGATAGATTAAAGCGTGCAGCGACATAGCTTGCTCGTTGGTTGTTGTCATTAGTAATACGAATCATAGGTGGTTTATTTGTATGTTCGTTTACGTTATACATGTGAACGACATATTCTTTGCCTAGAGTAATGCCGCTTGGTGGTTCTGGTTTATCGATACGAGTTGAAGTATTGTCTATGCATATTGCTTTGATAGTTTGATTCATATTGCGCCTGCCGTTACGTGTAGTAGAACATACGAGACAAAGCCTAGAACAGCAGTGATTACTAGTTTCACGAATCTAGGTTTGTTAATGAAGCTGAAGATACTCATGCCAGTGAGTATTGCACAGCATAGAAGTGTCATTAGTAGTATTGTCAAGCTCATAGTGTTACTCCGTATTTGTGAATCACAATCATGTTAGCTAGATTGACTATACAGCAAATGGCATTGAATATCAAGACAAAGTTTCTGTATTCTTTAGACATGATTTGCTCGTGTGAGTCTATCATTAGCACGACGCTGAATACTGCGATGATAATAGATAGTCCAATCATAATGTTTTCCTTTCTTGATTTGATATGTGTATGATACGCGAAAGGGCTGACAACTGTCAACCCTTTTCTTTAATATAATTCATATGATCTGAGATTATTCATATCGAAGATATAGAAGTCTCTATTGCCACTACCGTCATCGGCAGTAGTCAACATGTATTTGTTATCAGTTGATAGCCACACGCTTGTGCCGTAAACTTCTACTGCATAGCAATCGCCTTCTTCTAATGCATTAGCGTCTTCAAAGCCGTATTGGAACTCACGTATTTGATTAATGACGGTATGCATGTCTTTCACGTCGTCAGTTACTAGATCGCATGTGAATAGCACATCGGTGCAGTCTACTAGTCCGTGCCATAGATGGTCTAGACCAAACTTCGCTGCGATGGCTTCTTCAGTTTCTTTCATTGTTTTAAGTAGTTCTTTCATGATTAAGCTCTCTTGACGTGAATTTCGCAGCGGCTAACTGTCTTTTGTACAGTATGGAATCGTGCTTTGATTGATTGTAGGTAATCGATGACCAAAGCTTTATCGCGTGCTGAGTCTACTGTAATTACGTTTTCGTTTACTTTGATGTGTTGTAAGTATTCTGGTAATTTCATTGTCAAGCCTTATAGTAGTTTTCTACTAGTTGCAGAGTGATTTTACATTCTATGTATTCAGTGCCGTTTTGAGTTTCTTCAGCGATAGTGACATAGAATATTTGTTTGTCTTCATCGTACTCGATGTCATCAATGAATTCATATGATTTGAGTTGGCACAACTCAGTGACTATGTTCATGATGCGACGATGTTCGATGATAATGTCATGTATCATTTGTTATTATGCATCCATTTTTCGAGCGCGACTGTAGTTACAATGACTTCTTGTACTGTTTCACCATCGAAGTATTGCACTTCCCATAGTTGTTCGTCATCGAAGTAATCTGCATATTCGATATGACCTTTGCCGTTGAACTCATCGTCGAGCATAGCAATAAGTGCATCTTGAATTTCAGCGTGTTGTGACATTACATTTGATACGTTCATAGTTTCTTTTCCAATGGTTGTAGTTCAATTACGCGAAAGCCTTGCTTATCGAAATCATATTTGTACAGCACACGATTTGCATCTTCGATTTCAGAAAAGATTGCCATGACTTTTATCTCATTGTCAATGTCTAGCACAAGTAGATATCTGCCTTCTCGGTCTATAATGCCGTAATTTCTCATTTGCGTCTCCATTCATCACGAACAGTATTGGTTAGTTGTAGATAGAAAGTATCAAGACCTTCGAAGGATCTAGCATACGTTGGTGAGTCATCGATCATGATATTGATTTGATTCTCACGGCAGTATTCAGCTTTCTTGTTGTTCCAGATTTCGTCATCGACCCATGGGCGACCTTTCTCGTCGTACAAGATTTCAACGCCGTCGTCTTCACATGATTGATGAATGCTAAACCAGTGATCATATTCTAAGTCATCTGGTACATCAGTATCGAGTTCTTCTTTAATGCCAGTGATGATATGCACTTCAACTGGTAGTTTGCTTAACAGCGCGAAGAACTCTGGTGATTGATCAATTACGCCATGAATATCGATGCCGACTTTGATAACACCAGTTTCGATAGCGTTCATGCCACGAGTATCAGAAAGCTCAACAATCTTATTTGTGATTCGCTCATCGAGGTCTTGAACTTCAACCATGATAGTAGTGATGTAGCTATCATTGCCACCATCGAGTGCATAGTCTTGACAGCGCATGAGGTACTTTCTTGCATTGCGTAGTTGTTCAATTGTCTCGCAAGACTCAACAACCTTTTGCATTTTTCTTACTAAGTCATATGCGTGCATATTACTCTCCGAACTTTTCACGTAATTGTTCAATGGTAGATGTAGTTTGTTTGATTTGTTCATCAATCGATTGGCGCTGTTCGAGCAGTGATTGGCGAAACATATTCAAAGCTTCGGTTCGTGTTTTGTATTGATTCTTCCATTCTAGAACCAATTCAGCGATTTCGTCATCAGCAGCAGTCGTTTCATTATAAAGATGATGAAACTGAGTAATCAAGTCGATATGCATTGGTGGTCGTTGAGGTTGACGAGCCATTTTATATTCATGTTCATTGAATGGACTTTGAACAAACAAATCGCCTTTTACTATTGCTAGATCTTCGATTGATGTGTTGATTCGGTATGCGTTCATACAAAGTTCTCTAGTGAATTGCTTTTCACTCGTTGATACAATAGACGACCAGAATCAGTCTTAGCAACTTTATTCCAATCACTAGAATTATCAAGAGCGCGACAGATTTCACGACGTAATGTACAGTTTTTCATAGTACCATCGCCGCGTTCAACACATGCACGAGCAGCAGAGTACTTTGCAATCATATCTTCACGAATTTTGTATACATCTACGTATGCAGTGTTGTAATTGTTTACTTCAGTTTTTGCTAATTGTTTAATGCTCATATTAATTTCCTCAAAGGGGCATTACTGCCCCATTAGTTAGATGCCAGTGAAATACTGAATGATTTGGTAGTGATCGTCATACAAACGTTCTTGCATGTCCATTACTTCGCTCAACGAATACCATTTTGCAGACACAGCATCATCGGCTGGTTTCACTTTCGGGAAAGTGTTGTCAGGGTTTGGCTGCACTTTGAAGTGATATGCCATTGTGATGCGAGTGTGTGGGTAAGAGCGATTTGGGTTATCGAACATCTTCTCATCTTTGAGCGAGCCACGCAAGACTTTCTCTGGGACTTTGATGTTAGTTTCTTCTTGTAGTTCACGAATCGCAGCAGTTAAGAATGTTTCTTTCTCATGCTTATGACCGCCAGGTAATGCTAAACAGCCTTTGCCTGGGTTGAACTTACGCTCGACAAGAAGAACATGACCTGCACACATCACAACGCTGTCAGCACACGCGATATTCAAGTGACCTTGGTAGGGATAATCTTTAAACTTCTCGATTTCGCGCACTGAGCTATCGTATTCAGCTTTCATTTCAGTGAAATGCTCTGTTTTGCTCCAATCGTCAAGAAACATCATTGTTTGCTTGGGAATCAGACCAGACATTACAGGGTGATTCAGTAGAATCTCGCTGAAGTACAGTTCTCTGAAGTCAGTTGCAGAGATAACTCTGTTATACATCTTCACTGGTTCAGGTTGAAATAGTTTTAGCTCAGGGAATAGCTTGAGATAGTAGCTGCTTTCGTCTTTGTCGTAACCAACGATGTGAGTGGCGCCTTTCGTACTAGCACGAACATTTGACTGCCAAACGTCGTCTTTCGCGTAATCACCTAGTGGTACAAAGCGAACTTTGCTTCGAATATCGTCAGGTAAAGCAACACCCATCATATCGCGTACTTCTTCGAACGTGAAAGGGTTTTTAACTGAACGATGTCGATTAGAGCTACCGATTAAGATAGTCATCTTGTCTAGGTCAAGCGCGTCGAATGCTTGTGTGATTGCAGATAGATGACCGTTGTGGAATGGACGAAAGCGTCCGATAAAGATTGCGTGTGACATATTGGGCTCCCCATTTTGTCATTGATTGAGATTAGATTATTACATCTATTGTTGTTTGTGTCAAATACTTTAAAACTCTTGACCTGCATCAGAACAAATTGCGTTATTAAGTATTGCAGCAGCTTTTGCGACTACTCGATCCGTCATACCGATCTCTGGGTCGCAGTTTACATAGTTATGACGTTGCCATAACAACATATCAGTGTCATCATCTAAGATGACATAGCTTCGAAAGTCGTATCGCTTACCAAGCAACTCTTCATTGTCTTGAATCCATTTAAGAATCTCATTACCACGAAAAGCCCATGAGTATTGATGGTCGAGCATATCTGTTTTGCCGATACATTCACCATTAACACCCATATCATTAAGCACTGTATTGATCTCATCGATACTAAGACCACAACGCCACACACTTGTAAGCACAATGCGTGCGTCAGTTCTTTTAATGAGATCATTTAAACGGTCGACGCATCGAGGCGAATAAATCCCTTGATACTCGCCATTCAATAGCACGTCCATGTGCTCATCGACTTCTAAAGCGTTGTTTAGAACGCCGTCTATGTCCAAGAATATAACTTTCATTTTGTTACCACTTGCATAATTCACCGAGTGCGTCATATGCATCATTCATGCCGTGTAGACTAAAATGATACGAGTATGACACACCGTGCCCGTTGTTTACAACATATTCGAGCATATTTCCTGTTTTGAGCGTATCGATAACATCATCACTATTACCAAGATAAGTCGTGACAGATGATTGTTGTTGTAACTGATTACTCTCGACTCGCACGTATGGGTTCCCATCTAGTGAATACCAGATTTCGTCCGGTTTTGCAGCGGTCAGGTATGCTCTCGTTTCATACAACGTGATTGCTTTATCACAGTCAATTGTGAGCACAGCAAGACGATTGACTGAGTTCGTGCTTGCAGTGTGTATTGGCTCATGTGTGCGAACATCAACACGATGAACAGTCATCCAATCATCGTGTACGTGTGCGTTCGCAATCAATGGCATTATTGCCAAGCTTAACAATGCGAACTTCATATTGTGCTTCCTTGTGCTTGTTGCACACGTGCAAATATGGCGCTGTTAGTTTTACACTGTATGCATACCACTGCGTCGCAATGAAGACAGTTCATGGGAGCGCAGTGAGCCACTTTTCTTGAGCTTTGTCTCTTTAGGTTGAACGATTTTCTTTGCTTCTTCAGTGACGATTTCGACTAATTCAATATCGGTATAATGAGTATCGAGTAGTCGACCTTCTTTACTCACGGGTTGAATACCAACCGAGATTGTCCCGTTTGCTTGATTGAAAATGGCAGTGACTAAGCCAGTTGCGCCAGTTGCCATGCATCGAGCTTTTTGCAGCAATTCCACTTTAAGCTCATCACGCTCACGCTTTTGACGATTGTTGATGATCTTATCGTGAATCGAGTGACCTGTTTGCTTACAGCTAATGACCCGCGCAGATGCATAAATATTCGTTTCATGCTCTGCGTATGGCTTAATCAAAAGCACATTAGGTGCTGCGTTCACTGAGTATTGAATTTCAGTTACGATACCTTTCGCTTCTGAAACTGTGTCTTCAACTTCATCACCAAGACGAATTGGCATTGTAGTATTTGTCTCTGCGAAGATAGCTTCATACTCTTCAACTCGATTAGAATTGACGATTTCGACTAATTTCGAGCTAAAAACATGAGTTTTCACTTCATTTTTAGCGTCTTTTGCTCGAACTTCAAGCAATTCACACCCTGCGATGCACTGTGTGATACCGATTACCGTACCTTCGATGCCAGTTGTGATTGATTTAACAAGCATGCCGAAGCGATGCCCAGATGTAGTTGCAATACTCATAATATATCACTCTTATTTATTGGAATTTAACACATTATTCACATGATTTCATATGAATTTGCTATTAATCTCGCTTTTGTTTCAAATTGTAGATTGTTTTACCGTCTACGTTTGCTAATGCTTCTGCATATGCCGTACGAGCAACAGACTTACAATCGTTGAACATTCTACCAGACGGCGTGCATAACCATGCACGCGCTTTGTCTAAGTATTCTTGAACTTCTTCAGCAGTTGCTAAGATCATAGAGCCAATTCCTCTAGTTCTTCAGCAGAACCTGCGCCAACGTCCATGACTTTCTCTAATGCAATCCAACGAGTGCCATTGTAGTATTGACAGTTATTGTTCCACATGTTGTGACGCCACAAATCCCATGGTACAGATTGATCGATTACAGCAGTCCATGTACACGATGCAATTGCAGGTACACGAGTATAACTGACATAACCAAGTGCTAATACAGCTACAAGAACAGCAGCAGTGATACGAGGGTGTGATTTAGCTTCTTGAGCGAGAATCACAGTGTTGTCAAGCCAGTTAGGCATTTTGAATTTCATGATTTTGTTCTCTTGTTTCGTTAGGCGTTGAGTGACATATTACTGCCACTCACACGTTTTGTCAACTACTTTTTGAAATTAATTGTACAATGCCCAATCTGTTGGTCGAGTTAGTGCAACATAAGCAAGTTGCTGAACAATCTCTGGCTCGGCGTATCCCATGTCTTGAGTGTAGATACACACACCTTTAACAGTCGTACCTTGTGACTTGTGAGTTGTTGATGCACCAAGAGACTTAGTTTCAATCATCTGCTCTTTCAAGCCCCAGAAAGCACGCCAGTAGCGTTTAGTATTACCACGCATCGACTTGTAAGTACCAGCAGCAACCATCAAGTAACGCGCAAAGCGTTCTTTCTGTAGGTCATCCCACAGAACAGTGAACTCATACACATTACCATCGTCTTTCTCAACAGTTAGCACAGCAACATCAAACGATTCGTTGTCTACTTTTGGTAACATACCATCGATTGTTTTCTGACGAACATCAAGAATCTTAACGATTTCACCATTGTCAATGACACAAACAGGGTACTTCCCGTTTGACTGCATAACTGGCATTTGTGTTACAAGATACTCATTCGGGATAAATGGTTCGCTCGTGTTGTAAATGTGCTCACGAATAATACCATTGAACGTATCAACACAATCGTTTGTGTAAGCAAGAATACGATAGTCAAGCAAGTCTTCAGGGGTGTTGATTTTACTCAAGTAAGTGTCTAGCATTTTATTCACGTTCGGAACGTGCAAAACGCCTTGACGCAGCTCTTTTGACCAGTTAGTGCGTAGCCATTCACCTTGACGTACTTCAGTTGCGACTTGAATCAACGGGTTGTCTTTTGCTTGTCGTACAACTTCAGTCATTTCATAAGTGTTGAACTTAGTGAACATCGGTGAGATAATACCAGGCTCATGTTTCACTGGTTGAAGCTGATACTTATCACCAACACCTAGAATGCGACACTTGCGTGGCATTGTTTTACCCATGATGTCGTATAGCTCATTGTCGATCATACTTGCTTCTTCGACCACAAGCACATCAATTTCGTCTAGACCTTCAACATCACCAGCTTGCTTGAAGTGCTTCTGATCTTCATACGTGTCTGGGTGAATTTTCAGTAGACTGTGAATCGTTGATACATCACGACCTGTCATTTTGTGTAGCACGTTCTTTGCTTGGTGAGTTGGTGCTACCATTGCTACGTTCTTGCCTTTTGCGTCAAGTGCCGCGAGAATAGACTTCATTAAGAATGTCTTACCAGAACCCGCGGGACCAGAAATAGTCATATGCCCATCAGAGTCGAGAAACGCATTCATTGCACCTTGTTGGCAATTAGTTAAACCCACTATCTTTTCCTCATCTATATTTCCAATTGATCGTATGCACTTTGATTGAACGCTCTCGACAAATGTCAATCATGTTCTGAGTGCCGCGACCGCCTTTGAATGCCAAACATATGTCTGGCTTGAGATCAGCCATGTCGGAGTTGCGTTTAAAACCCGCAGAATCGCCATATTTGTCCCACTCAGCTTCGCACGTGATTAAATCAACATCGATGTGCGCTTGATTCGCCCAATCTTGCGCAAGTCGATCAGCACCAAGTGCGCCGCCTTCTATAATAGTCATTCGCCCTATATAGAAGCTATTGTATAGCTTATCTAACGCAGCATAAACAAGTTTTCTATCCCTGAACTTACGACCACCACAGACGAGTACTCTCGGTGACATCATTGGTCAATTAACCAACCATATAGACAGAACTCAAGTAATTGATGAGGCATGAGCGATGTGCTATCACCAAAATGTCCGTCGAAATGAAACTCAAGTTCTTTACCAGTCTCTTGGTTGAATATGTTTGTTGTGGTATCATGAACCCCACCGCAGCATTCACAATGCCAGTGATGTTCTTCTTGAGTCACATCGACGTGAGGGAATAGGTCTGTGATTAACTCGAACTCGTCTGGTTCTAGTTCGCGTGTTTTAAGCAGTGTTTCGATTATATTACGAGCGTCGTATTTTTCGCGTACGACAGTGCAGCCAATTGAAGGGATTTCAACCATAGCTGTCTTGTACATTTCACAGTTGTAGTTTTGATCGATGTATGATTCCCATGTTGCAGATAGCAAAAGGTCATCATTGAACATGAATTGAAGGGAGTTTTGGTCTTGAATTAGTGTAATCATATATTTCTCTCAATAAAAAAGCGCCCGTAGGCGCTTTGTGTTTTACGGTAAACGTAAGTCTTTTGCAGTGATGTAGATGTCTGTGTCAGGGTCGTAGTACATACCCTCACGTGCATCGTAGTAATAAACTTTACCATTCAGGTCAGTATATGGACCCTCTAGACCTGAATTAGACAAGTCTGGGTAACGGCTATCATCTACTTTACGATGTTTGACAACACGCTCGTGAAACTCTTGTTCAGTTTCTTGCAGTTTGACTTCACCTTTTTTGAAAAAATCGTTAAAACCTTTCATGTTAAACCTCTTTATTTGTTTAACGTATTTATAATCAATTGTAACTATATACTGAAGGGAAGTAGAATTCGTCAAGCCAGTCATCATACCACTCGTAGAAATCATTAACCAATTCAGGTGTGTGATTCGGAAGTGACGTTGTATCTTTTGCATTTTCTAGCACTTCAAGACGTTCTTGCAGCACTTCAGACACATATTCCCACTTGTACTTACCTTGTTTCACGTCACGATAGAACGCTGCGTTCTTCAAAGGGAATTCCAACTTACCTACTGTTAGTATATCGATTGCTTGATCGATTACACGCATGGCATGTGATATCGCTTTCCAATCTGAACCACTTGCAGCACGCGCTTGATATGCACGAGCACCATATTTGCTCATCATCTTCTCAAGACGACCCGCAGCTTCTTCAAACGTTATCTCAAGACCGAATACTTTCTCAAGCACACTGAATGCAGGGTCTTTCAAATCGCTCGCGTCTTTAGTTTTAGGCCCATGATACCACTGAAAACGCACGTGAGCGTCTTCTGCACACAGTTCCCATAGTTGTTTGCACAACTCAGGGCTTGAACCCAACTTCGCTTTAGAATCGACGTTGTGCGTCTCTACAGCACGGGCGAATTGCATAAGGCTGTTTAGTCGCGTACCTTTGATGCCGTACTTCTGTGCTTGATTGAGCGCGTAACCAGTCATTGCTTTAACGTTTGATGTCAAATACGTACTTGTTAACTCACGACACATAGCAGAGAATGCAGGGTTGCAGTCATCTGGGTTCTGTAGTGCATTAAATGCCAATTCAATTGCATACGACTGACCTGCAAGAAAGTCACGCATGAACACTTGAACTGGTATATATTCAAAGTCTTCATCGTCTGCACCGTTCTTCTCAAACGATTTGCCAGTCGTGTGTACTGAGTTCTTTATTGCAACACCGCGCAACAGTTTACGTATTTCAGGTTGAAAGACAGCTTTGTAGTCTGTATCTGACTCTGGCGTGTCTGTGCCATAGAGTTTCGAGCCGAATAGACTCGTGAATAGTACATTCATTGTACACTCTCCCGCATAGCGATCATTGCGGTGTAGTTCATTACACTCACGTGATCATTATCTTCAAGTGCTTTATCGCGCAACTCATAGAGATAGTCGATAGAGCACACATTAGGGTCGAACCAACCATGACGACCTTTCTTGCGTGCATCAGCAAGTTTTCTAGCCATTTCGTGACTAGAAGCAATGATCAATTGCTTATCAGCCCACTCTTCGTCTGGTTCAATTGATGGGTCAATAGCTAAATTCATGCTTATTTGAAAGAAGTTCATAATTACCCCAGTGTCAATGTATTCATCATTTGTGTTTTATAGTTATCACCTAGACCGCTACTGCGTGCAGCTTGAATACCGATGTAGATGCGCTTGTTGAATGGTTTCACGATTGACTCTAGAATTTCAACGATGTCGTGACCTAACATAGGCTGCACGTGCTCGATGAAGATATGTTCACGATCTTGAGTACATGCAAATGAAACTGCCTCAATGAGTTTTTCAAGATTCAGTCCACCACATACAACCAATGCACCAACACCAATTTTATTAGCCATATTAGCGGGATGTGTTTCTGTAACGATCATTGTACAGTTGTCGATGCCACGTTGCATCATCATACCCAATAGCATAGTGTTTTTACCACTTGCAGGTGAGCCTAGAACAACTGTGCTGTACTCGCCATTTAAAATACTCAGCTTAGAAACAGTAGTGTTCGCAGCGCGTAGAATGTCTTTTGGTGTCATAATATAAATCTCTTTTTGTTGGATTATTGAACGTTTAATCAGAATATGCCTTATGATAAGCATTTTTTACACTTTAGTCAACAATTATTTTGTCTTTTTTATGAGAAAATTGTAAATCAAGTAGTGTTGTAGCACTAAATATATCATACACAATATTTTATTCAGTTTCGAGGGTCGTGACTATGTATCGCATTGGTCACTGCGAGTATTGGTTCCAACTATAGTCGCTTCCCTCGTTTTTTATTACTGACAACAAAGGAATACCGTGATGGAACTTAAAACATTTGATGAATATAAAGAAACAGAGCTTAAAGAAGCTACAATAAAGCAATGGGCTGGTCGTTCTGCATTAGCTGGTGCATCTCTCGGTGCTGCATTTGGCTTTATGACCGCAGCAGCGGGTGCGACAGCAACAGGTGGTTTGGCAGTCGCTGTACCACTTGCAACATGGGGTGCAATTAGTCTCGGTATTCATGGTCTTATTGGTGGTGCGTTATTTGCAGGCGGTCAAGCACGCAAAGACTACAGCGAACTCAAAAAGACTATGAAGAAAATCGAGAAGTATCGCTCACTGAAACAAGACGATATCACTGAGAAGAAAGTAGCAGCATTTGAAAAAGACTTAGAGCGTTCGTTGTTCTTAGTTCGTAAGCTTCGCACAAGTCTCAACAGTGACATTGATATTGCAACAGCGAAAGGCGTATTTCGTAGCGACATCAAGCAATCTGATCAATATCTTCAAGGTCTTGAGAAGATGGAAGCAGAGCTGATAAAGATTGAAAAGGCTACTAAACGTGCTAAAAAAGCCGCTAAGAAGTCAAAATAACAAAAAAGGGAGCTAATTGCTCCCTTTTTTTATCTGCGACGTTTTTTAAACTTCGATTTTTTCACTTTTTTGACTGCTCGATTTAAAAAGCTTTCTTTTTTCTGTTTCTTCTTGACTACAGTCTTTGTTATCTTCTTCGCTTCTACCTTTTTAGGTTCAACACGTTTAATCACTGGCGCTTTCTTTACAGGCTGCTTGATTACAACTTGCTTAACGTGCGTCTTCTTCGACTCAAAAGAATCACCTACTTCGTCGATTAACTCAGCAGCAACAAAACCAATCGCTGCATCACCTAAATCAAACCCGTCATCTTGCTGTACAACGACTGTCTGTGGTTGTTGCGGTTGTTCTTCAACAACAGGCGGCGTCACATCAAACTTTTCAGTAGTTGGTGCGTCAACTAGTAGCTGTTCATCTTCTTGTTCAGCATAGTAAGCGTTAGTATCAAGCGTCGCAGGTTTGTTGTCACATGCGGCAAGTGTCAGTGTTGCTAGTGCAACGAGTATAATTTTACGAATCATAATAGCTCCGTGTGAAATAATTCACTAGTTTCTTCAAAGAATTTAACAGCATCTTTTTCATTGATGAAAGTATGCCACTTCATTGATGTATGTTGCGTTTCGACTATTAGCTGATTTATTGCTACGACATATCGACCGCTATCATCTTGACCAAGTGTAACAAATCTATCGGCTTTATCGTTGCTGTCAAAATACTGATCAATTATTGTATCTATACCATGTGCATCTTTATCAAATCGAACTTCTTGATCGATGCCTAAATGCGTCTCAAGACGGTCTAGTTTGTGCAATAATGCATCGTTCTGACTCTTCAACACGCGATTCTGAATGCTTTTATCAAACTTGGACACGACCCATGAGTTGATAATACCAATAGTCAAACCCAGTAACGATGTACCAACAACAAACATACACCCGATGACATATCGACCACCTGTAGTGACAGGGTACTTGTCACCAAAACCGATTGTACTCATTGCCATCCATACTGTCCAGAAAGAATCACCCGGTGTTGTGATGTTCGCGTCAGGGTTTTGTATTTCGAATGAAAATAATATATTTGCCGCAGTAAGTGCTATTGATAGAGCGATTACTATCATCAAACCGAATATCATCAGCATATTATACTGAGCAACTCCATGCTCATCGTATTTTCGAATATGTTTCTTAAATCGTTTCATTGTCGTTCACCGCCAGTGCAATTGTGAATTGAAAGTATTCTTTAAGTTCTGCATAATCAGAATCACTTAGAGTTTCTTTGATGAATTTGATAGTTGCCTTCAATGCACCGTGAGGCAAGATAACTTGATCATCGTTGCAGTACTCAATGTCATAACGCTCGGCTAACACATTCAGATGATAATCGCGATATACTGAACGTTGAATACTGTTCATGCAGCCATATGCGAAAGCAAGAGCACTGCGGTATTTTTCTTTATTAACGACCGCTGCGTCATTCTGTTCGACAAGTGCTTCAACAGCGCGTAAGTCAGTAGCGTTCATAACTTTCATAATGTTTTCCTCTTATAAGCAATCAATGTGAACTTCGATAGAATTTAGGTCATCAGACGAGAACCACGTAATATCATACGGTTGAACTTCATCTGTGTCGTCATCATGAACATAACCAACACCAATACTACCTCGACGCGGTGAAACTACAAGACAGCCGATGATTTCACGATACTCAGTGATTGTGTGAACTTCACCATCAGTAGTTGTACAAGCATAGTCGATGTCATATGTTGATTCTAGTGAAGCGATAATTTGTTGTGCAGTCATAATGTTCTCTTTCGTTGTTTCGTTTCAGTAGTTGTATAATACACAAAAGGGCTGACCGAAGTCAACCCTTTTTTAAAATTATTTCAAAGTATTTTTGTCTAGCTCTTTCAGAACTAGATATTCGCTACAGCGCAACTTGGTGTTGTTGTAATCAGATGGTACAGACACAACATCACGTGGGTTGACTTTACAAAGCACGACGCGATTACCCGCAGCACCACCAAAGTGTGGCAAGTAACCTTTCGAACAGACATGCAGACCAGCCGAACAAGTTTGATCTTTGTTGTCGTTCACTTGGTGACGCAACATCCATACACGTGTACCTGGCTTATTGCACATTTTGTTACTGTGAATGTCTTTGTAGTTGTCGCGAATCTTTTTGTACGCTAAGAAGTGACCATCATCGGTTAGTTCGATATCAGCAGCTTCTAAGAAGCCGTAAAGCTCTTCGACAGCGCGACGCGATGGGTTCTCGATTAGATTCTCGAAGAACTTCACGAGTTTAGTCACTTGAGTCTTGTCACCATCTTCCATAGCTTCAAGAATGCGACCAGTCATACCACCATCGATATCAAGGTCTTTGTACTTAACAACGCCACCTTTCACTTTGACATTACCAAGCATAAACTCTTCAATGCCTTTTGCTACATCTAGAAGTTCAACTGCGGTAGCACCGTCATTGTCTAGCAATGCTTCAACGATCTTGCTGTAGTTCGGTGCTGTGATATCGGCAGAATAAGCTTGACCGTCAACAGTAAAAGACACGTTAACTGGCGTGATTACATAAGCGAATTCTTCAATCGCCTCGTCAAGCTTTTGATCAAGAGTCTTTTCAGGCTCAGGTGCTTTCGTCTTAGGCGTTGGCTCTTTAGTACCAGTAGTGTCTAGCAACTTCTCTAGGTTTTCTTTGAATACGTCTTGACAATGTTGTTTACGGCGCGGGCGTTTGACAACTTGCTTTGCAGTATTCAAGCTGAATTTACCATCACGATGTTCAGCAAGAACACGGCGTAGAGTGGTTGGCGAAGTCCCATGCTTCGCCGCGTTGTCTTTCTGTGTCATACCATTAGCAGATGCTTTAACGATAGACTGTTTTGTTTCGAGTGGCAAGTTAACCATTGCGTTTTCCTCTCAAGAGTTTAATTAGTTTTGTAGTTGATTCTTCACACGTGTTAGAACCAACAAGTTTGAATAGCAATTCATATTTCGATTCATTTTGAATCTTTTTCAACTTCTCTAAGTGCTTTTCTTGCTCTTGTGTTCGAACGTCGCGAATAGCAGAGAAGTGGTCGCACAGTCGATCAATCGTCTGATTACACGTGTGATAAGAACGAGCGTAACCGAAATGATTACGAACAGCATCATTATTCCACGTCATCACAAGCGCACTGCGATACCCGTACAGATTATTATCAACTGTGTATGATTTCCAATCAATTTTACTACGCAATTCACGCTTGTTAAACTTAATATCAAAGATATTTACAGCATTTTCATTACCTTTGATGTGAACGTACTCAGGACGTCGAGCGATGTAAACAACATCAATGCCTTTAATACGCATAATCGTCTCGATCATACCCAACGAACGATGGTAATCAAGACCATGACCACACTCTGGTACTTTCTCAATGTAATCACGGAACAGACTTACGTAATGAAACGAACCGCTCTTTAATACTTCGCGTTTAACGTCAGATGCTTTAACTGTACGCTCGCCGTCTTCATTAATTCGCATTTCATACAAACGAATTGTAGCTGACACTGGTTTTTTCTTGACGCTCTTCTTCTGAGGCGTGTAATTCGCTTTCAAATCAGACGTTTTCAACACGCGATACTCACAATCACGAAGACGTTCTTTGAAGAATGCCAACGGTGCAGTCGTAGACGGCTTATCGTCATGATGATAGAAAATACTCACGTTTTCTTGACGAATATATTCTTTTGTGATTGCAACACCACCAGACTTCAAATCGTCAACAATGACCGTAATCGGTTTTTTAGAGTAATCATTACGCGGGTTGACCAAGTCGTACGGACGCGCAGCACGGGTATTGCGTTGAACACCTTCTTTATTGCTGCACTCAGGTCGCATACGTACAGTTTTACCCATAATCGGGAAATCTTTAAGCATACGACTTGCATAAGTCGCCACAAGCTCGTCATTAAACTTCAGCTTCTTCAGCACAACGTCATTGAAACGATTGTCACAAGCGCGATATGCATCACCGATATAATCAAAGTTTTGATCATCAACCCATTTCTGTGCTTCAGCTAGAAACTTAGAATTGATTTCATTCACACGCTTATTGATATTGTCAATCGTATAGTCATCATAGTGAAGCTCTTCACGAGACGCACTGACATCGAGTTCACCAATCGGGAATTCAATGTATAGATCAGAGTTCTTGAAGTAGTTTCGAACTAGATGAATATCTTGAATGTGATATTCACTTAGTGGGTAACAAACATTGCCCATTACTGCGTAAACATCACCAGAACGCCATGAATTCTTCTTGTTTTCAGTGAAGTAACCGTCCATATGAGTGAAATTACGCTCAGAAAGAGTGATATTCGTCTCAACAGCAGGTGCTTTGAAGTACGGCATTACTTTGTTTGCAGCTTCTTTGAAGCGATTGAAGTCTTCTTTACGTACTGGTACGATTACTTCAACACCATCAGGCTCATCAGTTGGTGCAGGCTCTGACATACAAGTGATTGCAGGTTCGCCATTATCAAGATAAGCAGAGTAAACCGCTTTAAGACCGTTCTTTGTTGACTTAACAGTGAACGATTGACCGTTGTTATAGCTAAACGGTGTCTTAGAACCAAGACCCATTGCACCAATCACGTCGTTCGAGTCGTCTTTCGTCGAATCAAAAACAGTCGTGTACACGCCAAAGATCTCGTCATCGCTCATACCACAACCGAAATCTTTCACTGCAAACCATGGTTCAAACTGATTCGGCAAGTGTACTTCGATTGCTTTATCGATATTTTTGTTCATTTGATGAGCATCCCAGCCGTTACATGTCAATTCACGTACAATAGCTAGAATAGGGTCTTTGTATAGTGTAGTCGAAATAATACGAAAGCCTTTTGCACTTGCTTTCATATTAAAGCCAGCCGTTCGCATCTTACCAGATGTTTGGACTTTACTTTCAGGGGTATGAATAATCATGTATTTCTCACATATCGTTAATTACCTCGTTTAGAGCGTCCACTGCTTCTATATGAGGCATCTTGTATTGCTTTTCAAGACAATGAATGATGTCATCGAATTCATATTCAGACTCAATCATGTCGCGTATCATGTTGTCAATCATAGTAGTTCTCCTTCAATTTAAGAGCATTATACACAATTGACAACTCACGTCAACAACTATCGAGAACAACTATCGAGGGATTACCGTGCGAAGATTTGCAGCTTCTACTAACGCAGCGCGATAAGCATCTGGGTACTTTTGCTCGACGATTTCAGGTTCGACAATCGTCGCTGAACTACCGACAGGTAATTTGGCATTGTTGCTAACACCACCGTAAGGTCTGAGTTCTAGGTATTTACGACGACCATCAGGCAAGTCAACAACGAGCAGTACGTTCATTGAGTAAGAACGACCTGAGTTCTTTGCACGCAATACAAAGTCACCGTCTTTAATTTCTCGACCGAAAAAATCTGTTTGTCTAGTCATCACATGCCTCACTCAGTGTTGATTGACCGAAATACCAGCTACCTGCAAATGTAAGTTTCTTGCAGCCGTCTTTGGTGAAATCTTGCCAGAAGTCTACTTGCCAACCGTTTGTCTCAAGATCATGAGCTTCGTAGCCAATTTCTTGTAAGTAGTTGACAATATCAAACGGAGTAAACTCTTGCACGCTGTGTGCAATATTTGAACCTGCTTCAATTTTTTCAATCGCGAGGTCAATTACTTCTTTGATTCGAGTTTTATCTACCATTTTCGAATAATATCCCCGTTGTTTGTGCTTACATTACCAGCAACATCACCACATTTGATATCACCGTTTGTTGATGATACTGAACCATCAACATCGTCACATTCAATATCGCCATTAGTCGTTGTCACGTCACCTTGTACGTTACGACATGCAATATTGCCGTTCTCGTTTTGAACAAGAGTACAGTCACCATCAATGTACACGTTTACCACGCGGTCATCAATATCACCTTGCAAACGACCGTCAACAACGACTTTGCCGTTCTTAACTGTCACGCTTGTACCGTGATACTCAGTACCATTGATCTTAATCGTACTACGACTTGCTAGATTTGCTTTAAAATTGGACATAGATTCCCTTATTTTTCTCATTTTCGTAAACGACATGCCACTCTCCACATGTAAACATCACCGAGCGTAGATTCAGTTGAAACCAAGTAGGTCTCTAGCAATAGTTCGCTTTTGCGACTAAACAACTGAGTGCCGAATAGTGAATAATGAACATCACCATCTACGATTTTCATTTGTTGTGGTTTGTCGAATGTGTCTAGTAGACCTTCATAAGTTTCAACTGAAGTAATCATATTACTATAATCTCTGCTTTACCTGCGTAACCTTTTTGAAATACAAAGTGCGCATACTCAATCGAGTCTGTGCCTTTTGTACCGTGAAATGATGGTCTTCGATGATGAACCATCACTGCTCTCAGGGGTGCTTCATCCCAGAAAGGCTTTCGTTTGATACTACCTAGCCAGTTAAGACGTTGTAGCATGACAACATAACCACCATTCTTGACTTCGCTCAGTGCTTTCTCTGCAAAATCAACTGATAAGCTGAACGGTGGGTTAGTCATGATCATATCGTAGTAATTCACTTGAACATCAGCTTCAAGATAGTTCGCGATAATTTGCGCGTGACTGTCTTCGCGAATGTCCATTGTGTCAATATCAACATGATACAAACTCTTGTATGCTACGGGATATGCTGCTTTGTGTTCTGAACAACCACCACATGATGGGTCGAGCACGTACATACCTGCCATGCTCTTCTCGTGCTCATGCTGAATGCGAGTTTCAAACTCTAGTAGAAACTCTTCAACAATCCAGTCTGGCGTAGCGTAGTAATCGTCTTTGTTGACTTTACCTTTTGTGCTACTCATTTTAACCGTGTACTGTTAAGTATTTGTCGCGACCAATTTCGTAGATATTACCTTCTGCGTCAAGGTCGATGAATACATCACGCCAGTTGATGTTGCTGCTTACAATGACAGGCATATCTTCTAAGCGAATACCCATTAGCTCAGACGTTACATGTCTTGCATAGTCTTCGCTTGTGCCTTCGAACACCCAACAGTCACTGATTTTCTCGGCTGCATCTTCGAATGACATACAAACGTTGTTATTATACAATGCTTCGCAGATTTCACGTTCTTGTTCATCGAGATTAAACCAAGCAAGTAGACCGTCGAAGTCTAATTCTTCGTCTTGTAAATCACATGGCATGTTGTGCCATTCAAATGCTACATAAGCTGTTCCCTCATGGTTGTCCAAAAAGTCTTTGAACTCTGACGGGCAAACAGTGTAGTAATTCAGCATGCCAGCACATGAGACAGTAACAGCAACTTCATCGTCCACATGCTCAATCGATAACGATCTTAGCTCTTCTTCACGTTCACTCAAGTTCATAGTCTTCACTCACATAAATTGTTTCAAGGACTGTATAGTACGATCAAAAAAGGGGACTGTCAACAACTTTCTCAAGTTATTTTCAATCCCCTAATATTACTAATATCTCTAACTTCACTAAAACTACTAATACTACTAAGATGATGCCCAATTTTTGGGCCTCAGTTGGTTATTTCGCTTCGCTCTTCTTGTTCTTTTTAACCAGATTCCAGAATCGAAAGCCCAATTTCTTGATTTGCTTTAACTGCTCTTCGATTGTCATCTTTCCACCATGTAGACGTTTTGGCATTCTTACTTCTCTTGCATTGAGAAAACCATCTACTTCGATTATACCAGCCCACTCAGGTACATCAGCATGGTCGACAAGACCTTTCGGGAATGCATACCAGAAGTAATTGCTCATTTTACCATCTTGCAATGCATCACGTTTTGGTGTTTTGGTATACTTGTCACGCCAGTGATCGTAAGACTCATTTTCGATTAGAACAGTTTTCTGCTCGTCAACTCGATAATCTGCTTTAGATACTTTGATTTCAATCTCATCACATAAACCACTTGGTCGAATACCAAATAAATCAGCTTCATTATCGAACTTGGTGTAACAGTTTGGTATAACCGCTGTGTATCTCTTGTGAATCCATACGCTTTGTACGGCAATTGCGTACTGTACATCTGCTTCTGTAATGTCTTTTGTGTCTTTCTCTTTTTTCATAAATGCCATGATAAGTCTCACTCATATACTGTTATGAGTACTTATGTCATGTTTCAGATACAAAAAAAGCTCCCGAAGGAGCTTTATCTATCGCGATAATTATCATCGCCGCAGTCAGGACACGACCAGAATATAATGCCACATACACTTGTTTCATTCCTGTTCGTGTGCTTGCAGTATAGTTTACGAAAGTGTTTAAAAAGTACCATCAACGATATTCAACCAGTTCTTACGCAAGATCTCGTTGGCTACATTGACTAGAGAACGCTTGATAACATCCCAATCATCACGAGGGATTGCTACTTCGTCTCGTTCGTCACGTTCAAACTCATCTTTCGCGTCTTTGACAAACAAACCACTTACCATACCGAACTGCTTCGCTTCAACTTTGCCGATCTTACTCAGTACATTGCGCAAGCGGTTTTCAGTTAGATAACAACTAAATGCAGCGTGCAGTTTTTCTTGTTCTTCTGTAAGAACAACTTTAGCTCGCGGCGTTTTTCCCTGCTTATTCTTTTTCTCTTTGAATTTCTCATTCTTAACCTTCAAGATTGCACGAGAACCGTTGTGTAAGCGTTTCTCCGCTTTCAATTGCTTAACTACGAACCCTTCTGCTACGTTTTCACTATCAACGTCAGCGGGCGTGTGAAAGCTTCTGAAGAGGGGATCGATTTTAAGTAGTTCATCAAGTGTACCGCGTGCGATTTCGTGAGTCGTCTTGACTCCAGCAAACTTACATGCTTTGAGCACAACATCCCAATCTAGAAACTCACCGGTTTCTGGGCATAAGATATCGTAAGCCCAGAAATCTTTATCACCGTAGTTGACTTCTTTTTGAATGCCTTTACCTGCAAGTTCACCATAGACGATGATCGTTTCATCGTTTTTGATAAAATCATTGGCAAATAGCCAATTTGAGATATCTTGCATTTTTTCGATGTGAGCTTCTACAACGCTCGTACAACCGTAGAAGTCGTAATCACCCATAGCATTAGCGCCAATAGTAGAAGTGCGTTTAGCGGGCGTTACAGACATCTCTCCAGGTACTTCCTCAGTGCTTGGTTTGAATTCGACGATAAAACTGAAGTTGGCACCGTGGATCTTCTCAAGAGCTACCCATTCTTTGACGCCAAGCATGTCACATTTGTCTACGAATGCTTGACGGTAGCTGTTTTCTAATGATGTGTATTTCACAAAGCTCATAATTTTACCTTAAATTCCTAAAAAACGTTCACGATGTGCAAGCTCTTCATGACTTGCGATTTCTTTTTCTATTTCGATCTCATTGTAAGAGATTCGACCTTTTGAATCTGACAACATGATGATTGTCACTTCTGGGTTGAATTCGATTTCGAACTCTGGCGTGATATAACGCTCTCGACCATCTTCAAAGTATCGAACTTCGACGACGCTGAATTCACATATCGCAAGAGTTTCGAGTCGTTGTCTTAAATGTCTCAATTTCATTGTCATATTCCTTATATGAATTTGCCTTCTCATTGTACATATAAACAATAGCATAGTCAATAACTTTTTGAGAAAAACATGAGCAAACAACTTAAACAATCAGAACTGACAGAATGCCGTAATGAACTAATCATGGATCAATTGGACAGATGTGTGTTGTGCGGTACTAAATTGAGTGAAGAGAAAAGCACGCCACATACTGACCACGACCACAACACGGGGCATATTCGAGGCGTTCTGTGTCGAGCGTGCAATACTTACGAAGGCGTTGTGATTCATAAGTTTACAAGAAGTGGTTTGAAAGGTCGTGGAATTGATTACATTCAGTGGCTTAAAAATCTAGTAGAATACCTAGAAGCTGATTACTCAGATAATGATTATCACCCTCAGCACCCAAAAGACCAAACTAAGATCTTCAGTCGATTAAAACTGCAAGAGCAAAAAGAACATTTAGACAGTCTAGGTATTAAGTACCCAGAGGGTGCGAAGAAAAGCGAATTGGAAAAGATTTACAGAAAGAGTTTCTTGAATAACCCGCGTTGTGATTTTGACAACAACAAGTATGGTTATGGAGATGACGAATAGCAAAAAGGGAGCAATTAGCTCCCTTTTTTATACAATGATAGTTTCAGTACCGATTGTAATGACTGTTTGTGTCTTGACTTCAATCGTGTTGTTCATGTCTTCGTTCAAGCTGATCATTTCTTCAATGTCATCGCTCTCGAATGCTTCATGGTCGAACATGATTTCAGTGATTGACCAATCTTCACCTTGAGACTCACTCCAAGCCAGTGCCATGTCGCGCTGTTCTTCATGTATGCAAACTTCAGCTTCTGTTTCAGAATGCTTACCGTCTAGGTCACTGAAAGAAAAGCTAAATGCGCAAATCGCATCTTCATATTTCTCAACGAACTCAGCCGTAACCCAGCACGTGTGTGCTGCGGTCGCGTTGCTGTAGTAGCCAGTTGCTGATACTTCAATTAGTCTAAGATTGTCGTTCATTGTTATGCCTCGTCGTCGCGATATACAGCCGCGATGTTTTTGTAGTGTGTATGCACCCATAGCGCACGATCTTGATCGTCTGGCTTCATGATACCTTCGATAATGCGTGGGTCAGGTACGTTTTTGATATTACCTAGTGGTAATAGAACTTTGTCACCTACTTTGATGACCTTTTGGTCTACGTCTTCGCCGACAGAAATCACAATACCGTGAAGCGGAACTTCGGGTTGAGTAGCACGCCCGAGAACGATACCACCTTCAGATTTGATTTCTTCACCTTCTTTAACTGCTTTAGTGTCGATGATGATTTGTTCGCCCATTGCGTGTGCTTTAAGTGTCATTATTTCTCTCGTCTTTTGTATTTGTTTCGTGTTGCTTCAAATGCTGCAATGCGTTCGTCTGTAGCTTTCTTTCGCTCTTCAAACTCACGACATTTCTTGCGCATATTACCATCTTCGATGTCATAATCTCGACTCTCAGGACCACGTTGGTCCCAACCAATCCAGAAGTTATTCACGTCATCGAGTAATTCTTTTTCTGTAGCCATTATATAGTTCTCACGAAAGTTGATGATTTGATGAGTTAGGGCCCATCACTCCTATTTGTTGATCGCTGTTTTATCAGCGCACTGCGACCGTCTCTCAGTGCGGACTATTTAGTTCAAACCCGCGGAAGTCGTCGTATGTTCTTGTGTATACGTCGCCTAGTTCGCTCGTGTAAGTGATAGCATTGTACCACTTACCGTCGAACTTGAGTTTGCCTTTACTCGTTACTGTATACACATTGCTCGTCTTCTTGTGAATAATACACTGTCCGACGCGCAAGTGTTCAGCAAACGGGTCTTTAATCAAACGATTTCACTTCGCGTAAATTAGCTCGTTTAAACGAACGCCAGCCATTAGCTTCGAGATCGAAGTAACCGCATGTCGCTTTTTGCTTTTCTGTTTTCTCTGGCTTTGTCTCACCTTCAGCTAAAGGCTTTTCTTTCGGGTGAAACTCAGCAGGGATGAAATCGAGATTGCGCGTACCAGTTACAGTCTTAATAGAACCATCTGCTTTCTCAAATTCAAATGTGACTTTACCATTTTTCAGCAAGTCGTCGATATTCACTTCAATCATGTTTTAACCTCACATAAAGAAATAGGGATTTTCAAGAGTCTTGAACTCGTTTACGACTGTCATCTTAAACGTCTTCAAGTCGATGTTAAACACTTTATTTGGCTCAACATGCTCTGGAGTTAAAATCGTTCGCGTGCTGCTAAACGATGTACCGTCTTCGCTCATGAACAACGGGCTAATTTCATTACGAAATACACGCAAATTGCCGTTAATGAAGTGAAAACAAGCAAACGTACCGTCAAGTTCGTTTAATTTGCCGTAGCAAATCGCTTCAGCGATGTGTGCAGTATCCCATTCTTGAGTCTGTTTTTTCATGTAATGATCTTTAAGAATGCCATTATGCCACACGTGTGAATCATGCAACTGACCGTTCTCTTCAATTGTTACAATAGCGGGATGTGCTTGAGCACTTGTTCCCGTTGGTGCTTGTACATGACAGATATAAAAATCTGCACTATCAGGCACATTAGTTGTATTGAACGCCCCTGTAAACTTGTGAACCGTCACATGACCGTTCTTAAACGTACTCACAGAGTGAGTACGCGAACCACGATGAATATTACTCTTTGACAATTCAATAAGCTCTTGCTTGCTTCTAGCAGCAAATAGTCCACACATTAATGACCTGCCTTAGCAAATACTTGTTCCCATGGGATATCAATCGAGTAAGGTGCTGGGTCTTTAATACCCGCTTTACCGAAGTTCATGATGCGTTCAGCACATGACGGACATTTACCACAGCTTTCACCTGCTTCGTTAGGGTCGTAACACGTTAGACTATCTTCAAACGGTACACCGAGCTTAACACCAATAGCGATTTCATCTGCCTTTGACATACGAGCGAACGGAGCAAGTAATGCAATCTCGTGTTGACGATTCAGTGCAGATAGATTGTTCATGCCGTCAAGAAAGTCTTGTGTGCAGTCCCAGTAACCGTATGCGTCATGCACTTGAATGCCAGTAAAAACCGCTGCACAGCCATTTGCTTGCGCGAATGAGAACGCGATTGTGTTCAATAGCATATTACGATATGGAACTTCAGTTGGCGGTTGAGGGTCGCCTAGAACGTCTTGAATAGTTGGCATAGCAACATCTGAACCAGCGATATTTGCACATACAGGTGCTACCACTTCACCTAAGAATGAGATGTCGATTAGACGATGCTCGATACCGAGCTTTTGACAAGTCAATTTAGCTTTTTCTAGCTCAATTGACTGTTTTTGACCGTAGTAGAACGATAATGCAAACACATTGTCTTTGCCGTATTCATCTACTAGTTTGTACGTAAGGATTGTTGAGTCCAAGCCACCGCTTAGAACAGATACTACTTTCATTTTTAACCTCTCAAGTATATGAGTGCTCACAATTGAACACTCATCATAGCTCTTATTACTGACGGAATAAACAACTTCCGTTAGTGTGCGAGACAACTTCACTACCAAGTGCTTCTGGTAGTAGTTCTTCATGCGTTGCACGTGCTGGGCAGATATTCCAACCGCCGCGACGTGTGTATAACGCTGTTACCATAAGCTCTTGTGGGTCGAACTTATCAAGTAACGCTTTGTAAATCATTTCAACACATTCTTCATGGAAATGATTCTCTTTACGGAATGACACGATGTATTGCATGAGACTGTCAATAGTTGGTGTTTTTTCACCTTTCATGTATACATACAGATCACCGAAATCTGGTTGATGCGTCACGCGACAGTTAGAACGTAGATTCGGCGTGAACACTTTCATGCGCTTCACGTGAGATTCTTGCAGTAAATCAGCATCTGCACCGCTTTCTGAGTCGAATACAGTGTCTTCAGATACGTATTTGTCGAGTTCTGCATACCCTGTCATACCGTGCGGTTGTGTTGATCTGACTGTGAAGAAGCTCACTTGTACTTCAGCACCGATGACTTCAGATAGATCACGCGACGCGATAGCTTCAATTGCACCTTGTACTTCAGCACGAGTCGCAGCGACTTTAGCCATGTTGAAGCTGTTCCAATACAGTTTCATTGATTTACTTTCAACGATATTCGGTGAATCGCTTGGGTACACGACTTTCGCCATACCAGATACAGGCAGACCTTGTTCAGTCAGTGCCGATACTTCGAAGCCATGCCATGTATCAAACCCTGCAAAGTCTTCGTTTGTGATACCGTAATCAGTTCGATTTAGCTCACGCGGGATTGGTACAAGTAAATCTGGTCGAACGTCTACGATATTAACGAAATCGCTGTAATCGCCAGCTTTTTTACCTAAATGCTCAGCCGCAATAGCTGATACTTCATCATAATTGCTCATGTATACCTCATAAAGAGCGCCCGTAGGCGCTATTCTTGTTCTTTGAAAGCTGGGAATTCAGCAGTTGTACCGCGACGAATACGCATAGATGGTAGCTTGTCAATATGACTTGCGTGCCATCGCTGATATGCAGCAACGTCTTTCACATCAAGTAATTTGTTTAAAACGTCTAGACGACGTTCTTTCGACCAATGCTTGAAGCCCGATTGCGGCTCTTTTTTCTCAACAGAACCATCGAAGAATGATGATAAATCAACTGCTTTCGGTGTATTCAAGTCAAACGTTTCGGAGATGATTGCTTGGAAATTATTGACTTGTGATAAGATTATACACATATTACAAGCAACTTCAAACACAATATCTTCGTCTGTCATCGTTTCTTTGTCGAGTTCTTTCAACCACAATCGTGTTGCGAACTCTTTGAACTCTTCCTTACCCCGAGGTAACACATGACCGAAACGACCCCACACTTCATCTAGCATTTCATCTAGTTCACGCGACGGTAATTTCTTACCATCTTTAAAGATGCCGTGACCTGAGATCTTACGACGACGACCGAGCTTATCTGTGTATTCACGATTGGTTAAACAACCAGTGTGAGTTGATGAGTCGTAGCTAATGTGAAAATCATCACCGAAATAACCGCTTCTGATAAGAGCTACAGCAGGCAACAATCGCTTAACAGAACCGACACCTAGCATATGCACAGATTTCTTTGCTTTATCTGGGATGTTGAGCTTCGGAATGACACTCATCATGTCAATAGACTCACGCACGCCATTACCAATACATGTATCGGCAGCAGCACACCCAGCAATGTGATGCTCAACGCCTTCAAGTTGTGACATTATACCATCACTGAATGCCTTAAAGTCATCGTCTGAGTTGCCTTGTAAGATTATGTACGGTTTACAATCGCTTTCTTTCTCAAGATATGTTTCAATCTGAGCGCGTATGTTCTTACCTGTTTTAACACCGTATTTGTACGCTAGATCATACATGAAGACCTTGTCTTTCGTGTTGATACGAGCAGAACCACCACCTTGTGCTTCATTGTGCAACGGGATTTCATCGAAACACATGCCAATATCACCAGACTCTGCTTGATTCTCGTAAACTGCTTTACGAAGTTCTGGTGTATTCTCTAGACCTAAGTTAACAATCTGAAGACCGCCAGAATCGACATGAATCTTGTATACAGAATCACCGAACAAGTCTTTAATTTGCTTACCGACTTTCTTTTCAGTGTATGCGTTATACAACATACTGATTTTATGAACACCGTCGAGATCTTGTGCTGTGTCTAGTATTTTACGCAAATAGGACGTGTCAACCACGTCCATTAGTTTATGTGCTGCACCAAGACGAGCATGACCCGTCGCAGACATAACGTATTCAATTATCATCAATTACCCTCGTGCTAGAGACATGAATTCGGCGCGTGCTTCTGGTTCGGTACGAAATGCACCTGATAGGTGACTTGTAACAGTGCTTGAGTTGTTGTCTTCAACACCGCGTGCCTTGACGCAATAGTGTTTTGCGTCGATCAATACTGCCACGTCTTCAGTTTCAAGAATGAACTTCAGTGCTTCAGCGATTTGAACAGTCAAACGCTCTTGAATCTGTGGGCGTCGAGCAAAGTACTCGACGATGCGATTCATCTTAGAAAGACCAAGTACTTTCTTATTTGGGATATATGCAACTGTTGCAAAGCCGTCGATTGTTACGATGTGATGCTCACATTGTGAAAGAACAGTAATGCCTTTTTCACAAACCATCTGATCGTAGTTCATTTTGTTGTCTACAGCAGTACATTTAGGGAACATATCTGGTGATAGACCGCTCATGAGTTCATTGACCATCATCTTAGCCCAACGCTTCGGTGTATCAACAAGCGAATCGTCAGTAAGGTCAAGACCTAGAGCTTGCATGATGTCAGTGAATCGATCTTCAAGAATTACTTTCTTTTCATCATCAGTTAGACCGTTTTCAACAGTCGGCGTGTGCATTCCGATTTCACGAAGATGCGCTTCAACTTTTTGTCCAAGAATTGGATCTACTTTATTTTTGTCTAACATTCTATTTCCTCTTAGTCAGAAAACAATAATAGCACGCCGAAGCGTGCTACTAAACATTAATTGTTGATTACTTATAGAGTAATTCTTTGTTGATTTTGATGTCAACGACTGCGCCTTTCGAAAGACCTTCAGATACCCATACACGCTGTACACCCATACGCTGAAACTCGTCTTCGTATGTTTTTGCAATGTAGTTCGCGAGATTTTCAACTGTAGTTTCAGTGTTGATTACGATTGTTTCTTCTGAATCGATGTTCAAATAGAAATTACCACGCTGTGAACAATACGCTACCGCACCTTCCGCAGTTAGATTGTCGTTCCATACGATGTAGCCGCTCATTTCTTCAGCAATGCGCTCCAGTACTTTGCGACCACGACTGTTTAACATGGCATCAACTGCAATGAACGAACGATGTCCATGTGCAATGTTCTGACACCCATAAGAAGAGCTAGAACGCAAGCCATGAGCGTAATGAAATGAAACGTGCGTGTTTGCCCATGATGGCAAGTCAAAGCTCTCTGAAAGCTCTACAGTGACGTGTGTGACCGGATAGCCTTGTAGTTTAAGCTGCTTCAGCAACATATTTTCAAGATACTCGGTTAGATAGTTCATGTACAGCGTATCCGACGGGATGTGAAGATCAGTATCGAATAGCGATACATCGACGATCTCTTGATACCAGTCATTGACAGACGAAACAGCAGTGAATAACGGAGAGTCGATTTGTGTACGGTCACGATTTTCAATATCGCTTAACACATATTCACTGTATCCGTTGACAAGAACTAGACGGTGATCAATTGCGTGTTCAGATTCGTCTACTAACTGCTTGATCGCTTTCTTGCAACCGCTGAAGTCAATTACGACTTGCTCAGTTTCATCTACTTCGCCGGTGATTTCAACACATAGATTGTAACTCATACCGTTAATTTTACCGTTTTCATCAACGTATGCGTGATCGATGCATGTGATGTTGTTTAAAAACATTGTACTTTTCATATGTTTCTCTCTTGTTAAAGCTCTATTATAAGTCCGAATTACTTATATTAAACATTATTCGTCTTCGAACATAATAACTTTCACACCACGAGCATCTAGCCAATGCCACCAATCGGGTTGTGAACCGCTGTAAATCGAACCTACAATGAGAATTTTGATACCAGCCGCGACTATCAGCTTGGCACAGTTATGACACGGCGACGTTGTAACATACATAGTCGCGCCTTCAGTAGATATGCCAGCGCGTGCAGCGTAGCAAATCGCGTTTTGTTCCGCATGTATCTCGTGAATTTCTGACCATTGACGGTGAGTTAAATCACCGAAGTCATCGGTATCTTTACAGTGAAGCATACCTGACGGTGTACCATTGTAACCGTGTGAGATAATACGATCATTCTTGACGATGACAGCACCTACTTGCTTCTGTGTGCAGGTGCTTTTCTTAGCAAATGACTTGGCGATGTCAAGATACACCAAGTCATAATAGCTTTTGTTCTTCGGGAACATTACGATAACAGAGCAGCTTTAACTAGTTCATCAAACTTCGCATCAGCTTTCTTTACGTAAACTGGTGCGTTGATTGTGTTGAAGTCAGCAAGAGCAACAGCAGATAGGTTACGAATGTGGTATACTGCGTTGCGCGTCTCTGCGTATACTTTGTTGTCGATTACTTTGAATGATTCAATCGGCGCAGTTAATGCGTGCTCGCCTTGCTCATGACCAACCATTGAATTGAAGAAACGACCTTTGATGCGATTCGTCTCAACGAATTCTTTAGAAGTAAGTTCGATTGCAGCAGTGAAGTTAACGTTGAATGTAGTCATAATATATTTCTCTCAAAAAGTAATCAAAAATAGTGAATTCGTTTGTATTAAAGCAGAATTTCTAGTTGTTGTAAAGCGGAATGTTAATACCGCGTTCAGCAGCGTCTTTAATCATTTGCGTAATCTCGTCAAAAGACACGTTGGTTAGTTGATAACGACTCTTAGAGTGCGTCACAGCATACACAATACCGCCATTGATTTCAACATACATGACATTAGAAGTCATGATTTCGCCTGCGTCATTGAATCGCTCGATTGAGTGACCGCTTGCTTGACCAACTAGAATGTGAGTTTTATTCGGGTTGAACCCTGTGTTCACAAACTGCTTCATTGATAGTTCTAACTTACCAGTAATATCCATGTTTGTTACCTCTTAAAATTCGATGTTTGATGCTTGAACTGTCTGAACAGCACCGATTTTAGCAGGTTTGCCGAAACAGTCAACACCGCCTGTGATTCTAACAGTGTAGTTGTCTTTGTTACCAAGACGGTTTACTGAGTTTTCGTCGTGTGAAACGATTTCAACTTCAGTGTATTTGCCAAAACCTTGATTGATGCGTGCTTTCATAATGTTCTCTCTTTGTTAGTAGTCGATGTCGTTTCGATGTAGCTATAATAGGCGTTTCGTGAAATTCATGCAACCGTTTTTTTGCTCTAAAACGAAAAAAGGTAGCCGAAGCTACCTTTCTGTATTTAAGCACCAATTCGTTCTAACGTTGCTTGACTCAATTTCGAATCACTTTGGGCTTCAAGAGAACTAACATCACTCCAAACGGTGATCTCATTTCCATTGATTACCCAGATCTTACCAGAAATCATTGCTATACGTTGCTCATCATCGTAGAAAAGCTCGTCTTCAGGTTCATAATACCACTCTAACGGGTAAAATGATTTATACCAAGCAACATCATCATTGATGCTACCTGCCGAAAGTTCAACAATACCAGCTTCGATGTTTAACGAGTGACCGCCACGAAGATACCAAATACCATCACCACCCGTTACTTTAACAATAGCAGCGTCGTTGATTGTAGGTAAATCGAGCAATTCAGTTCCCATTTCTGTATCATAACCAGTCGGGTTATCAGTGTAAACAGGCTTTGGGTCTTCAATAGGAACGATTCGTTCCATCACGAATGACGCACCTTCAGATTCATTTGATACTCTCAATTTGAAACCTAAATCTTTGGCAAATCGTTCAGCCATTCTTTTGTATAATCGAGTACGCTTACGGGAATCAGAACGATTTGTGTCATTAAATGCTGCGAATGTGATTCGATTTACGATGTTGTTTTGCATCACGTGCTTAATTTCAGAAATAACCGTGGCGAAAACAGTCATCGCGTCTTTAGAATCACCCTTTGCTAGGCTGTAATTGTAAGACATTGCACCCGCTGGCTTATGCATAAAATCCACGCCTAGAGCTTTGCGATCTTCTTCATAATACAGACCAATCATATACTCAGCGCCGTCTATTTCGAAGTAACTCTGATTACCACGTCGTGCTGTTATGGGTGCAGCGCGGTTAAACGCTTCTGTTAGCTCGTTTTGATATTCGCTAAATTTCATTTTAAGATTCCATTATTTCTGGGTTTAACCACGGCGCATCGAATGCATTCACGTATTTGGTAAACGCTGCATCGTCGGTGTATATTTTTAGACTTGTTTGACTAGTCAAGACGATATAGAAGTTCTTGAATGCACCAACCAGATATGTTCTATCTTCTTCGGGACCCTCGCCATAGTCGAAAATTGGGTGCTGTAGTGCTGCTAACCAACCTTCCCTGTCCGACATTTCATACACAACGCGATTTACACGTAACCTAGCTGCAATTTCGTCAGCCGCTTTTACAACTGCACGACCTTGCCCTAGAACACCACTAATCATCGAACCATCTTCAACTTCAAACGCTCTTACAAATGCATATGCATTGGCGTGAGATAAATTAACTTCAACATGGTCGCTATGTTCTTCAAACCCGACTGGACGACGTGCTCGACGTGAAAAGTCATCTACACGTTGTTGATAACCCACATCATACACAATGAATTCACGACCTACGTTTCTGTAATCATACTGAGGGAATTCTCTAAGTTTCGCCTTTGTCATGATCTTATACAGTCTGAGACGTTTATCTGCATCACGCTGATCAGCGTCATTGAACGCGCTATATGTTATTTGAGCAGGTGAATTGTCTCTAACAAAACTGAAAATAGCATCGACAACCGTTGATAATACGATACGAGCTGTTTTATCATCTTTCTTAGTTAGATTATAACCACTACCATCAAGAGCTTTGAACGACACCTCAGCCTTCATAGACTTCATCCCGTTCGGTTCACGTATAATACCTTTCTGAATGTCTATTTCATAATAAACACCATCAACTTGAAACGCATACACGTTTAAATTTGGTAACTCTCGGACGAGTTTATATTTCGCAGGGCGATCTAACGACTCGTTGAGTCTTTGATATTCGCTAAATTTCACTCTAAAAATTCCCCGTCTGGTATCGTGTCTTTGTCGATATTACCATTCAATGGTAGATCATCATCAAGACCGACATCTATTGATTTTAAATGTATTTCTAAGTCGTCGATTGATTGTTCAGTATAGAGGTACTTGCTTCTGTAATCGAAAAATGAGTAGCAATCTTCAGTGTATTCTACTTTCAAAATCGTTTCATGACCTGCATGAACATATACTACGGGGTCGCCGAACGCGCTAATATCCGTATAACTCATCTTCGTGTTTTTCAATAATGCAATTGCTTCTCTCATAGATTAACCTATAAAATTGTTTAATGGGCTGCTCAATCTATCAAGTTCTTCTAGTATTACATCACCATGACACGCTTTAGGCTTACAATGACAACCGAGAATCTTTCCTTTTAGTTGCATAAACTGCTTTTTAAATTCGTCGTCTTGTAATTGAATGCGTAACCACTCGCGATAAAGCTCAATAACTTCGCTTCGAGTGCCGTCAATCCCTGATTTAAATGGGTTCCCAAACGGGGTGCCGCGACCAATGTACACATCAAAAGAATGATGAGCAATGTTAACTATCATTATTTAGCACCACTCTAAACCCAACACCGTGAATGACATTAACACAATCAACAAGACTACCGACAATCGGCACTGCTTTAACTTCAGCACGCTCGTAACCTGCGTATCGTACAAGCTGAAGAACAACCTTTTCATCACAATCTTTGTACATCGTGTAAGAACCGACTAAGAAGATGTCATTGTCATCGGCTATATTGTTGATGATCTCTCTTCGAGCGTATCTAGCTGCTTGCGTGCGCATATAACGCTCGAAATCACCATTATCGTTTTTCATTCTATTGATTTGTCGTCTCATAATAACCTCAAAAAGCGCCATAAAGGCGCTTACTGTTCTGAATATCTAACACCTTTGAGAAATGCCTCAAGGCAATATTCATTATACGATTCGTAAACAACTTGACCGTTGTCTTTTATCTGCCAGAGT